GCTTGTTTTTTTTGTGGTGGTGGGGGGGGGGGGGGGGGGGGGGGGGGGGGGGGCAGTATAAACGAAGTTTATACGACACCCATGAAGAAGTGGAGTGCGGACGGGAACGGATGAAATGGGTGTCGTATAAATAAAAAAGTTTATACTATCTGAAACGTGAGAAAGATGTGTTGAATAGATATATTCAACTTTATCGATATACTAGAAATGATTAAATAATATCAGTATACTATTCAATAGTATACTGATATATTAATTTTATCTGTATTAACTAATAGTATATCAATAGAGTATTAGTAAATTAGAAGTAGATAAAAAGTTTATCTATATAAATTATTCTATTGAATAAACTTGTTGATATACTAATTAGTATATTAGATATCAGTATAAGTTTATCTGTAAAAGTATCAGTAAATATTGATATCAATTATTCTATTGAAAGTAAGTAATAGTTTATCTATAACAAGTTAGTTTATTAGATACTTCAATAGAATTCATCTGTATAGAAAAGACATTTGACTACAGTTGCCATTTGCCCTTACGGGCATGGCAACAAAGTTTTTTAGGACGCAACTATACTCAACTGTACTCTGTTGTATTCTATACCGCTTCGCGGGATAAGATGGGAGAACTACGTTCTCCCCTCTTAACTCCCCTCTCCTTTTTAATGACGCAACTGTAGTATATATGAAAAACAAGTTAGTTTATATATTATTATCTTGATAGTAATGATATATTAAAAAGCTATCAATATTCTAATAAGAAATATTTATAAGTAAAGGAGTAAACAATGACAAAGATAATTGATAAACTAAGAGAAATACCATTCAAGTATATGGTAACTTTTGAAGGAACTGATTGTAGCTTTAAGGAAACTAATGCTAAGCAATTAGTAGACTATATTCAGAATGAGTTAGGATATAAAGCTAAACTATTTAGTTTTCCTAATTATGATAGTAGGTCAAGTTATCTATTAACTAATTACTTTAAGAATACAAGTAAAGTTAAACCATTATCAGCAATAAATATTAGTATGCTATATGCATCTGACTTTTATGATACATGGTATAATGATATTAAGAAGTATTATGATAATGGATATATTATTGTAATGGATAGATGGGTATATTCTAATATCTACTATCAAGGTATACGAGAATTACAAACACTAAGAAGTGATTTATCAGTAGATAATCTTAAGTATTATTTAGAATCAGATAAGTTAAAAGATTTCATTAGTAAGTATGAGAATATGATTTATGATGAAATGGAATTACCAGATACTAATATTATGCTTAAGATGATTCATGATAAAAAGACAACTAAGGAATTGATACAAGAAAGAAATTCCGATAATAATATTAATGAAGGTGAGTTTAAATATTTAGAATTGGTGAATGAACTATTTAAACACTTATTCATTAACAAGAGTTATTGTGTAAAGGAAATTCGATTAGATAAGACTGATAAAGAATTCCGTACACAAGAAGAAATATTTAATGAAGTTAGATTAGAATTCGAGACTAACTTTAGATATCATTTAGATAGATGGAGAATGGATAATGAAGTTAATCGATAGAATTAGAACTTACTTTACTCGTGAAGAAATCAAAGAGGAAAAGATTGAAGTTGTTAAGAGTGGAATTAACGTAATACTCTTGTATTGTAATTACTTTGATTCACACTTAGAGAATATTAATATCATCTTTTATCTTAGCTTTGATGAAGACAAAGTAAATATCTTAGACTTAATGAAGTATGGTAGATACGATAATAGTACACATATTTTCATGACGACTTATAAAGAATTATACGATATGAGAATGGAGAATAGAACTTCCGATATTGTAGATACATTCTTTGCACAAATAAGCGATGCTATGAACTTAGATACGATAACTAATCCTCGAGAGGATAAGACTAATGTATCGAATGCATTGTTTAATATTATTAAGACTTATGCTGGATATGAAGATAGAAAGCTTAAGCTAGAATGTGGTATAATTGATTTGCCGAATGACTTTGATCATTATGCATTTGAGATAAATCGATTAGTTGGTAGAGAGATTGACTTTAGACCATACACATTGATTAAAATGAATTTGACTGAGATTCCGTATTACTTCTTAGGATACATTGCTCCATATGCAGAATATCTTTACGTTAATCATTGCACGGAAAGACCACATGCATTCGTAAGTGATAACAACTTCGTAGCTTCCTTTGAGGGACGTTCCGCTACGGTTAATGAATCCATTGCAATATATAATGTGATTAATTATGCTAATACATGCCCTGAATTTATACGTAGCAGTATACTTCCACAGGGTAGTGCAGTAAACATCGAATTTACGATTACACTAGATCGTATCTTTACCTGTTTAGAGGAGTCTGAGAACGATAATTTTAGTTCATTCTTTAGAAATGAAATTTTATTAAATATTTTCACTGAAGAAGATATAGATAATCTTTCATATACTAGAAAGAAGACTGATGAAGAAGTTCAAGATGACTTTGATAGAGAAATAGATGAGATTATTTTCTTAGATGAAGAAGGAGGTGATGAAGATGAAAACTGATAAAGACTGTAAGTTCATTGGAACGATTGTAAACTCTCTTAAAGATGAAACTTGCACAAGATTTAGATTGAAAGCTGAACCATTATCTTTCGATACAGATAGACACTTAGATATTCAACACATTTCGTTGTATATCTCTTCCGAAGAGATTAGTGTTGTATTTAGTAATGGTTATATTAGAATTGATTTGAATACACTAGAAAGTGATGTAGCCGGTAATACATTTGCCGATACAGTTGAGGTATCTAAACTACTTAATATTATTGAAACGAAAATATTGTTAGCTAATATTAAAGAGGAGAATAAGTAAAATGAAAAAGGTCCCTGGATTGAATATATATGACACTGATAAGTTTTACTATACATTAGCATTCCATTCGAAGAATAGAGAATCATTAGATTCATGGTTAGAAACCTTTGGTGAAACCCATGAAGATATCATTGAGTATTATGATCATAATACTCGTAAAGAGAATGTAAGTAGAGAGTTTTATTCTCTTATCATAATTAGATTACCTGAATATAAGGAAAACTTATTTGACTTTGAGAACGAACTACAAGAAGCTGGAATAATTGATGTACAATTTGATTATCGTATTATGACTAAACATGATTTAGTTATTTATGAAAGCAATGTATACTCTCGCTTCTTAGGTCCTAAGCATTACATTGCAGCTATAGTTAAAGGTGATTATAACTTTGACTGTGAAATGTATAATACTTATAGAGAATTACTAGATGCATTACCAGTAGATGCTGAAACTATTAGTAAGATTAATAATTTAGATAGATTATCTGATAAGAATGAAGTACTTCAAGATTATTATGAATTACATAATCCTGAAGTTAGAATTTATATGATGATGTCAGATAAGAACTATCTTAGTTTCTTCTTAGGAGGTCACTAATATGGCAAACTATGCATATAATGCTATAACTTTTATAACTCCTAATACAGAACAGGATCTATTGAACTTAGAATTCTTAGTTACAAACTTATCATACTTATTTGATGAAACTAATGCATATTGTAATCCAGTAACTCATGCTATTACTGATACATATGAAACCAAGAAGTTTAACTTTGATGGTAGAGATAACTTTAATTGGATATCTGATGATATCGAGTATATTGATTCGATGGATATATGGACATACGATATCCAGATAGAAAGTGCATGGTGCCCAGCTATATCTCGATTTAAAGAATGGGTACAATCTATTTATCCAAATATAGATGTTGTTGGTACATGTGAAGAACCAGGATGTTGCATTTATGTAAATACAGATGTCGATGGTAATTTCTATACAACTAGATATGCTTTAAGCATCTGTAAAGATGATGAGTGTATTGATAGATATTATGATTCATTAGTTGAAGTCAATGAAGTACTAGGTCCTATCTTAGGTATACCTAAAGATTGCGACTACGATACTTTATGTCAAAAGATAGTTGAGTATAATAATTCTGAAGAAGAGATTGATGGTGTTGAAGGTATTTCATTAGATGTATATGATACAGAAGATGGTTGTACTTTCGAAGATCTATCTGAATTCATTCCGCAACCTGAAAATTAACATTATGATAACCCTTATTGAAAGGAGGTTATCATGAGAAATCCTTACTCTTTAAGTATGGTGCAATCTAGTTCCAGTGAACCAGAGGTTATTAAACTTACTAATATTCCTCCATATGATTTAAATGACTGGAACTTAGTTGACCAAAAAGACTTTAAGAAATTTCTTTCAGAGTTAGAGAAATCAGTACGTGGATCATTTGAATATCAACAGTATATCCAATATCTGCGTAACTCATTTAATATGAACAGTTGTGCGTTTTATAGAAACGTATCAAACGTTCCAAATCCTAAGATTAAGATCCATGTACATCATGATCCAATTACTCTATACGATATCTGCACAATTATCTTCCGTAAGAGACAAACTCTTGGAGAACCAATTGATGAAGAATCTATTGCTAAAGAAGTAATGTGGAATCATTACAATGGATTTGTGGGATTAATCCCATTATCTGAAACAGCTCATGAGTTAGTTCATGCAAATTACTTATTCGTACCATGTACTCATGTATTTGGTGACTACAAAGAATTTGTAAATATGTATAAACAATTCTTTACACTAGATCAATTAGATCTCCTCAAAGACATTGAGGATGCATCTGCATTATATACTAGTGATAGAGCTAAGCATTTATTTGAACAACGGTTTACGTATGTTGACGACAGTGGTGCTTATGATCTTCCAGATAAACAGAAGATTATCCAAATGCTCAATGAACGTAAGCAAGAGTTATATAATTCTTTATAGTTTTTATTTAAGTATAATAATTCCAACATATAGATAATTTATAGATCACAAAGATTTGTATACAGCAATAGATGATTAGTCTATTCCAGAGTACAAATCTGATCTAATTGGAATTATTATCTAATGAGGTAAAAAAATGAAATTTGATGTATTAAAAGAATTATCTGAAAATTACAAATTAGAAAATACTAATTCCAATGCATTACAAGAAATGAGTCATGATCTACATGATATTCTAGAACAAGTTAACACACTTCAAGCGGCTCCTGAATTCCCAGTTGCGGCAGTTCCAGTTTTTGAAGCTGCGAAGGAAGATGGTTCTAAAGTTCTAGTGGTAGATGCCTACGACCTAGCTCGATATATGGAATCGGCTTTGGAAACGGATCCTTTGACTGCTATCGGAAATATCAAGACTGATAACTTGATTCCTGATGATGCTAAGTTTGCGGTCTTAATCGACAGAAAACGCTTAACTAGCATGAAAGAAGCAGCAGAAACAAATCCTGAATCTGGGCTTGTAAACGTTGGTCACGCAACAAACATGCTTAAAAATATTATCAATAAAGGCATTGAATTAGTATCTAAATAAGAAACGGAATATACCCATAGGAGTTAATCTCCTATGGGTATTTACTTTTTATTTTGCTCGTTACAAAGTATTAATATAAAGGAGGTGAAACCTTATGAAAGTAATTGACATCTTTTCTGATGCATCAGTATTAGGTAAAGTAGATAGAGCTAGAGGCAACAGAGTATGTGCCGGAGCTATATCTGTAATTAATGATAGACGTGATAAAGAATATCATTGTGTTATTGAAGGTAATACTAATAACTATGGTGAATTAACTGGATTATATTTAGCTATCAAATTAGCAGCTGAATATAGAGATGAGTACACTGAATTCAATATCTATTCTGATAGCAATATTTCAGTTATGGGATTAAAAGAATGGATATATAATTGGATAACTCATATGGATGAGAATGGTACAATGTATACTGGTGCTGGTGGAGTAGTAGCCAATCAGACTATTATCAAATCTATAATTGATTTTATAATCAATACATTTGACCCAGAAGTTCATCGTATTAATATCTTACACTGTAAAGGTCATGTAAATATTAATTCTGTTTTCAGTTTAAACAATGCATATGAATGTCTAGCTAGAAACTTTAGACTGGCACCAGATCATCTAGTTGATTTGATTCCATATATACAGAAATGGAATAACTATATTGATGAATCTACTAGAGCATCATTAATTAGAATGCAGCATGGTGTAATTTATAAACCTGATGAAGGTAAATGTACACCAGCGTTATTTGATGAGAGATTAATCTATCCTATCTATTTTAAGATAGTTAGAAATAAACTATAGGAGAGAATATAATGGAAAAGCGTAAAATCTTATTATTTGTAAAAACAAGAAACTCTAAACGTAACCACGAGATTGAAGGTTATATTAGTGCAGATAGTCCTATGCTAGAAGCAAAAGGATTCTTCAACTACTTTGATGAAGAAGAGAATATTCATATCATCCCAGCAGAGAATATTGAATACTTTGCATTATCTTATAGCCTAGTAGAGTATGCAGAGATGGAAGGATTTACAGATAGTAAAGCATCTACTAATCTTATCAATAATACATATACTCTAGATACTAACCAAGATAAAGTAATGGATATCGAAGATTGTTTCTCTGTAGCTAAAGGTACTAAGTATATTGCATTTGATACATTTGGCACTGAAGTAGTTAATCGTATCTTTGTACCAATTTCTTCTGTTAAAGATATTACTATTCGTGATAATGAAGCACCTACACGATATAAAGCAAGCTTATTATTTGATCCAACTGTTCTTTTAGCTGCAGCTGGTGAAGGTAACGATCATCGTGTATTAGATATCTTTAAGAATCTTAAACCTACAGGTATTACTGAAGCTGAAGTAGTTCAATTATACCAAGCTGGTTTCTATGATTTGACTATTCTTCCAGAAGGAATTGCTGATGGATTAGATGTATATATTAACCATTCTGAAGAAATTGATGATAATGATGAAGGTAACATCATTCGTTTCCATAAAGATGCTAATGGTTTCTTTACAGCACCTGAAGGAGCTCTTGAACCTGTGGAAGAGGATACATTACCTATCCATGATGGTACCGAGGAAGTACAAATACCTAGCGATAATGTATATGAAACCATTGAAGGTGATATAGTAGATCTAGGTGCAGAAGCCGACAATATGGAAACTTGCCAACCAGAAGAACCTGACTTCTCTGAAAACTTAGCAGAATCTCATCCAGAAGCATATGCTGAAGTACAAGAAGAATTCAAACGTGATCTTAATAGACTTAAAGCATTTAGTAAATATCGTTTACAACAAGAATTAGCTAATGACCATTTAATCAAAGCTAATAATCCTAACTATACTTCTACATTATTGGATATTGAAGAAGCATATTATGATATCTTAAAATCCACTGGTACGGATATTACTAAAGATAGTCATTCATTTAAAGAAAATCTAGTTGATTATATTAGAAGCATGTAATAAATACCTCCCTAGGATCATAGTAATCCTAGGGAGGAATATGCTCTCTTTAATTTTTTATATGGGCATATATTATTATGGTGATCTACATATTTCGATTTAAAAAGGAGGTACCCATATGGATATCATTAATTTCGTAGATGAATTCGGCGTACCCCATTGCGTCGAAGTAGAGCAAAGTTCAAAAGAAGAGTATGATAGATTTGGAGGTTCCGAAATCACATTATCAACTAACACATTTTACGATGAAACACAATTAGACAGAGGAGAAGAAATTATGTTGAAACTAAACCCTGGCGTTATCTATGACGCAAACGAAAAACCTTTTATCTTAACAAGTAGTGGTCTAGCACTACCTATTAGTGCTGAAACTGAAGTAGAACTTCACAAATGGGAATATGAAAGAGTAGCAGCTTATATTGAAGAGAAAGCTGCAATCATTCAAGAACGTGCTATGAAAATCTTCAAAGAAGATATTGAACCTGCTCATGAACAAATGATGGCTGAGAAACATCACCATCATTGCGGTTGTGGTTGTAACCATGATCATAAACCTAATAATGGTTATTTTGGTGATCTTATTGCCAAGCATACTGGAACTGGTAAACCTGAAGAGAAACCATATGACCCAGTAGCTGAGAATAAGATTCGTAAACCAAAACCAAAACCTTATAGTGGAATCTTTGGTCGTTATGTAAATGGAGATGCCCCTAACCCAATTAAAGAGGTTATAGCTCCTGAACATCATCAAGACTTCACTAGTAGCTTAAGATACTACATTGATCCAAATGGTGTAGTATATGTCCATCATACTAAGACTGGTGCAACTGATATTGCAGATGCTGGAGAGATCGATGTATTATATCGTCACTGTCCACAATTTAAAGTAGAGTATGATAATATGGTTAGAAGTCGTGTAGGTCAACCAATCTACACAGGTAATCCTATTCAAGATATGATGAATGGTATGGGAGGATTCGCTAGATGATAAAGACAGATAGCTCTGGACAAGTAGTCGGATTTAGCTTATCCGATCTAAATAATCCAGAAGCGATGGATATCATCCGTGGTAAGATTAAAGCATCTGAAAGTAGAATTCGTAATGAGTTCATGGCTCAGACTTTATCCTTACGGAATGAGTATATCAATCGTTTGAATAATATTGTGTGTGGTGTACACATTAGACCGGTTCCATGGAATGAATCTACTGATGAGAATGAAATCCATGAGTTCTTGAAAACACACCCTGAGTATCAATTAGATTATAATCTAGAATTGTATGAAGAAAAGATGCTTAGTATGGGACTAGATCCTACTGAAGGAATGTTTAGACAATTCCCTCCAGGTACAGCAGTATTATCTTCTGGTGTAGGAAGACATCTTGCTTATATGGAGCAACTTAAAGATCAAGAAGGTCTTAATATTCCTGACTTAGAAAACTTCATGGTTGGTGTAACTAAAGATGCTGATCCAGAAATAGATACAACAACTGATGAAGAACTAAATCAAATGGTACAAAATACATATATGGCTGACCAATATCAAATGCAAGCAGCTATTGGATTACCTCCAATGCTTCCAAATGGTCAATATAATTTAGATGCATTAAATGTACCTTTCGGTTATACAATTCCTTTGATGGAAGTTCCTAAAAGAATTTATGACCTAACTAACTTGCAACCTCCAAGAGATATCTCTGCGGAAATGCAAGACCAATCTATTCCTTATGAAGAAAGATTGGCTACTTATAATGCGATGGTTAAATATACTAATGATTATAATGAATACATTAAAGGTGCTTGGTTTGAAGAAAACAAACAATCCATCTATAATGAAATCCGTGCACTTATTGACCAACGTAATACGATTCTTTGCTCCCAATGGACTTACATGCAACCTCAAGTAAGAGCTAGCTGGGAAAGAGAAATTAATAATATCAATAACCGTATTCAAGAACTTCAACAAAACATACCTAACCATCCAATGGATAACTTCTATAAGTATGAACAACAAATCCTTGAATACAACTATCAAGTTCAAAAGTATAATACTAATAAGCTCAAGTATGAGCATTATAAGTATGAGCAATCTGTAAAGAATAATCCTAATATGGTTACATTCATTACAGCTGAAGAACTTCAAGCAAATGGCTGTTACTTTGATAGTAAAGTCAAAGAATGGGTAGATCGTACAGGTCGTCCATTAAATCCTGAGCATGCTCATATTTATGACGAAATGAATAGAATTAAGTCTCAAATGGAGATTAATGCTGAAGCTAAACAACGTCGTGATGAATATACTGAACAAATGTTTATGGTTAATAGTATGATTAGAGATTGCTTTAATCATTTAGGGTATACAGTCGAAGATGCTAATGAAGTTGTTGATAGCGATCCATTTGGTATGATGCGTGATTTGAATTATAATCCATACTATCAAACAGATGGTACATGGAATAGTTTTGTTAAACGTACAAGTCCTCAAATGGGTGGTAATAACTATGATCCTGTGAGTGATAAGAATGTTAATGACTTGACTCCAGAAGAGTTTGAAGCATATACTAAGCGAGCTGAAACGTTAGCTAGAAATGCTAGAGCTGCTAATGTAATTCCAATGTCTGAACAACAAATTCTTTATATGCAATCTCGTAGAGGTGCAGTAGGTCCTAATGGAACGATCCGTGTTTATAGTATGAGATCTCCATTCACTGCTAAACTTCAAGAGATTAATGAACGTCGTAAACCAGGTGAGCATAAAGGCTTGATGAATATGTTTGATACATACTCTGAAGCAATGCCAGCCTATAACTATTCTTTAACTCATGTACGTCCTAGAGACTTAAGTGGATTCTATGATCATGATAAATTCAATGATGCTATTGAAAATTATGCTCATAAAACTCGAATCAGTAGAACTAGTGACTTACTTAATGAGTTAGATGATAATGCAGCTTTTGCTGATGCCATGAATAATGGTATTCTTGGATTATCTTTACCTGATGAAATGGGATACAACTACAATAGACGTAGAGTAGCTTTCGATAACTCTATCTTAGAGCAAATGGAAGCAACTAATAAACCATTCCCTGAAGGTGCTAGAATTAAAGATCCAGAAACTGAAACTTATGATGATAGACCATTGAAAGAAATTCAGAAGGAAGTATATGGTAAAGCTATGGATAGAGCAGCTAGACTTAAACAATACTTTGCTCCTGAATTAGGAGGTACATGGGATGCAACTGCAGTCAACGATAATTGATGATCTGACTGGCAACTTAGATAACTCCAAAATCAATAGTAGGTTATATCATGATGCGGATATCTACCAAAGTATGAATACATTCACTACATTGGAGGAGTTATTCGAATCTATTGAAGGTCCTTGTGTGTATGATTTCTTTAACGATGATGAATTAGCATTGATTAAGAAGATCATCTTTGATCGCAAGGATAAAGCCTTCAAGAAGAAGTTCCAGAAGCTAGATGCTATTGTTAAACCAAAAGGGTTTAAACGATCTGGTTGTGGTACAAACCGTGTTGTTTATGAGCCACTTGATGATAATGCTACATTCTGTATTAAGATAGCATTAGATAAAGCTGGCTCTAAAAACAATCCAGATGAGATCGTAAACCAGAAGTATCTAAAACCATTCGTGGCTAAATGTTTTGATATTAGTCAAGATGGCAATGTTGGTATATTCGAACGAGTAGTACCAATAGAGAACCTCTATCAAATGTGGTCAGTACGTGAAGACATCTATAGAATAATGGAAACCATTGTTGGTAGATTTATCATAGATGACTTTGGTACTAAAGCATTTAAGAACTGGGGTTTAAGAAAAGGATTTGGTCCAGTATTACTTGACTACGCAGACATGTATATTCTGGATCCAAAGATTTTATATTGTACTCATACATTGAATCTAGATACAACCGAGCAATGCCGAGGGGAATTAGATTATGATGCTGGGTTTAACAATATTATATGTCTTAAATGTGGCGGTATTCATATGGCTTCTGAATTCAAAGATGGTCGTAAGAAGATCGCTCTATTTACAAGAAAGAGGGAAATAGACATGACTATGAAGATCCAAATTTTCAAAAACGGAGAATTATATTGGGATAACGATCATGGTGTTTACACTGATGAAGTTAAAGTAAATGATTCTGTCGATAATAAATTAGATATCACTTCTAAACTAGATCTTGAAGAGATTGATAAGATGAAAGAAAACTTAGCTAAACTAGAAGCTAAGTCTATTGTCAATGAAGAAAAAATTCGTAAGTATTATGAAGATATGCATAGAGAAACTGAAGAGTATAAGAAAAAGAAAGCTGAAGAATTTCATAAAGAAGAATTGAAGCCTGAATTGGTTATCGAAGTCCCAGCTATCAATCCAGCTCCTCCACGTATCAATAAATACTTCGCACCTAAACCAGAAAGACCTGCTCGTGATCTAGAAAACACTATGCATAATAAGGCTCTGGAGAAGTTATCTGAGGATATGAAAAAACCTCAAAATACAGTTAAGATCAATCCTATTCATATTGAAACTAAGGTATCTGAGCCTGTAAAAATTGATACTGATGGTGACATTAAATTAGAAGAGAAACCTGTAGAGGAGAAAGAAGATATGTTATTAACAATTGATCAAATTAAAACTTTAGGTGAATTTATTGGTGAAGCTGCAGCAGATATCGAATCCGTTGTAGGTACTGAAGATGCTTATAGTTATAATGAGATCCTAGAATTGGATAAGCAATTTACACGAATCTTGAAAGATCTTGATGATTCTAAAGTAATGACTATTGAAGAACTTCTTCCTGAAGTATTCTATGCTTATATTGATAATGATATCAAGAAAGATAATGAAGTTCGTGTTGGTGATTTCCGTGACGCATTAGGTGATGAATTAGCTAATGCCGCTACAATTATTCTAAATATTAAGTTGGACATTGAATCTGAATTCGAAGAAGAAGACGAAGAAGAACAACCTAAAGTTCGTCGCCGTCGTATGTCCACAAGTGATCGTTACTAAGAGGTGATTCGATGAATGGAATTACGTTCACAAATGATCCAACACTAGCTGCCCAAGCTAGTGTTGATCCTGGGACAAGAGTAGTTATTGTAACTGAACATGCACCGGCAGTTCTATTACAGAATCCTAATGTAGTTAAGCTTCCAGTATTGCTTCCACCATTCAATGTAGTATCAGTCTATGTAGATTATGGTGAAGACGCATTCAAAGAAGCTTACTTATCTTATTTGAATCAAGTAGATATTATTATGAATATCTTCTTAGTCGGTGCAGCTATGCATAATAAGAATGTAGTAGTTTATACTACAGATGAAGAATGGAGTAAAGATAGTATTCCATTCATGGACGTTCTTATGAGTGTATTTGCCGCATCATTACAATTACAGATGACATATAGTGGTCCAACTATGGTATCATTCATTCCATCTGTATTTAGTATTAGTTATGCTGTAACTAACCTATTCCAATATGGATATATCAATGAGCAAAGCTATGTAAGATATATGGCTAATACTTCATTTGATAGAAATACAGTTAACTCTTATCTATTAAGTAAGAATATCAAGTTAGATGATGAAGTTCCTGTAGAGTTACAAGATAAAGCATTCCAAAATATTATGGCAGTTAAGTCTGAAGATCCTGACTTGACTCCTGCATTGATGGGTGATTAGAATGAAGTTTGTATTTTGTACAGAACCAATCTATCAATATTATAGATCTTATCTATATGCAGATGATAAAGATAAATTGGATAAGCAACTCATGATAGAATATGGAGACTATAAAGATATCTGGGATCTAAAGCAACAACAAGATGCTTTACCAGAGAATATCTTTGTGGCTGAATTGACATCAAGAGATTATCCAAGAAATCCATGGAATTATGTAAGTCAGCTTATCTCTAAGCTGACTTATCAATATCTTATTGATAGCCCAGATTTTGAAACTATCTTTAGTGAAGTATTATTCAATCAATCTGAAGTAGAGTTCTATGAATTCTATAAAGCTATCTTTAGATTCTATAATGGTTCTGAAGTATTCATTATTGTAAGCAATGATGAATATTCTGATATGGTTACTCAAATGATGTGTAATGTAATTAGAAGAACGTATGGTATACATCCACAAATCATTTATGATATGGATGATGTATATAGTATACGTGATGATATAGACTTCTCTCCTCAAGGAGCTCAACTTGCATATTTGCAACGTGCAGCTTATTATAAACTTGAGGCTAAGAAGAACTTTGAATCATTACAAGTTTGGTATCCATTTGATATGAATACATATACAAATGCATTGGAGTAAACAATGAGATTTTCATCTATTGATATACTTATAGGTGATACTATCTATAAGTATACATCAGAGAATAAAATGGACTGGTCTTATCATTTAGATAAGATTGAACCAGAAAAGATTTTATATCTTGATGATTGTAATCTAGTATTAAATGATATCGACTTAGATGACGATAATCTTAAAGTAGATGAATACGATAACTTTATTAGAGTTGGTGAATTCATATTGATGACAAAACAAGATATGTTTGGTATGAAGCAAGCTATAGTCGGATTAGATCCACATAATATAGAGCTTCATAAAGACTACTTTATTGCATTGATATTTAAAGTAATGAATATGGTTTCCAAAAATAATATTCAGCTTGCTATTGATACTCTAAGAGATTTCTACCGTGATTATGTAAACGGTGAACTCAATATAGAGTATTATAGAGAATTCAATCTACAATCTAAATTTAAAGTATCTAGTATGAACTACATTTATTATATCGATTCAGATATAGTTGATTTTAAATCATTAGATATTAGTTATAATGAGAAAGTGCTAAGATATATATCTTCTCTTATTTGGGGAGTATATGGAAAAGTATAAATATACCCACTAGGAGTTTAACTCCTAGTGGTTTTCTTTTTTTGTAATAGTGGTATTCTTTGACTGTATATTATTAAGGTGATATAATGATATAGTATTTATTAGTTTAGTCCTTAGGACAGAAAGAGGTATATCATGTTAAACCGTACTCACAAATTTGAATTAGCTAATGTAGAAAAATCTATTAAAGACCATCCAAAAATGTGGATTGGTTTAAGCTTTATTTCTACGTTCCTATTTGTAGTTGATGTAGTTAACACATTAAAGAAAGAAGGTAAATAGCATGTATATAGTTAAAGACCAATTTGGATACACAATCGGAGTTTGCAACAGCTTTGATAATGCTATTGAAGTAGCACGAAACTTTACTTCTAAAGATCCATATGTAGGTAAATCTGCATATGTATTAGAAGGTGGAGTTGATGTATTCCGTACAACAGTATCTGATATCGAAGATTAAAATAATAAGGAGGATGGGAATATTTCCATCCTCCAAAGTTATTTATTTTTTTTACTTGTAGCACCATTGTTATTGATTGCTGTATATGCAGTGACTGCTAGGAAGATCTTCTTAGCAATCAAGTCAGGAATAATATCTTCTTTATAGAAGAGTCTAAGCTTATTCAATAAGTTAATGGATATACGTCCACTTACACTTTCCATAACAAAGTTACGGAGTTCTTGTTCAAGTTCAGTATTAATATATTTAGAATCTTGAATATTATTCATAACAGCAAATTCTTGAATAGATTCATTTATAAATGTATCAATAGTCTGTGTCATTTCATCCAATGAAGTAGACATAGACATTTGAATCAAATCTAATTCTCTTTTATTTTTTTCTTTATATGAGTTAGCTATCTTATTAGCAACTTTATAAACTAAGAGGATTATAAGTAGGATAATAAAGTAATTAATACCCAGTACGATTAACTCCATATTCATTCATAACACTCCAATCTTGGACTTTATCTCTGAGTTTTAGGAGTTCACCAGTTTCGGTATCACCTAAAGAGATAGCATAATTTACGTAGTTTATTATTTTGTTTGCCAGCTCAATAGTTATACCATATTTGTATTCTTCTAAGAAAGCCATCCAGTTACCGAAACACATATCTGGATGGATATACATACCATTTGCATTATGATATAGTTGATGTGCAGTCAAAGATAGCATTACAAGTTGTACTTTATTTTCAGTATGAACTTTCTTTAGTAAGTTAACTAAGTCGAAAGTTGTAATATATCCAATAGTATTAATTGTATGCTCTGTTAATATAACTGCAATATCAAAGATAGTCAGCATATTATGATGCATTTCAATGGTTGCCATATCTGCATAGATATTGCTATGTAATTGACAGTGATCCATACCAAGATTCATTAGATACCCTTTATAGTGAGTATAAGTTCTAGACTTTCTAAATCTACTAACAGCGTTCTTAATAAAGTTTGTATAAACATCTATATCCATTAATGTATATTTAGTTTGATAGAATGGTAACTCAAAAGGTACATATGGAGATCTTAGTACTGGATTCACCGGATCTTTTTTTAATTGTAAATCAGGGAATTCATTCATTTTACTATGCTCCTTTGTAAAATTTGTCTATATCTATATGTTAAGGATAAGCACTTATTAGGGTTACATACTATTAAAGTAAAATCTAAATTCTCTCTGAAAGGAGGAAATTTACAATATGCAAAATCCTAATATGGATAAAGTGTTTACAGAATATCCTTTTGTAGACGTACTCATTTATTATGTAAAAGAATTAGGCATGAAATGTATCGTAAAGTCTGAAACAGAAGCTGTTAAGAATGAGACTGTACGTACAGAATTCATGGGAGACCTATATACTCAATCTGTTGAAGGAACTGCAGATTGGAGATTATATGATTATACGGTGGATATCTTAGCTAGAGCTGGGGTTCCATCTAATTATTTCCAAAAGGCAGTAGAAGATCCTAGCTATATTCCAGAAGATTATAGAGAAAAAGCTAGAGATGAAGCTGCAAAGGTATTTATTGCAAATTATGTAGAAGAGAATAACTATTATAGAAAGATTACTGGTTTACCTAACTTAGGTCATGAGGGATTAGTAGTTCCTGAAGATTTAAGAATAGAAAATATTGGTATCGATTATAGAATTCCTCTACATGAGATGGATGATGCTACAATTAGTGAATTAGAAGAACGTGGTATTTGGAATAATGTCTTAGCTAGATATACTGATGATGAATATGATTATCTAAAGTATATTAAATCCAATATCGATATCTATAAAGCTAGAAAAGCAACCGAATTCCAACTCTTATGGTTACCATCTATTGACAACTCTGTAGTTAAAGAGAAGTTTGAACGTAGATTTAATGTAAATAGAGCATTTGCTATTAATACGATCTACTCTGAAGCTCATAGATTTGATAGTAAATATTATGATGCTTGGTTAACTATCTTTATTATCATTCAAACCATGATAGACTTAGTATCCGAAGTTCAAGAGCATATCATTAATCTTGATGTGTTTGATGAACGTTGTGTAAGATATATATTCATGTCTCATGGTGTACCATATTATGATGAAATCCCATTGATCTATCAAGTTAGAATGATGCGGAGACTTCATGAGTTACTTAAATATAAATCAACTGCTAAATGTATGGTAGATATCTGCTCTATCTTTGGCTTTGATGATTTACGTATCTTTAAATACTATCTCTTACGTGATCGTAAAGTAGATGAAGATACTGGTGAGTATATATTCAACTACAAAGTTAAGCAAGTATTAGATACAGATCAGAAAGTTAATACTGCTAATGAGACTTTAACTAGTTTTGCATCTAATGGTATTAAGATTCCATTCCCTCATGAAAACTTCCTTGATAAAGGTGGTGCAGTCTTTGTTAATGTAGATGGGAAACGTGTATTAGAAGATAAATATACTATCTCTAAAGATGGTAAACTTAACTTTAAAGATGCTAACTTCCTTAGAGGAAAGTCTAAACTTGAATTCATTTTCTTCTCTAATAATGAATTTAATGATGATATCTCTAACTTAGATGGATATAAGATCGTTACTGAAGTTAGACAATATCCTATCACTGATAATAAACAAAAGAACTTTACTATCGAATATCCTATATCTGATTTTACAGATATGGGTGGATTAATGTATCTATCTACTGGTGGTACTTTTATTGATCCAAAACGATATACTGTAAATGGTAATAAGATTACTTTTAATGAAGATACAGACTGGAATAAGATTACTACAGAACGTTTAATGTCTGTAGTATTTATTTACTCTCCACTATATCCTATTAAGAGTAAGATAACTGAATACAATTTCAAGACTGTTACTGATACTGCAATCAGTAGCTTTGATGTACCAGAACCATACTATAACTACATACAATATGGTGGTGAGTTCTTTGCATTATATGGTTCAGTATTACTTCCATCCGATAGATATATGCTTAATGGTAAGAACTTCTCATTCGTATATCCTCAAGATAAAGTAACTAGAAATCGTAGTGTAGTATTCAATAATATCTATACTGAAGGGTTTGACGTAGAGCTAGAAGAGAAATTCTTTACTACTACAGTGCAAATCCCTGGTATGCAAGACTATGAAATTGAAGTACCATTCAAAGGATACCAAGAAAGTGAATACCCAATTGAAGTATTCCTTGATGGTAAGCCAGTTTATTCATCTGAATATACATTCTTGAAGAATAAAATCAAAATCCTAGATCAAACTAAAGTATTACGTACTGGTACTGAGATTAAGATTCACTTTATCTATCCTAAGAATAGAGATAGAATCAAGTTAACTTCTGCTCAAGTAGAAATCAATCGTATAATGAGTTCATTTAAGATTAACTTCCCATATGAGGGATATGATTCTAAACGAAATAAATGGTTAATTACTATTAATGGTGAAATCCTAGATAGATCTAACTTTATCATGAATAGTAATATCTTATCATTTAGAAACTCTAAAGACTATGTGGATGGTAAAGATATAGTTAAAGTATACTTCTTCCAAGATCCACGTAATAACTATACTATTCATATCACTGAAGATTCTCTTAAAGCTCGTGTAGCTAACCAAAAAGTATTTACAATCAATTATCCATTCTATAACTATGAGAAATCTGGTAATGGTATGATTGTAACAGTTGGTGGTACTATCATTGATAAGTCAAGATATACTGTATCTGGTACAATGCTAACTTTAGATGACTCTATTAACCTAGAGAAAGGTCGTGAAGTTAGATGTATCTTTATCTATAACTCAATCTATGATAACTTCAATAACTATATTAGAACTGAGTATAATATATATGATCTTAGAAATGGTAAAAGAGTTGTAGATATCCCATATCCTTATGATAATTTCTTAGAGTCTGACAATAATAACCAAATGCAGATTCTTTGTGAAGACGGTACTATATTAGAAGAGAATGTGGATTATGAAATCGTAGACGATCAAGCATTATTCTCTGATGTAAATAAAATCCTAGAGCATGGTGATACTATTCTATTTACATTCTCCTATGTAAATGCTAAACGTAAAAATATCTTTATCGAAGACCCAACTAAAGACTATGATCTTAAGTTTGTTAAGATTCCTTTGAATGACTCTGCAGATAACTATATTCGTGATGAGTCTAAGTATATAGATTATGATACATTTACTGAAGATGATTGGTTATGGACTAATGAATTCGATCCATTAGATATTAAGAATCAAATCCTTGAGAAAGAATTCAACTATGCTAGAACTAAATATATCTCTATAGATACAGTTATGTCTATGAGTGACTTATCATTCAAGATTCCATACTTCTTTAACGTATTCTTTGATGATACTAGATTTGAAGATCGTATTAGATTATCAGTTCCTAATATTAGACCTGATAAGACATTTAAGCTATCTTCCATCTTATGCTATCTATTCTCTTTATCTTACTTATACTACAATAAGAAAGATACAATCCAAACAGAGACAGTTCCTATTATGTATATCCAAGGATTCAATTTCGATGCAGACTTAGATTTACTCCGTAGAGATATTGAACGTAAATATGGTTATACTTTAGAAGAGTTAAAAGTAGCTGACTTCAAGAAATATAAACCTGGTATATCCATGAAAGGTTTAATGAGCATCTTAGAGAATAATACGAAGATCTATGACGTAGTTGTCAAAGGCATGTATTATGCAGATAATAAACGTATCTATGATGCATACAAAGCTGTATATGACGCTCTATTGATCAAGAAGTTTAGTAATAAATTCTTTAGAGTAAATGGTGACCAAGTTGCTAAGACTTATACTGAATACTTACGATATCAAGATATAGATCTATATAACTCTATTCTCCGTATAAAATCTATTGGCGAAGATCTTCAACGTAAGAAAGCTATTACTAATACAATTATGGATACAGTTAAATATATTGAAGTATTCATGGGATCTGAAGACTATAAACAGCTATTCAACTATCTTCCAGGTATAGGTATTGATTACTTGAAGATGTATGTATCTAAAGTTATTGATTTCTTTAAATCTTATAAGATTGAGTTAGCTGGTTTAACTACAGTTTATAATTTCGATAGACGTTATAACCAGTATATTAAACCAATTGATGCAATCAAGTATCTATCTAAGTTAAGAAATGAAGACTTTGAGTTATTCTATGATGGTTTCAGTAGCTATCTAACCAAGAAGTATGAAATAGATAATATCACTCAAAAAGAATTAGTATATATCTTAAGATACTACTTCAAAAAATATGGCATCAAAGATCATGGTATCTCTACATTAGACCCAACTACAGATGTCCATGATAAATTACACATTTACGCAGTACTTAAACGTACTGACGATTTACGTAGACTTATTAAGAAAGAAGTATTAATTTATGCTAACTCTTTACGTCTACAACACTATGCTATGTCTGAGACATTTGATCGAATTAGACCTAAAGTTAAAGATAAATATACTGATAACTTTGAATTAATAGATCATGTATACGTATCTCAATACGATAGCAATAGATAACCAAAACATAATAATAAATTTTGAAGATAAAAACTAATTGGAGGTAAATGTAAGATGCCTGATAAACAGTTAAATATTGCAGAATTTAGCCATACTACAGATGGCAGTAATATTACTGCAACACATAACCGCACCAACATTAAAGTCTTTGTTGGTGGTACTGATATCTTATTATTCGAAGGTGAAAACAAAATCATCTTACCTGGAGCAGAATATACTGCTACTCAACATTTTGATATTCCTAGACAATATACTACACCATCTTATAATACAGAAATGAACTTAGAAAACTCTGTATTTGAAACACCATCTACACCAGAAAAAGTTTACTTATTCTGTGTTGGTACTGATGGTTGTGGTCGTGAAAACTCTCAAGTATATGAAGTTAACTATGCTAAATGGTGTGCACCAGAGTATTTGGTTCCATTCCGTTTCCCATTGATTACTGAAGATCTTACTGAAGCTAAGAAAGAAATCTATCATGGTAGTAAAATCGTTGGTAACCGTGTTGCATATTACTTCAAAACATTTGAATCCAAACCAGTTAAAAAGATTCGTTTCGAAGATGGTACTACAGTAGATGCTACTATTTACAATTCCACTAAAGAATCTGAAGTTGAAACTTTCGTAGAAATCAACTTAAAGATTACTGAAGAAGAATGTCGTGAATGGTTCATCAATACAGTTGGTATCAATGAAGCACGTATTAATACAATCTCTTTATGTACTGCTTGGAAAAAAGAAATCAATGGTAAACAATACTATCAAGATATTCGTCCATTGACTAAATATAATATGCCAAATGAACAATTGATTGAGCTTTCCAAAGGCTTAGATATTGTTTATCAAATCTATTATTAAAATCTAAAAAGTATCCCCATAGGAGTTTAACTCCTATGGGGGTATTTTACATTCTTGATAAATATCTTGCTAATACACTACGAGAGTTAATATCTAATGCTACTTTAGTAATGTCTTCATCAGACATATAACGGAATGCAATCATTGCAGACTCATTCATTAAGTTCTTTACTAAGACTTCATCTTTAGTTATAGCTAAATAGCCAGTACATAAAGAAGCTAGTTTATCTATATCTTTATTAATGATACAGATAGTCATAAATATACTTAGGATCTTATCTTCTTTAGATGATGTATGTAGTAATTGACTAATAACCATACCAAGTACTTTATCAAAGATAGTATATGACTTACCTAACGCTGTAGTTAGACAACCATAGTTATTCTTAGATAAGAATAAATCTGGAGTTGGTATATTATCACTAATCAAGCTAATGATTTTATAAGACTCAGAGTCTATTGCATTTAATAATAATTTATGGTAATCTAGATCTATATTAAGAGAGCTCAATACATTACTAAGCACTTCACTGTATTTATCATTAGAAGTTATGATATTGAAAACTTCTTCAATAGAGTACTTAGTCTCTCTAGGAATATTAGTTATGAATAATAAAGAATCATCTACATCTTCTATAAAAACTAAGTCATCTACTAAAGATTTAAGGGTACCAGACGTATCCCCCTTGCGATTATATTTTTTTGCTATTAAAGGAATTATATTAGTCATATTTGCCTCCAAATAGATATAAATGGTACATCCAAATTAATTGGATGTACCACTTTGATTATTTTACACTTAAGAATGGGCTAACTCTAATAGCAAGCATTGCACGTTTTTCATTAGTATATTCTTGAGTACCAGAAAGTTTCCAACCAAGATAGATATCAAATCTGAATCGTTTCTCAATAATTGGACAAGTCCAATATTCAGTAGATTTTACAGAGAAGTATCTATCAGCTCCACAAGAATCTTCTAAGAAAGATACAAAGATTTGTTTACCTTTAGTTTGATCGTTCTCTAATACGTGTTGGTGAATACCAGTGTAAGTAATACCAAGAAGTTTATATGCAAACCCATATGCAGAGTTTCTATACAACCATAATACACGGCAGAAATATCGTTGTACTTTCTCTTTAAGAGTAAAGTCATCATCTAATATAACTACATGACCTGGAATCATTTCATCATTAGTCTTAGACTCAGGATAATATTTATAGTGTTTATTAAAGTCATATCTAAACACTTTAGGAACTACCCCTTCATAGATCATCCAATCTACATCAAGACAGTTATCATAAGTTTGCCATAATCTAAATATTTTAGGAAGATTACCATACTTATCACAGAATAAAACTACGATAGGATTAGTAACTAAGCAGAGTAATTGAGTAAAGATAGCCATTAAATAGCAACCAATATACTCTGGAGTTACAAGTTTCATAAAATATCTAAGAGCTTTTCTAGTTACAGGTAGCATTAATTACCCCCTGTTTCTTCTAAGCTTACAGATCTGAATGCACCATCAGTGCCAAGTTTAGCTTTTTCTACACCATTAAATGTAAATGCTAATTCACCAGATGCATTAGCTTTAATATCCCAACCATTACCAAGAGTAACTGTTTGAACTTTAGCTAAATCAGTCTTCTTAACAAAGAGATTATCAATTTCACCTTTATTGTAAAGATCTTGAAGTTTCTTATTTTGATATTTAGTCACAAAATAGTGATCATCATCTTGAGTAATCATAGATGCAGGTAATGTAGTAGGTAATACATAGTTATTTGCACCAGCAGCGATACCATCTAACTTAGCTTTATCTTCTTTAGACATCTTACCATCAGCTGTAGTAGTTGCATTAGGAATATTACTACCAGACACTACAATCCAGGAAGTTCCATTGTATTGATAAGTATTACCTTCATCTAATACAGATACAGTCCAACCCTTTTTAGGAGAAGAGTATTTAGTAGATAACTTAGATTTAGTATCAACTGCTTCTTTCCATTCCATACCAGAACCAGCTTCACCGATCTTAGCAGTAATTTCAGCTGCAGTTAAAGTTGCATCTAATTTATCTTTTTGAGCTTTAGATACAAACTGTTTATCATTAGACTCAGTTACAATATTAGCTGGTACGGCAGTAATATTTAAAGCCACATCAGCAGAACCATCAAAGAATGCATTAGATGCAGTTACACCAGTAATGCTAAATCTACGACGTTCTTTTAATCTATCAGCAGTAGCAGCATTCTTAGTAATATTTACATCTAAAGTACTTGGATTACGAGCTGCAATTACATGACCTTGACGGTCTACAGTAACAGCTGTAAACTCAGTTGCAGTCAAATCAGTTGGTGTATTTGGATGAACGTATACTGTATCAGTAAATACTGCATTAGCTGGTACGTCTTTACCTAAAGTATGACCATTAACTGTAGTAATATTAAGATTTCTAGCAATCTCATTATAATCAATAGCTAGATCTCTAATATTAAGATTTACATCACTTGTACCATCTACAGTAACTTCATTAGCTGTAGCTTTACCAGTGATTTTAATTTTAAATGGAGTAAATGTAGCAGTACCACCACCTGCACCACCAGTGCCTGCAGCTAAGTTCAAAGATTTAATAGCTTTATCAACAAATTTAGTTGTAGCAATTTGATCAGTAGCTGTACCAAATGTAGCAGTTGGAGCTGTTGGTTTACCTTGAAGAGCTGGAGATTCTTTCATAGCCAACTCATTCAATTCAATACCACTAATTCTGTCTGCAGTGTCAGCATGAGATGCATTACCAGAAATAGAGATATCGTATTTACCAGTTAATTTATCTTTACCTAAGATACCTTTAAGAGCAGAAGTATCTATAGATGTTACAGGGATAACTAAATCACCACTACCATCAAATTGTACTGGAGTAGAATCAGCTACACCACCAAGTTTAATATTAACTTTATTAGTTAACTTATTAGCTTTGATAGCAATCTCAGGTTTGAAGATCTTAAGAATGTTTGTTACAAAGTCAGTTGTAGCAATTTTATTAGAAGAATCACCTAAAGTAGGAGTTGGTGCAGTTGGTACACCAGTAAAGTTAGGTGATTCATTAGGCGCTTTATTATTCCAAGTTTCTCTATCTAAAACTGTGATATGAGCAGACTTATCTTTCATATGTCTATTTAAGTTATAAGATACAGACTCAGAAGAATCTCTAATTAGAGCTTGAAGCTCAGGGGATAAATCATTTAATGCGATTTTATCATATACAGGATTAAAGACTTCCATATTTGTCTCCTTTCAGTTTAATCAATTATCATAATGTTTTAACATAATGATAACCCCCGATTCCACCTTTATAGGTCTAACTGGGGTGTTTTATTTTTAAAAGGAGGATTTAAATTTTATGAGTCTTTTAAGACATCTAAGAGTTAATATGGCTTCAATCTGTATGGGATTTGGTCTACTAGCAGCAATCTTAGTTTTAGGATCTTGGGTATATGGATACTGGTCTAATGGTCTATATGGCACAAAATTCGAAATTGATAGTTGCTGGCAAGGTTTATCTGCATCTGGTGTTGGCTTAATTGGTTTATTTAAATGGTTAGTGGATAGCACTAAGAATTCCCCAGAAGGTGAATTCCCAATTGCTCCAAAAATTGTAAAAGCTCCCATTGCCGAGCAGCCTGTTGTCGAGCAACCTGTTGTTGAACGTCCGGTGGTAGACGTACCTGCACCAGTTAATAGTAAAGCTGCAGACGATGTTATTGAAATGGCTAACAGATCTTCTAGACCAAAGAAGATCCATAAGCCTCTTAAAGAAATGTAAGGAGGAATTATATTATGAAGATCGGTGAATTATCTGAAAAATACGAATCCGGTGGTGCCGGTATTGGTACTATTTCCAGTGGCTGGGGAGACCCAGGTGGGAAATCTTATGGTACTTATCAATTCTCTAGCAATGCTGGTTCTTTAGATGAATTTGTAGATTGGCTACAAGAAAAAGGTTATTGGTTTGGGGCTGAATTAGCTAAACATCCTTTAACTGGTGAAGAATTTGATGCTGCATGGAAATGGTTAGCTAACTCTGATAATGCTAAAGATTTTGAAGAAGCTCAAGATCAATATGTAATCGAGCATTACTATGATCCTGCAATTAGAATTCTTCGTAATATTGGTTATAATATTGAAAACCATCATGAAGTTATGAAACAAGTAGTATTCTCTCGTGCTATTCAATATGGCGTTGGTAATATTGAAGAAATGTGGTTAGATGCACTTGATTATCTTGGATATCCATCCATGTCTTACGTTGATGGTGCAAATATCGATAAAGCTATGATCGAAGCAATATATATTGGTGTATGCTCCTCTTGGGAGTGGAACCAATCTGCTAGTCGTGAAGCTTTATTAGATCGATTCCAAAATGAATGTGCTGATGCACTTGCTATGATTAACGACTAATCGTATCTGCTCCAATGGGTCTCAGAACTCATTGGAGCCTCATTTTGAACATAAACGTAATACAAATAAAGGAGGTTAATATATGCCTTATAACTATGAACTAGATAAGATCGGTTTCCAAGAATTATCTCTAAGCCTTCAAAATACAATAAAGCAAAATCTTGCTCATACGCAAAATAATGCTATTCATGTAACTCAAGAAGAAAAAGATAGATGGAATCAAGTAACCGATCTACCATTGGCAAATAATACAACTAAGGGCTTTATGTCTCCAGCTGAAAAATTAAAACTAGCTGGTATTGAAGCTAATGCAAATAATTATACCCATCCTAACTCTACAGTTACACCTGGGTTATATTTACAAGTAGAAGTAGATCAAAAAGGTCATGTAATTGCTGGTAGAAATCCTACTAAGATTAATACAACTGCAGATAATGCAGATCGTCTTGGTAATGAACCAGCTGACTCTTATGCTAAACTAGCATCGCCTACATTCTTAGGCGCACCTAAAGTACCTACACCAAAGCCTGATGCTGAAGCGAGTCAAGCTGTTAATATTGAATATCTTAATAAGCAATCTCCATATGTAAAACAAGAGAACGATCCTGCAGAGAAAGACCAAAAGAAATTCTGGATTGGTCCTAACAATTGTTTGAATGCATTTGACCCAGTTAAGAAATGGAACTCTGTATTTGCAGAAGTTGGTCTATTCTTAAAAGCATTGAATCTTGATACAGAGAAACCAACTAAACCAAATGATTATTCTAACTTCTTTAAATTTACTGGTAAACGTAAGATATCTGTATTAAATCTTCAAGGGGTTACAACTACTAGTGAATATGCTACTATATTTGGATTCCGTGCTGATGAAGATGAATTAGCATATGAGTTCTTATTTATCGATGGCACTTTCTATTTACGCTCTGGTACAGGTGATACTTGGGGTCCAGTTAAGAGCTTTGCAATATAGGAGGATAATATGGCAACTACAAATAGACTAGCAGTATCCTTCTCAAATAGAAGTGTTACTAGCTATGATAAACAATTAGACAAGATTACTAGTAAAGAGCTTAATGAAACTCTTAATGAAAAAATAGATGTATCTTATGCTCATTTACAAGATGATGTAAAACATATCACAGCAGAAGAACGTAATCGTTGGAATACACTTATGAGCAATATTAAACTTGCCACTGAAGGTGTAGCCGGTTTAATGTCTGCTGAAGATAAGATTAAATTAAATGGTATTGCAAACTTTGCTACTAATTATAGACACCCTGATAGTGGTGTTATTGCTGGTGCTTATACTAGAGTCACAGTTAATTCACAAGGTCATGTAATCTTTGGTGAAAATCCATCAAGATTAAATGTCAATGTAGATAATGCAGAAAAATTTGGCGGCAATTTACCAACCTATTATGCTAAAGCTGATAGCCCTACATTTACAGGTATAGTTAAAGTGCCTGATGTAACTATTAGTGGTAATCCTAATAGCCCGGTAACAGTTAAGCTTTTAGAAGATTATGTAACTAAACAGATCTTAAATAAAGCTTATCCTATTGGTAGTATTTATATTACTCTAGTAAATACTAATCCATCTGAAACTATCGGTGGTGAATGGCGTCGTGTCGCTGAAGGTCGCTGCTTAGTTGGTGTTAGTGCTGACCGTAATATTACTTTACGTAAAACCGGTGGTAGCATTACTACAACTCTTAATGAAAGTAACATTCCAGCCCATGATCATAGTATCAATATTTCTGGTACTACATCTGGTGTAGGTGATCATACTCATAATACAAGCGATAATTCTTCATATACACGGGAAACTAGATATGATGAAAGAGGATATTATTGTAAATATTATGGTAGTACAGATAGTGATAGAAGACGTAATGAAACCTACTATGTTAATGAAACTATAAATCGTACAACTAATGGTGCTGGTGGTCATAGCCATACAGTATCAGTAAATGGTACAACTAGTAGAGTTGGTAGTGGTGCACCAATAAATGTAGAGAATCCATATTTAGGGGTATATATGTGGGAACGTATTAGTTAATCGGGAGAAATTTATGAAAGCTAATTTAGAAATTGTTAAAAATACAGTTATAGAGAATTTTAAAACCTATAAGAAGCCTATAATCTTTGGCATCTTATTTTTTCTTATTTCCGTTACTTTTGGCGGGTTTATTACATATAAGATTATGCAATCTCAAATAGATGCTGCATATGAAAAAATTGATGAACTCAAATCTGCAGTATCTGATGCAGAAGTCGCTGCTGAAGTACGTCTTGTTAAACAAGCAGTAGAAGAACTTAAGAAAAATAAACCTGTAACTGAAAGAGTTGTTAGTAATAATCAAACAGAAATTCGTTATGTAGAAAAAGAATCTCCAGAAGATGCTGATGTTGATATTCAAGATCAAGCACCTGTTGCTAGAATTAAATATAATGACCAAACTTATGATGTACCAATGCAAACAACAACATCTCATACTACAGATAAAGATGGTACAGTTAAAGTTAATCAAGCTCATGAATTATCTATAGATGTAACTAAGATTGCTGATCGTCAAATCGCAGCATATCAATTATCTATGGAAGATAAACAACGTGAATTGAATGAAGAACTTAAACATGTTAAACATCAAAACAAAACTTTAAAAATTGTTGGTGGGGCTGCAGCATTAGTTGGTACTGCATACCTTATAAATAAAGCTACTAAGTAAATTTTAACATATGAATAGTAACTTTTTTATTTATAAGGTGGTGATTAGTCCAAATGCTCTCAGAAGTACATGAAATCTTTCAAAGTTTGGCAAGATTAATAAATGATTTTGGTCCATTTGTTTTTGGTCTAGTCGCTTTTCTTCTAATTATTGTACTTCTTATTATACTTTTAATTTATTTAGCTAAGGCTATAGGTAATAACAATAACAACAATTCATCAGATGATGAATCTGATAGAATTAGACGTCTAGAAGATAAAATAGATAGACTGAGTAATTCTGATGATAAAGCTCAAAAAGATAAAAGTATAATTGAAATATTCTTAAGACTTAGCGATAGCCTCAAACACAATGTAAAAGAAATTTTAGATGAAGTGAATGCTGACAGAGTTGAGTTCTATCTCTTCCATAATGGCACACACTCTCTAAATAATATTCCATTCTTAAAGGCATCTTGTATATGTGAAATGGATAAAGTTGGTGTATCTAAATATCATCTAATTAAGAAGCATAAGGATATCCCTATCGGATTGATGGATGATATAATAGTTAATCTCTTAAAGAAGCACACCTTTGTTATATATAAGAATGAAAACAAAATTGATGCTATCATTTCAAAGCTATTCTTTGATGAGCAAGATAAGACTTGTATCTTTAGTGGTATATTTGAATATGGTGATGGTGAACTCTTAGGATTCATTGTAGCCGAATATGACAATGTAGATAAATTTGAAGATCATGATCTATCTTATAAGCTTGAAAAGATGGCTAAAGCAGCTAAGCAAACATCATCTGCGATGTTAGCTATCTCTGCATTAAAACAATAAGGAGGATATAGTAGTGGCAAAACCGGATATACTACGACGTCTGAAAAATATTAATGAAGACTCTATTATTGACGAAATAATCGCATTCTCTGGTACCGATGGCTATAAAGTCAAAGGTACCGGGATTGATTATAATAACTTATCTAATATCGTTGCTAATAATAAGAACGTATTAGATCACTTGAGTAATAATAAGATTCACGTTACTCAAAAAGAAAAAGAAACAATTATCCAAGCTAAAACAGCTATTGATGGTCATATTGCAGATGATAGCATTCATGTATCTGCAGTAGATAAAGCATCTTGGGATAATAAAGAAACCAAAGAGGGTGCACAACAAAAAGTAAATATTGCATTCTCTGTAGCTAGTCGTCATATTGCTGATAAACAAATGCACGTATCTGCAGGTGATCGTCTTAGCTGGAATAATAAATACACTAAAGAAGAGATCGATAATAAGTTCTCTCAATTAGAGTATGATAATATCTGGAAAGAATCTGTAGAGACTTTCGTAGAAATTATGTCTAAATACCCATCTCCTCAAAAGGGTTGGACAGTAACTTGTAATGAAGATAATATTACTTATCGTTATGATGGTAATGATTGGATTCCTATCTCTGCTAACTCTATTCCATTAGCTACTGTAGCAGTAGATGGTAAGATGGCTAAAGAAGATAAAGCTAAGCTTGATACTATTGAGCCTAATGCTAACCATTACGTTCATCCTGATACATCTAGTATTAGACACGTAACTGATAGAGAAAAGACATTCTGGAATGCTAAAGCAGAAGACAGAATTGCTACTTATCAGTATAATGGTCTATTGTCTAAAGAAGATAAATATAAATTGGACTCTATTGAAGCTGGTGCAACTAACTTTAGTATGCCAGATCATATTGATCCAATGCTTGTTAAACAAGATGAAGAGCATCGCTTTATCACTGATAAAGAAAGAGCTGACTGGTCTAATAAAGCTAGTCGTAATATTGCAACAGAAACTCTTGATGGTATCATGAGTCATTATGATAAGATTAAAATGAATACTATTGAGACTAATGCTAACTATTACGTTCATCCAGAGACACATGAACCTTCAGTTATTGCACAAGATCCAACTCATCGTTTTGTAACTGATGAACAAATCTTAGCATGGAATAACAAAGCTACAGGTGTACCGGCAACAAGTGAAACAGCTGGTCTATTATCTAAAGAAGATAAAGCTAAATTAGATTCCATCGAAGAAGGAGCTAATGCTTATAGATTACCAGCTACTTTACCTCCATCTATCATTGCACAAGATCCTAACAATAGATTTATTACTGACCAAGAACGTGAACAACTTTCTCTTAAGAAAGATATGTCTGCATTCTTAGTTGGTACAGGTATCTTTAATGGTACAGATGGTACAATCATTAGACATGAATTTGGTAATACTTCCTTTGCTGTAGCAATCACTCCAACAGTAAATCCTAACGGTGGTCTAGGTGAAGTTTGGGTTAAGAAAACTAATACATTAGTTATTGTATATTGCTCTGGTGCTGGTAAGAATATTGAATTCGACTACACTCTAACTTACTATAACTAAAAAAAAATAAACCCCCATAGGAGTTGAACTCCTATGGGGATATTTTATCGTTCGAATGGATCTATACCGGAATTGTTATTTGTAACTGTTGTAGCTTTAATACGTTGCTTCATTGCATTGTCCATGGTAGTTATAGAATCATTAAAGAATTCTTTATTAACGTAAACTACAAAGTTAGATAATGTATGCTCAACTGGTCTTCTAGTAGTTAATGACATATTTGTCCAGTCTATATCATATAAGTATTCTTCTCCATGATTAAATATCTTGAAGTCTAAGAATACTGATGGAGAGATGTATGCTTTATTACAAGCACTAATAACTCTCATGATATTAATATCCTTTTCAAATATCTCTTTAAAGTTAATAGTTAATGGTTTAGACTTATCTTCTTCTTCATATGGTACATTAATGAATTGATCCCAAGCTTTCTCATTAGTAGCTGGGATATTAGAGAAGTTAACCATATAAGTTCTACTTTCGCCTTCAAGATTGAATCGTAAGAATTCACTTTGATGCATAGTGAAGTAACAGAATATTTTAGGAGCTGGGAATCTCATCTCAGCACTAAACTCAATATAGTAGTTAGAGCTTACTTGGTTTTGTCTTTCACCATCATCAATATTGATATCTGGTACTCTAAGATGTACATACATATTTGAAGCACGTAAGAAGAATTCACATTTAGAGTTCATATTACGTAGCTTATAGATGAATGGTACTTCAGAATGTCTATTTAAGTATGCTAAGAATTTAAATGGTTCTTTGATAAGCTTATTATCATAGTCAACTTCAAATCCAACTTTCTCAGCTAAATCAAATAGCATATCATATGGTACATGCACATCCATATCAGTATAATAACCACTAGTTGCACCAATCTTATATGCCATCTTTAAGTATCTTACTAAGTCTAATTGCTTAGCTTTAGTATTTACTTTGATCTTAATTTGGAATTGGAATAATAGTTGGTCAAAAGATACTGCAAGATAGAGATCGTTAGTTAAGTCTTTAAAGAAGGTATCCCTATAGTTAAACGTTCTAGCATAGTAGTTTAAGTCATGTAGACCAATATCTATACCCTCACGGTTATAATCAATATCAATGTTAGGGATAATAGCAATAGCTGGTTTACCACGTTTAATAAGTTCACGTTCATTGATCTTAGCAAACTCATCGAATAAGTGTTTACCATCTATATATACAGTTTTAAAGTAAGATTTATCAAACTTACTGAGTATCCAGTTCTTAAAGAACTCTACAGCTACAGAATAAGCATGACTCGTGCTAGGAACACATAGATTCTTTAGTAGTTGTTTATCAATCTTACTACCGATCTCGACATCTACCCAATCATCCATATTTAATACACGTTCATGCTCACCGAATAATTCGGTTTTATCAACTTTATCATTATTTTCAATTAGTTTATTATCGGTGATTCGAGACCCATGTCCAGGATCATCACCTAGAGTTTCCTCTACTAGTATAGGTACATTACCTTTTTCATCAGCTGATACTGGAGCTGGGATGTAATAGTTTTTTCTCAAGTATTTCACCCCTTTTTTATAAAAAAATATTATCATAATGTTGAGGAAGGCTATTAAAGCCTTCCTCATTTAATACACTATGATTATTATCTGCTTAGAATAGTAGAGCGGTCCATTAAACATTCACCTCCTCTACTATTATAGCAAACTTAGTTAGAGAACCATTTATATTCTCTATCATAAGTTCCGATTCCAGTTCGGGATCATCTTGATACCCCTCGTCTGGAATCAGTCGATACGTAATTTGTTCATCCTCATCAATGGATGAATCTAATACGGTGAATGGTCGTATCATTCCATTCACCGTATTTATGAGTAGTTGGGCTGACTTGTTAGCCCTGATACCATTTGGTGGTCTATCAAAGATAAAATTCCACCTCTGATTGCATATGATCATACTATATCATCCTCCTTCGTGGTTATAATATATAACCAGAGGATAATACTATTTCAATGCTTGTAATTTACGGATATTATCTAACTCAGCTTCACTATATGCATCACGACCAACATAGATTAGACTGTTTAGATTTACGTAAGTATCTTTGAAGTGGTTAACTGCAGAGTTAAACTTACCATCATTACGAGATATCATCATAGCATTTCGAGGATTTAGAACTTTAGAAGCTCTACGTTCGAATTCTTTATTGATGATATACATGATATTCATACAGTCACCATCAAAGTCTGCACCCAACATCTTAAGGATTTGTAATGGTACAGACATAGTGAAGTCATCTTCATTAACATCCACACAATACATTTGTAACAATGACCCATGGTTAATAGATGGGTTACGATTGATGATAAATGCAATACCACGTTCTTTAGAGTTGATGATATTCTTAATAATATTTAAGATGAATGGATCTTTAACGATCTGGGATTTGAACCAACGCTTATATGCTTCAGTATAAGTTAGACTTAGAGACTTAACTAAGAAGTTGATAATAGTTTGCTCTAATAAGATAACTAAAGCTACATAAGGTAATCTAATCTCATCAATACGTAAAGTTTCATCTGGTTTGATTACATCACGTGCAGTAAAGTTATATCGTCCAGCCATTACTGAACGGATAGCACCTTTCTTACCACGCATATCATTAAGAATAACCTTATAGACTTCTTCCATACTCATTTGGATATCATATAAGATGTCATTCTTAGTTTTCACTCGACGATATACTTCCATAGATTCATCATTAACGAAGCATACATTACGAGCAATATTATTATACCACTTATTATTCTTAGTAAATGTAAATTGATCGCCAACTACATTAACCATACGTAAGAATAATGTATATACTGGAATACTATGAGTTAAAATCTTCTCACGATTCTTCATCAAGTGGTTATATAGATCAACCTTTTTAGGATTACTCTTAGTCTTATTATGATAGAATGCTAGAATCTCATCAAGGCGTTCAGCAAACTCCATCATACCAATACCTACAAATGGTTGATCTTCTTTGACTGGTTTATTATCTTCAACAAACCCATCTTCATTAGCTTCTTTATCATATTTGATAATAGCATTTAGCTTCTTAGAGCCAATAAAGCTTTTGAGAACTTCAAATAAGTTTGGATGGATTACATGATATTTATCACTCAATACAATCCAACCAAAGATACCAAAATCATCATCTACATATTTAACTTTCTCATGACATGTAGGACATTCTTCGCCGTTATATAATGCCCCTCTGAGATGACCACATTTACATCTATAGCGATCTTTAAATGCATCTTGGTCTAAGATAGATGCACCATACTTACTAGAGAAGATAGATGCATCTGATTTGATATCTTTTTTAATAGCCTGGGAATCTCTAATAAAGAAGTCCCGACCATACACAATACCACGTTCACGTTCTTTATCAAGATCCAATATTTCTAACCGAGTTTGGAATTCATACTCAGTGTCAATTGGTTGTGTAGTTCTTATATTCAGTTCCATATCATTTATCTCCAGAGTTTCTTAATAGTAGTAGCAAATGTTTTGCTATACGGTACACCTAAACGTTTTGCAAGATCACTAGGAGTTTCGCCGATCTCCTTAGCTATCTTAGTTAAAGTATCTTCACGAGTAGATTTTGGTACTGTATCTAATTTAAGTACATTACCAATCATTTCAACACACTCATCAATTGTAAGAGTACGACCTACTACGATATCTTTGAGTGATTTGTTTTCAAACATAAATTCACAGAAGTAGATATACCAATTAGTCTTCTTATTCAACATATTAGGACTACTGGTAGTTTTACTTCTAGCATTAAATATAATATCCACAATACTCTTAACTGGAAGTTTAAGAGATTCATGGATATCAGCTAATAGAACTCCATCTTCATAGAGTTTCAAGACTTGTTCATTAATAGTTGCCATTAATTATTTCCTCCTTTCATATATTCATCTATATAATATTTAGTCATAAGAGATTTTAATTCATCTTCAGTACAACCAAGTTTAGATAAGATTGCATCATGATCGCCACGATATTCAATGATGACTTTAATCTTATTTAAGTCTTCAATGAAGTCTGGATCTACAGCGGATAATGCATTGATTACTGATTGGATATTAGCTCGACCTTTAGCTCGAGTAATATATGTATTATCTCCACACATTGTAGGATAGATACATTTACGGTTCTCTTCTAATGTAAGATCTTCTACAGATTTACCAATAAGTAAAGATGCAAAGATATTGTGATTAATATAGAATTGAACTTTTCTAGGAAGTTTCAAACGTAAGTTAATTTCTCTTAAAGTTAAACGACCTTCACTGATAAGACGCATAATCTTAGTGAAAGGAATTTGATCAGATTTAAGAATATTATAATCACTATATAGACGTTTAGCATATCTAGGAGATACGTTAAGCTTGCTATATACATCTGTAGGATTATTAGTTTCAGTTAAGATAGCTAATGCTTTATTAAGCAATTCAACTTCTTCAGGATTCTTTAAGAAGTTGCAAGCATGTTTAGAGATAACAGTATAAGGTACTTCACGATTACTAATCTTACGATTCTCGATAGTGGAACGTCTGATTTTAAACTTTTCACAAGCAGAGCGTAAAGCCTTATGGTTATATCCATATTCATTTGCAATATCTTTTAACTTACGACGTTTATTAACGTATTCATCAGTAAGCCATTCAATAAATCTAGCATTAGATTTATCAACAGTTTCATTCAATTCCAATGCGACGAATTGATTACGGAAGTATAGCTCTAAAGTACTATAAGAAGTAATCTCTGGATACTTACTCATGATGCGGAAGATATTAAGACCATCATTGAATAGTTTGATCCAGTTCTTACTACTAGTATACTTACCTTCAATTACTTCACGTTTATGAAGAATTGAATATAAGCGTTGATAAGTTTTTTGATCGATATCTAATACGACCAACACTTGTCGTCTTTGAATATCGTTCTCACGTAATAGTTTAAAGTTCTTTAAAAGGTTCTTAGAATAAATAATCATTTAATACTCACCCCTTGGAAAAATATCGCCTATACCCAATAGATAGGGTATAGGCTATTAATACTAATGAATTGTTATTATGGTATTATTTATCAAACCCAAATGCTTTGTCTGGGTCCATCTTAGTCATAACAACTTGAGAATCATGGAATGCCTTCATGGCAACTAATTTAAGTTTAGCTGCTATTTGAGGCATAGCTGCACCGACATTGGTGATACCTAACTTATGGAATAGGTTACCAGCGCATGCATTGCAGATGATACCATCTTTAGATTCGCATAAGGAAGCAAATCTAATTTGTACTGTCTTACCAATATACTTAGATTGGTTGTCAGTATTAAGTTCTACTAACTTATTACCTTCTTTGATATTACAGTACATATACTCTTTAATATTCTTATCATCTAGAGTTACAGTGATAGTACGTTTAGTACCACAGTCAGATCCTTTCTTACCGATCTTAACATGTTGGAATGCTGGCAACATAAGTTTCTCCCAGTAGCCACCAACTTCTGTTTTATTAGAACGAGAATAAGGACCTTCTGCTAGTGAGTTAGCAAAGTCAGCATACTCTTCTTTAGCAATACCTTCAATGTAGTTAGACATGATAATATTATAACCCTTTGTAGGATCAGGGTTTTTCGTAATACCTTTCATGATAAACATGTTTTTGAAGTCATTATTAAAGCTACCACGAGCTCCAGAGTTATATGTATCGATAGCAATATCATCTTTAAGAGTTTCTTTAGCTAGTTTGAGTAACTCATCTTGAATAGCAATTACCGCATCAGGATCTTTAGCATCCAATCTATCACGATATTTCTTAACTAAGTCAGCTTTAGCTTTATTAATAACTTTAGCAATAGTTAAGAGCTTCATAGAATAGCCATTAGCCAATACTGATACATATGGCATAAACTTCTGTGCTTTCATAATGAAGTTCTTCAATGCATCTAATGGTACTTTCTCTTCAAGTACAGCATAACCGATTTTATCAGTAATCTTACCAACCATCTTTTTATTGATTGGCTCATTTATATATCCATATAAATCAAATAGTTCTCTCTCAATGAATACTTTATTAAATATCCAAATGCCTACAGTAGTCACAAAGGCTTCTTTATTCTTCTTACCTTCTTTACCATAGACTCCTTTTGGTACAGTGAAAGTATCATATGTATTAAATCTTACCTTACCATTGAATTCACCAAATATCTCCATAATAAAGGATAACTTGGTTCCTTGCTCTTCGGTAATACCTAAAAGAAATTCAATATCTTTCGGATTGGTAATCTGTTTAGCAACACGTTTTGCCATTACTAGTACCTCCTTTATTTAATAGAATGTGGCTGGTATATAAGCATATTTTCGCCTATCCAGAACATTAGGATAATTCAAATAATACTTTACAAGGAGGTTCATAATGGGAACTTTTAATGAAGAAAATAAAATTACCATAGCCGAGCTTGCACCGAGTCTTGTTGACTTACTTAATGCTAAAGCTCTGGCAGTAGACTTAACATCTCACGTTAATGACGGAGATCGCCATATCTCTGCGGCTGAACGTACTAAATGGAATAAAGCATTGGACGATGCTAAATCCTATACAGATTCTGAATTGGCTAAGGCTCTTGGTCCAATTAAAAATATGATTAGTGGTACAGATACATCTCTATCCACTTTATTGAACTCTAAGCTAGATAAATCTACTTTTGAAAATTTCCGTACTGGATTAGCAGCTGTAGCTACAAGTGGTTCTTATAATGACTTACGAGATCAACCATCTGCATTATCTTATTCTGATACATCTAATAAAGCTTTACGTGCGGAACGTGCTGGTTATGCTGATGAAGCAGGTCATGCTAAAACAGCTGATGAAGCTACACATGCTGTAAATGCAGATAGTGCTATTCGTGTAAATGGTATTCGTTTGACTATTGCAAATGATTATCCATCTAACCCTCAAAACAACAAAGAGTTCTTCTACCATACAGCTCAACGTATGCTATATGTATATACAAATGATGGCTGGCAAATGACTGGTGCTGCTCTAAGATAGTTTTTTAGGGGCTTAAATACATATTAGTATATGTATTTTAAAGTTAGAATTTAAGAGGAATTTGTAATGAAACAATTTGAAGAAATATATGGAGATCTAAACTCGGTTACAATGATTATTACTAATCGTTGTAACCTTGCTTGTGATTATTGTTTTGAACGATCTAAAGGTGATAAAGACATGGATGTCGATACAGCTATTGAGATCGTTGATCGTACTTATAATAAGAATTTAAATATGCCTAACCAAAGATTTACTTATAATCTATTTGGTGGTGAGCCAATGGTAAATTGGAAAGTTGTTAAAGCTATTCTTGATCATATTAATAAAAAGCATTATAATGCTCAAGTGGGTATTACAACTAATATGATGCAAATGACAGATGAGATGCTTGATTATATTGATGATAATGATGTATTTGTTTTAGTATCCATTGATGGTATTAAGGAAATGCATGATATGCATCGTAAAGATCATGCTGGTAATGGTTCATTTGACACTGTAGTTAAGAATATTAAAAAGATGGTAGATCGTGGATTAACCCATCTTATTGAAGCTCGTATGACTGTAACTCCAGAGAGTGCAAAATATATGTATGAGAGCGTTAAGATGTTACTCGATCTAGGTATCAATAATATTTGTCCAATCGCTGCATCTGACTTAGATTGGTCTGATGAAGCATTGAAAGATTACGAAGATAACTATAATAAGATGCTTGAGCTCTATGTAGATATCTTGAATGATACTGATAATAATCGTAATATTAATATCAAGCATATTGATGATATTATTGGTACTGCAATGGAACCAGAGACATCTGATACAAAGATGTGTCATATTGGTAATAAATACTGGGTATGTATTGACTGGAATATGGATGTATATCCTTGTCATAACTTCCCAACTACTGATCTTGACTTCTTAAAAGAAATGAAGATTGGTAATATGAAAACTGGTGTAGATGAAACTAAAGTTTCCGATGAAGCTAAACAAGCTAAGTTTGAAATGGAAGAATGTAAAGACTGTGTAGCTAAGATTATCTGCAAGTCTGGTTGTCCTTTCCAAAACTTAACTGAAAACAATGACTTCTATACTCCAACTACATCTTACTGTAAGATCCAACGAATCTTGGTACCAGCAGCTCTTAAATTTAGAGATAAATTATTAACTGCTGAGAATATTAGATCTCGTAAGTTAAACGTACTTATTGAGAACTTAAAGATCAAGAAATATTTTGATGATGAAGTTAAGAATGCTGATATTACATCCTTAGACTTTAAGATGAAATTAGATCGATTCTTAGAATTGTATAATAATCTAGATTGTAAAGGTAATGTAATTCCTAGCTTTAATGACTACTTTACTTTCCAATTATCTATGTCTTCTGCTATCTTAGATAGCCTAGCTAAAGAAGATAAGTAATTTAAACATTGGAGGAAACAAATGCCAAATCGTGGTAAATATAAATACGCTGATCCAGCGATCAGTGAGTCTTATAAAGAGAATAAGTTAGATGGCGAATTTGTCAATCAAGTTAACTATCTAGCTACTCGTTTAAAATATCAAGCCTCTGAGCTAAAAGATATTGTTAAAGTTCGTAATAATCCTCAAATGTATCCTGATCGATATTATGAAATGAAAGGTCAAGATATTAGTGAGGCTGCATTTAAAAATGATTTAAGTATCTTCAATACTACTGACAGTGGTGAAAAATTGACATTAGCTCAATTTAATAAAATCATTAAAGCTAACTGGGATACCTATAGCTATGCTACTACTTTATTCTCAGATCAAATCTCTGGTCTTAGTGACTTGCCTAAGTTTACTGAAAATGAAGTAATTTCCCATAATCGTTTTATGCAAATCATGGATAACTATAATAAGATCAATGACTATTTGAATCGTAATTGGAATAAATATTTCGATGGTTCTGGTTATTGTATCCTTTCTTGCCAAGTAGCTTGTCAAGCAGCATGCCAATTAGGCTGTCAATCTTGTCAATATAATACTTGTCATAATCAAAACTGTGGAGGTTGGTCGTAATGAAAATCTTCTTATTAGACGAAGTGTATGAGTTTGCTAAATCTGTTGGTATTACCGACAAAATCAATGCACTAGCTAAGAAGATGTACGATCCAAGTACAATCCAATCTGATTTACAATCATACTATGACTTCAGTCATTCTGAAGAGTATGCTAAACTAATTGCTGAACTAGAGACCAAGTTAAAAGAGACCGATATGTCTCTTTATAATATCTTAGTCTACAGTAAGACTCAATCGTATGATGTAATCGTTGAATTGCTTAATAACGTAAAGAATCTACGTGATAGATTTATTCTCTTAGATAAAGCAATCTCATATAAAATATCAAGTGCTCTTGAATATGAACTTCTTGTAGCACTATTCTGTAATATGTATACAGAAGTAACTGAAGATGTAAGAGCTGCTCTACCTAAATATATTCATCTAGCATACTTCAACTACGCTAGTATTAGATACTGTTTACGTATCTCTACATCTGGTAATGTAGATATCTTTGATGAATATGAAAAATATATGGGTAGAGTATATACTCAAATCCAATCTTATATCAACTCTAAAGATACATTAAGTAACTTACGTCTTGAAGTTAGATGTGCAGCTTTACAGTACATTCTTCCTAGATTGACTGATGAAAAGCGTATTGAAACTTTAAAGAAAATTGAAGCTCTAGCTGATGTATCCACTATGGACTTTGATAATAAAGAAAGATCAATTGGTGTTATATGGACATTTGAACGTCTATATGAAGCATACTTTGATTTGAATAATTATCCTAAGTTCTTTTATTGGGTATATAAACAGTTTAAGTATCTTGATAACGCATTGACTGATAAAGAAGCATTCTTTGACTCCTTGCGTTATTATAATAAAAATAATATCACTGGGTTTATCATCTCTATGAGACGATTCTATTTGATTCAAAGCTTATTCCCATTATTCCATATGAATTTTGATAATATCTTACCATCAGATAGAAACTTCATTAGCTCAGATGATTTAGATTTCACACTATATGATGATTATGCAAACAAGTTGGTTATGACTAAGTTTAAAACTTATGTAGATACTTGGTATCAAAATAATCTTGATAAGCTTAAAGACTTATCTCATAATACTGAGATGCTAATCAAGTGTGAGAAAATGGTTGTTGAAGGATTATCTGAAGAAGCTGCTACTGCTGCTGTAGCTGTTAATACAAACTATGATGCAGTACCTCATCCTGAATTGATTATTACACCAACTCCTGGGACATTCAATTCTAATATTGGTGAAGAAATTGGTGCACCTGAAATCGCACCTAAGATTGATGTTGCACCTCCAGAAGGATTTAGTGTTAATGCAGCAGATCTTGCTAGATTGGCAGAATTCAACAATCAGGAAGGTAGCCATGTAGTTATGAGTCCTGAAGAATTGATTGAGCATGAAGAAGAACGCTTAAATGCACATACTGAAACTCCAGCTTCTACTCCTACAACTTCTACTGAAACTACTACTCCAGTAGCTGCTCCAGAGGTTCCTACACCTCCAGTAGTACCAACTGAAACTCCAACACCTGAAGCAACAACTCCAGTTCCACCTGTACCACCTACAGGTATACCTCCATTGCCAGAAAACTTTACTGTCAATGAGGATGAATTAAATAGTTTAACTGAAGAAGAACGTGCAGCTATGTCAGCTGCTAATGAGGAATAATGTATAAAGAAATATATCTAATGCTTACAGAGGCTTGTCCTAATAGATGTGAGTATTGCTACATCAAAGGGCGAGATAACCCTGCAACAATGACTTTTGAACAGATAGATCAAATTATACAAACAGAAAAGCCTTCGAGGATTTTATTCTTCGGAGGCGAACCTCTTCTTTGTCTTGATCTTATCGAAAAGACTATGGAGAAATACTATGGGAAACTTAAATTCCAAATAGTAACTTCTACTGTAGTTAACTTTAAAGAATTTATCGATCTTAATGAGAAATATCCTATGAATGAAATTCAATTATCATGGGATGGTTTTGCAGATAAGAATCGTGTTGATACATGTGGTAAATCTATCGCTTCTAACGTATATCAAAATATCTGGTATGCTATTGAACGTGGATTAAAATTTGATATCAAATGTGTTATTGGTAATGAAAACGTTCATCTTATGGAAGAGATCCATAAACAATTTATGGAATTCAAGAAATATGGTGTATCTGGTGAGTTCGTAGTAGCTCATAGATCTCTATATACTGATAACTTCCTTGAAGTATTTAAAGAGCAATATAAGAAGACCTTTACATTAGATAAGATGTATATGGATCATCTTAATAGAATCATTGCAGTTATGCAAAATGATAGATACTTTGGTTCTTGTGATGCCGGTAAATATAAAGTTATCACTCCAAGTGGGTGGGAATCTTATTGTACCGCATTATCTCAAGAAGATAAGAAGTTCGGTGATGAGTTACTTCAAAAGCCATGTAAGAATCCTAAGTGTGATGATTGCAAATGCCGTTGTATGTGCGATGGTGGTTGCCGTTATGAACGTTACTTAGAATTTGGTGATGAATGGGAATATAACTTCCTTGAGTCTACTTGTATTATGATGCACGTATACTATGACACTATTAAAGAATGGTTAGACTCTTTAACTGAAGAAGAGACTGAACGTTTATATGAAATTATAAAACGATATAAAGCATACCAAGCTGAATATCATTCGGAGGTGGAATACTAATGCTTAACTACGTTCCTGAACGAATATATGAAGTATTAAAAGATGAACCTAAGTTTAATGAATTAACTGAAATCATCACTGACCGTTTCTCCAAACTAAGTACATTACTTGATGTAGTTATGTTTGATACTAATGCAAAGGCAGACAAAGAAATCTATGACTACTACGTTAATACTTTAACTGAGTTAGTCAATGAGAAATGTCCTGAATATGCATTACAATTACACGTTACTTTAATGCAATCTGATAAGAATGAGCTATTAGGATACTATGATGAACGTCATAAATATGATGCTGAAACTACAATGTATCTTTTATCTTACTTAATTAATTGCTCTTATGATGACTATACATTCCCACAATTCCAAAAGACATATGTGGAAACTTATGAAGCTACACCAATTGAAGTACGTAATAAGTTCTCTGATTATATTCATCTCAAATATATTAACTCTAAAGTTGAACGTTATGCTATGTATGATGCTCCAAGAGATGGTACTTATTTAATTAAAGTAATTGATCTTTTGAAAACTCTATATGAGACATTCAAAGATATTGTAAATGATATTAACGTTCTTAAATATTGCTTTATTGAAATCTTAGATCATTCTCTAACTAATGCATTCAAGTTTGTAGATAATGATAAACTTATCTATAAAGCAGTTCAACAATTAGAGATTCCAGAAGAGTTTGAAGATGGTGACTTTAAAGGCACATCCATTAACGAACTTGGTATCTTGGATAAGAAATTTGAATTAGCTGTAGCTTCTCGTAAATGGGTAGATGCTATTCAAAAGTATAATGATGTATTAGACTGGATTGAATTGGCTTTACTTCATCCAGAAAAATTATATCGTACTCTTATTATCTATGATAAAGTTATGGCACCAAACTTCTGTGCTATTCTACGTAGATATGTAAGATTATCTACTGAATTCTTTAACCGTGCCGGTGAAAGAGAAATTAATCTTAATCCACAAGATAGAGAGTTTATCTTAAAACCAAACTATGAAGGATTAGAAGTTTCCAATTTGGAAACAACTCTATCTTTCAACCGATTAACTAAACACATGGATGATTGGTTTGAAAACAATGATATCTCTTTAATGGCATTTAGAGCATGGTACTATAATATCTATAAGAATGGATTGAACGAAGCATATGTACAATTGTCAGAAGATTAATATAAAGTCTATTGAAGACTTTACTTTATCTACTCTGGAATTAGACGTGGCGCAAGTCTGCAATATGGCTTGCGCTTATTGCTATCTCAGAGGGAATACTAATGAACCACAGAAGTTTGATCGTTGGGATGACTTATATGAGTTATTAAGAAACGTCAAATTAGCAGATAAACTTACTATTGGTCTAACTACAGGAGAATTATTCCTAGATGAGACTGTAGAGTATATTTATAACTCAGTGAAGAAACTAAATAAGATTAATAGATTCTCTGACACTGAGATATTGTATAGATTGTATTCTAATGGGTCTAATGCTAATAGTATAATTGATGTCTTTGATTATATTGGATCTAATAAAACTATGATTAGTATCTCTTATGATGGTAAAGACTCTACTAGAGTATTTAAACCAAATAGAGATATAGATATTACTAAACAACTAGAGATCTTAGCTGACTCTAGATATAGTGATAAGATTATCATACGATATGCATTGCATAAGAATATTCAAAATATGTTTGATACATTTAAGTTCATCCATGAACTTGGATTCAAGAATATTGAATACTATACAGTGAATAACTATGATAGATATAGAGATCAAGACTATATTGATACCTTTATTGGTCAATTAGAAAAGACTCTAGACTATTTTGATGGATCTGATTTTAAGATCTATAATATCAATAAATATAAAGAGCTTAAGACTCCTAGACGATTATGTGAATATGGGACTTCTTTAGCTATAGATTTATATGGTAGACTTACCATGTGTCCATTATCTTTTGGTGGTGATGTCATTGATGAGACTACTATTGACTTATCTGATTACAAAAATCTACCTGATCTGTATAACAAATTCCAACAGGAATTCATTATAAATAGATCTAAACTAGATTGTGCAACCTGCAATAATCAGCTATGTGAAGAATGTTGTTCATTTAGATCTATTCCTAAGAGTGAGAATAGACTTTATCAACAATGTAAACTTAGACATGCTGAATTAGCAGTTTATGATAAATTATATAAGGAGTCATCAAATGTTTGAAAGATTTGATGCATTAGTATATAAAGTCTCTGAGTATTGTAACTTAGATTGTGTTTACTGTTTCCAGAAGCATGATGTTAAAGAACGTACTAGAGGCTTTACATACTTTGATGAATTAATTAAGTTACTTATAACTTTACCATTAGCTGATGACTTTGAAGTCAAAGTTACTGGTGGTGAGTCTAGTCTTCATTGTGATAAGATTAGACAAGACTATAAGAAGTTTAAGAAATTAGAGCGTTATAAAGAGACAACTATCAATATGACGACGATTTCTAATGGTAGCAATATAGGTGGTCTGATAGACCTTTGGGATGACCATATTTTAGATCCATGGGGTTGTAAGATATCCTGGGATGGTATATATAGTGCATCAAAATCAAGAAAGCCAAAGAATATTAAAGTTTTCAATGATGATTATTTCAATAAAGCTATTATTGATTTAGGAAGATCAGATTACCATGATAAAGTTCTAGTTCGTACAGCTTGTACACCTGACACTATTGATAATCTATATGATGCATATAAATTTGCATTAGATAATGGTTGCTATAAGTGGGAATACTATCCACTATCAGACTGTGATTACTATAAAGATCCAGACTTCTTAAAGAAATTTGAAGAGCAACTTTATTATATCTTTGAAGAGAATGCTAGAGAAGAAAATGATGATAAACTAGTTGCAAATGTCGACACAATGTTGTATACTAAATATGCTGGTGTTAAAGATAAACTCCGTGCTATTAGTTGTCGACATCTAGGTCATTTCCTTCATGTTGGTATAGATGGTTCATTATATCCATGCGGATATTTCTCTGATGATGCATTCTATGAAAACCAAACAGTTAAGATTGGTGATGTATTCACTGGATTATATCCAGAGGTAATTGAATCTTTCTCTAAAGAATATAGTCAAACTCCAATGTGTAGTATCTCTGAAGATGATGGATGTAAATGTTATCATTGCTTTGAATGTCCAGCTGTAAGTAAATTCTATAAGAATAACTTACAGAATAAAATGAGACAACAATGTGCAATGAGACATATTGAGTCTAAAGTATTCAATGATGTATACAAAGACTATACTAATGATAAAGAACGAATAGTACGAAATTTCTCATACGCTGGCTTCTAAACATGTAAATATGGTTTTGGGTTAAACCGTAGAATAATTTAATATGTAAAAGGAGAATTAGTATGAGTACTACTAGAACTTTTGTCAAGAGACAATCTATTAAAATGAAAGTTTTTAGAGTTGCTAAAGCACTCTTTAAACCAATCTATATTTTGAAGGCTATAAGAATCCTTTTAACTATTCTTATACCAAAGAAAAAGAAATAAACTATTACCCCATAGGAGTTTTATCTCCTATGGGGTTATTTTAACATTTAGATAATCATAAAAGGAGGATTAAACTATGGCAAAACTTAGAGACACAGCCGTTAAAGATAACTTAAATATTGCTGGTAGTGTAGTGGCTGGTGGTAAAGTATTATCCGTTGAAGGTCATACTCATACCCCTGCAAACATTACTGGTTTAGATACATATATTAATCAAAAAATCCAAGCTGCTGGTGGTACTGGTGGAAGTGGTACCCCTGCAGCACCAACTGGAGATATTAATGCTAAGACACTAGATGGTCACCCAGTTAGTGATTTTGTTTTAAAAACTGAATCTACTACAACTACTACTGGTGGTGGTACAGTATATTCATATAAAAAGACTCTAAAATTTACATCTCCTACTATGCAAATTACAATACCAGAATCTATGAGTGGTGCTACTATTAAAGTAACTGATAAGTTCTCTACAAAAACTTTTAAAAAGAATAATACATACAACCAATACCTTCCTACGATGGAGTTATTTGATTTTCCAGATAGAGAATTATATAATTATTCAGCATATGTACCAACTTACTGTGTAAATAATAATATAATTGCGATATCTGGATTATCCCATGATGAACTTAAAATAACTATAGAAGTCTTATCTATCACTCCTATTACAGAAGATATCAAAATATCTACGGATATAAGTATAGGAGGATGGAGATCATTTAATATTGATAAAATATCATTTACAAATTTAGGGTATACTATATATGATGCAAATAAAATAGTATTTACACCACCAAAAGGTCTTAGAACAGTAAATTCTAAATTAGAAGAATATACCACATTATGTCTATATGGTCAAGTAAAAATTTTAGATTTAGATAATAATCTAACTGTTAGAACTTATAATGGATCACTATACAGTTATAATCCAGATAATGTACAATATAAATCTGCACGTATATATAGTAAAGGGGTTAATATATATTTTATTAGCGGATTATCTAAAAATATTATAGTTAAATCTGATCAAGGTATTGTATATTATGATACTTCAAATATTTCTAGTAATGCAACCCCATCGAGAGATAGTGCTGATAATGCAGAAGGTGAATACAACTTAATCAGTATGAAGAAACTAGTAGGTAGCTCTAATAGTTCTGGTGGAACTATATCCGCTACTATTAATGGTGTGCAATTTGATGGTAAGACTAATATAACTACACCGGCAAGTAAACTAATTACCCCAGTTCATATTAATGGTGTAGAATTTGATGGATCTCATGATATCACTATCCCAGCACCAACTAATGCATTAACTTTAGGCGGATTAGATTCCAGTCAGTATATTAAAGCAACTGATGTTGGTAATGCTGCAGGGAAGATTCCTAAATTTGATAATGATGGATTCCTAGTATATCCAGATGGTTCTAAGGAGCGGATTGAAAATGCCTAAGCTTAATAAAGTATTAGCAATTTATGACAGAGATGGTAATCGTCAAGCAATCCCTCTTTATAGTTCTCTAAGTGATGTAAATAACTTAGGACGTCATATTAAAGTAGCTGGTATTGGTGACGCTTACTATCCATTAACTGAAAACTTATCTCACCAAAATGCATCTAAGAAGACTGTGGTTATTGGGACTAAAACATATAAAGCCTTACTTGCTCTAGATGAAACTCCTTCTAATGGGATAAGAACTATATTAGATGCATTAGACTCAAATGGATATATATCTCCAGAAAATTCTAATAAATTAGAAGATATAGACCGAAGTGTCGGTGGTGTAGTTAAGATTAACCATAATACTAATATGGATGATTATAACTTTGCTGATATGTTTAGTAACGGTACAGTAGTTAAGTTAGATGACTATTCTGATAAATCAAAGAAAATTGATTATTTAAGTTTAATTAAATTTAGTGATAGTGATATAGAAATGACCTATGAAGTACCAGTAAGTGCATTATTATATTCACCATCGAGTCTAGATAATACTGGTAAATTAACAATATTAATGGCTGATAGCTATAATTATGCAATTGATTCTTTATTTAGTGGTCCGATAATACTTAATGTTCATGGAGATATTCAATTCTTAGGCAAATATACTGATGCAATGATAAAGAGAATGTTAATTAATTCGGCTAATAGTCATCTTACTACTAATGAAATTATAACTGGTCATAGTAGCCATATAAATAAAATCAAACTTGGCACTGATACAATTGATCCATTAGCTAGCGGTTCTTATAATACTATTGAAATATCTGGTTGTGATATTAATGAGTTAAGTAATTGGAACTTCACTACACTTGTATATCAAAATCCTAGTGACGCTACATGTAATACATTCATAGCTCCAGTTACTAAGTATAATGAAAGTAATATAGATTATTTATTTAGAACTGGTAGAGATACAGTTAGAGATAAGTCTGTATTAACTGGAAACTCAAATAGATTTGACAAATTCTATGTGGTGATGAATCCTACAAGTAAAAAAAATGCATCATCTGATCCAGCATTATTAACTTATCAGTTTAATATCATTGCTCATGATACCACAGGAGCTAAAATTGAATTAGCTAAGTTCTATATCATTGCTCCAGTTATTAAAAATATAAGTAGTACTGATTATACAACTGCAGTTGCATCTGAGAAGACTACTATAACTGATGGCGATATTATTGCAGTTGATTATAATAAATTTAAAGCTGGAGTAGTTCCTAGTGTTAAAGTTATATTCGGTAATGATATTCTTCATACTTTATTGATAACTCCAGAAGTGGACGAGAATACCTATAATCTATATTATAATATAAGAACTATTAAGTCAGATATTCTCGTTGATGGTAAAGCTAAATCTCGTACATTGATTTGTAATTTAAAAACAGGTCAATTTGGTAATATTAGTAAGTATCCTGGAACTGATAAACCATCATTGAATTTTACAGTAAATAATATGCTTAATATTAAACAGAATTCTAAATTTACTGATCAGTATCCATATAATTTCATGATACTATCTACAGATCCATCTATTAAAGATACTTTATTAGATAATACTGATTTATTCTTATTCAATGTATTTAATATAATGAATGAGCCTGGATATAATCAGTCCTCAAATTGCGTATATTATCAAAATTATATAAGTGAATCAGATGCTGGAGATTTTATGTCTATACTTATGAGATCAAAAGATGAAAATAGATATACTCCATTAAGTTTAACTAAGATGATATAAAATATTCCCAGAAGGAGTTTAAACTCCTTCTGGGTTATATATTATTAAGGTGATTCATATATCTTATATTTATTTCAAGGAGGAAAAGTATATGAAAATTTTTAGCGTATGTGCAAGAGTAGACTATCAAGGTCAAGATGTTATCGACTTAGGGCTATTTAAGTCTTCTAAAGCTGCTTTATTAGCAATGAAAACATTCATCGATGAACATGTTCGAGCTGCTAATAAAATTAGTGTAGAGCTATTTACCTTTAGCGATAACACTTTGAACGAAGATGCTAGTCTTCCATATACGACTACTGATCTTATGTACAATCCTAGTACTAAGAAGTATGATGATCTAAATCCAGTATTATTTGTATAATACTGGTTGGAGGGAGAATTTATCTCCCTCCTTTATTTTTTTTTGTAAAAATATCCCCATAGGAGTTCAACTCCTATGGGGAATAATTTTTTTAGTATTTAATTAATGGGTATAAATTAATGTGATCTGGATGAATACTATTTCCTCCAGAGTATACACTAGAAGATCTAGATGCATCAAATTTTAATTTTTTACCATAATTTCTTCTAAGATTTAGTGTTTGTGCGCTACCATCTGTTAGTTCTGTATCTTTAACAAATGCACCAGATGCATATTCAATACCAAGTGCCCCATCGGTGCGGATTGCCATTTCGCCGGTAATTCTAGGAGCACTAGAAGTAGCGAATTTACCAATATCATTAGTATCGACATCTGCCTTTAAATATACGTATCTATAATCTGGCAAGAAGAATTTATCAGAACCAGATTTTCTGAATAGACCACGTTTATTTGTATCAGTTGTCCATAGACCATTATTTTCTGCAAAGTCATAAAGTCTAGGATATCTAGATTTTGCAACTTCAGCGCCATCAGCTACTACATAGCCATTAGCTTTATATGGAAGTAAAACTAATTCACCAACTAAATGAGCATCATCTCTATCAAAGTATTGTACTACGGAATTACCTTCCAAGTTAATAACTGCACCGATAATATTACTATTACTACTTAATGTACGAGCATTATTATCATTCACAGTAACTGCATTATTAGATACAACTTGATATGCTTTACCTTGATAGATGAATTTTTCACCTTTAGCGAAAGTTGCACCATTAGTCCACATTCTATATCCGGATTGCAATTCTATATATCTGACAAAATCGGAATTTATAGTATTAGCTACTTGCTGTTTAATATTATTAACTGTCTGAGTCAATGTATCTTTAGTAGTATTAACTAAACTAGTTAAGCTAGTCTTAGCAGCTTCTAATGCATCAGAATTAGCAAACTCAACCCAGTCATTAATATTGGAATTACCAACAGCAAATTTAACTTTTTTGCTTCTTGGATCATAACCAAATTGACCAGTGAAGCTAGGAGTCATGTTAGTATTACCATGGATATTGAAATGATCCACAGAATCATAACCACCTCTACCATCAGAGATATAATATTGAGGACCGCCATATCTTTGAGATAGGCGTGTACCAATGATTTGACCTCTAGTAGTACCAGTTTGCCATACATTAGTTCCAACTTCTTGGAATCTAACTGTACCGCCACCACCAGTTTCATTAGCAGTATTCTTATTAACTGTACCATTTACATAAATATCACCATCTGTAGCATAATATACAGTAGGGATATTTGCATCAACTACGTTATTAGCTCCAGTTACATTTACACAAGATCCTTCAGCAGATCTAATCGCATGTGTAGCTTTACCAGAATAAGTACAGTTTTCTAATTGTACGTTAGCAGTGAATGCATCTATATGGAAGAAACTAAATCCATTATTTGCATTAATCTTATCAGCTAACTTACTATTCATATTCATAAATCTACATTTGATAAATTTGGCAGTTGCATTAATAATTTCAATATTAGAGAATTCACTGATATCTCTAATATATTGATCACTCAATGCACCAATATCAAATGTAATATTTTCAAATACAACTCGATCAGAGTTACTGATATAAATTGCAGGTAAGATTACAGGTTCAGTACCACCATTTATTACACGTACTTTACCCTTAAGACCAATGAATTGAAGTCTTTGAGGAATATTATATCCAGGATTAACGAGGTTATAGTTTCTAGCATCATCAACATAGTTACCAGGTGCGATATTAATAACTATCTCTTTCATATAATCCATATGAGCTAATCTTACAACATCAGATAAGTATTTAACTGGAGTTGCTTTATCACCAGTGAATACATCACCAGTATAATCTTTATTTACAAAGATTTGACCATTAGCTTCTGTAAGTTGATAAGCTACATTATCAGGATAAGCTCTAGTTAATTTATTATTATAAGATACACTATCATTATCTGCTTTATATGTGATATGAATATCTTCAGATTGATTACCTAAGAGATATACATTAGCCCCCATATCAAATAGATTAGCTTGATAGTTGAATCTTAAAGCATCAGATGTAATTTGATATCTATTTGCAGTTACTACAGCATCAGTTGGATTCAATTTCTTGAAAGACCAAGGCATATTAGTGATAGAATGATGGTTAGATTTAAGCAAGTCTACATTAGCTGGTAATGTAGGAGCAAATCTATTCATCATAGCAAGACCACCATCTGCTTGAGTTACAAAGTTACGACCAATATAAGATACTGTTAAACCAATACAAGTATTATTATAGTCGCCATCTACCCAGTCAGCATTATGAAGTCTAATATCATCTTCGCTATTATTATGGAATAACAATGTAGCTCCATGGAAATCTTCTTCCCCTGTAGGAGCTGGAGTCATTCTAATAGCATTTCGGTCAGCTGCAGTCTTATGAGAGTTATATATATCTTTGAGAGATTGAGCTGGCATACCAAATTTACCAGGAATACCATTAGGGTATTTAGATACATCTTGTACATACACTTTCTCAACTAACTTCTCGTTCATTAATCTGATAGCATTACCATAATGATCTTTATGCCAATGAGTGATGAGTAAGAATTCAAACTTAGTGATATTATTTTCTCGCATAGTAGATTTGATAGAGTTTATCCCACCATCACCGATACTACTATTAAAGCAGTCAATAATAAACCAGTATTTCTTATCAACACCAACGATTGTACAATCACCGATATCTTGTTTATCTTGATCTCCTTCTTGGCGAGGACCAAATTTAGGGAAGATAACGTCTAAAGATTTAGCTTGCGCTACTTGGGAACGTTTCTTTAAGTCTTCTATTGTTTCACCAAGAGAACGAGTTAAGGATTCAAAGTCTGGACGTGTAATAGTAACTTGAGAGTTATTAGTTGCACGAGAACGAGCCACTTTATATACTACTATCTCAATTACATCACCTTTATCTGCAGTATAACCTACAAGGGAGATACTCTTAGATTCAGAAATGAATTGATAGTTCTTACCTTGGATGAGTCGTACACCATTATGGAATACTTCTAATCTATCCACTCCAGGATCATAGTTAAGTGTATTAAATCTGAATACATTTTCACCATCAGCTAATACTGCATAGGAGTATGTAGTACTATCAATTAGATATGGTAAGCCATTAGTTACATAGAAGCGTTCAGAGATATAGTCATACTGTAAGTATAATTCATCACCAGCTTGAATTTCATTAGCTTTAGCTGGCTCAAAACCAACAAAGATTGGAATAGCTTTACCATCAACTCTAAGAGTTGGGTTATTACCAACATTAGCATGGAAACGTACACTAATTACATTACCATCAAGTAATTTATACTCATTAGGTAATGTAGTACCCATATTAACGTTATCATCTTTAGTAACGCATCGAGTAATAATACCACCACGGTCTAATAATGCATTCATTTTGTCATAAAGACTTTTAACTGCTGCACTAGAAGCTACAGATGTAGTATCATTAGATGTATAGCTATGACTATACTTTTGCATTCTATCGATAGGCACAGTACCCTTATTGAGATATGCACCATCGATATAGTTCATAGTCTCAAGTTTAGGAGCTTGAGCATTATAAATAAAGTAGAAGTTGATTGTACGACCAGCTTCAACTTCTTCTTGGAATGTAATTTGATTAGCTTCAATAGAGTAACGGTTAGGATATATTTGAAGAGTACCAATGAATACTAAGAGCATATTAGGTTGATCAAAGTATCTTTCAAATGGTACTGGGATATCAAACGTTTTACCTTTTTTAGTTACTACAATAGAATCAAATGCAGATGCGATATGAGAGATTTGTCTAACTTTAGCTTCTAAAGTTTCACCATCATCTGTGTATACTTGAGAAGCAATAGTCATAGGTGCAAATCGTTCTTCACCTTTAACTAATGTAGTTGGAGTTACATTTTTATAGTCACCTAGAAAACGTGTAATCTCAGTAGTAGCTACAACATTTTTCCAAGCACTAGTCCAAACATAGAATAATTCGGACTCTTTAATATAGTAAATAAGATCTGTACTTACTTGGTCGTTATTAGATAAACGATATCGTTCAGTATCAGTATTTACTATTTTAAGTTTATTTGTTTTAAATCGGATGTCATGGGCTACATCATAGAATACTTCTTCAGTATCAGTGGTGTAGATAAATTGACCTTCCGAGATTGGCACCTGAGAGAGATGAGCTCGTTCGGTAGCCAAATATTTTAAAGTTGCCATGTGTAAGATACCCCTTTATTAAATAGTATTATCAGTTGCAAGATCTTTACCAATCATACCAGCAGCTACTGAATAGAACCAGTTTACGCCACGGTCATATGTAACAAGACGAACCAATTGAGCTTCTTTATTTTTACTAGGAATGATACGTCTAGGAATTTTAACTTGAACCCCATCAGCTCTAGTAATAAAGATATTGATAGCATCTGTACCAATATTTTGAGGATCTAGAATAAGAATAATTTCTGCAGTAGATTTATCTAAACCTACAATGGTAAATGATGGATTAGCACTATCCAAGATAAAGTTATAAACTCTATCAGGACGAATTACTTTATTACTACCACCAGCTAAGTTAACTTTAGCTTCTTGAGGTAAGTTTTCTTTATTTGTATTATAGTTTTCTAAACCTTTAACACGAGGTAATGGATCTTCTGCATTAAGAAGACCAGTTACTTTAGCATTAAGTTGAGAGAAACTATTAGTCAAAGTATTAGTTGTAGACTCAAGATTAGCAATATTACTTGTAAGGTTAGGAATACCTTCCAAAGATTGAGTTCTAGCTTTTAAGTCAGTTAATGTAGGAGCGATATTAAGAGAATCAATAGTGTCCAAACGACCTAATATACTAGTACGAATTTGAGTATTCTCATTATTATATGCTTTAAGAGAACCAATCTCTTGGTTCATATTAGTAAACTTAGTTTCAGTACTATCGGATAAATTATTTAATTTACCATTCAAAGTATTGATAGAAACACTATAGTCTTCACCTTGCTCTAAGTTAGCAATACGTTGTTGTAAAGCTAAGATTTTAGAGTTAGGATCACCTAAAGCTTTAAGTTCATTAACTTTACCTTCAAGAGTATTTACTCTTGAACCATAATCTTCACGAGCTTCCAATACAGTAATTTTATTACTTAATTTATTAAGCTCTAGATCTGCAGCATTCTTAACACCTGTAATCTTAGTATTAAGATTATCATTAGTAGTGCTAATTAATGTATTTAAATCATCTAATCTACGAGTAGCCGCATCAATATCAGTACGTAATACTGGAAGATTAGAGTATTGATTAGCTGTGAATTTAACAGCAGCTACGTCATCTTGAAGTTTCTTAAATTTAGCAGCATCAGGTGGTGCTGTTTCTTCTAAGTGACGTACACGTTCTACAATATCTGTATCTGTACGTTGTACCCACTTAACGATATTACCATCTTTAACTGGGTAAGTATTATTAGCTGCATGACTAAACCCATTGATTTCGATAGTACCAGCATAATCAACAATAGAATCATTATCGAATGTAATTTGTGGTACACGATATCTCTTTACAGGTTCATCTACAGTATTTAGATTATATTTGGAAAGATGTTTAATATAACCATCTAAGTTTACAATACCAACGCCTTCTACGTTGAATGTATAGCTAGATAGGTCTACATTCTTTTCAACTTCTTTTAGAATATTTCTTGTTATATCGAATATAACAGATTTATCTTCGGCGGAAACTACATAGAGTTTACCAGTCTTATAATCAAATAAGATTTCTTTTTTCTCAGCCAGGAAGCGAGAATTATAATCTAATGCTATAAGAGGAAGACGAGTCCCTTTATAGTTAGAAGTAGCCATATTATACCTCCTTGCGAATATGTATTTTAATTACATTAATGTTCAAAATATAAGCGGATAGGGATTTTGACATCCCTATCCGGTATATATTATTCTCTGATTACATTAGATGCATCAAATATATTAGTTTGGAATAGATTATCTGTTTCACTTTCATCGACAGCAATCTTAGGTAATTCTTTAAGGAATACTGGAGTATCACGTTCTTCAATAGCTTCTTCAGAAACTACATTAGATACACCAGGATCACCTGCAAGTTGAGATTCAGTCATTTCTTCATTTAAACCAGTGTAATCAATATCAGGATTGTTGATATGAGTTGCATCTAAAGCATTAGATAAGTATACGTTAGTATCAACGTTAGTCAATAATACTTTATTATTGTAGCTCAAACCAAGTACACCACCAAATTCAGATTCAGCTTTATTTAAAGTCATATCAGTTTTGATAGCATTTCTACCAACTCTAATTGTATAAGATTTACCAGGCTCAACTTTAATATAAGAACTTGTTTCTGGTGCAATAGAAGACACTGCTCTAGAAACGTTTACGCCATTAATAAGCATCAAGTTAACTCTATTACGATTTTCAGGAGCTTTACTTGAGTTAATAGCATTCTCATCATTTCTATCTACAATACCAAACTCAGTTACACCGCAGCCATACATAGTACCATTACTGCTATAATGAATTTCATTACCGTCATTAATAGTATTAGCAACTCTAGAATCATATTCATTAGTGAGTCTATCATAGAAAGTACTCAACTCTATAGATTCAATATCACCAAGTTTAGGTACTGGTGCTACAGAGAAGTTAGTACTACCATAACCACAGAATTGGAATGCTGCTGGATATCTTTCAATATCTTCAGTAGTTATCATCTTATTATAACCACTACATAATGTAATGATAATTTCACCTACATTATCAGGACAGATCCAATATTCTTCACCAGGTTTAGTAAAGCTTTGATTGAATTGTAAGTTAAATTCATCACTATACATTTCTTCTAAGCTATTAACAAATGTATCTGGTTTAGTTAATGTATCACCTTTATAGAAGATAGGCGTATTATCACGATCAGAGTCAAAGTCAATACGATATTTTAAATGATATTGACTAATATCAGTATCAGCTGTAGTATAAGCAATATTGATGAAGCCATTTTGTGGAATGGTTAACTTATATTTCAAACCAGGATATACTTTGACATTTCTGATAATTTCTTTTTGATAGAAGTAACCAGAAGTCAATCTACCTTTAGAGTCTTCTGTTTCAGTTTTACGTAAAGGTTTCATAGCTGGAACAAAATCATTTACTTCAGGTAATCCACCAATAGGTTTCTTATAGATTGGTTGACTAACTAGGTTAAGATCAGTACCAATATTTTCATCAATATAAGCTGCCACCTCTGTAGGTAAGATATAGCTTACTTCACCGAATTCAATATCTTTAGATCTTAAGTAACCCAATGTAGTTACTGCAGTACTTATAGGTTTAAATCTACTAGAAGATGCAATAGTCTTAAGCTCTAACATAGATACATCTTCAGGGCAAGTAAATGTATATTTACCAGGAGCAATATACTTATTAACTGTAGTAGCTAAGCTATAGATAGATCTATTCTTGAACGTACTTGCATCATAAGTATACACAAATGGTAATCCTTTATTGATACCATGAGATGTATAATGAGTTCTAATAATATCATTAATGATAGCTTCTTGTGAAGTATCAGGAACGATATACTTTTCAAGATCCGTTACGTTATTATAGATATTGAATAACTTATTGATATCTTCATTAGACACTTGGTTCATAATGATATCATAGTCAGAGTTAATATCTTTATACTCAGCTAATTCTGGAATAGATGGAGTATAATCCAATACTAATGTATTGAAACGTGTTTGAACGTCAGATTTTAATCTAATGATATTATTCGCAACGTTCATGATATTATCTTTATTGATCTTCTTACCATTGATAAACATGAAGTAGAGTTTATTATTTAATAGATGATCTAAGTCATTTCTATTCAAATATAAGTATCCACGTTCATTAATCATTGGATGTTGTACATCTTCACGTTCTAAACTTCTATTCTTTTGGTTAGCAATGTAGAAGTATAGGAAGGATAATGTTTGACCAGCCTTCAATGCATCATTATAGTTTCTTAGAGTGATCTTATTCAAATCTTTATCTAATACATAACGAGATGCATCAATGAAAGTTTGATTAGCAAATACCATTAAAGAGTTACCAAGTTTAAGATAGTTCTCAAATGGTAATGGAATATCAAATTCAGTTTGACCATCAACTACTGCTTCTTTATCAATTACTTCTTTAGCAATTACCATATAGTCAGAGTCTGCTAAAGTAAATGTAACTTGACGATCAGTGGTAGTGATTATACTATCATCAATGAATGTAATAGTATTCATTGTCTTAGAGATAGTATATTGAGATTCTCTGATGAATGTACTACCAACAGTTACGATGATTTTCTTATCCATAAGCATAGAGTCAGCCCATGGGATATTAAATGTACGTTGACCATTTTCAGTACATGCTACAGACTCAGTTATAAACTTAGTATATTTAGAGTTATTAACTACACCACCAATTGTAGCAGTCTCAGTGTCAATATTTTCAGTGTATACAAAGATGAATGTAACTGTACGTCCTTCACGAACAGCATCTTCACGACTTAAGAATCGTAAATCATTACCAACTACTTCATAACGACGATTATCAACATAAGTATCACCAATTACACAGAAGAATTTACCAGTCTTCTTATCAAAGTCATGTAATGCTTTAGGTAATTTAAATACTAGCTGACCATCTTGCTCTGCAAATACTTCTTCAATAGCAGTCTTAACAGATACATTTTTACCAGTAACAAAGTTGAATACTAATTCTTGACCTAAGTCTAAACCATTAGTTGTAAGTAACTCAACAGTATTAGCTTTAATATCAATATAATACTCAGCATCATTTAAGAATACACCATTTCTAATTAAGAAGAAGCTATTTTGATCTTCAAAGTATTTAGCATATGGTAATGGAATAGTAAACTTAAGTTGGTTATTCATAGTAGCTCTAACAGATACTGCAGAAGTACCAACTTTATTCTTTTGATCTGGATAGATGAATACAAAGATCAATGCAGTACCAGCATCAATACCTGTATCTTGGTCAAAGAACTTAATTTGTTTAGTACCTTCCATGATTTCATATCGTTTAGGGTTTACATAGATACCACGATATGTGACAAAGAAGAATCCTTCAAAGCCTTCTGGATATGGAATATCAAACGTCAATTGATTATCTCTAGTAGCCATAACAAATTGAGGATCGATATTTAATACATCATCTTCTTTAATACCACCATATGGATTATTTTCAATCATTTCATTATATAAGAATACGAAAGTGATTTCACGACCATATGCTACATAGTCTTTAGGATCTTTAAATACAATAGTACGACCAATTACGTTATATCTAGATTGGTCTACCAATACAGAGCCACGTAATAATAAGAAGCTATTCTTATTTAATAAAGAAGATTTAGAAGGGAATGGAATAGCAAACACTGGTTGTTGGTTTACAGTAGCTTTTAATGTAACTACATCAACACGGTTTGTTTTACCAATATCAGTATAGTTAAAGTCATAAGGTAAATAGAATATATCTACTCTATCACCCTTCTGAGCAATACGACGTAGATGAACACAGACTTCAGTAGCTGTATTTTCTACTTCAGGGACAATAACTCTATACATATCCTTACTTAATAGACGACCATTGTGGAATACAGCGAATCTATCTTTATTCAAGCAAGGGATAAAGTCTCTACCAAAGAAGTAACGTACTGTAGGTTTAGTAATATTAAAGTGCTGGTATTTAAACTGATTCTTAGCAGCCATATAAATAGTCTTACCATAGTATGCTGGGTTAGTGAATGTAACAGTTTTATTATCTTTATCTAAAGTATACTTAACGTCATAGATAGTACGTTTATTGTATGGAAGTTCTTTATAGATTTGATCTTCAGTATAGTTAGCAAATACCATTAGATCTTCATACTTGATGGTAGTGTTTTCGATAGTATTATTATCTTCAGTACACTCTACTTTCAAGTAGTTATTATTTACTCCAGTGAAGTAAGTAAATTCAAATTCATCATAGTCAATGATATCATTGATTTCTGCATTAGTAATAGGAATTTGGAAGTCATTATTAACGTATCTAATACGATCATATAGATCCCATAGTTCACCATTCTTATAGATGATTACAAATGTCTCTGGAGATTTATGATACCCTCTAGGAAGAGATAATACATTATTAGCGATTTGAGCTTTTAGTTCTTTACCACTAATAGATCTAGAATGAATCTTTAAACGCTTCTCATAGAGTTTATCAAACATAGAAGAATTATAACGACTGATATATCTAATACCAGAAGATACATTGTCTTCATAGTCTGTATTGTATTTATATTGGAAGTCAAAATCACGACCTAATGCATTAACATCTAGTGCAAGCATTTCATTTTCAGGTTCAGTGATAAGACTCTTTAACAAATCCTTATTTTCAGGAATAGTGATATTGCTTCTATTATGATTAGTAATATCACGATAGAAGTATTTAACCTGTAAGTCATAAGTTAACGGATCACCATTATTCATAGTGATGATATTAAGATTCTTAATATCAGGATCTATTGTTTTATCAAATAGACCATTAGCCCAGCATAAGAAGTTATTCTTAGTGAGCTTATATTTAGCATCAAAGTCTAAATCACGGTTATCAACTCTACCACCAGCTAATACTTTAAAGAAGCCAGTCTCTAATTTAAGAGTAGTGGTATCTAAACTATATACAATGGAGCCAAATGGAGACAATTGACCATCTTCATCAAATCTGAATAACTCAGTATTTGGTTTAGGGATCTTTCTTGTCTCAGAATAGCTCATATAAGTGAATGGTAAGTTTACCATTTCAACTTTATCTATATGCAAAGGATTAAGATCCTTGACAGTATTCTTATCGCAAACGAGATATGTATATTTAGCATTCCGTACTACACGGAAAGTAGACCATTTTACATGGCGACCATTTACAAATAGCATAAATGGATATACTAAACCTTCGTTGACCGCATCAGTCATACGTTTATCGAAGTCAATAGTTTTCTTAGTTAAATAATTAAGACGGTAACGTACTCCAGTAATGCGAAGTACGTAGCCTTCTTTCTCATAAGTTACATAGTGACGAATACCTTTAGATACATAGTAGTTCATCTTATCCCAGCTAATATCAACTACCTCTGGGACGATACCTTTTTGCATCCCAGAGATATTTGTAGTGGAATAATTCTTAAGTTGATCAACGTAGTTATAAACTTCGTTATCGTAAGTTTTCATAGTATTGACCTCCGACATCTAGAACTGTTTTAACATATTCAGGAAGTCCACGGTTAGTCACCTTTTCAATAGTAGATTGATTATTTAAATAGCATCCAATATAGGCATTAGTCATCATAGCAGAGAATGCTGGGAAGTACTCTAATGCAAATAAAGCAGATGGAGAGTACATTTTAACCCATGTAGCAATTACTACTTCAGTAGTTAATTTATGGAGTTTCAAAGAATCTCTAAGCATAGCTACAAATGCATCTAAGTTCTTAAAGGAATCACGTTCCACATAGGACTCAATTAATTCAACTTCACGATCAGAGATACGAGCGATTTGTTTAGAGAATGCTGTATTATTAGCATAACCATATTTAGGATTATTGCTACCAATGATATTCTTAATGAAGTATTGGGAAGCAAGATACATAACACGGTTATGGATATTACTTACTGTATTCGTTTTGAATAAGTAGTTAATAATATTATTAAATAAGGAAGCAAAAGCATATGCACCAGATTTAACTAAATCGAATCGAGATACGATATTAGTAAAGCCAGCAAAGTACATCATGTTTACAGATGCTTCTAATAGATGAGCAACTAATTGTTTAATATTGTTGCATTTATATTTACCGCCTTCAAAGTCAATGATTTGAGTGCAGTCTACATAGATCAAGTATTTACCAGTGCCACCTTTAATATCTTTAGCAGTTAATACTCGAGTACTACGGTTTAATGGGTGTGTACTTGTATAAAGTACAATTTGCTTAGATTCCATTGCAGAGATTAAGAAAGAACCAACTTGTGTTTTCTTAACATCATATGCAATATCGGCAAAAGCTTCAGAATGGACGTCAATTTCTTTACCACCTTTGATAAAGCTTAAGACAGATTTTTCATATTCATCTTTATATTGGGAAAAGATAAAAGTCTCATTTATGAGTTTGAAATTCAACTGAGCCATTATAATCCTCCTTCGAAAAGTATCTTAAAATATTACTACAATGTTTAATTTGCAGGTGTATACACCCCTAGGAGACTTAACCTCCTAGGGGTGCAACTAAGTATGTGTTTATAACAATGGAGACACACATCTAAAATGAATACAAGAAAACACTGGCTGTCACTGTTCTCATTATGATATATGTGTAATATAGTCGGCGAAACTATATTACTATTAAGTTCTCTAAGTAATTCTTTAATAATGCCCAGACATATAGATACAAAGGAGGAGAATTTATGTTTGAATCTAACCTAGATGAGGTACGTATAGGTACTTATGAGCATGGAGAAAACAAAGTTCCAAGTGTAACTCAAGTACTTAGTCATATAAATGAAGACTATATCGCTCAATGGGCAAACTCATTGGGATTTAAAGGTATTGGGTATCGTAGAGAATTAAATAGATATGCCGTTGAAGGAACTAAAGTTCATAATGAGATTGAGCATTTCTTAACTGACGGATTATGTATGACAGATCCAGTAGATAAGACTATGGGATTTATGTCATTCATTCAATGGTTTAATGATTATGGATATGAGAAGAATATTCTTATTGAACCAATCATGTTGGAAAAATCACTTATTGGTAAATACTTCTGTGGGACTATAGATGCAGTTATGAAAATCGGTAATGAAGTTCATATTGTAGACTATAAGACCTCAAGTAATATTGGATATAAATACTTTATACAATTATCAGCATATAGATATCTGCTATCTAAGATAGGTATCCATATAGATAAGCTTACTGTATTACAGCTTAATAAGTATGAGTCTAAGTATAAGCAATATACTATAGATATTAAACAAAAAGAGGAGTTAGTTGATAGTCTATTCAATGGATTCATCAATACATTAAACTCATTCAATAGTATTAAGTTATTAAGAGAGATTAAATCCTCTGAGTTTGGAGTGAAATAATATGAGTGAATTATTTGGAAATATAGCATTAGCATCTTTACTAACTGCTGGTATAATTGGAGTTGGTGGATGTGCAATCAAAATCATCAATCTTGATTCTAAGATTGGTGATGCATTATTATGGATAACTGCATTCTTTGCAGGTGTAGCTGGGTTATCATTTATTGTTTTTGTATGGTTAATCACAGTATTTGGAGGACATACATGCTTTATTTATTGATGTTTAAAATAGCAGCAGCTTCACTTATAACTACATTAGTATTAGTTGTCATTACTCGTGGGTTAGATATAAATGATGGTATTAGTGTAACTATTGGTGGACTTGCATTAATAGTAACTTTACTGACATCTTTCTTAGCTGCGTGGATGTGGGTATTTAATATATAAGGAGTTTATAATGTTTTCTTATAAAGTAATGATAGTTTCATTTGCATTATTTGTAATAGATGCAGCAGTTCTATATAGTTTCTATGGTGAAGAAGTTTTATCTAATAGAGAAGAAAGAGTATTAATCTTAGTGGAGAAGTTATCTGCTATTCTATTTGGTATTCTCTTAATATCTTTAGCTGCAACAGTTTGTCAATTATTCGGTTGGGTGTGATAAAATATGTTTAGTCCAATATTGGAGACATTTAATATACCACAGCTACAGAAGTTTATAGTAATATATAAAGAACTTCTTCATGAGTATGACTCATGTCCTGTCTTAAAAAGTTTGTGGTACAAATATAAAATTTATAAATTAAGAAAGAGTATGTTTGCTTATATTGAGACAGCGGACATATACGAACTAATTGCTGGTATAGTTGGAATCCAACTAAACAATCCTCAAGATTATATCTTTTATATTAAGAATGATCCTACTGTAAGATATCAGATTAAACGTGTTCCAGGAAATGAATATGTTTTATTCGATATCACTGAAGGTCCTAAGAATGTAACTATTACAGCTGGACCAGCTCATCATCTTCTTCTTAATAAAGAGATCGATGCTAAAGTTACATATACTCTTTGGGTAGAACCTGGTAAGAAGTATGTAAGTGAGTTCAATATCAATAGATATAATGATAATGAGATTGATAAGTATTTAGATCCAGCAATAGATCCTAAATTGAATACAGATAGAATGCTTAGAGTTTGTGTTAAGTATTTTATGGAATGGGTAATAGATAAATAAAATAGTTATATATTATATACGTGATAGGATATCTAGTCCTATCACGTATTAATTTTATTTAAAGGAGACTGATAAAAATGACAGAACTAAAGAAACTTAATGAAAGGGATCTTATCTTATTAAGATCTGTAAAGCAATTTGGACATCAAATTGGGTATATGTTTAATACCATTCTAAGAAGCTATGATGCAGCTACACGATATAAGTGTAGACAGAATCTTAGAGTTATATTAGATAATATTGATAAACGACTTAGTTTATTCAAATGCCAGCTAAATCATAATGGAGGAGCTATTGTATCATTCTATAATAACTTACCTAGAGTAGTCGATAGTAGTCTTGGCTCAGTTAGCATTAGCTATGTTGATAAGACTAATAGTGAGACTTCATTTCGTTGGATGGAAGATTATGATATGCGTTATGTAATACGCATGCTACATAAAATCAGAAAACGTCTTATTGATATTTATAAATTCGATAAGACTAAACTCCCTAAGTTTAAAGGGAATGATCATACTATTGTAGTATATAAAAATGGTAATATTGACTATTTAGATTCAGAGTATCGTCAAAAGGACTTTGATAAATATATTAAGATATATGACTTATTAATCGGAAGTCCATTATTACAATCCTTCTACCCAAATATCAAATTTGAAGAGGGAGTTATGAAGTTCTATGATGGAAAGATATTATTATACTACGTTGATCCTAAAGAGAAGATGATAGTTAGTCTTGATGGTGATAACTCACGTACAGGTTATCTTTTAACTCCAAAAGAGTTGAATAAAGTTATTAACCGAATTAATAATTTAATTGATGGAGGTATTAAGTAATGGAAGATTTAAAGATGGCAGTTGAAGATGCTTCGTTATTTATCGTAAGAGCTACTATTATTAGAGATATTGTAAAGGATGTATATTCTCTTGGTAAAACTATTGAATGGGAATTAAGACATACTCCTGCATATTTTAGAAGAGGCAAAAAAGATTCATATAAGACTAAAGATATGAAAGTAACTTTATGTGAGCTTAAATTTCATAATGGTATTAGAATGCACATACAATTTGATCATGATGATGTTATTTATAATAAGCTATTTCTAATTATTGATAAAGATAACGATTATAGTGTAGATATACTTTCAACTAGTGTTAATGATTTAATAGAGGTTCGTGAAGATATACTAAATTTATTGTTAGATCTTATTAATAATAGGCATTATGATTATATAAACCCTGTTCTTGAAAAAGAGCACGCCATTATGATTTATGATAAGACAATATTTAATTCTATTGAATGTAATAGTTTCTCAGATAGAAATTATCGTCAACTAAAATGTAATAAAACTAAATATGTGTGTGAAGATAAAGAAATGGGTGCAATTATATGTCATGATTTAAAAGCAGCTTATGTTAAAAATGGTAAGGTTTTCATGGGGGAGATTTAAAATGAAAAAGGGTGTAACTAAGTATTTACCAGAGAGCGATCTAACTAGATTGCAAACTATTAGTGCTATTTGTCAAGATATTGGATATATCTTCAATAAAGTACTACGGTCTTATGATTCTAATAATAGATACAAAGTTAAGAATGTATTGCATGATATGTTTTTAGATCCTAAATGCAATATCCGTTTAGGTAAGACTAGATTGGGTATTAAAGACTCTGTACAAGTTCATCTTAATATTAAGAGAACTATTTTGACTAATATTGAAGAATATCCTCATGAAGCTCCTTATGTATCTATTAGATATCAAAATAGACTTAAGTGTGCTGATGTATGTTTAAGTGATATTAGATGTCTTAATCTTCTTACATTGATTCGTGAGCTAACTAATGTTAGAGATAGAATGGTAGAGAAATTTGATATTCTTAAATCTGAGTTGGATAAGTATAAACAACTACCTGCAATGATTGTTAAAGATAAACGTGATCGAATCACTAGATATAGACATGGTTCTGATGTACAAGATACATATGATAAGTATATCTTCATCTATGACAAGTTATATGATAATCCAGCTATGGCTGGAGGATTAAAATACTTCAAGGTTAATAAACTTGAAAAGACTTTAGAGCTTGGAGCTATTACAGATAGAGGATATCTATCTCCATCAGCTAAAGTAATAGTGACTAATATCGAAAGTGATTATAATCGATATAAGACTTTACTACCATCTGTAAAAGAAATTAATAATACTATTAAGTTTATTAGATACAACTGTGACTAAGAATACAGCCAAGGATTACTATGATCCTTGGCTTATTTTTTTATTAATTTAAAGACATTCATATAACAAAGGAGGAGATGTGATGAATCTTTTAAGCAAAGTAATTGAGCAATTTAAGTCTAAAGACTGGGCTAATGTTAAATATAACTATACTAAACTAGATATTGATAAGGCTAAGTTAGAATACTTGGAATCACCTAATAGAACTATTTTAGAATATACTAACTTTTTACGTCCTCAAAGTGACATATTTCCAGTTAAGACTGATGATAATCTAATCTGGTTATGTAGCTATCTATATTTATTTGATAAGGCTTCTTTACTTACAGAACTACATGATCTAGTAGATGAAAATAAAGATCTTATCTTAAAGAAAGAAGTATTTATTGATAATGATAAGCATTTATGGTGGACTATAAATGAGTCTTCATTCTTAAATGTTAGATATCAAGAGCATAATGCACATGTACCAGGAGCAGAATTCTGGTATGGTAAAGAAGCTAAAGAAAAGCTATCTTTATATATAAACCGTGAAGACTCTGATGCATTAGTTATGGCTATTGCTCACTTTATATATACTAACGTAAAAGAAGGTAAACTATAATGGATAAAACTTATACGGAGTTATTACAGGAAACTCTATCTAAGATCTATGAACTAAAAGATCTTAATAATAGAGATCGTGGTAAAGCTCTAACTATATTTATAGGAGAAAGACTAAATAGAGAACTAATACTTAGCTCTATGAATATCTTTAATCTATATAAAGATATAATCAATCTAGATGATGTATCTTTATTGGCTGAACTAAGACATACCGAATGGTATAAAGATTGGTTTACTAGTGATAAAAGAAATTCTGATCTTATAGATCTATCTAAGTTTAACTTTAGAGTTTTAGAAAGATTTGAGAAAGAAGAATATCTTAGAGATGCTGAGCATTATGATTTTGAAGGAGTCTCTGAAGTAGACTCATATGATTTATTTGATACTCTAAGTGAAGATGAAGATCTCGAGCTATTTAAATTAGCTGCTGAGAATATCTTAATCAATCATGGATTCTTCAATAATACAGATTATAATCTGTATAAAGTTCCAGATGAATATATGAGCAACCAAGAGGTATGTCTTTATATGTGTCTTCTAAATACAGATAATCTAGACTTTATGGATAAGAAGACATTTGATAGTACCTTATTATATAATATCGTTAAAGATAGAATCTGCGGTTCTGTCTACTTTACTATCTTTGATAGCCTAAATGAAGATACCAGAACTCGTGCTAGGTAAACTTTATTTTAGCTATATATTATTTAGGTGATATCGAGGAATCGATATCCATCTGCTCTCCCTGGCAGATGAACTTCTCTTATCGTGGTCTTGGCGGACCCCCTATATAAACACAATACAATCCAAACAAACCTCTCAATATTTCCACTCTCACACTCCCAAGGAAATATTGCACATCAAACACTATAAACTATATCATAAACAATGAACGTGAAATCCCCGCCAAGACCACACCTCTTTTATTTTTTTAGAAAGGAGATCAACAGCTATGAAATTGATCAACCCTAATTTATTATTTTCTCGCTACGCTAACGGTTTAACAAAATTGGCAAAGAAAGTAGAAGAGGATAACTTTATTATTCCACAATACAAAGCTGGTGCTAATGGATGTGAAATTACATTCTCCGATGTAATTAAACCTAACCCAGGTCTTGTGGTATTTAAATTTATTGGTAGTAGCTGCGCAGTAGAAATTGCAGTTATTCCAGAATCGGATGATGTTGTATTTAACATCAAATCCAATTCAATTATTACTCATGAATCTTATCATGCATTAAATCTTATTCTAAGTATGATGCTTGATGACTTGGGTATTGAAAGTGAACGTAAATTAAGAACTAGTATTGCAAAAGTACTACGTTCCTCATTTGATCAGTTCACTGTAATTAAATCTTTCAAAAGATTCTCTACAGATCTTACTATTAAACGATTACTATCTATAGCAGATTATCTATCCACTCCAGGCAGTGATGTAGGTAATTTAAAAACTCCAACTGCATGGGTAGATGTAAATGGTAATACTATTAAGATCGGAGCTAAATATAGCACCTATATTACTTACGATGTCAAAGCTGGTATCGTTATTATTAACTCTGCGTATAGCTTATCTAATAGCGTAGCAGTTAATGATGAATTCGATTTACTTGGTATCGTTAAAAGTATTCCAAAAGGTGACAAATAATGGATAAAGCAGTAGACTTAATTAAAGTACTTCCAAGAGAGGATATTCCTCTCTTGGGAGAAATCCTAATGCAATATCTAGAAGAGACAGACAATAGTATCATGATGATTCATGGTACTATATCTCCTTTCTTAATTGATATATTTAATACTATTCATTTCGATAAACTTCGAATTGAAGTCATTACTGATGATATATCTGATAAAAGAGCTGTAGTTATCTTTAATAAAGAAGCTACGTTTGAAGTTAGATTTCTATTTGATGATGAAGTAAAAGATTGTGCTATAGTTGTGCCGGTAGCATGCTATACTAAAACAGTATTAGATACTCTTAGAGATACAATCAATCTTGCTGAAAAACTATTAGTAGACTTTATATCATACTATGAAAGACTTGATGACTTTTATATTTATGATTCAGAAGATAGTGATATTATGGAAGACTTACGGGATAGTTGGAATGCTCCAAGAATTTTAACAACCTTATGCTCTAATCCAAATACCACTGAAATGATTAGAATATTTAAAACTATATCCACATATATTATCTATGATGAGAATAGATATATATCGTGCTTTGGTAGAGAGCTTATAGATGAAGACGATCTACCTAACATAGTATATTTCTTAAACTATGTTAAAGATAATAAACAAATTATAGTTAGAATAGATACTGATTTTGAATTAAACTTTAATTTACTAACTATAATTGCATTGAATAAGGATAACTTTACTCCAATCTCTTATAGAGAAGCTAAAGAATTATATAATGAAGTTGGTAAAGAGCTTAAGAGTATAGTTCCATATACTAAGCCTACAGTTAAACCAACTACTTTAAGTTAGGAGGAATCATGACAGAAGAACAAGCTAAAGCTATGTATCTTGATCTTATGGATATTCTAGCAATTACTGCTATGAATCAATCTAATGAAGATTTTGATTTCAGTAAATACCTCAGTGAAAGAGGTTATGAAATTTAAAAGGAGCTAACATGGAAAACATATTCTTTGATAAAATCACTGAACCAATTCCTAGTTGGTTCTTACCTAAGTGGATATATAAATATAAACTAGGTAAATACTTTGATGATTTAATCCATACTTCTCCATCATATGATATGATGCGGGAGATGGCAGCATTCATTAAGATAGCAGAGATATCTTTCTTCTTCCATAATACTAAGGATATGAAAGATGGTCTACCTATTACGTATTCTAAATCCGGTTCAATCTATATTGAATTTGATTTGAATGAAACTAGCTATTGTACTATTGGTTTGAATCAAGATAAACCAATCATTACAATTTCTATTAAGAATACTGTCACTAACGAAATAGTGTCCAGTAATAAATTCAGAGATCGTGAATTAGAGATTACTAATAAGATCGATGAATACTTGTTTATTAATCTCATCAATAGAATGATGAGATCTTTTGTTAATCTAATGAAGTATTGTATGGAGGTATAACCAAATGGCTGGTAAGAAGTACAATGTAAGTTTTAAAGAATTACGTCAAATTTTGAATCTATTGAAAGATCATGCATTATTGATTGATTTAGAATATCGTCAAGATAGAACTAATGCAATTGATCCAACAGAATTTGAAGGTCTAGAAGAAGATCAAAGAGCAAGAGTAGTCGGATTAGATTTCAGTGATCATATCCGACCAGTTTATACTTGTACTATTTATACTACGACGGCTGTAGTTGAATATGAATACAATTATAAATATAATGCAATTAGATCTCTTAGAGTCACATCTGATGATCCAACTGATCCAGGTGTAATCTTGAATGATTTATTCATTGGTCTTGCAGGTAACGGATATCCATTACCTACAGAATCTGATGATGATATCATCATTGATGCTGGACGGGTAGTTCAATTTATTGACTCTAATCTAGAAGATGCTGATGCTTATAAAGCATTTATTAGTCTAGCATCCGAAGAAGAAATGAAATCTGCTCTTAAGAACTATAAACGAGTTACTTTCAAAGATGAAGATATAGCTCGTGTAGTTTTAAATAACTCTTTAGGTCGTATTGAGAAGTCTGCTAAGTATAACGTTATTAGATATCGTTATGCTTCTACAGATGAATTAAGACCTGAAGATATTAATGATGAAAACTTCTATGAATGTTTCGAAATGATAACTAAATAGAACCATTTCCCAAGGGTCTTCTATGACTCTTGGGAATATTTTTTTATTAATAGTCTAACAGATTATTAAATAAAGGTAAGGTCCTTCAGGGATCCTTACGAGTTCTTTTCTTTCATTAGAGGCAGATTATGAAAGGCAATATTTTAACAGAAGCACATATTTCAGATATCCATTTCGGGGTATTTGATCCAGCAAAACAATATGAGATTCTTAAGAATCAATTTATAGATAGAATCAAGCTATTAGACTTAGACTTGATATCAATTAATGGTGATTTATTCCACCATAAGTTTATGAGTAACTCCGATGCGGTTATGTATGCATTGAAGTTTGTAGATGAATTAGTTCAAGTATGTAGAGCTAAACAATGTACTTTATTTATCTTACATGGTACACCATCGCATGATGCAAATCAAACTAAACTATTTTATAGATATATGAATGATCCATCTGTAGATGTCCGTGTAATTGAAACAATAAAATTTGAATATGTAAAACAAAAACGCATCCTATGTATACCTGAAGTGCCAGGAATGGGAAGGGAGTTTTACGAGAATATCCTCTATCAGAACTACTATGATGCAGTATGCATGCATGGTACAATTAGAGGTGCTATATATGGAAAAGATAAAATTGACTTAGATGCACCGAGTCCAGTATTTGGAATGGATAACTTCAGATACTCAATGGGACCAGTAATTTCAGGTCATGTACACGTCCAAGGTTGTTATGAAAGAGACTTCTATTATTGTGGCTCACCTTATCGGTGGTGCTATGGCGAAGAGCAACCTAAAGGATATTTAATCTTATTACATGATATAAACACAAGACAGTATTACGTTCACTTTGAAGAGATACAGTCTTATAAATATGATACAATAAACTTTGATGAGATGATCAAAGATGATCCTCAAAAGATTATTGCATTCATTAAAGAACGGCAAGCTCAGGGTGTAGATAATATCCGTATGGAGTTTACACTAGAGCATGAGAATATAAATATTCTTAAATCATTCTATAGGAATAATCCAAATATTGCTATTAAGTGTGATTATAAGAATGATATAATCAGACGCCAATCTCAAGAAGTACTTGAGCAGTGCAGGGAATATGATTATATTACTGATAAAAGCCTTACTGAGTTTGATATTCTAAGTCGATATATAAATGATAGTAAGGGATTTACTTACATCACTCCTGAAGAGTTAATTGAACTATTAAAGGAGTGATCAATTACGTAAAGTGAGGATTGAAGATGGCTAAGAAAGATATAGGTGGCGGATATGTATTACCGCTATCATCGATGATCTTATATGCAAATTATATCTTAAAGACCATACATACCTCAAACAGGGGTGTATTAACAGATCTAAGGGAACTACTTACAATGGTAGACCCTGGTAAGAATTTTAGTGTAGAGCAAGTTCGTGAAAGGACTACTTACCACTTTTTAAGACAACTGGTCGATGCTAGACTTAAAGGATATGAAAATAGAGATATCCTTCTTCAAGCAGCATTGCAGGGGTTAGATGAGAAAAATCTATTTCCATTAAAGAAACTAGAAGAACCATTGGGTGCTAATGAGATAGCATTCATTGAGCATAATATTGGGTCTCATAGAAACTCATTCTATACTCAATCTATTATGTCTAATATCTACCATGAATATGGTGACTTTGTTACATCTGATGAAGCTGAAAAGTTCAAAATCATTCAAGGTGTACAAAAGCAAATTATTGAAGTCAACAGAAAGATCAAAGAGAATGTAAGTGTAACTAGTGTTTCCGAATCTTTATCATTATCTAATGATGAGCAATTTGAAGCTACAGTAGCTCACATGTATAATCGATCTCTCGATGGTTCTACAAAATTAAAAACAGGCATTCAAGCAATCAATAGATCCTTGAATGGTGGCTTTGAGAATGATCGTTGTTATATTTATCTAGGCTTACCAGGTGAAGGTAAATCTAGTACACTATTAAATTTAACACTTCAAATCAAAGGTAATAATAAAGATATAACTACAAAAGATCCAACTAAACGTCCAACTATATTATTCCTAACGATGGAAAATACATTGAACGAGACATTGGAACGTGTATTTAGTATCTTAGTATCAGATGATGACATTAGTGAATTCGGTGGCTATAAAGAAGTAATGCATCTTCTTAGACAAAATGGCTTAGGAGTAACTAATGATTCACCTATTGATATTGAATTTAGATATGTACCAAGTAACTCTGTAGATACAGATTACTTATATACAATCTATGATGAAATGTCTGCTAATGGACAGGAAGTCGTTTGCTTAGTACAAGACTATATTAAACGTATTAGACCTCGTGACTTTAAACTCATGGGTGGTGATATGCGTATAGCTCTTGGTGCAGTAGTAGATGAGTTTAAAGAATTTGCTATTGCTAAACATATTCCAGTTATCACTGCATCTCAGTTAAACCGTGATGCTGCTAAGATAATTGATGAAGGTCGTAAATCTACTGAAGCAGATTTAGTACGTAAAGTAGGTCGAGCTAATATCGGTGAATCTACTTTGATTACAGAAAATGCTGACTCTGCATTCATCTTAGTACCAGAAGATGGAGCTGATGGTAGACGATATCTTGGTATGGCAAATGCTAAGAAACGTTTTAAAACTCAATCATCTCAATTCTTCTATTTACCTTATTCTAAAGAAAGACCTTTAGAACTCCTACAGGATATTCATTTAGCTGAACCATTATCTAAGTTATCATTGAATGAACTTAAGACTGCTAATAATGAAAATAATAATGGTAGTTGGGGTGCATTATTAGGTAATGAGAAACCTGTAGAGATTAAAGAATCAGATACAGTTAAAAAGAAATCTGATGCTTATGGTATTAGTAAAGAATTCATTAAAGAACTTGAAGAGTGTTATGAAGCAGATCCATATAATCGAGGAGCTAACTTCGATGATACCAAGATTGTGCTTAAGACTGGTTTAAGAATGTTTAATGAATTTAATGATGCTGAGAAACTCTATACTTATACACTATTTGGAGTTACACCACCTGACGAGATTCAGGGAGCTGCAAATGTGGTTAGAGATTTCAATATGGATGACTTAGAAGATGGTACTCCTAGAATAGTTTATACGGATGCCCTCTTATATAATGACCAAGAAGATATTTCAGGATGTACTCCAGCGTTAATAGATGATGTTATAGAGTTCACTTGGAATAAATAGTGGTCTAGACTACAATGAGCCTAGACCTTTGGTTATACGTTTTTAATCTTATGATTTGAATTAAATGTAAGTATATTATCATTACTGAAAGTATAGACGTCTGCTAGAAAAGCATTGAGCTCTTTCTTAGGTAATAGATAGATATACTTTTTACTTAAGTTAAAGTCTTTAACACTATAAAGATCATTGATTCTAAGAATGATATAGTATAGTTCAGCATTATCATACACATCGTATGCTAACATCTTAGGTCTATACTTATACTTTTGAATCTCTTTATCGTCAAGATGGACTTTAACACATTTTGCTTTTAATTCAGGGTAATAATCATCAGTGATTATATTACCAACAGCAAACTGAATACGCTCACGCTCTTCAATGAAGGACATGTTTGAGTAATCAGTACTAATGATTGGCTTTGTATTGATAAATGCTTTAATACTATTTAGCGTTGTCTTCGTAGCCATCGTAGTCCCTTCCTGTAACAACTGGTTTATTTATATCACCACCAAGGAATGCTATAGTAAATCTAGTCCCAGGAGGTATGAATTTAGTAGGAAAGTTTCTAGCAACCTCTTTAGGCATCTCAATAAGGATATTGGAACCTGTTTGAACTTTGCCAGTAGAGAACTTTTCTTTATTAATGATATTTGGGTTTTGAACTTTAGTTGTAGTTTTAATAGGAGACTTCATATTCATCGGATTAAGTGCTTGCACATAAAACGTTTGATATCCAGGCTCATATTTATTACATACGGAAGTAAGGATACCAACTTCGGTAAATCCTAATCCAGAATCAGAATTATATTTATCATCCATGTTTATTACACCTCAATTCTTATATACTATAATGTTTTGGGGCATGAGGAATATTTGAAATGGAAAACGCATTAATGTGTATGTGGGACGATAACGTAATCGGTGCTACATACGCTCTAATAAGTAAACTTGGTCTAGAAAAAGACTTCTATTCACGTAATATCTGTATCCCAGATAATAATGGAGATCTTAGAGATCTAGACTATAAGGGTAAATATCTTAGAATGCCAGTAGACTATTATGAAAGTGCTTATGGTGATTCTATTATATTCGACCCAGTTAATAATAAGAATATTATGAAGTTCCTATTTGACATCTTTATTGATGAATGGGATGACAATAGCTACTACTTATCTAATTACTTTAAGATATTTGGTCCAGCTAATGATCCAAGAAGTCAATTACACGTAATGATGTCAGATGGTACACAATTCACTACAAGAAAGTACTATAATTCTTCTTTACAATATATGGAGATTATAGATTTCATGTTATTTGGTGAATCAAGATTCGGTTACGAGAATATAGACTATCCACCAGAGATAGAAACTAAGAAACGTAAAAGGAGATAATGATTATGGGATTTACTTTAAACCCAGGTCAAGAAGCAGTTGTATCAGCGGCAGTTAATTGGTATAAAAATTCATCTGAATTAGTATTTCAATATACTGGTGCGGCTGGTACAGGTAAGACTGTTGTATTAAATGAAATAATTAAGCGATTAAATATACCATATGATTCAATACTACCAATGAGCTATACTGGTACAGCTGCTATAGTAATGCGTAATCGTGGTATGACTAGAGCTAAGACCATACATTCATCTATATATGAACCATCTGAGTCTATCATGTTAGATGATAATGGTAAACCTGTTATGGATACGTACTTTAATAAACCTAAGACTACTCTTAAGTGGGTTAAAAGAGAACGTCTCCATGATATTAAACTAATAATCATAGATGAAGCGTCTATGACTCCAAGATCTATGGTAGAAGACATAGAATCATTCGGTATCAAGATCATAGCCTGTGGTGACCTTAATCAGTTACCACCTGTAGGAGATGATCCAGGATATCTAGTATCAGGTAAGGTCTATAGATTAGACCAAATTATGAGACAAGCAGAGCAATCTGGTATTGTATACTTAGCAGATAGAGCTATCAAAGGGTTACCAATACACTTTGGCTTTTATAATAATGCTATAGTAATACCAGAAGATGAGCTTACAGATCAGATGGCATTATATGCTGATGTTATCTTGTGCTGTAAGAATAAGACTAGGGAATACGTTAATAATCTTATGAGAAATGATATCTTAAAGATTAGAACTCAATATCCCACATTCAATGAACCATTGATTTGTCGTAAGAATAATTGGAATATTGAAGTAAATGGTATTAATCTAGTCAATGGTCTTAGAGGTATAGTTAGAAACCATCCAGATATTACATCTATTAGGAAAGATCTAAAAGAAATGACTATAGATTTTCTAGATGATGGTAATAATCTATTTAGTCAGATTAAGATGGATTTACAATACTATAGAGCACCTCAAGATCAGAAAGAATATCTTAAAAGAAGTCCTTATAACAAAGCAGATAAGTTCGAATTAGCTTATGCTATTACGACACATTTATCTCAAGGTTCCCAATATAGTCATGGTATCTTTATGGAAGAATTCCTACATAGAGATATTATGTCTAATCTAATATATACTGGTATCACTAGATTCTCAAACTATATGATATATGTAAAACCTAAGCCTAAATTCTTCTAAGAGCATATATTATAAACATGATTCCTGATTATGTTTTTAGTATATTATGCACAAAGGAGGAAAACTAATTATGGATAATGGTAACATTTTTGAGAGCCCACTTCAACTGGCGTTTCCGATTACGCCAGATGAAAACGGCAAGTTTAATGTGGACCCAGAAGAAAGAATGTATACTCTCTTCATATTCTTCATTGATGGATATGATCAAGAGAAGACATTTAAATTCGCAATGGGTCAAACTGCAGTTCGTGAGTATATCATCGAGCATGTAGATATTATTGACTTTGAGAAATCCAAAATCTCTTCATGGCAAACTCGCCCATATGATTATGATGGATTTATCTCATTAGTTCAATTCATGCACTATCTCGATTCTATTGAAGATGAAGATGGAAACAAGTGGTTCCAAGATGACTTTGATATTCAACGTTATCTAGAATCCCAAGTTGAAATCGATGAAATCTCTGAGACAGAGCGTGAAAATTATGACAATGCTATTCATATGATTATGAATGGTTCTGTACTTCAAGATATTAGTCGTCTTGAAGAGGAAGGAGACGAATACGATGTCTAATGAAAACTTAAATGAAGTAACCACTGCTTTTAATCAAGGTAAAGCTGAAGCAGAGAAATGGGTTGCTCAGTTTACTCAATCTAACCAGCCAGTTCAAATCCCAGTATGGGGTAACCAACCAGCTAGTCAGTTAGAGTATTATTATCGTAAAGGTTTTATGGATCGATTCAAAGAGATCACTAAAATCGATATCGAGCAAGAGAAGAAACTCTCTAAGAAAAACCATACTCTTAGCATCCATAAGAATGGTAAACCAAGACCTAATGCTATTGATCGTGAGATTAAGAAATATGGTCCTGATTTCCTAGCTAAGTATGGTGATAGATTCTTTGTAGAAATCAAAAATCTATCTAATCGTATTCTTAATGATTTAGCTAATGCTAATATCAACGTACCAGATTATGAAGAATACTTCAAATCTGATCGTCTATTAGATAGCTTAATCAGTGTAGCTAAAGCTAATGCAAACTATCATATGTTTACAGCTGGTGCTATTCATTTCTATGGTGCATTTGCAGAGCAATCTCAGCAAGGACTATTACCAGAAAACTATGGTCCTGTAGAGCAACGCTTCTATTTGTACCACCACTCCAATGCCCAAATCTATTCTATCTTATTGAATGCTCTAGTAGAATTCAAACAATACGTAATGTCTGGGATTTTCAATCCTGAGATTATCCATGTAGCTGAGTCAACAATCTGGAATAAGAAGTTGACTATGGCAGCACGAGATCCATATGCTCAACGCAGACTATAGTATTTCCGATCATTTCTACGATAGGGCAAAAAGTAGAGTAGGTCTTCCTAAAAAAGGAGTGGAACGATTAATAAAAAATGCTTTGTATGATGGGATCTATATGGATTATTTAGATCCCTATTCTAAGCTTTATAAGCTTATGAATGCTTACACTAAACGGTGTAATACACAAAGAAACAAAGAACGATATGCTGTTTATTTCCGTCGCTATATAATTTTGTTTGAGAAGCCAAACATTGCAGTAACTATATTATATGCACCTGAAAGCATTGTAAAGTGTGCAAAAGACTACTACAAAAGGAGATTAGACGATGGATGCAACACAATTAAAAGCATATCGTGACAAACTAAGAGCTACTGAAAATAATATTGCTATTCGCTTATATTGCGATAATGGTATTATCATTGATGAAGGAACTATGTTTGTTAAATGGGATGATCCTAATGAGGTTATCGTAGCTATCAAATCTAATGATGACCAACAAAATCACCCTGGTGTAAAAACAAAGATAATCATTACTACATTTGAAATGGTTCAGTATATGATTGCTTATTCTACACATAAATCAGTTCAACCATTAGCTAAAGCATTTAACTTTACTGATGATCAAATTAAGAACTTTATTAATAAATTCGATAACCAAGACTTGCGTACTTACGTTAATGCAGTACCTGAAGATGTACTTCATGAAATCGTTGCACAGCAAGCTGCTATCGATGCTCAAGCTAAAGCTACACTTCAATTACAAGAAGATCGTGCTAAAGCTGAACACAGAGTTACGGCTCAACAGATCCGTGAACGTCAACAATAATATAAATTATCAGATGCGGGTATGATATTTTAAAATATCATACCCTAAACATCTCGATAATTGTATATTATTAACGTGATATAATAACACATATGTTTTATTATATACAATGAGAAATCTCTTATTACATTCAAAGGAGGATACAAGTATGTATCAACAACAATTCGCACAACAACAATTCCAACAACCTCAAATGATGGGTTTTGCTCCACAATTTGGACAACCTATGTATGGTGCAAGCGTAATGCCTGCTCAAACTATGTTCAAAGAAGTTCAAGTTACAAACCCAATGACTAAAGAGGATTTGGAATTATTGAAACCAGTTAAGAACGAGTTCAACATGAACATCGATCCTGTCGATGTAGCTCGTGCTAAATGTCCACATAAAAACGCAACTAAATTGCTTATCAACCCAATCGGTGGTGGCAATATGGTTAAATGTAGCCAATGTGGTGCAGAATTCGATTTAACTATCCGTTCTAAAGAAGATATCGAAGCTTCCGTAAACAACTTGGTTAACTTCTTAGAGCAAATGAAATTATACGCTGTAAACTTTGACGAAGAATTCTATAAGGATTATATGATGATGATCCCACTTCTTCGCAAAGCTCCAAACTTGTATGAAATGGCTGTACAAAACTTCACAGAAGTTGTACGTCAAACATCCAATAGCCAAACTGTAGCACCTAATGCGAACCCTGCATTCAACCGCTTCGGTTTCGATGCGTACCAAGATATCTTCAATGGTAACTATGGCGCACGTTACAACGTATATAACCAACAACAACCTGTAATGCCAATGCAACAACCAATGGCTCAACCAGGTTACTATGATCCTAACATGGTAGCTGCTCAACAAGCTCAAATGCAACAACCAGCTCCACAACAAGGTCAAGTATTCGGTGCTTTCACTCAAGCTCCTCAACAAGCTCCAATGATGGCTCCAGCTCCACAAATGGGTAACCCATTTGCAAATGGTTATGCAGCTCCTGTAATGACAGCTCCAATGGCTATGCAACAAGCTCCACAAATGCAAGCTCCTGTAGCTCAACAACCAGCTGCTCCAGCTCCTGCTGAAAATGTAACTACTGAAACTAAAGTTACATTATAATAAATAAGAGAACCCTGGTCTGAATGGTATTGCCCATAGGCGTTTTGCCTATGGGCTTATATCGTTTGGTATTTTTTGATTATTTATGTAACAGCTAAGTAGGAGGACCCTGATATGGCATATACTAAAGAACAAATTGAAAAGATCAAGTCCTATAATAAGCAAATTAGGACCATTGAGAACTTCGCTGAAGCTGTTAGAAAGACTGTTACTCAATACTTGGGTTATACAGGGAATAAAGGCTTTATTAATATGATTCGAGAGATCTTTCAGAACTCTGCGGATGAACTTATGAAAGATGATAGCCCTTGTACTGAAATACATGTGGCTTTTAGTGAACCACTTCAAGAACTAGCTGTTCGTGATAATGGTCGTGGTATTCCACATAATAGTCTAGTACGTGTATTTGCATCTCAACATACATCTTCAAACTATGATAAGAAACCTGGAGAATTCTCTTCTGGTCGTCATGGTGTAGGTGCTAAAGTTACAAATGCATGCTCAGAATATTTTATAGTTGAATCTTATATCTTAGGTAAAGGTAAGAAAGTTGAGTTTAAATTAGGCGATGCTGCTACTGCTAAGATTGTAGATTTACCAAATGTTGAAAATAAGCAAGGTACAACTGTTACGTTTAAACCATATGAAGATACTATGGGTAAGACAACTGTAGCTTGTCAAGATGTATTAAGACTTATTAAATCTCTAGTACCTTTATTGAAGCAAGGTGCTAAAGTTGTATTTAATGGTCAAACGTTTGATGGTGCTAAAGTTAGAGAAACTATCGTTAACGTTGATGGTTTGATGGATGGTTTAAATACCATTGTTAAGAAACCAATCATTACTCCAATTAGATTTGGAGCATTACGTGATGATAAATGGATGAAAGCTGAGATTGCTTTCACATTTGATTCTGCGGATGACAGTGAAATCATCCACTCATACGGTAACTTTTGCCCTACACGAGATGGTACTCATGTAGAAGGATTTATTGCCGGTATGAGCAAATACTTTAGAAACTATATGAATAAGTTCTACTTACCTGCAAAGAGTAAGTTAACTATTACAAACAACGATGTCCGTGTTGGTCTTAGAGCAATTGTAACTTGCTCCCACATGGAACCAGAGTTTACTGGTCAGTCTAAAGAGATTATCTCTAATGCTGACTTAGTACCTTTTGTTAGAGATCTTACTGAAGCTAGTCTAGAAGAATGGGCTAAACGTAACAATAATGACCTACAAAAGATTTGTAAGTATTTCAAAGATATAGCAGAAATCAGAGCCAAGTCGGAAGGTGAACGTGCTAAAGTAAAAGTTAAGGAAGTATCTTCCATTAGCGGGTTACCTAAGAAGTTCGTTAAGCCGACTGGTAAGAAAAATTTAGAGTTATTCATCATGGAAGGCGACTCCGCTACAGGACCAGCTAAGAATAACCGTGATAATACTCGCCAAGGTCTATTCCCAATTCGAGGTAAGATTGTCAATGTAATGGCAGCTACTCGAGAAAAAGTTGTAGCTAACCAAGAAGTAGCAGCAATTACTGCTATCATTGGAGCTGGCTTTGGACGTTCATTTGACATTGAAAAATGTAAATGGGAAAAGATTATCATCGCAACAGATGCCGATCCAGATGGTGCACATATTAGATGTCTTCTATTGAAGTTCTTCTTGATGTATATGCAACCATTGATTACATCTGGTAGATTATATGCTACAGTACCACCATTATATGGTGCTAAGATTAACGGTAAGATGAAATACTTCACTGACCGTACAGCATATAACAAGTATCTACAAAAAGAATTCTTTAAGATTCATAACTTAAGCTTATCTAATAAGGTTAAGTTAACAGAAACTGATGTAGTTGAATTACTTAATAAGAATACTAACTATATTAGAGATATCGATACAGTAGCAAACTCCTTTGCTATTGATGTATATCTCTTAGAGTATATCTTAGTATTAATCTCACAAGGCATTACACCAGGATCTGCTAAGTTTAAGAAAGCTATTGAGTCTAAATATCCATTCTTAAAAGTATCTAAGGATGGTATTGAAGGTCTAGTTGATTCTAGATATCAAACTATCTACTTTAGTGAAACTCTATGGAATGCATGTCAATTCATTTCCGAATGTATCATGAAATCTCCAACTGAGTTTATTGTAGATGGTAAGAAAGTTTCCTTATATGGATTAATGAAAGAGTTTGAAAGTTTGACACCTCCATCAGTAACACGTTATAAAGGGTTAGGTGAAATGAATGGTGATCAATTATTTAATTCAACTTTAGATCCATCTGAAAAAGGTAACCGTGTATTGATCAAATACACAATCGATGACGTTAAATACGAAATCGAGAAAATTAAAGAGATTGAAAACGATAAGATTCAGTTAATGAAAGACGTTGATATCTCGCAATATGTATTCTAGAGATAGAAGGTGAGAGAGAATGATAATTTATTATCAAGATAATCAAGATTGTATGTTTGCAGCTAACATGATCTACAATCATAAAGAGGAATTTTGTAATGATACAAGTCATGATATTTTAGTAAATTATAAATACTCTCAATCTGATATTACTAAGCTTACGAATAAAGATCATACAGTAATCATTCTAGGTGTAGGCTTCTTCAAAGATAGTAAGAAGTCTATATCTAGACTTAAGTTGTTGATTGAAAATAGTAAGAAAGTAATTTGGATAGATGGTCATTTGAATACAAAAGATCTTCTAGAAAGCGAATATGCTGATAAGATTGAAATCCATTATCGTGAAAATATGGCTGCCTCTTGGATAGTTCATTATAGTTTACTAATGGGTCAATCTAATGCAGTGGTAGATTTAGTATCTGAATTCCAAACTAGAAGAAAACCATCACGTAGTGCAGTTAATCTGTCATTATATATTAGCTCAGTATTCTCATCTCCAATAGATGAAGTATGGGATACTATATATAAGAAACCAGATTTGATTGATAATCTACTTGCAATAGGCTCTAATATATATCGTTTTATTATACAGGCTAATATAAGCTGTATGGAACGACGTACATATAAAAGAATATTTAATGGTGTTGAGATAACCATCTTGAATTCAAATCCAAAATTATTCCTACCGGATGTTATTGAGAAATACCCTGGTCCAATTTTGATTTGGTTCTTTGATGGTAGAGTATACAGATATACATTGTACTCTGCTAAATCTGAAATAGATTGCTTAGAGTTCTCTAAAGACTATTTTGGATATGGTACAATGCATAAGACTGTATTTGTATCTAAAGTACAACTTCTTGAGGAGGAGAATAAGTAATGAGAGAGTTTGCACAAGTCAATTCTAAATTTATTGACGAGCCAAATCTCATAATAGAACTGCCTAGACGTAGTACTGAGTACTCAGCTGGCTATGATTTCTATGCTCCAAAGACATATGAAATCAAACCAGGTCAGTCTGCGATCATTCCTACATATATTAAGGCATATATGGAAAAAGATGAAGTATTATTAATTGCTCCAAGAAGTTCTTTTGGATACAATTATGATATGGTGATCAAATCTACTATTGGAGTTATCGATGCAGATTATGCAGATAACGAAAAGAATGATGGTAATATCATTATCGGAGTTAAGAATAACTCTTGTAAGGTATTAACTATAGAAGCTGGTAAACACTTTGCTCAAGGTATCTTTATGAAGTATCTAACTACAGATACAGATCATGAATATCCTAAGAAAGAGCGTCGTGGTGGAATCGGCTCAACAAATGTTTAATTTTATTAAAAGGTGAAGACAATGAGAAACCAAAAACAAAACAAAAAACAACAATTCAACAACGTTCGTATTGAAGTACCAGTAAAATTCAATGATCGTTTACCAGAAGCAGTTAAAGAAGAACTTACTGGTGTATTAGCAAATCCTATTATCGAACAACTTACGTTGAATGTATTTGCATTCCGCAGTGTAATCAATAATGATCCTGAAGTGAAGGGTAACATCATTGTTGGTAATATTATCAAATATGATACTGAAAAGGAAGTTCTCGTTGTAGATATCTATGAACGCTTCGCTGAAGTTATTGATTCTATTCAAAACCGAATTGCATTCGTATTCACTTCTTTTGACTCCGATAGCAAAGTTAATAAAATTAACCGTGTTATTATCGAAGAAGCTAAAAAATAAATTATACAAAAGGGCATATAGTTCATCTATATGCCCATCTACTTTCCTTAGTTAGGCTATAAGTGGGAATGTACATTTTCATAAAACGCTTAACATTTTAGTAACTAAGGAGGGATATACTTGGCTAAGGAAAAAGAAGTAAATTTACTGGAACAGTATACGGAAGATATGAGAACGTATGCTATTTATTCAGCATTATATCGTGTTATACCAGACTTCCGTGATGGGTTTAAGTCTGTACAACGTAAAATTATTTATGCAATGCATAATGATATTAAGAGTGTTAAGACAGTTAAGTCAGCATCTATCGTTGGTGTAGTTATGGATAAGTATCATCCACATGGTGACTCATCTATCTATATGACAATGAAACCTTTGACTAACTGGTTTGAAAACAATATTCCACTCATTGAAAAGCAAGGTAACTTTGGTAACTTCCAAGGTGATGATCCATCAGCTATGCGTTATACTGAAGCTAAACTTGCTAACTTCACAACCGATGTAGTTATCGGTGATTTAAAACAATCTAAACAAGTAGTAGACTGGGAGAAGAATTATAGTGAAACCTGTATGGTTCCAGAATATTTAGCTCCCAATCTACCTATCTTATTAATCAATGGGTCATTTGGTATTACACCAGGTTTAAAAGTAGATATTCCTAAACACAATATCTCTGAAGTAATCGATGCAACTATCAAGCTCATTGATAATCCAAATGCTAAATTTGTATTGGTACCAGATACTCCGATGGAGTGTGATATTATTGATACAGATTTCCAATCAATTTGTGATACTGGTTATGGTAACTATAAAGTCCGTGGTCGTATTGATATCGGAGAGTTCCATAATAAGCCAGCATTGTTTATTCGTAGCTTACCAGACTATGTATTCTTGAATACAGTAACTGATAAGATTGAAGAGATGATGGAGAAGAATGTATTAACTCAAGTACAATCTATCGAGCATAACTCTGATGGTGATGAAAAGATGGAATGTATTATCGTTCTTAAGAATGGTAGTGATCCAAACTTCGTTAGAGATACAATCTATAAGAATACACAAATTGAACGTGGTGGTCGTGTAAACTTTGAGGTAATCTGTGAACGTCGTATCGTTCGTATGAATTATCGTCAATATCTAACACGATTCATCGACTTCCGTAAGGTAACTAAACTTAGACTATACTATAATCTATTGCAAAATACTATGACTGAATTCCATAAGTATGATGCATTAGTTAAAGTAGTATCTAGTGGTGATATTGATTCTATCATTGAACGTATTAAGAAGTCTAAAGGTAATGATGAAGAACTAATCATGGATATGGTTAAGAAGTTCAAGATTACTGACTTACAGGCTAAGACTATTATTAATATGCCATTGAAGAATCTATCTAAACATAACCTAGCTAGATATAAAGCTAAAGTAGAAGAATTACTTAAGCTCAAAGAAATCTATCATAATAAGATTCGTAATGAGCATGAGCTTAATGAAGAACTTAAAGCTGAATTGAGAGACTTAAAGCATAAATACGGTAAGAAACGTAATGCTAGAATTATCTCTCAAGCTGAAGCATCTAATATCCCTGAAGGTGAATTTAAGATTGTTATCACTGAAGCAAACTATGTACGTAAACTTGGTTTGAATGATACAATCAGAGCTATCAAAGGTGATAATCCTAAATTGGTTATTAAGATTAGTAATACTGATAACCTAGTATTATTTGATGCTGGAGGAAAGTGCTATTCTTATCCAGTACATAAGATTCCATTGTGTGATAAATCCAATTCCGGTATTGATATTAGAAACTTGAGTGCTAAGTTCACTTCTAATATTATTGCTATCTATCCAGAAAGCGTAATCAAACAATTAGCTGAGTCTAAACAAAAGATGTATGTAATGGTATTGAGTCATACTGGTTTCATTAAGAAAATGGAATTAGATGATTTCGTATCATTAACAGCTAGTGGTATCTTCTATACTAAACTAGACCAAGGTGATTTTGTTAAGACAATCATCATTGGTGGAGATGCATTAGATGTAATTACATTCTCTGATAAGAAAGCTTTACGATTCTCTGCTAAAGAGATTCCATTAGTACGTAGATCCGCTAGAGGTGTACGTTCTATTGGTGGTAAAACAGTTGAATATGTAGATGGTATGACATTAGTAGCCGGTAAAGATATCACTGATGTAGTTGTAGTAACTAAGAATGGATATCTTAACCGATTCAATATTAATGCATTACCTCAAAGTCAACGTGCTAAAGCTGGTAGCTCAGTTGTTAAGTTATCTAAGACTGATAAGATCAATAGTATCCATATTGTAAATCAAAATGATGCTATTCGTTTGATTACAGAGCACGGAACTACTGATGTTAAAGTATCCGATGTTCCTACAGGAAGCTCTATCTCTGCTGGTACTAAATGTATTAGTGGTAAAGACACTGTAGTTAAATCAATGATGATTAAATAGAGAAGAATTCCCATAGGAGATTAACTCCTATGGGATAACTTTTATTTGGAGGAAGATATAATGAAAGTAAAATCAGTACCTTGGAAATTGAAAGATATGACTCCATATAAAATACGTATTAGTAATCCAAAGAGAGATAATAGAGATATATTATCTATTACTTCTGGAGTTTGGGTATCTACTAATAGAAAAGATTCTTAGGAGGAAGATATGTTTGATAGTAAATTATGGCAACTAAAATGGGATCTTAGAAATATATCTCCATATTTAGTAAACAGTATTGAAGTTGATGGGAAATCTATTGATTCGGAGAAACTATTTATCGTATTTAGTCTGTTTGATAAACGGTATACTATACAAGTCACAGTTAATGAAATGACTGACTTATATGATATATCTATATCTGAGTTTGGTTTCGGTATAATGCAAACTATAACTACAGATGATGCTAAAGCATGTATAGAAGATATTCTTGCTAAATATGCCAATCTAGATTTGATTGACTTGCATATACTTAATGATGTATTGAAAGACAGAATGTATTCGGAGATGTCTAATAATACAATATTAGTATTCTCACAAACAGGTCATTTCAATATTAGTGTCAGAATTGTAGATGGAGTATATGCAGTAGGAATACATGGTATGAATTACCAGTCAAAAGAATATAGATTTGACTCTGGGTATAAGACATTTAATTTTATAGCTAATATATACAGTCTATATCTAGATGAAGAATTTGAAGGCGCTGAAGATCTAATTAGTCTATATGCTGATTTATATCTAGAGCTTGGTGGTTCAAGATTATATATAGAAAAAGATGAGGTATCTGATTGTAATATAAATATAGTGTATTTCTTAAAGACATCAGAACCTGCTAAATTGAACTTCAATAAATTTGACTATAGTGATGACCAAATTCAATGCGTTATTTGGGAAGATGAATACAATGTCAAAGACTGTGATCGTAACTGTGTAGTTACATCTCCAGAGGATGCAGTTAAATGGGCTCTTGAGAATTATAAATAATAGAAGGGATTGAATATAATGAGTAATTTTAACTTATATACTGTATATAATGACCTACTTACTTTCTTACCAGGCACTAAGCCTATGATAGTTAACCTATACGATAATACATACATTCTAGCTCATATTATAGCAGAAGATAGTATTAATGTATTGAAGATAACTCAAGATGATGGATTATTCTGTATTGAAGTATCAAACTTTAAAACTGGTTATAATCGTGCTCTTGTATCTAGAGATCCATTTAAATCTGTAGAGAATCTATTTATAGAGTTTAATAACTTAGATAGTTTATCTATAGAATCATTAAATGCAGTTGTAACTCATGATCTTGGTAAATTCACTAGAGACTTCACTAATGATCACATCGTTTACAATATCAGAGAATATATCATAGATGTGAAACTCATTGATGAGTCATTTGAAGTAACTTTATCTAAATCTGATTATACATCTAAACCTTATAGATTTAGTAATGCATATGAAGTATTTAGATTCTTAGTATTCATCATTCTACAATATATCCAAATGTATTTCGATGACCGAAATGATATGATGCTAGATTTGATTCTAGATTTATATACAGAGTATGGTTATAAGAATATATTCATTAGAGATAATGATGTTGAAGATGATAACGGAGAAGATGTATCTATAAGATTGATTACTCCTAATGGAGATATGTACTTTACATATGATGATGGTAAGATATATTGTGAATTCTATCAAGAGTTAGATTCTGAAAGAATTTACCATAATAATACTCTAGATACATGTGATGATGTATTAGATTGGATTACTAGAAAAAGTAAATAACTTTAAGAGAGGTAGTTTAACTACCTCTCTTTATTTTTTTTGTAAAATACTACATACCTAACACATAGGTAGTGTATAGCAGTAGCAACTTATGGATATTTTACTAAATTCTCCTTTGTAAAAATATTATTCTACGAAACAACCCTCATGTGATGCTATACGAAAAAATTCCCCTATGGAGCTTAGACTCCATAGGGGGATAATTTTTATCATGGTAAAATAAGTTTTCTTAAGGATTCATAAGATAATAACTCTAGATCACGTTTATTACGTAGAACGTATCTCCATACATTAGCATTAGCCACATCAGCCAATGGAGGTAATGCACGTTTAGAATCATTCTCTTCAATACGATCTTCTAAGTATTGAGCATACTTATCTTCAACAGCATTCAAGTCTTTAATAACTTGATTGATTTCTTTACTGTTATTAGAACTATCTTTAAGTTCTTTAGATAATGTAGCTACCATACCACCAATACGTCTAGCAGATTGAATACCATGAGCTTTTGGATCGAATAGACCAATTATCATATATAATGGAACTGTCCACCATCTTTGAAGCATCTTAATTGCAGGAGATTGATTAAGCATATTACCTTCAATCTTACCTAAAGCGGATGCTAACTCTGGTGCATAGCCATATATAGTAGAGAAGCTATCAGAGCGTTCTTCTTCTGGATCATGTAATTGAACACGGACGAATACGTTTTTGAATTTTTCTTCAACTAATCTAAATAACTTATTACGTCCTTCTGGAGTAAGAAGCATATCTAAAGATGTAATAGCTGTGACTGTACCATCCATCATAGATGCAAATAAAATCAATACATTAAAGAATACAAAGATCCACATCATTCCAGGTACTGTTAAGTATACAAAGATCTTAAGAGTATTTAAGATTCTTTCTCCATCAGTTACATCTGGACCATTAGAAATCTTGAAAGCTTTTTGTACGTCTAATACACCATCAACTAAGATTTGTAGTAGTTTAGTATTAAGATTGATGATATTAGTTCTTAAGCTAAAGTGATGACCAACTTCATGTAATGTAATAGCAACCAACTCAGCTGGGGATAATACACCACTTAATATCCCACGTGTATAATAGATATATACTTTATACTCATTATTTGGTTGTAGTTTATATTCACCATTCTTAATAGAAATCTTTCTAGACTCATCATAGTCACAGAAAGTATAAGCATTCAATTCATTTACAGTATTATCAATAAGAATAGTAACTTTATGAAAACCAAATTTCTTTTCTAAGATCTTTTCGATCTTAGAGCAATTATAGTTTCCTTTTTTATTAATAAGATTTTTAAACTCATCTTCAAGAGCTTTAGTATCTCTATCTTTACCAAAGTACTTTTCTTCTATAGGTACTTGGATTTCTTTTTTCTTTACAGATTCAGTAAAAAACATTATTTTCTATGCTCCCTTGGTTTAATTAAGATTATACTTAATTTATTGTTGAAGGGTATAGAAAAGTAGCAAGTCTGTTACAGGTTAATAAGAAGTGTGGGTATATATTATATCTGTGTAATGATATATCCAAGTTTATATTTAAGGAGGTAAATGGATATGATATTTTTAGGTGATAAGAGGATACTTAAAGAGATCGAAAGGATGAACTCACATTTTAAAGATCGTCTTGACGAGCAAGAAGAAAGAATTAATAAAATAAGTATGGATACAAATTCTAATTATTCTAAGAGCTTTATAAATGATAGAAAGTTAATAGAGCTAGAGGAAAGAATTTATAGATTGAATGAGGACTTCAAATTTATTATCAATACTGATATAGTAATCGTTATTCTATTAACTATATTTATTGGTATTAATATATATTTACTTATGCGCTAGGAGGAAGTTATGGAAAGCTTAGAGACTAAGATAAAGAGATATAATCAGCTACAAGATGTAGTTAATAAAAAGCTAGAAGAATTGGATATTGATGGTGGATTGCGGATGGTTGAATTGCTAGGCATCTTTAGCATCGAACCAGTTAATAGTGATACTATTAAAATATTTGAAGACCACTGCTGTAAGTTAGATGAAGTATCAGTATCTGCTATGATATTTAAAATTAAAGCATTTGAGTCTTATAAAATTTATGGCACGTTCTTGAATAAAACTATTAGAGATGAAGATGATAACAATTTTGTTAAACGTATGATTATGATATTTGATGATAATGCTAGATATAATGAATATAGAGACAGAGAATTCGATATTCAAAAATATATCTATAATTATCAAACTGAATTACGTAAAGAGCTAATGCAAGATATGAATGAGTTAGCTTGTGAAAGTAATCCTGACAAAGTATATTATGACTCTAGTCAAGATATTGAGATAGTAACTAGCACGCTTAAAGCTTTATTAGCGTGTGGTACTCTTGATGATCTATTAGAAGAGGAAGTTGTTAGTTTTGCTAATATAAAACTATCTACATATTATCCTTATGATAAGGATATAGTTAATCGTATTGCAGAATACTTTGACTTAAAAGATTTTGGCTGGGAGGACAAGAAATGATGGAAAAGATACCTACACAGAGTATAAATTTGACTAATACCCTTACTAGTACTATTAAAGATATTGGTACCGATATTGGTGATCTACAAGATTCTGTATCTAAAATTAATTCTGATATTGTAGACGTTCATAATGAAATTAATACATTACGGCGTGAGAATAAAGTATTATCTAATAAACTAGCTGATAGTAGATCTAGAATAGTTATATTAGAAGAAAATTATAATTCTATAGTAGAAGACTTAGCTCAAAGTGCTAAGATAGATTTGTTTATTTACACTGCATTTGCTATATGTATTGCAGTTTTAGCATATGAAGTTTATATTCTAACCCACTAGGAGGTTTATAACAATGGAAGCAACAAAATTTGAAAAGTATATCGAAGTGATTAAAAATAGCAAGGATTATAAACTAACTCTTGCTACAATTAATCGCTATTTATTGGAGATGCAAAGTCTATTGATTCATGCAGACTTCAATAAACGTATGAGTGAATTTAACTTACTCATTCTTATTCCAGAGAATGATGATGCAGTAAATATCTTTGAAGGATACTCTGGACTTAAGTTATTAAATAAAGAAGATATTATTGAACGTTTGTCTGCATTCAATGAATACAAATATGAACGTATCTATGGTAAGTTCTTCAATGATGTAATCACTAATAAGGGATTATATAACCAATGTGAAAACATCTTAGGACTATTACCATTCTTAGAAGATAATACATTAGAAGAAAATATCTACAATCTTCAGTTCAGTCTTCGTAGAAAGTTAAATGAAATCTTAACTAATTTAGACTACAATAATGCTGAAGCTGATGAAGAATTGCTAAATGTAATTGGACGTCTTATGGGAGATAAGAGTCTTGAGTGTATGAAAGAGATTCTACAAAAGAAAGATCTTGATGTAGAAGATTTAAAATTCTTATCATTCAATGATATTAATAATATTAGAATCTACTTCGATTTAGAAGAGTTTGTAGACTAGGAGGAATTCATTATGGTAAAGTTTATTAGATTACAAGATCGTCGTATTAATATTGATCAAATCAAATCATATTCTTATGATGGAGAAACACTTTGGATTGAGACTGCAGAAGATTACTTTGAATATAAGAAGTTCAATATTCCAGAGCTAGATGAAGTTGTAGAATTATTAGATATGGAATTATGTTTGAATCATCCAGTTAATGCTATCATCGAGGAGGAAGAATAATGTATACTCAAGAAGCGATCAATAATAATTCTATTAATACTAGAAATAAGTACTATCGTGCAATGGTAGACTATAAGTATAATAAACTTATAAATGATTATAGAAATATTACATATGCTTTGACTAACCCTAACTTGACTAAGAAAGACTTATATTATCTTACAAGTATTATAGATGGGCATAAAAGTAATATTATGAATGAAGAAAGCGCATCTTGTATTGATAGCTATATGGTTACACTTGATCATAAAAAGTTAACTCTTAATATAGTTAATAAAGATGATACTGATATTGATGATATCGTATATACTCTTAAAGAAGATGTAGTTGAAATCATTCAAGAAGCTGTTGTAAATATTAATGCTAATATATTTGCAACAGATCATATGCTTAAGGAGAACAGACCCCCTATTCCATATAGAAAAGCATCTAATAATGAATTATTAGCTAATAGTATAGAAGTTGTTAATTTAATGAGCAAAATATCAGTAGGTCTTGTTGTAGAGAATAAAATTAAAAGTGGTAGCTACAAACTATTCTGTATTAAAAGAATTCTAGAAGAGAGAATGACTAGACATAATGCATTACTATTATTAGAGTCTTTCGATGATAATGATTCAGTTAAATATTACATTAATAAAATTAATAAAGGATTATTGATGTCTAATATTATAGATTCTGTTAATATTAAAGTTAAGTCTATCAAATTTAAGAAAGGTTATAGTATCAAAGCTGTAGAAAATTGTGCTATTAGAGTAATGTCTAGAGTATTTGATGCCATTAAACTTGATCTTGAAGCAGTAAATTATGCATTAACTTTATTCAAAGAAGAGAATAAAGATACTTATGGTTTACCAAAAGATGCAGTAGAATTCTTGGACTACTTCTATAGAGGAATTAAAGCCGGATATCTACCATATAAGATGATCTACTTAGATGGAGATATTAGAGATAGTTATCTATCCATTACAAATGATATGAATATTGAAAATCCATCTGTTGACGATTATAAGAAGCAATTAGATGAATTATCATATGCAACTATTGTAGATGGTATTATTCAATATCATCAAGAACGAATACTATAAATGATTAAGAAGAAGGGAATATCTCCCTTCTTCTTTTTTTGTTAATTTAGCCATTTTGAACAAACTAATAATCAGAAAGGCGGTATATAATGAAAAATACAGAAGCTATCGTAAAGAAGATATACCCTATAGTTGAAGCACAGATTAAGAAGAATCTGTCTAATTATAAAAGATATCTTGGTAAGTTTATATCTGATAGATCTGAAGATCTTTATGATATAGCACCATATAGAAGAATCTATTTTACTCCGAAAGATGAAGAGGAGTTATTTAATACATTAAAGATTGATAAGAAAGTTATCTCCAATTATATGGAAGATACATACTATGCTAAGATTACATCATTCAATCCAGCTGCAGCTAAAGATGAATGTACTATTATCTTATTATGTCTAGTTAGATATTTCTGGAAAGCTAGAGACTCTAAGATGTTAGATATGGCTATAGTTAATATGGCATTCTCTGGTAAGTTCTATCCATCTATTCATTATGGGTTCTTTAAGAAAGTTCAACCAGTTGAATATAAATGGGTAATGGACTATGTAGTCAATAATATGCTTACAGGTAAGTTTGATCTTAAATCTAAAGGTAATGTAATCAATGCAGTTAAGTCTATCTCTAATACTTGGTTAGATACTTATACTGATAGATTTAAAGACTTTGAAGATGATGATTGTGTATATCTAATTCAACAGCTTCATGGTCGTATTAAATCCTTCATGAAGAATATTGCTAGTCTATACTATGAAGCATACGAAAACAAATCTCAATATATTACATATGCATCTGACGACTATTCCGATACAGGATATCGTCTTGCAGATACAGATAACTTAATGGCAGAACGTATTGTAGATAAAGCAGTAAATCAAATTACAACTCTATCTGTAAACTATAAATTCTGTAAGATGTCTGCAGATGCTTTAGTTAAGACTGATGAAATCAAAGATATCATTGAGTATATAGTAAAGAATGATACTAAACAGAACTCAGAGATTAGAGAGTTTGTTAGTCTTATAGTATATACATACTTTGCTCAGTCTAGAAATAAAGATGTACGTACAGCTGAGTTTATTAAGTTCTCTATTCAACCTAAACCGAATACTAAAGATCCTAATATGCTACGTATTAAGGATATTACTGAGAAATGGTTGATGGAATCATCTAAACGATACGTTCATAGACGTAATCGTTTAGCTACTAAGAATAGTTACCATAGATCGGTATTGATGTATTTCACATTATTGATTCATTACAGTGCATTATAAAATAACCCCCCCCCTTAGGATCTTTGTTATCCTAAGGGGATATAATTGTATATTATAAACGTGATAGATGATTATATTATTTAGTTAAGCCGCATGGCAAGAAAGGAATCTATCATGGAAACAACTAACGTAATTAACTTAACACCTCACACAGTAACAGTATTCGATAGTGATACAATCGTATTATCTATTGAGTCTTCAGGTGTTGCTCGTGTATCTGCCACTACTAATGTAGTAGGTCAGATTAGAGTAGGTGATGTAATTGTACCACGTACACATACAATATATGGTGAAGTTGAAGGGCTACCAGCTCCAACACCTGGCACTGTATATATTGTATCTGGTATGATTATATCTGCATTAACATCTCAAGGCATCCATCGTGATGATCTATTTACTCCAGGGTTACAAGTCCGTGATGAACAAGGTCGAGTAATCGGCTGTCGTTCTTTGGACAACTAATCCCATAAGCCCTCTTCGGAGGGCTTTATTTTTTTTGTAAATTTTAGCCATCTTGAACAATCCATTAAATCAAAGGAGGCTAACATGACTAAACAACGCAAACAAGCTGAAGAGCTTGTATATAAAGTAATGGATGCTTTAGATCCATCTAAGAGTATGTCTAAATATTATGCTGCTCTATTTAAAGACATGAATGATAAACAGTTCTTAGACTATATATCTAAGAAATATCCATATAGATTCCAAACACGTATCTTTAAGATTGAACCAACTTTCGTAGAAATTGAAAAGGCTGCTAATATCTTAGGAGTTCCTCTAATGGAAAAAGTAGCTACACCAGACTTGTATGTGAATGAAAATGGTGAGCCAGTATGGACTAAAGAAGCATTAGTAGTATATCTTCATTTGAAGAAAATGAAACAGTTCTTGACCAAGAAGAACTCTATCTCTACTAATATTGCTTCTCGTGATAATAAGACTGGTCGTCTTGTAGGTCATGATAAGAATGGTGCTACATCTGACCGTGAAATGGAATCACTTGTAGTATCTGGTATGGATGATACATTAAAAGAATTCTCTCGTGCACGTGCTGACTCAGTAGAAGCCAAACAAGCTATGTATAATACTATCTCTGCACTTGGTACAGTATCCTTAGAAGATATCCCTGAAGATAAGACTGATGTATTATCTAAGAATATGATGAACGTATATATGTTAGGATCTCACATCAATACTAACTTGATTAATATTGATAATATGACTCCACAAACTCTAAGAGATAAAACAGTTTCTAGACGTCAATAAACAAATACCCCCTTAGGATCATAGAAATCCTAAGGGGATAGATTTTGTAAATTGTAATACTTGGTTATTTTAGCTGTATATTATTAACGTGATATGATGATATAGTATTTAATTAGTGTTAAGTCCTTAGGACAGAAAGAGGTTATATCATGGAATTAGTAAAAATCGAATCTTTAAACCAAGTAGTATCTTTAAACAACTTTGATGATGTTATTAAGTTATTTAAAGAAAACAACAAAGGTCTAGAATCTGAGTGGTCTTGGCACGATGCATTCACACTTAAAGGAATGGCATTTGATCTATTATTGGAAAATAAAATTACTCATGATCAGTACAATGAATTCTGGGATGCAGTAAGCGTTCCATTATTCTAATTAAAAGATGGAGATGGGAGTTAATCCCATCTCCTAATCTTATTTATTTTTTTTTCTTATAACTGTATCATGGACTACTCATAACTAGATGAGTAGTCCATAACACAATCTCTTATTTCCATATTTTAAAGGAGGTAAACATGATTGTACAATCATAGAATACTCACAACAACAGTAAAAGTATTTAAACTTTTACTAATATGTTTAAAAGTTATATATTATAATAGTGAATGTTAATGGTATAAAATTATACTATAAGTAAACATTAGGATAAATGTATTCTTATTTTAATTAAAGGAGAATAATATGGAAAAGAAAATCGGCGTGTTACATGAAATCGGTGACCTTGGTTTAGGATTCGATGAAGTACCACAAGAACAAGAGCAAGCTCTAAAAGAGCAAATGCAAGATCAACAAAAAGAAGACAAATAGTCTTGCAATGCGATGGGGCGTAATACTCCATCGCATTTACATTGTATTTTAAGATTATAAGGACGGTGAAGGATAATGGTTAAGAAACTCACATTATTATGCATCGCCATATTGGTATCTATATTACCAATAAAGGCACTAGAGAGTGATCGTCAGAATGATGACACATTAGACGTTGTAATGCAATTCATAGTTAAGAATAACGATGACTATAGTGACAAAGTAAACAATCTTATCAATAATGATAAAGATAAGAAAGATAATGAACGTATGCAAAAGAAAGAAAATGCGGATCCAAATACCTCTAGAGTATTAAATCAATACGTTCAAGTAGCTAAACAAGAAGCTTTAAGACAAGCTGCTGCTAAAGAAGAAGCTAATAAGAAAGCTAACTCAAGATACTATGTAGATCAAAATTCAGACTTATCTAATAAGTCTACTTATGTGACTACAGAAGATATGAATAATATCATTAGACACTTTGACCCAAGTGGTACATCTCCATTCCAAGGTCAAGGTGATATATTTATTGAAGCATCAAAAGAATCTGGACTAGATCCAATCTATATCTTTGCTCATGCATCATGGGAATCTGATTATGGTAGATCTTATCTAGCCAGAGATAGAGGCAACTATTTTGGCATTAATGCTATTGATGCTAATCCTAATGCGGCTCATCATATGGGTAATACTGTTTATGATGGTATTGTTAATGGTGCTGTATGGATTAGTAAAAATTATTACCAGGAGGGACAAACAAGTTTAAACTCAATGATCTACGGTCATAAGAGATATGCACAAGCTGCTGGAGCATGGATTAAAGGTGTTAATGGAATAATGTCTGAATCATATTCATACTTAAGACAGTCTCGTGGTATGTAGATTATAACTAAAAGTGATACATTAAGGTAATCGTTGGATAGGCTTTAATTAGCCTATCCAATATTATATATTTTTATAATGAAGGAGAATTTATTATGAAGGCTAAATTAATTGGTATTGGTGCTGCTGGTAATAAAGCAGCTATGGCAGCTATCGAGCAAGGTGTATTTAGAAGAGAAGAAGTACTTCTTATTAATACAACTCGCAAAGATATGAAAGATGAATATGATGACATCAATGTAATCATTGGTGGTGGTATGGGCGGTTGCGGTAAAGAACGTGGTCGTGCTAAAAATATCACAATTGAATCCCTTAAATCTGAGAAACTTAAAATTGATGCTTTCCCAGATCCTACAGATGATGCTGTAGTTATTGTATCTTCCTCTGAAGGTGGTACTGGTTGTGGATCTTCTACAATCTTAGCGAAGTATATTCGTGAAGTATTGAATATGAACGTTCACTTAGTAGTATTCACTGGCTTTGAAGATGATGCTCGTGGATTACAAAACACTGTAGAATATTTCCAAGAACTTCAAGATAACTATACAGTTGAAGCTATCAGCAATAAGAAGTTCTTATCTTCTAGTAAGAATAAACAAGAAGCTGAACGTAAAGCTAATGATGAATTCTGTATTCGTATGCGTACATGGCTTGGTTTAGACCTAGTTGATTCTGATCAAAATATCGATGAAACTGACTTGTATAAGATCTCTACAACTCCTGGTTTCATGACAATCGAAACAGCTTACTTTGATGGTATTAAGAAACAATCTGATTTGGATAAAATATTCGAAGAAATGATTTATGCTACAAAGAGCTTAGATTTCACTCCAACAGCTAGACGTATTGGTGTATTCATGTATGCATCTGAACGTACTCAAAACGTTGGTTTCGATAATGCTAAAATCCGTGAAGAGTTAGGTGAACCATTTGAATTCTTCACACATATCCAAACAGTACCAGCTGGTCAAGAACGTGTATGTATCATGGCATCTGGTATTAAACTTCCTACAGAAGAAGTTGAAAAGATTTATAATGAATATAAAGCTAGAACTTCCAATGTAGATAAAAAGAAAGATGGTTTCTTTGATCAAATTGGTGGTATGAAGATGGAAGAAGATGATGATATGTTTAACTTATCTAATTCTGCTATCAAGAACCCTACAGTTAAAGTTAAAGAAAACTTCTTTGATTCTGTAAAAGACGACGTTTTAGTTATCAAAGTAGATGGTAAGAAAGGTAATAAATCTTCCAAGATTGATGACTTCGAAGAACGTTATTAAGAAAGGAAGCATATATGGGTCTATTTGATAAATATGTAAAACCCAGCAGAGTTTACGCAGAGGACGTTCCGTTCTCTGCTGTAATCAAAAAATCTGCTGAGACTATAGTGAATGAATTGGATACTTTAGATTGGTCTAATCATGATATCGCATATAGATATTTTGAAGATAACTTATCCGATATCATTTACTATCTAGGTGAAGGTGTTAAACCAATCTCTAGATGCTTATATATTAAGTTTGAACCATGGCAATATATTGCAATGATTATGGTTCAAAATCGTCCACAGCTTGCTGAAGATAGAATTCGTGTACTTAATAATGAGATATATGAATTATTTGAAGTTATCAATGAATCAGCATTTGATCCAGATAGATTTGGTAAGACTCTTACAGCGTTATATAAGATTTCTAAGGTTATCAATGAACGTATCTACAAGAAATTAGATTATGTCGATTGTACTAATAAGCAGTTGAATACAATACTTTCTGTAGCACGTTATTCTAGTAAGAGTGAGACAATTAATATTAGTCGTGTTAATACTTCAATTATGAGATATATGGACCCATCTCAAACATGTGAAGAAGACTTAATGGATCTATATGGTGAACTCTTCTATGAAAACTTTGAGGAGTTCTTTGTAACTTCAATGCTAGAATCTGGTGAAGATCCTAAGATTAATACATATACTAAGAACTGGATGTTTGACTTAGAAACTAATGCTATGCTATTCATGTTGAATGAACGTCCTATGACTGTAATTAAACGTGTATTAACTAAGTATAGTCAAGAATGTCTACGTCTACAAAAAGTTCGTAAAGATGTACGATGCTCTATGTTAGCTTTATCTGCAGATTATGATAAAGTCTTATATATTGCAGAAGAACTTAAAGAGCAAGGACTCTATATATTCTAAACAACTATCCCAAGGTAGTTAAACTACCTTGGGGTATTTTATTTTTTTACTCCTCCTGGAACTTATTAGTAACTTATAATAATATTTTTTAGGAGGATTTTATTATGGGCTTATTAATTGAACGTGTAGCTGAGGTAACTGGCTACTCTCCAGAGCAGGGTCTATATGACGTTGCATATCCAACAGGATTTTTAAATTTTGATTCCCTAAATGGCTATAAGCTAAACTGTTATAATGACAAAGGTGAGATTACACCTGTAACACATCGAGGTATTCTTGATGGGTCTTATAACTTACTTATTGGTCGCTCAGGTTCTGGTAAATCTACATTTGCTGTACAAGCTGCGGCTAATATTATTAACCAATTCCCAGATGCTGAAATGGTTATCCAATCCATGGAAGGTGGTATTACAATTCCACGTTTGGAAACTTTAACTGGTTATATTGGTCAAGACTTATTCAATCATGTTTCTATTAAGAATAGTGGTATCACTGCAGAGTCTATCTATGATGATATCTATACTATCTATGAAACTAAATTAAAGAATAAAGATAAACTTATGTATGACACTGGTATGAGAGATTCTACTGGTAATCCAATTACTAAGTTTATCCCAACTGTTATGATTATTGACTCTATTGCATTATTAGCCCCAGAACGTATTGCAGATAAAGGTGAATTATCTGGTCAAATGGCGGCTACTGCAATGGCTAAAGCAAATACATCTCTCCTTAAAGGTGTAATGCAATTAATCAAAGCAACTAATATCATCTTATTGGTAATCAATCATATTACTGAAAAGATTGAAGCAAGTGCATTCATGCACACTAAAGGTCAATTGATGTATCTTAAACAAGGTGAGTCTTTACCTGGTGGTAGAGCTGTAACCTATTTAGCGAATAACATCATTCGATTCGATGATAGTAAACTTAAAGAAGAGACATTTGGATTCTCTGGTTCCCAAGTAGATATCTCTTTAGGTAAATCTCGTACAAATAAAGCTGGTAAATCTACTCCATTAATCTTCTCTCAAGATTATGGTTTTGATCCACTCTATTCTTTAATGATCATGCTTAAAGATTCTGGTAAGATTGCCACTAAAGGTGCTTACTTAGAATTAGATGGGTATGATACTAAGTTTAGAACTCGTGATTTCAAAGAATTCTTTACTGAACGTGAAGATTTCCGTATGCAATTCTTACGCTTGGCTCGTGAAGTAATGGATGAATTGATTGCTCCAGTACCTACAAGTGGTCAGGTTACAAATGCATCTATTACGAAAGACCTTATTGCGTCCTTCAGAGCATTGGAAGATTAAGTTATATATTATAAAGGTGATACAGAAGAGTATTGATTACTCTTCTGTGTTTCATTTTATAATACTTTTAGAAAGGAGACACAATGGCGAACACATTGATTCTAGACGACGAGATTAATCGTGCTAGACAAAGAATTCAGATTCCAGAACAAGTACTAGGGAAAGAGTTAATTCAACCATTCCCAGCTAGTAGTTCTGGTAGTCGAAAGATTATGTATAGTGTCCATTCAGAACAATCTATGGCACTATGCTATCCAGAAGTCCCATTCATTCAAACTGGCTTTGAGAATGAATTTGGACATCGCTCCACATCTTTCCAACAAGCTGATCAACGTAAGACTGTATTAGCTAGAATAGAAAGATATGCAATGACTCCAGGTCATGAGTATTATCTTATCGTCCATAATGAAGAAACCAATACTTTAGATATTCTTCATAAGTTGGACTATAAGTATATTACAGAATCCTTTGGTTATGAGATTAATAACTCAGTTCTAAATAATCTTGTCGTAGGCAGTGTTATTGAGAAAGGAGACGTTATTACAAAATCTAAAGGGTTCGATGAGTACAACAACAGGATGGATGGCATCAATGTCTTATTAATGTATATTGCAAAGAATAAGACAACAGAAGATGCTATTGAGATTAGTGAATCCTGTGCAAAGCGATTCAAATCACCACTAGTTAAGAAGATCTCGTTCATGATCAATGAAAATGATATCTTACTTAATCTATATGGTAACAAGGATATCTATAAGGTTATCCCTGATATTGGTGAAGAAATCAAAGAAGGTATCTTAGCTGCAGTACGTCGAGAAAATAAAGAAGAAGCTTTATTCTCTCAAGTATTCAATAAGCTTCAAGATATCAATATGTCTGATGAGAAGATTACATCTAATGGTCGTGTAGTTGGTATTGAAATCCATACTAATAACCCAGACCTAATGGAAAACTCTATCTACAATACTCAGCTTAATATGTATTATCAAGACAATAAGCGATTCTGTGATGAGTTAATCCATACAGTACATAAACTTCAGGCAAACTATAAATGTGAGCTAGGATATGATCTACAAAAACTTATGCATACAAGTAAACAAATCTTGGATGGTGTTAAGTTCAATATAGACAGCAATGTATATTCTAACTTACAAATGGATGTATACATCCTAGAAGAGAATGAACTTCATGTTGGTGATAAACTAACTAACCGATATGGTGGTAAAGGTGTTATTTCTAATATCTTACCTGATGAACTTATGCCTCAAACTGAGGATGGTCAAAGAGTAGATATGAAGTATAACCAAGCAACTGTAGTCAATCGTTTGAATCCATCTCAGCTATTTGAAATGGAAATCAACTCCGCATCAGCTGCAGTAGTTCGTAATCTTAATAAGCAAGACACTAATGGATCTCTTAAGAAGATTATAAAATTTGTAAGCTTCTTTAGTCCAAGTCAAGCTAAAGAAATGGAAGCATTTGTTAGTAATAGTAATCCATCAGTCCGTATGGAGTATCTAAACTCTATTATAGAAGATGGTAATATTACTATATCCATTTTACCAATGCAAGAACCAGTTACTATTGAAACTCTACAAAGAGTTCTAGCTGAGTTCCCAGAAACAAGACATGGGTATGTATATACTCCTATGCTTGATTCTTCCAATCAAGGTATTAGATTAGTTAAATCTCTAAGACCTGTACTTGTAGCTAAACAATACGTATGTCGTTTAAAACAATATGCAGAAGAGAAGTTCTCAGCAACAAGTATGTCTTTCAGTAACAACAAAGGTGAAAATAGCCGTAACAAATCTGCTGGTCTATATAAACCTGTATATACTAATACACCTATCCGACAAGGGGAAATGGAAATTAGTGCATTAACTCACATTGGTGATGATATCAATGTAATTATGTTAATGCTATATAGTACAGCTCCTATTGGACGTAGATCTATCAAAGATCTATTGACTAAGAATCCTAATGATGTAGATATTACTTTATCTGCAGATGCTAAATCTAGATCTGCTGAGATTGTAAATGCATATCTTAAGGCTATTGGTCTAAAATTGACATTCGAGAAGGTTCCGAAGAAATATCAAGAAGCATTATTGTATGATATTCCAGATGAAGATTTCTATACACCTGCAATGCTCGAAGATTATTCTTATCTTAAAGCATTAAGAGAGAATGATAAGTCTAAGATGACTATTACAGTTAAAGAATTCAATGGTAAATATTATCCAGTATATGATAACTTTGTTGAACCTGGTATCCCAGCTATCATGGAAGGAGCTATGAGTAGTGAACCTCCAGAAGGTTACAGTGAAACAGATTCTTTATGGGTAACTAGGGGTATTAAGTACTTTAATAAATAAGGAGGCAATCATGATTTTAAGAGATCTTTATACGACTCTCTTACGTGGTAGTCTTGATAACGTCTTTGAAGACGAGAATTTAAGATTGATTAATGAACGGACTTCAGTTTTGTTAAATAAACCAAACTGGACCATTCAAGATATAGACGTTGCTGATACAATCTTACGTATCAGCAACGTCTTATATAATAATACAGATCTAGCTGTATTGCCATTAGAAGATGGTGTTTATGATTTACTCTTAGAAGCTTATAAGAAATACAATCCTAACTTCCAAGTTGGGTCTGATGTAGTTCACTTTAAGCTCCAAGGTAAAGGTAAGGCTACAAGTAATGAAAATTATATTGAAGCTATAGTATCTTATCCGAAGGAAACTAATGATACTCTATATAGAGATACATTCATTGAAGTTCCAACGAATAGGTGGCAACCGGCATTGGATTCTAATCATGCTACAGTATCCGATAGAGGTAGAGATACAGCTCATAAATATCCTCAATTAGTTGGTACTTTAGATAAGTGTAAGTTTGTATTAGAATCTGATGCAAAGAAAGCTTTTGTAGATAAAGATCCAAAAGTAAAGATATTTGAACGAGACTTCTTAGCTAAACATGTCATGATGGGATTGATTAATTATCAAACTCCATTTGAGATGGTAGCAGAAATCAAATATGATGGATTATCTGTAGAGGCTGAAGTAAATAACAAAGTAGTCAGTGCTAGAACTCGAGGAGATTTAGATGCTGACTTAGCTACAGATTTGACTGATATCTTATATGGTTATAGATTCCCTAATGAGTTATCTGATAATGAAGTTATCGGTATGAAGTTTGAGGCAATCATTACCAAAGAAGATCTAGTTAGATTCCAGAATGTTACTGGTAAAACTTATAAGAATATGAGAACTGCAATAGCTGGTATCATTGGTTCAGCTAATGCTAGAGATTATATTGACTTTATTACATTAGTACCATTAGCAACTTCTTTAGACTTCAATAGTCGTATAGAAGAATTAGAATTCATGAATAGATACTTTGCTACTAAAGAGCCTAATAGATATAGAATCATTCAAGGTTATTATAGCAACGTATTATTCCAAGTGAATAAGTTTGTCCAAGATGCTGATTGGTTTAGATCCTATATGCCATTTGCCTATGATGGTATTGTAGTATCTTATACAGATAAGAATATTATTCAAGCTCTTGGTCGAGAGAATCATGTAAATAAGTATAGTATTGCAATCAAGTTCAATGCTATGGTTAGATCTACAAGATTCCGTGGTTACCAATATACAGTTGGTAAGAATGGTGTTATTACACCGATGATTATGTTTGACCCAGTGGAATTCAATGGTACAGTCCATAACTTAGCAAGTGGTCATTCATATGAAAGATTCAAAGCATTATCATTAAGATACAATGATATTATTGATGTGACTTATGTCAATGATGTAATGCCATATGTATCTAGACATGATTGTGTAGAGAATGATAATAATCCAAGACCTATGGAGGAATTCATCGATAATTGCCCTGCCTGTGGTACTCTACTGGTAGAGTCCTATAGCGGCAAATCTGTATCATGTCCTAATCCCAAATGCATTGGTCGTGGTATTGCTAGGATGGCAGATATGCTTAAAAAGATTAACTTTAGAGATTTCTCTGAAGCTACAGTTAAGGATTTAAGTATAACTTCATTCACTGATCTTCTTAATATTACACCTAGCAGATTAGCAATCTTAGGTGATGTCAATAGTAAGAAGTTCATGGAGCGGGTAAACGAACTAAAGACAAAGCAAGTATATGATTATAATATCATTGGTGCTCTTGGCTTTACAGATATTGCAATTAAGACTTGGAAGATTGTACTTCATGCTTTAAAGATAGAAGAAGTACTAAACTTACCTGATAGTGAATTGCAAACTAAACTCATGAGATTAAAAGGGATCGGTAAAGTTGCAGTAGAGACAATCTTAAATGAACGTGAAGTCTTTGCTGAAGATCTCATTACTATCATGAAAATGAATAATGTAGTCAGAACTTATAATCTAGTAGATAATCGTAAGAAGATTGTAATCACTGGATTTAGAGATGATACATTAGCAGAGAGAATGGCACCTCTCGGGTATTTCGTTACAGATACAAGTGTGACTAGAGATACCAATATTCTAGTGATTCCTCATGTGGGATTCAGTAGTTCTAAAGTAGACAAAGCACTCAAGTATGGTATTCAGATTGAGGCATTGCCTAACTTTAAAGCAAGATTTGGTTTGTAAAAAATTACAAACTAACTTACAGAATATTAATATATTATATACGTGATCATGATATAGTCTATGGTCACGTATTATATTTTATTTTCCATGCAAAGGAGACACAACCATGGTAAAAGACATTAAAGAAACAAACATTATTGAAACTGTATTGGAACGCTTGAAAGCAGAAGACCAAATTATTCTACGTTCCCATCAGTTTGTAAATGTATTGAAATCTGTACTATTCGGTGCAGTTAAGTTCTTAGCAAACACTAAGTTTGAAAACGAAGCAGCGTTGCGTGTCAATGATAAAAATGGTACATTCATTGCTGGTATTGTTTTAGAACGTGCAGTAGATGATGAAGGTAAAAACTCCTTCGAAGCTCGCTTTGAGTTAGAAGAAGATGGTATCAAAGATATCGCTACTGTATATGATTTGAGTGATGAAGAAGTTCAACGCTTCTTGAATCGTTTCATGTATGTATTGACAAATAACAAATTCGTTAACAATGCATTCGTATTCGATATCACTCGTGTAATCTTATCTTCCGTAATCAATGCATTGATGAATCTTAACAAAACAGATATCGATGAAGATGGTTACGAAATCAAATTTGATGAATATCTTACAGTTACTGCAACTGAAGAAGATGGTAAACGTGTTATCGACTTCGAACCAGCTGTCGATATGAAGAAATTCATTAAAGACGATAAACTCGTTGACGTTGAATAATAACTGATAATATTGGAGGTTAGGTGAATAACCTAACCTCCCATTGTATCTTTTATTTTTAATCGGAGACACGTGAAATGAAAAAAGGCGTAATAAATGGAACGATGTATACTATCTATGACTTCGATACAGCAATGAAGAATGCTGAAGACATTAACATTGCTATCGAAGAAGATGGTAAAGTCTTTCCTATTATAGGCAAATCTAATGCATATCAAACTAATGGTGTTGTACTTGATGGATGTATGGCGACTTTCATCAGTGCTGATAAAGACCAGTCTAAGTATGAATTAGATACTATGAAGATTATTGATTTTAGTAATGCTAAAAGCATGCAAGATCAAATTGAAAAGTCTAGTGAGTTACGTTCTATGGAAGAGACTATCTTGATTAATCCAGATAATATCTTCAATGTTAGAATAAAACCAAATGACTTACCTGAGATGATCGGTCTAAAGGAAGCTGTTAATCGTAAGAATATTGATATCAACAAATATGCTTATCGGTTTGGGGATAACTTTAATAATGACCGTCGTCTATTTGAAAAGGATACTATCACGTTAGCAAAGATTAAGACAATCTCTGAAGCATTAGATATGGATTGTTATATAATCTTTGAAGATAGAGAACCAAATGTACCTAATCCAATTGGGTCACAAATTAAAGTTAAGATCACCAATATTGGGGAGGGTGACAATGAACACACAAGCTAAGTTTATCGCAGACTATAACGATAAAAATAGACCTAAGTTCAATGACAAATTCTTCACTAAGTCTGATGATGATATCATTGAAGACTTGAAGGATGTTATTCTTTCATGTGAAAGAAATAAATTCTATACTATCAAAGTATTAGGATTTGAAGTTATAGATGATTACACCGAAGTACAGAAGTTACTTATTGGTGATGAAACTCCATCTATATCTATTAAAGACTCTGATCTTAAGATATTGAAAGTAACTTATCATGTAGCTTGTACTAAAGATGAGGATACTTTTGATGTACTTATTGCGATCCCAAGAGTTATTGATGGGGCATATATCCATTTGAATGGTAATGACTATTTCCCATTATTCCAGCTAGTAGATGGTAGTACTTATAATAATACTACGGCTGCAGCTGCTAAGACTCAATCTATTACACTTAAGACAAACTCCAATGCAGTTAAGATGCTTCGTAACTTCGTTGATCTAAATACAACGAAAGAGAAGACATTACGCATGGCTATGTTTAGTGTATATCTATTTGACCATAAAGTTACACTATTCGAATACTACTTAGCTAGATTTGGATGGTATGAAACTTTAAGTAAGTTTAACTTTGAAGATATTATCAAGATTTCTGATCATGATATTGACGATCCAGAGTATTATACTTTTGCTATCGCCAATGCTCATATGAAGAATCCATTCTATATCTCTGCAGTGAAATCCTTTGTAGATAATGATCGTATCTTACAATCTTTCATTGCATCATTTGCTAAAGCTATAAGCTTATATGCAACTAAGAAGACTACATTAGACCAAATCTATACTACAGAATTCTGGGTATGTAAATTGGGTTATAACTTTGTATCTTCTGAAACTTCAGTATTCACTAAAGGTAATGCAATCATTGAATCTTTGGAAAACTCTTATGATATTCCAACTAAGAAACGTTTGCGTTTACCTGACCATATCAAAGAAGATATCTATTCTGTATTGAAATGGATGGCATGTGAGTTCTCTTCAATTCGTTTGAAGAATAACTTAGATGCCTCATCTAAACGGATTAGATGGTCTGAATATATTGCAGCTATGTATATCATGCTAATCAATGTTAAACTTAGACGTTTACCAGAGAAGCATGATCCTAACATGGAAGCTTATCGAATCAAACAGCAATTGAATACTCCACCAATGGCTTTGATTGCTGAGTTACAGAAATCTAACCTTAAAGGTTTCCGTAATATGGTTAATGATAGAGATTCATTCTTACAATTGAAATATACCATTAAAGGTCCATCTGGTCCTGGGGAATCTAATAGTAAGAATGTAGCACGTAATGTACGTGCAATTGATCCATCCCATTTAGGGATTATCGATTTGAATACATCCTCCGCATCAGATCCTGGTGTAGGTGGGATGTTATGCCCACTCAACTATGGTGTATATGAATGGAATTCTTTCACTAATGAAGAAGAACCTAATGTATGGGATGATAACTTCAGTAAGATGCTTAATATATACCGTGAAGAGAAAGGTTATACATCTGCAATCATGTTAGCAGATGATGCTGGATTAGAACTAACAGATAATAGAGATCCAGAAGCAGTAGCATTCGATGCCCATTTACTTGGTCAAACAATTGCTAAGGTAGCTAGAACTCGAGCATTTGAGAAACAACTTCGTCCAGCTTTAATTAACATGGAAGACAGCTGTTCAATATACTTTGAGGAGGTTTAAGATGGCTGATATCTACTACAGATATTTCGTGTTCTCCAGAACTCAAATGGAAGCACTTAAAGAACGCTATAATAAACTTGGTAAAGATATTGAATTCGGTAAAGTAGTAGTTGGCGGTGTCAAGAAAGAATACACTGATATTCTTCTTGACATGAGTCAAGCTAAATACTCCGATTCAATTAAAGTTGCTGAGGGCGATATTCGCCGTATTATTTATACGAAGACTAAATAGGAGGATTCTATGCAAGTAGGACAAGCAAACACTGATATTCATAATTTTGGTCACTATCTAGTTAAGCTTCTTGATACAAATTCTTTATATTGGGATAAACTAGAAAGTATTTCTCCAGACTATGATCTTCTCAATGACCATAATGAAAGTTATTTCATTAAGACTGATGAACTTTTGGAAGCTAAAGAAGGTTTCATCATTAGCTCTCATTCGTATGGTCGTAAGTTAAATATTCGTGGTAAAAATATCATCTTGGTATACAATGAAGATATTGAAGCTGAATACTTAACTGATAACCCATTCAGTGTAGCTGTGAATCGTGAATCCGATTCTATGCATACATTATTGATTAACTTTAACGTATTCGTTAAGTTAGTTGCTAAGAAAGACTATAATGGTATTTACTCTTTCTTCGCTACATTCTTTAAATGGTTATGTGGTGCAGAATCAGTGCAATCCCATTTATATTCAGTTCTTACATATATCGATGTAGTTTATCATAACCTAGGTCTTGAGAAAGTTAAGACTTTCATCGACTTCAATCTTGCTAAATCTACTGATATCCTAAGTCAAGTAGTTATGAGCAAATTCAATGTACCAAATGTACATGGATTCGTTGCTAGAGTATTAGCTATCATGGAAGTAGATAACAATAACATCTTTGCAGAGTTATTCTATTATCCAAGATATACTAATGATCTTATTAAGGCTGGTATTGAACCAGAATTCAGTCTTAAAGGATTCTTAGCTACTATTGAAGAAGCATTTGAAAATCAACATGATGAAAATATTGAATTACGCAATGCTTTCATCGATGCTAACTACTTCAATAATGCTACTATGGAAGTTGATGCTGAAAGTAAATATGAAAAGATCGTATTCACTCAATTACTTGAGTTCGAACCACGTCTAGAACAACAAATCGATTTACTATTCGGTATGTCTAAAGAACTTTTGGAAACTACTATGGATATTATCTACAAAACTATTGATGACTGTATTGAAAAATATGGTATCAAAGAAGTAGATCCAGAAGAAGAAAAAGAACGTAAACTTCAATTAGAATCTGATATTGAAGACCAAATCAAGAAAGCTATTGAAGGAATGGATAAGAAATAATATATTACCCTCTAGGATACATAATCCTAGAGGGTTTTATTTTTTAAGGTGGTGAGACATATGAAAGAAGCAGTTATCGATAACTGTACTTGCCCTAAGTGTTATTCAAAGAACTTTGATCTATACACAGCTAATGGTAAACCAGTTAGCTATGCTAATATTATACTAGCATTCAGTAAAGATCCTAAACAGGTGTTAGATAATTTGAATAGATACCAATTATATAAATTCAAATGCAATGATTGCGGTAAATCTTTCTCTATTGATTGGAGATGGGGATTACCATACCCTACAATGGAGAAGATAGACGTATAGCCTCGAACAAAGCAATAATAAATGAAAGGAGAATTTACTTATGATTTCAAAGAATAATCTACTATATGTCATAGGTGCTATTATTTATATTGCTTGTTTCTGTTACATTGTACATGATATGCTTCAAGCTCCTGAAGGTCGTGTATTAATCTTTATTTATACCACTTCAGTGATTTTGACTGCATTAATTATTGTAATTGGTTATAAGATATCTAAGGCACTCTTACACATACTTGAAAAGTATATGGGAGAGTGATAAGATATGATTGAAATAACTATAGCTATTCTTATCGCAGCAGGCATGCTGACTGTTATTTCTAACATTAGCTTCATTGTTAATGTCGGATTAATTATGTTAACATTGTTATGTATCTTATCTAATGACAATAACAAAAAAAGGTAAATTTATGATGGCTTTTGATCTTTTATTGGCATTAGTCATCGTAGGTAGTATTGTCTACAAATATATGAGTGGACAAGAGCTTACTCACGATTATATAATGTCTATAATGTCAGTAGTCTTACTATTTATTATCTATAAATCTATAAAAGTAAAATAGTAATCTACACTAAACAAGTTAATACTTTATGTATAATTTGTTATGGAGAGGAATGTTATACGTAATGAATGTAACTTTAGCGATAACGGCATTGTTTATCATCATTATTATATCTCTATTGTGGATGGTAGCTAGAGTCTTATATAAAGATCATCTATCTGATTCTCCACTCTATATAATAACTGATAAACGCAGTATGATTATTGATGAAACAGATAACTATCTTAAGTTAATCCATAACGAGAGATCAATATTTCTGGTAGAACTCAATGGTGAATTCTTTGTTAATGTAACTGGAAGATCATATGATCAAGTAAAGATTGGTGATCAAGTTATATTAGCATCTGGTCCCACTACTCGGGACTTCATTATTAAAAAATTGTAGGTAAATTGTAATGAAACTATTATCAATCCGACTTGAAAACTACATAGGTATTTACAATGGTCGTGGTGATAATATCTTAGAGGTAGACTTATCACAGTCTACCTCTAATATCGTCATCATTCGTGGCTCCAATGGTTCTGGTAAGTCCACTTTATTAAAAGCTTTATCTCCACTTCAAGATGATAATAATGCTATCATCCCTGGATTGGAGGGTAAGAAAACTTTAAGATATCTTTACAATAATGAAGTATATGAAATATTATACGTTCATCCAGTAAAGACTGATGGCTCTAGAGGTCAAGTTAAGATGCAAGTATATAAAGGAATGAACCGTGTTGAGTTGAATCCTACTTGGAACGTGACTTCTGGTAAAGACATCATATTCGATTTGTTTAACTTAGATGCTAACTTCCTTACATTGTCTCAGTTATCTTCTGAAGATAGAGGGTTAGCAGATAAGAAACCAGCTGAACGTAAGAAGTTCGTTAATAGTATTATTAATGGTATTGAAGTATACAACAACATGTATAAAGTCATTACTAAGAAGTACTCTACGTTTAAGAATCTCATTAGTACTATATCTTCTAAGATCAATCAAATTGGTAATATAGAAGAATTGAACTCTAGATATAATAATATCACTAGACAAGTTGAAGATGTATCTAGAGAACGAGATAGAGCAGTTATTGAAGCATCTAAGATTGATGCAGAGATTGGTATCTTGACTAGAGATAATAATCTTGAAGAATTCTATAAGATTAACGAAGAGATACGAGAGAATCTAGATTATATTAGAGCTTCCAAAGCCCAAGTTATTAATCTTTCTAAAGGAGAATTATCTAGTGAAGATCTAAATGAACTAAAAGATATCATTGATAGTAGTTTAACAGCTTTTAATAAAGATATATCCAAATGGAAATCTGAAGAAGCTGTAGCTAACGCTAAGATTGAGAATATATCTAAAGAGAAAGAAGATACGTTTAAGTCTTTACAAACTAAGATTACTAAACGTGGTACTTTATTAGATGGAGGATTCAGTGATTCTGATCTAAGTCTATATAAAGATACTAAAGCTAAGATAGCTGAACTTGAAAATGATATCAATGGTTTAAATTCTTCTATTAAGAATCTTTCTGAAGCAGAGGCATTAGTTAATGCTATGGAAATGATTGTCCCAGTGTTAGATAGTCTTTATAATGGTTTAGACGCTACCACTAAGAAAGAGAAATATGATTTCGTTAAGACTACACTAGATAATGATGGTAAGTATGTAGATCAAACTATTGAATTGACTCGTACTTATAATGAAGTATCTAGAACTATGACTGAATTAGAATCTGAAATATTAGCTTATGAGATTCTATTCGATAAAGCTAAATCTTTAGCGTTAAGACCTAAAGATTGTAAGATAGATGATTGCTCTTTTGTTAAAGAAGCAATTGAAGCATCTTCTAAGCATCCAGAGAAACGCATCAATGATATCAATAAAGAAATTGATGAGTCTAATAAACTTTTAAAATCTCTAGAGAAAGATATTGAGTCTTATAAAGAACTATATGACTTCAATAAGAGATTTACTAATCTTCATGGTATGGTATTATCTTTCAGAAAGCTATTAGAAAAGAGTCCAGTTGATTATATCATTGACCCATACCAACTATTAGCTTCTTTAGACCATATGGAAAAATTAATGATCGACTTCAATCAGATTCGTGGTATCTTTAATATTATCACTACTAAATCTAACTATGAAGAAATCATTGAATCATTAAAAGAACCAGCGGCGAAGTATGAAGCAAACAAGGCTCTAATCGATGAATTAGATTCTGACATCGCTTCATTGAAAGATAAACTAACTACTATTGATAATCAATTGATGGCTGAGAAAGATGCTATCAGTGAGACTACAACCGATATAGCTCTAACAGAGTTTAAGATTGAAGTATATACTAAATGTAAGTCTTTAGTGGATGAGTGTATTGGACTTGAAGAGAGAAACAATGAGCTTCAATCTCAAATTAATTCTTTATCAGATATTGCCTTTAAGGTTAAAGATCTTGAGACTAGAATGGATGAAGCTAAGTCTAGAGCTGATAGATTGAATAATGACTTAAATGCTATTCTTAGTGAAAGAGATAAGATAGCATCGAATAAAACGTTGTTAGAAGACTATATCAGGGACCTAGACCTGTATAATAAGAATTTCTCGATTCTCGAAACTATACGTTACTATTTAAGCCCAACTACGGGCATCCAGACAGTGTTTATGAGAACGTACATGGGAAATATTATTTTGAAGGCTAATGAATTATTAAGTTTAATATTCAATGGTCAATTCATTATACAGCCATTCGTAATCAATGAAGCTGAATTTAGAATTCCTTGTCTTGGTAATGGATTAGTTAATGATGATATCTCATCTATGAGTACAAGTCAAATCTGTATGATTAGTATGATCTTATCATTTGCCATTCTATCTAACTCATCTACTGATTATAATATCTTGAAGTTAGATGAAATTGATGGTGGTCTTGATACAGAGAATCGCATTCAATTCATTGGTTTATTGAAACAACTTATTACCATGGTAGGATGTGAGCAATGTTTCCTTATTAGTCATAATATGGAATATGATGCTGACACTACCGTGATTGATATGGCTGCTAGACCAGTATTAGTTAGATAGGAGGTCCTATTACATGTATGATTTCGCAAGTGCATATGTACTAGCTCAAACTTTAGAAATTGTTGCATCTGCTGCAGCAATTGGTTTAGTTATAACTATGGTTGTTCAAGATTAATATAATGGACTAGTCTCTTAGTAGACTAGTCCGTTTTCTTTTTTGTAATACTCCTGAATTATAGCTGTATATTATTAAGGTGATATGATATAGTTATATTTATTTTAAGGAGGAAATATCATGTTAGGACATTTGAAAATTGTATTAGTTGGTTTGGTTACATTAGCATTCTCTTATTTCATCGATCAAAGTAATCAAGATTCCTTAGGGATCATTATCTTATTAGCACCACTATATTCTATTGGTGCAATTGTTACACTAATCGGTCTTGCTGGCATTGCAGACCAATTCATTAACCCAATGCCAAAACGCAAAAGAGCTAGACGATAAAAGTCTAGCTCTTTATTTTTTGACATTCTATTAATATTATTTTTATTCCCAAGGAGGAAACAAAAGATGAAAACTGAATTATTTGTTATTATTGCAAGCGTTGTTGCTATCGGTCTCAATGTAATTTCAATGGGTCCATCTATTATGAATATTATGGATGGATACAATTTGAAGATGTCTTATGCATTAGTATGCACAAACATCTCTATCATTATTATTTCAATCATTTTGTCTTACGTAGCAGTAAGTTTAAAAAACAACAAATAGACGACATCTTAATAGGAGGAATATATGTTTAGAAAGAAGACTCAATTATATCTAATTCATATAATCTTATTAAATGTCTGTATATTAGCTGCAAGTTATATGCGTAAATTTTCTATGTTACTGATGTGGATTTTGCTTATACTTGCAGCTATTTCACTAGCATGGTTATTATATAACTCTGTTGATAGAAGGTGAAATTGTTGATTAAGTTGTTTTCATTTATAGGAATCTTAATTTGTCCATGGATGATTTTGATTCCTTTATTTCTATTAGAATGGATTACCGGGTCTCATATGAGGGATACACCTTATGTGATTGGAATACTGATAATCTATGATTTTGGTATGGGATTCTTATTAACGTATCGATATATTATGGATAAGATTGGAGGGAAGTAATGATATCGAGTGATAAGTTAACTAAGTATGATTACTATTATCTCAGTATCGCAAATCAGATATTGAGTAATGGAGATATGCGAGATAACCGTACAGGTATTCGAGCTATCTCTTTACCACATGTCTGTATGACATTTGATTTGGAAGATGCATTTCCAATTCTAGCTTCTAAGTTTGTAGGATTCAAAACTGCAGTGAAGGAGCTATTATGGATTTGGCAAATGCAATCTAACGATGTCCGTAAACTCCAAGATATGGGAGTACATATCTGGGATGAATGGATGCGTGAAGATGGAACTATTGGTAAAGCTTATGGATATCAATTAGCTAAATATAAGCAAGTTGATAATCTTATTAAGACTATCAAAGAAGATCCAACCAATCGTCGTATGGTAGTAACTCTTTGGAATATCGAAGACTTACCAGATATGGCATTACAGCCATGTGCATTCCAAACACTTTGGAATATTAATCATGGTAGATTAAACTGTATGCTAACTATTCGTAGCAATGATTGGTTCTTAGGTCAACCATTCAACGTTACTCAGTATGCAGTCTTAGTGCATATGATTGCTCAAGTTACTGGATATAAACCTGGGCAGTTGACTGTATGTATTAATGATGCTCATATCTATGAGAATCATATACCTCAGATGCAACAACAGATGGGTTTAGTAGATCTAAATGATCTTACAGATACTATTAAGACTAATAGAGAATGTAAACCTCAACTAGTTCTAAACCCAGAGGTGAAAGACTTCTATGATTTTAAGATTGAAGACTTTAGTCTAGAAGGATATACTCCAGGTCCAAAGATTAAAGCAGAAGTAGCAGTTTAGTAGTTTAAAAGAAAGATCAGGGAAAGTTATGCTATTAACTCTCATAGCAACTTATGACAATTCACGGCATCTAGTTAATTCGATGGGAGAGAAGATTTTAACAGTGCCTAAATTTGAAACAGAGATGAGAAATATTACGCTAGGTTGTACAGTAATCATGGGAAGAGAGACCTTTGAGAAACAATCTAGTCTATTGAACCATCGCAATTATATAGTTTTGAGTACAAACAAAGATTATAGAGTTAGTAATCCAAAAGTAAAAGTAATGCATTCTCCTGAGGAGATCATTCAATACTTAGAAGATACTGATGTAAAACAAGCATACGTTGTAGGAGGAGCTAAGACATTTAGTTCCTTTACTAAGTATGCTACACGTTTTATAATTTGTCACATCCATAGCAATAGTATGAATGGACGTGAAAAGTTCCCACTTCTTAGGAAAAAAGATTTCCATATAGAAGTAACAGCTACTAAGCAGTATTATGATATTGATGGAACTAAACGTACATTTGCATGGCATAAAGAAACTTTCTTCAGACGTGATGAAAGTAAGATAATTGATATGCGTAGATCTAAAGTTCCATTGGTTCTAAGTTTAAGTAAATAGTATTATAGTTGTATATTATTAAGGTGATTTAATGGTTATAACATTGCCTATTCATTGTGAAAACGAATAGGCAGTGGTTTATAATATAGTGTATTTTAATTTTATTAGGAGGTTCATTATGAACAAGAAAAACGGTAAGGCAATTTTAACAACTTTGGTATTGAGTGCAATGGCAGCATCTACATTTGCAGCTGGGGTTAACAACACAGTTGATCCAAATGCAACAGGATACGGTGCCGAATCCTATGGCAAAGATAATGTCATCACTACGACAGGCACATCAGCATTTGCTGCTGGCTTTGAAAATACTGTAAGTGGCGCTAACTCTCTTGTATACGGTCACAACAATAAAGCGACCGGTGCAAACAGCTTAGCTGGTGGCGAAAATTCCGAGGCAAAGGGCTATAGTAGCCTAGCTATTGGTTCATCTTCTCAGGCGCTAAAAGATTACACATTTGCAATTGGGTCTCAAGCCCGTGCAGCTGCAGATAATACTGTAGCTATCGGCAACGGTGCTTATGCTAATAAAGATAATGCATTGGCTCTTGGTGCTGTTACTTCAGTAGATGGTAAAGATTCTATTGCACTTGGCTCACATGTTCAATCTCATGCTGATAACAACGTAGCTATTGGTACAGCAGTTAATACTAATAGTAATGATAGTGTTGGTATCGGTACTGCAATTACTACTAATAGTAATAATAGTGTGGGTATTGGTAACCACGTTACTAATAACCTTGGTAATAGCATCGGTATCGGCAATGGAGTTGCTACCGACTTCAATACTATTGGTATCGGCAATGGTGTTGAAACCAAAGTTCAAGACACTATTGCTATTGGTAACGGTGTAATTTCTGATGGCGAATCTTCAGTAGCTATCGGTAATGCTATCCATGCAGAAGGTACCAAAACTGTAAACATTGGTACAAATGTAAATGCAAAAGGCGTATCTTCTATTGTTATTGGACGTGATACAACTGTAAATGGTGATGATACTACAGTAGTAGGTGCAAATAATGGTTTTGTTAATGCTGATCAATCCGTTGTAGTTGGTTATAACAACTTAGTTCAAAGCGCTGATAAAGAACAATTGATCTTTGGTGCAAATTCCACGACTAAAGAGCAAGGAGCAACAGTTGTAGGCTCCCATGCTCAAGCTACAGCAATTGATGCATTTGCTATCGGTAATAATACTGTTGCAGATGTACAAAACAGTGTTGCATTAGGTACTAACTCCACAACTACAGAAGCAACACCAACTTCTAACATCAAGGATTTTACTACTGATATCCGTTTCATGAACAGCTCTTATGCAGGTGAAACACCTGATTCTGTAGTAAGCTTCGGTACTAGTGGTAAAGCTGGTAAAGGTGGAGTTACTCAATACACTCGTCAATTGCAAAACTTAGCAGCTGGTCGAGTATCTGCAACTTCTACTGATGGTATTAATGGCTCCCAATTGTACGACGTTGCGTTGGAAGCGCAAAAACACAATACTCTTGTAGATGGAACTAATACAACAGTTACATCTCAAGACAATAACTTTGGTCGTAAAGAATACAAAGTTAACGTTAACCGTGATTTAACTAATATGAACTCTGTTCAATTCAATACAGTTAATGATCCACAACGTAACTTTGTAACCAAAGACGGTATGCATGTATTCAATGGCGATGTGAATACTAACTATGGTCCTAATGGTATCAAGATTGAAAATACTGATAATCTTGATACAGCAGAATACAATATGGATGGTATCAATATTAATTCTAACGGCAAAAACGTTAAATTTGGTACTGATGGTATCAGCGCTGGCGATCAAATCATTAACAATGTAAAAGCTGGTGTAGCAGATACTGATGCAGTTAACGTAGCTCAATTAAATGGTCTTCGTAAAGATGTAGAAGATTTAGCTGATGCTCAAAACCAAGTTAACACTGCAGTTGAAAGCACTTTAGCTAACCATAAAACAGCAATCAACAATGCTATGACTGAAGCTAAAAAACATACTACAGTTGTAGCTGGCGATAATGTAGCTGTATCTGAAGGTACAAATGCAGCTGGTGGTAAAGAATATACTGTATCTGTTAAGAAAGATCTTACAGATATGAGTTCTGTAGCATTTGGTAAAGATACTGATCCTAAACATGCAGTAGCAACTAAAGATGGTTTGATTGCATTTGATGGTGATGTTGATACTAAACACGATGCTAATGGTGTTACAATTGAAAACCGTAATACATTGGATACAGCATCCTATGGCATCGATGGCATGACTGCAAGTGGTGCTAATGGTACAGTTTCCTTCACAACTACAAATGTAGATGTAGCTGGTAACCAAATCCATAACGTAGCTACTGGCACAGCTGGTACTGATGCAGTTAACGTTGATCAATTGAATTCTGTAGTAGCAGCTAACAAAGCAGTTGAATCTGTAGTAGCAGACAATAAAGTAGACAATATTGCTGCAGTTCGTGTAACTAATGGTAAATCCACTGGTGATGCAAATGCAACATACGGTGTTTATGTAAGTAAAAACACTGTACGTAATATTGCTAAAGATGCTGTTACATTCAAAGGCGATGACGTTATTAAAGTAACTCGTCAAGTGAATGAAAATGGTGCAGATGTAGTTACTACTACATACAATGGTGGTAATGCAGCTAAAGTAACTCCATTAACTTACAAAGCTAATGGTGGTGCAGCTAATACTACTACTCTTGCTACAGGTCTTGACTTCACTAATGGCTCCAATACTACAGCTTCTGTAGCAGCTAATGGTGTAGTTAAATACGATCTTAATAAAGATCTAAAAGGTCTTGACTCTGCTAAATTCAATGGTGGTGTAGTTATCAACAACGATGGTATCAATGCTGGTAATAAAACAATCACTAATGTAGCAGCTGGTCAAAATGGTACTGATGCAGTTAACGTTAACCAATTAACTAGTGCTATTGATCAAGTTAATAGCAATGCTAGCAAATTAGGTAATGTAGTTCGTGCTAACCAAGAAGAAGCTCGTAAAGGTATTGCTGGTACTGCAGCATTAGCTGGTTTACACCCACTAGACTTCGATCCAGACCATAAATTAGACATCATGGCTGGTTATGGTCATTTCCACAATGCTAATGCTGGTGCAGTAGGTATTGCTTACCGTCCTAACGAAGACTTGATGTTCACAGCTGGTACTACATTCGGTAGTGATAATGTAATCAATGCTGGTGTTACTTATAAAGTAGGTGCTCGTTCTGAAGTATCCCGCTCCAAAGTAGCAATGGCTAAAGACTTGGCTGAAGCTAAGAAAGAAATCGCTCAACTTCAATCTGACAATGCTAAATTCAAAGCTATCTTGAATGCAGTACTTGGTCTTGATTTACCTCAAGAAGCTAATACAGTATTCCCTGATATTGAAGAAAATCATTGGGCTTATGTAGCAGTTGACGATATGGCTAAACGTGGTCTTTTAGTTGGTTACCCAGATGGCACATTCAAAGGCGACCGTGCTGTAACACGCTATGAATTCGCTGAAGTAATTCATCGTGCAATCGAAAAAGCTAAAGAATTAGGTGAATCTGTTGACCAACGTTTGGTTGAAGAATTCAAACCTGAATTGATGCGTTATGCTGTTGAAGGTAAAAAACTTGAACGTGTTCATGTAAACAAATCTACAAAAGAAGTTAAACGTGATCAATACGGTACAATCATCACTAAATAATAAATAAATGAATAATGGGTAAAGGTCCTAGTGACCTTTACCCTCATTTATTTTTTTGTAAATATGAGATAAAAATGAAACTCAGCTTCTCTATTATACATTATAATAGGCATCAAGATTTAGATGTCAATATTTTTTTATAAGGAGAATTTTAACATGGAAAAAGTTTTACCATCTGATCTTCTAAATATGGTTCAAGGTGTCATTGAGGATAATAAACTATCCTTTGATATTTCTGAATTAAACTTAGAAGCAGATCAAACTGGTTATGTTGTTATTAGTAATAAAGATGCATATCTTATGATTAATAAGACACAACCTAAAGAGTTTAAAATTATTGAACGTAATGAAGTTATCTCTGCTACAGAGGTAGCTCCTAGTACAGCTGAGTTTATCTTTGATATCAATAAAGATAAAGCAAGCTATCGTAAAGATGAAGATGTAGTCTTGACGTTCAAAGTTAAAAATACAGAAGAAGATTCTCCTATGGTAGTTAAAGTAGACTTATTCAAAGTTAATACTTTAGTGGCTACTGTATTTGAAGATTCTAAATTGTATTTACGTAAGAATGAATCTAAAGATTATAGTGTAACTATTCCAGCTAAATTGCTTGAAAATAACACAGGTTATTTATTGACAATCAAAGTTGATGGTATCACTAGTAAATTTGATTTTATGACAACTGCATTCTCTGTAGAAGATGACTGGACTATCTATCCTAGATATGGCGTAGTAGGCGGTTCTGGGGATGACTATAATTCTATTTTGTTGAAAAACGAAGACCGCTATATGAGTGGTCTTGGGGTCATGACAAATATGAATATTAATAGCTATTTCTTCTACGATGCATATAAATCCCCACAAAATCCATTCCCTATTGATCAAGATCAATTCTCTCAAGATTGGAATACTTGGAGCCATAGTAAAGTAGATGTTAAGATGGTTACTAAGATGACTGACTATATGCACTCTAAAGGATCTGTAGCAATGCTATACAATATGTGCTTTGCTCGTTCTATTGATGAACCAGAAACTGTATCTGCTATTGAGTATGCATATAACCATGATACTTATGGTCTTAACAAGAAAGGTACTCCATATATTAATTACATTGATGGCAAACCTTTCCAATATTACTATCATCCTATGAGTAAACCTTGGAGAGATCATATCTCTAAAGTTATGATTGAAGCTATGGAAAATGGTGGCTTTGATGGTTGGCAAGGTGATACTATTGGTGATCGTACTATCAATGCATATTATGATGCGGATAGAGATGCTCACTATATGAGCGATTACTATGGTGATTTCATTGCTGATATGAAGAAACGTATGCCAGATAAATATGTAACTATCAATGACGTTAATGGTGAGCATATTGATAAAATGCTTAAATCTAACCAAGATGTTGTATATAATGAAATCTGGTCTTTTGGTCAATCTGCTTTAGTTATCGATGGTCAATATCGTTCTCAAACTGAGTACGGTGATCTTAAAGCTCGTGTAGATGATGTACGTCGTAAGACTGGTAAATCTCTTATCGTTGGAGCTTACATGGAAGGTCCTGATACTGAATGGAAAGACGGTAAGCGCGTAGCTAAGAATGGCTCTGGTGAAGATTCCATTAATGATGAAACTTATAATGCTTCTGCAGTGTTATTAACTACAGCTACTATTGCAGCTGCAGGTGGTTACCATATGAGCTCTGCTGTCTTAGCTAATAGAATGAATAATGAAGGCTGGGGTATCGGTGTTCTTGAAAAAGACTATTATCCTACACAAAGTCTTCGTACTGATTTATTGATTGCTCGTAAGGTATCTGACTATAATCAATTTATTACTGCATACGAAACAGTATTGCGTGGTAAAGGATTAGAAGATTCTGATACTTTTGTAGAAGTAACCAATAAATATGGTTTCAAACAAAACTGGGATAAGTATGGTACTAGAGGATTCCAAATCTGGACTTGGACTAAACAAGGTGTTGGATTTAGAACTATCCAAATGATCAACTTATCTGAAGTGGTATCTAACTGGAAGAATGAAGCTGGTTCTAAAGAGAATAAAACTCCTGCATTCCAAAATGATCTATTTGTTAAATATGAAGTTGGTACTGATGGAGAGTTAGCTAATAGATTAGCTGATAAAGTATTCTTAACTTCTCCAGATGACTGGTCTAAATCTGCTATGGTTAAATGTCAAGTTAACGTAGAAGAAAAAGACGGTAAATATTATTTGAATATTGAAGTTCCTACATTAGATATTTGGAATATGATTTATATTGCTGAAGACTAATAATATCGGAAGAGGGCATTCAATGTCCTCTTCCATATTTATTTTTAATCATATATTATTACTATGAATCAGGTTTATGTTATTTTAAAAGAAAGGAACTGATCAAATGAAAAAAGAAGAACTAAGAGAGTTGTATTCCACTATTTATTCTATTGAATATATGTTAAATGTGGATATTGGTATTATAGCCAAAGATGCATCTGAATATGGAATCTATTTTACAAAATTAGACGATGGGTGTGATGTAAGAATAGATCCAAGCGGTATATTATTTATTGATCCAAATGGAGAAGATGGTATTCAGCTTACTAATAAACTGGCAACTTCAGTTATTAAAAATCTTACAAAAGAACAAATGGAGTCATTAGTTATTAGATTTAAATATTTATCTAAAAAATTAGAATATGTAGGGTTAGCTATGTCTGTATCTGCAGATCTTGCAAGTAATCGTATTAAAGATATCATCAGATATTTATACTAGGAGGTATATCATGAATAACTTATATTATGGTGCATGGGAAGAATTTAGACTTATCACTAATGATTTTCTTGATAGTGTAAAAGAAGATATCGAATATACATTAGATGGTAGATCTGCAGGTGATGTAAAAGTTAAAGTGTCTAAAGACACTAAACTAATGGAGTTTACTATTAATGCAATTAAATTTGAATTTGATAGAAGACTTGTAATTGACGATCACTTCATGACAGTACTTAGAAATAATCCATATCCTCTATATATGATGGTTAATCTATTCCATCAAATGTATAGAGATAATACATTTACAGCTATTGATGAAGATAAACGATCCTGTATTGCCAGAATGGCTGAAGGATTCTTATATCTTCGTGGTTGGTTTGATGACCCAGAAATTGAGCAGATTGAAAATGCCGACTGGGAAAGAGAAACTAGAATTCGTAATAGAGAGAATAATGAATTCTGGAAAGAGTACTATGAGGCTAATCCTAACGATATTTAATGGAGGTATTTAAAATGAGAGAACTTATTATTTGTGCATGTTTATTTGGTTGCTTTGGAGTAGCTAATGCAGCTGCTCCAGTAGATCAACCTAAAGAGGTTAAAGTCGTTCATAATGATGATAGTGTAGCTCTACATAAGAAGGTATATAAATTAGAGCAACGTATTGAACGTCTAGAAAAGTTATTAGCAGAAAAGGAAGGTAAGTAAAAATGGCTTATATTGGCGAAGGTAATAATAAATTGATTTGTTTCTTAATTCATTTAGAAAAGACAGATCCAGAAAGATATCTTGCTATTAAACGTACAGCGTACGGATATATTAAAGAGCATGCAGCTGATATTACATATATGAATGCAAATATAACAGTAAGTGAAGCATTGGATATTGCAAAATTTGTATATGGCATAATAATGGCTATTGTTGATTTATTTAGTACCAAGAAAAAATCTCGTGATGAAGAGATTGCAGAATTCTTGTCTAAATATACTCGTATGGAATTATTCGAATCTGTGCGTAGAATTGACTGTATGTCAACTAAAGAGAAGATTGAACACTTGGAGAAATATGATGAGTAATCCTACAGTTGAAGAAATCAAAAAGTATCTAAGTAGTATCAGGGGTAAGGGTATGAAATATATCCTTGATAATATCTCTAGTACATTTGAGGTATGTTATAAAAATTATGACTTTACGATCAGTAAAGGTGATAATTGTTGGGTAATAGGACGTAGTAGATTTAATATTGTTAAAGAAGTTGTATTTGATATGGATAAACTTATTGAAACTGTTAAGTCTATTATGGATGAATTAGATGAAGTAGATAAAATTAATGAATTAAAGTTATATACCATGATTCATAATTACGGATTCAAAATTATTCCAATTAATGAAAATAAGAAAACTGTAATTCTTAGAATGGAAGGGTTTACTGACTATAATGATATTGTATTATATAGTCCATATCCATCTGCTTGGATTATTGAATGTAAATTCATGGATTTAGTTACCAAACCTATAAAGGATAAATTTGTTATTGGTGGGTTTCTTAACGTCATTAAATACAATATTTTCTCACCTAAATTACCTACAGGGATTAGTGATATGAAAGAAATAACAAATTCAAAGTATGTATCTATTCCATTAAGTAAGATTGAATTAGAATTAGATGCATATGAATATGACTATAAAGTAGAAAACTTAGATGGATCTATTGTTATTACGGCTACATATAGCAATGATGTTAAATTAGTTATTATCAGAAATGAATTGAATGAGTGGTCTCTTGCAGATCATACTGGTAATAGCATTAAGATGTATGCTTTAAATTCAATTGATGAAGTAAGAGATGTACTTTCTGATATTAAATCTCGTAGTGATTGTAATAGACCTAGTATAGTTAAAGAAGAGCCATTCTCTTCTTTACCAGATCGGAGTATAGATATGGACTTTAAACAAACAGCAAAATTAGATTTAGATTTCATTAATGATTATAAGTTAATGAAGTCTATTGAAAGATCAGTTAATGATAATCTAAAAGTTATTACTGATGCATTCTATAAGTATACTAAAGTTGATTCTCCAGCAACAATTATTGCTGATGATAATAATAAGGTATTCTTCTTTGTAGAGCATGAGAATGCTTTAGAACTCAACTTTGAGTTCTTTACTAGAGGCGATCTATATAGTTACTCTTATACTAATCGTGGTATTAGATTATTAGATGAGTATAATAAGCAAGCAGTATTAGCCTTAGCTAATCTTATCGAAAGAACTGTTAAAGTTTGGTTGAATAAATTCTCTTCTAAAGAAGACTTCATTGAGGTATCCGATAGAGTATTATCCTCAGCTGAAAATATTAAAGTTATGATTGGACTGATGGCTAGAACTATTGATGTTTACAACCACTAATACATCTAGGTAATGTGTTGGCAGGAGTAGGGATTAAATCCCTACTCCTTCCTGTTTTTCTTTTTTGTCATAATGGACATTTATAGCTGTATATTATTAAGGTGATATGATGATATAGTTTATAGTTAAGCCGCATGGCAAGAAAGGATTCATATCATGACTAAAACTAAATTCTATGAAGTATCTAAAGTAATGGAAATGGTGGAACTTATTTTGAATAAGTTCCACACTGATATGGATGAAAACCATATTATTGATAGCGTTTTCTGCTGTTATGAAGAATATTTCACCATCTACCATCCATTAGAAGGGCACATCAAGTCAAATGATACCTTTGAGGTAATTGAGAATGGTGAGTATATCTTGAAGATGTTAGCCATCACCAATAAGTACAACGACATGGGATGGGGACCATATTTGACGGCATTAGAGTTGGGGATCGAAAAGATCTCTAAGTTAATGTAAGAGAATAAAGAGTAGAGGGTCAACCTCTACTCTTCATCTTTTATTTTTTTTTCTTTTTTATTAATAATTAGATTCTACTAGTTTAATGAACCCATTCTCATTAACAGCTAATGGGAAGTTCATATTCAAGTTAGAGTTACGTGCAATACCAGTTTGGAAGTTGATATTCATATCTTCTAATAAGAATGGATCTGGTAAACTCATATTATCAATTTGCTCACCAGTTTTGATATTCATACAACGGAACTCTCTAGATTCTGTTTTTGGATCAAATACCACTACAGTCTTAATATCTGGATTGTGCTCCATAATCATACGATTTTGTTCTGGAGTAAACAATTCATCATTAGTCATCATAGGTTGATAAATATCCATACCGCCTTGTTGTTGAACCATTAATGGTACATCACCACTTTCTAATCTAGGTGGAATGAACCCAGTTTCAAGTTGTTGTCTTGGAGTATTGATGATATTTTCATATAAGCCCATGATAGCTGCTTCATCACTACCACTATTATCAAGTTTAAGTTCTTTAGTACGTTTAAGTTCCATATCATGACATTTAGAGATAACAGAGTTAAGCTCTTTAATAGCAGATAGTTTAGTACTAGATAGAGATGAGATGGTAGCAGAAATATCAGTTAGATATTGATATTTACCACGTATCTTAGATAAACGGATATCATTGAATTCTTGTTTCAATTCACCTTGAAGACCATCAATTTGACCAATCATTATTTTAATCAAATCATTAGTTTCTTCATAAGAATCAATATATGGTTTATTGGTAACGATCTCTTCAGCATCACCACCAACTGCAATGTCATCATTATCTTTATTTTTTCTTGGTCTACCACGTTTTCGTGGTTTGATCAAAGTACTTTCATCGATAGGAGAATTCTCCACTACAATTTTTTTACCTTGACCTGTTGCAAATTTATTAAATATGGATGAACCACTAAAGCTAGGTTTAGTTACAGGCTCTTCTACGGTAATATTACCTTCCATAATAGCTTCAGTATATTGCATAATTAGATCCCTCCTTTATGGGTTATTTTAAAGTTCTATGTATATATTCTTATAATGCCCAAAAACGTCGAATTATAAAAAATTAAACTCCCAGTTACATTAAAGTAGGTATAAATACGAAGGAGGATTTAAATATGGCTAACATCTTAAACATATTTAACCAGTTTCCAAAAGACTATAATTTAACGATTTTGCAAACATTCTTTGCAAAACCATTTAAACAAGAAAACGGTAAGTGGACTAAACCATCTTTGAGTTTAGTTGCTAAAGATAATAACACTGGTAAGAAACACGTATGTGAAATTGAAGATCCAGAGTATATTTGGTTTGTAGCAAAAGAACCAGATAAGTTGACTCATCATTATGATTTCTTACCAAAGAATGAATTAGAAGCTATCCAATGTCCTAATAGAGAATTAGAGAAATGTATAGCTCAAACAACTGGTAATATGAAATTCTTTACAAATAATATTGCTAATGGTGAATATAGAGAGAATGCTAAGTTACATACTTTGAATCAAGTATTTTTCTCTGATCAAAATATTGAAGACCATTATAGATTCTGGTTTAATCGTTTATTCAAGAATGATATCCAATCTGTAACCAAAGCATATCTGGATATCGAAGTTGATATCTCTGATATTGCTGGTGATTTCCCAGAGCCAGGTGAAGCTCCAGTTAATGCAGTAACTTATATTAACAATGGAGTTATTAATACGTATATTCTTAGAGACCCTAGAAATCCATTGGTTCAAGAATTTGAAAACCAAGTAGCTAGTGGTCAAATAGAACGTGAATTAAGAGAACTTATTAACTTTGCTATTGGTGATGAAGAAAGACAACGTAAGTTTAATATCTTTGGATATAAGTTTAATGTAAAATTCTTCGACCAAGAGATACAGTTACTAGGTTCCTTATTCAGACAAATCAATACTGAAGAACCTGACTTTTTGTTGGCATGGAATATGGCATTCGATATTCCATATATAATTCAACGTATTCGTAATCTAGGATATCGTCCAGAAAGTATTATGTGTCATCAAGACTTTAAGATTAATCCTAAAGCGGAATACTTCATTGATACACGTATGGAAAACAACTATGCAGAACGTGGTGACTATGCATATATCTCTTCTTATACCGTATACTTAGACCAAATGATTCAATTTGCATCTCGCCGTAAAGGTCAATCTGCATTTGCTTCATTTAAGTTGAATGATATTGGTGCTCAAATCTGTGGTGTACAGAAGTTAAACTATCATCATATAACTACAGACTTAGCTAAGTTACCATTCTTAGACTTTAAGACATTTGTATTCTACAACATCGTCGACGTATTAGTCCAAGTATGTATTGAAGAATCTACAGATGATATTGGATATATCTATAACTCTAGTGTATTGAATAATACTAGATTCTCTAAAGTACATAGACAAACAATCTATCTACGTAATAAGCAAATCGATTTCTATTTCAATCTAGGACTCGTTGTAGGCAATAATATCAATAAGACTAGAGAGAAACCATCTGAGAAGTTTGACGGTGCTTTCGTAGCAGATCCTAACTTGGTTAATGATTCAGTTAAGTTAAAGATCAATGGTATTCCAGTTTTCTTATGTGATAACTTAGTTGACTTTGACTTTAGTTCTCTATATCCAAGTATTAATCGTGAATTCAACTTAAGTTCTCCATCTGAGATTGGTAAGATTGAATTTGAAGATGATAAAGATGCAAGCTCTGCAATTATTGAAGATATTGTAACTCAAGACCATTTAACTATTGGACATAGATGGTTTGGTTTACCTAACTATAGTGAGTTAGTTGATCAAGTATCTACATTATTCGCATCTGGTAGACTATCTACAGAGAATGAATTCAAAGTATATAATAAAGGTGAATTAGTTAAACCATTAGAAGTTGAATATAATGAATGTGTACCAGCTATAACTAGATTTGGTAGCATGAATATGAATGCAATCTATGGTGAAAAACAAATGCCAGGAGGATTATAATGGTTATACATTTCCCATTAAGCCAATCTGATATCGAAAGCTTACTTTCTATAAGTAAGCTTTTGAAATGTGATAAGATTCTATATGATAGAAACTATGTAAATCCAATCATTGGTGTAGGACCAGAGAAATCATACTTCCAGACTACAAGTTATATGGTTGATCTAAGTCCTCATATTAATAACCTATTAGTTAATATCTCTGACTTAAAGAATCTCGGTAAGATTACTCAACTAGAGCCATCTAAAGATAACCCAGAGATAGCTATTCATAAACCAGTTGTGTCTGTATTCAATTGGGATGCTGAATATGTTAAAGCATGTATGAACAGCCTAAGAGAATATCAAATAGATGATAATATCATTGCTAGAACTGATGAGTTCCATAATACAGATGACTATAATGAACTTATGGCTGGTAGTGCATCTACTGGAGCATTCAGAATCAATGTAGGTGGATATATGATTGATATTCCTAAATCGGCTATACCAACATTGAAATCTGATCATGTAGTAGCTACAGTGTATAATGCTCCTAATAAAGATTTTAACGTTCTTAGATTTAAGATAACTAAACGTAATGGTATCATTGTTAATCAGTCAATGTTATTCTTACCTTATTAAAAGTATTTGGCTATAGAGAATCAATCTCTATAGCCAGATTCGTTTATTTAGCATACGGAAAACATTTAAATAATCAAAGGAGGAACGATAATGGCTGAAGATAAAAACGTAAAACAGCAAGAAGGTCTACTAAGTAGTATCCGTAAAGGTCTTGCTAATTTATACGGTCGTACATATTATACGCCACCAGATGGCGATAGCGAACTAACACATCTAACCGATAGAATCAATGACTCTATGGGTAAGATTATCAATGATATCAACTATTCTACAGGATTATCATCTATTAGTACCCTCTATGCTAAAGCAATCGATTATCAAAACGATCCAAAAGTAGCAGATGGGTTTGATAACCTATTTAAAGATATGGCTAACGATGGAAGTGTATATAATGTATTCTTCAATAATCGTAGCCTACGTTTATTTGATGCTGAGATTGACATGATCTGTAAGTATATGCCTATGCTTGAAGATGCATTAGGTGTACTATGTGATAATGTAATCTCATCTGACCACTTCTCTAAAGACTTTATCTTCATCTCTGATGAAAATGTATCTGTAGAGAATAATAAAGAGCTCTTCTATAATAATATCAAGATACTTAAAGATAAGTATGACTTACTTATCAAATTCCAAGATATTATCTATAATACTTCTAAGTATGGTGAACGTTTCTATTATATCGTACCATATGAAAGAGCTATTAAGAAGTTATTAGATAACCCAGATAATAAGTTTGTAACTTCCCATGAAGCTATGAGTTTAACTGAATCCGGTATTCTTAAACAAACTCCAGCTTTAAAAGAAAGTGGAGATGTATTTGTTAATGCTATTAATAAGAAAGAGCAATCTTTAGATGTTGAATTTACTTTCAATATGAGTAATTCTCTATCTAAAGAGATTGTAGCACATGAGGCTGCAGCTAATAGACTTAAACACATTAAAGAGTCTGCTCTAAACTTCAATGAAGCTACAACTAGTACAGTATCTCTAGTAGCTAATGATAAATTAGATGCTAGTCCATTCTATGATGATACTACAAGTAATGGTTTAATTGTAGCTGGAGATAATAGATTCAATACTAAAGAAGACTGGGGATTGAATGGTTGTGTATTCAAAGAACTCAACCGTTATAAAATTATTCCAGTTAGAATTGAAGATCTTATCTTAGGTTATGCTTATCTTGAAAATGATAGTATGTATGGTTTAGATGATGACTTCCCAGTAAGTGATACAACTACACCAGTTAATGCTATGGGTATCAATGTATCAACAGACCTTGAAGCTACAAAGAACTCTGCTGTTATCTCTGATAGTATTGTTAAGACTGTAGCTAGTAAGTTATCTGCTGCTATTGACAATAAGTTTATTAAACTTAACAAAGATCTATCTAAAGAAATCTATACTGTATTGAAGCATGATCTTCAAGCTGGTAGAAAGAATAAATACAATGTAACTTTCTTACCACCTGATGATGTAGTTCATTGCTATTATAAATTAGACCCTGATACATATAGAGGTATCTCTGACTTGTATAAGTCTATGATACCAGCTAAGTTATTCATCGGTCTATATATTACCAATACTATTGGTGCAATGACTCGTGCACAAGATCGTCGTGTATACTATGTAAAACAATCTGGTATTGATACAAATATCTCTAAGATTCTATTAACTACTATTGACCAATTGAAACGTCAAAACTTCAATATTCGTCAATTGGAATCTATGAAGAATGTATTGAATATTCTAGGTCGATTCAATGACTTTGTTATTCCAACTGACAATAGTGGTAATGCACCAGTACAGTTTGAAGTTATGCAAGGTCAACAAATTGATCCACAAACTGACTTGATGGAAAAACTCCAATCTATGGCAGTTAATAGTACTGACGTACCATTTGAGATTGTACAAGCAAGACAGTCTATGGACTATGCTATCCAAGCATCTATGTCTAATAGTAGATTCTTAAAGAAAATCTATAATAGACAGACTATAGCTAATAGATTCTTATCATCTATTATGACTAAACTCTATAGAGGTGAATTTAATAATCCAACAGCGGTTATTAAAGTTAACTTACCAACACCGATGTTCTTGAATCTAACTAATACTAACCAAATCATTCAAAATGCTAATGATGTAGCACAAGCTGCAATGGAAGCATTCTCTGATGATTTAGATGATAACGCTAAACAAATCTTCTTCAATAACTTGAAAGGTAAAATGCTTGAAAGTTATATTGATATGGAAATGATTATGCGTGTTAAAGAAGCAACTAAGATTGAATATGCTGCTAATCAACAACAAGACCAAGGCGGAGATGCAGGTTATTAATCAGACAAAATATGGTCATAGGCTATTAAAGCCTATGACCATAAGTTGCTGTCGTTTATTTATTGTATTGAGAGGTGAAACACTTTGTACTTGCGATGAGAGTGACAAAGCAGAAAGAGAGATTTGACCACGCATGAAGAAGTCCGTTCATGTGATATAAGCAGTTTGCAATTATTGTGAGAGGAAAGAACAACTTCCATTCATCCCTGATGGAAGTGTATCTGAAATCCGTTCGGAGTATTCCCATGTATATTTTAACGTAAATCAAGCGTAGTAGAATTGTATCGATTTAAGAAGATTTGTTTCACGAAGTATGTGTTATTAGGTAAGTATTTAGGAGTTTTGTTTAACTTCATAAAATCTTCATACGCAGTCAATATATTGTTACTAAAATGAAAAGAATAAATGGACTAGGAGATTAACTCCTAGTCCACTTTGTTTATTCTATTATTAAAATCTATTAACCAGTATAAGTTACACCCTTACCAGTATTACCTTCACCGTTAGGACGAAGTACTTTATTGTAAGGAGCCATATTAGTTACACCAGAGTAAGTCATTTCAGACTCATCCCAGATTGTACCTTTACGTACCCAATCAAGTAAGCTTTGAGCTTTTCTGTTGATGATTGTGTTAGTAATAGGGAAACCAGAGAACTCTACAGATAATTCTTTGAAACCAATGTCACCACGTTCGATATTGTAGATATTCAAGTCAGCATTAGTTGGTTGAGCAGCTACGATATAGAATGCTTTTTCAACATTCATCAAAGTATTGTCAGTTACGATATATAAGAAGCTGAATACTTCTTGGTCGAAACCAGGTTCTTTGATTGTACCATCTTCGATAAGACCATGATAATGTTTAACTTGAGTTGTAGGGTCTTTAATACCACGTAAGAACAACTCATGAACTTTAGTCATGATGGAACCAGATTTTTCGAAGTAACGCATAGTGAATGTAGAACCAGATTGGCTATTAACTTTGTTAATAACGTTGATGGATTTAACACCATTTGTTAATTCTGCAGTATCGGAAGTCATGTTATCAATACCGTCTAAACCACGGAATTCATACTCCAATACATGTACGTATGTATCAATAAGTTTTTTGTATTGATCATTCTTAGAAGCCAAAGCTTTCAAGAAGTTAGGAATAGTCAATACAATGATCATACCATAACCAGATTCAAATTGATTGAATTGGTGTAAGTTAGCCCAGTCAGTTACACCACGGAATAGTGCATACTGAGTTAAATCACGAATTTCTTTAGTGCCGTCGAAGATAAAATTAACAGCACCTGGAGTTTTATCAGCCATATTATTTATCCCCCTTAAGCATTGGCACTAACAGCAGTAGCGATTGGAATAGCAACGATACGGAAGATTTCAGCTTGAGCGAAGTCTTTGAACGATACTTGGATAACCGCATAAACAATTTTGTTTGCTGCATAAGCAGAGTCAGATTTGAAGTCAATAGAGATAGAAGCGAATTTATTAGCGTTGTTGTTAATAACTGCTTGTACGTCTTGTTTGTAGTCTTCGAAGTCTGTACCTGTGATGAATTTATAACGGGATTTAGGACATGCAATACGAATTTGTTTGATCAATTCTTGGATAGCCAATACGTTATTAGCATAGCTTAATTGAGTATGGATATCTTGAGAAGTGTATTCGGATGCAAGAGAGAAGATACCGTTATAGTATTTACCAAAGTTTACACGAAGGTCATCCATTTCAGCAACTTGGTCGCCTGCAGGAGTAACCTTAGGAACGTAAGATAAAGTACCTTCGATAAGTTCAGGAATTACCCAACCATTGTTTTGACCAGCACATACTAAGGAACGACCATTAGCAAAGTGCATACAAATCAAACGAGCAATGGAATAACCCATAGTTACTGTAATTTGTTTACGAGTATATGGATCAAATACATCGAAGTATTGACAGTAAGTCGCAACGTAACGGCTATTACCACCAGTATTCAAAGTCTTAGCATTCTTGATTGCAAGAAGGTTAGTAAGACCTTTAGTACCCATATCACGGAAATAGAATACGTCTTGACGGAAAGAACAAAGGTTTTCAATAGCACGTTTTACAATATGAGGATAGTTAGCATCAACAACAACGTCGATTGGGTTGTTATCGATATCATAGATATCATCATTGAAAGTACCATTGTATACTTTAGCCATTTCTGTAGCATATACAGATGTAGCATCAGTTACACCTTTATAGCCAGAGATTGGAGATGTACCGAAAGTATCACCATTATAACCACCAGTCAAAGGATGACCAGCAAAGCTATCAAGTTTAACAGTCGCTACACCATCATTAGTGGATTCTAGTACTTCAAAGTTTTTGAATACTTCACCTTTCCAAGTACGAGCACCAATGATATCAGATTCACGTAAACGAGTTTCAGATAAGTCAGCAATAGCTGCTACTTTAGCGTAGAATAATTGCATTTGATCTTCATAACCAAAGCATTTAACTTGTTTAGAAGTACGTTTAACTACAGAATCAAAGAATAAGTTGTATCCAGCTTCAACTTCAGAAGGGTTCAAGGAGAATACAATAGATTCTAATGTGTTGCTATTTTCATCGATGTCTAATACATAACGTGCAGATTGTGCAGAACGAGATAATGTAGAATCAAGAGAAATAGTAACGTTCTTTTGAGATACACCACGACCATTGTCTAAGATCAAGAACAATGGGAATTTGTTATCTTTTTTATTTTTGAATTTTTCATAGAAAGCTCTAGAAGTTGCAGCATAGTCATTACCATGAACGTTTTCTTCAGCTTCCAAAGTTTCTACAGAGTAGTTTACTTGACAAACTTTATACATAGCAGCAATGCCATCTACACCAGCTTCGTCTTTAGTATAAGTAGGACGTTGTGCAGGATCAGTAATAGATGCTACATCTACTGCTTTCCAGTATAAGTCTTCAGTTACATAAGAACCATCAGTCTTAGTAATAGGGGATCCAGTTAAAGGATCGAATTTAATACGAGATTCTTGACGGGAAATTTCTTTTACGTGAGCAACTACACCTAGCATAGCTAAACGAGAAGTAGGGTCAACGACACGTTTCGCATAAACGATACCGCCGTTGTTAATTACGTTAGCTGCTTGGAGTAAAGGTTGACCATGACGAGCAAAAGAGATTTCACCATATTGGTCGAAGAAATCGTCGCCTTGCCATTTAGTATATTCTTCAGTCCCTTTGTCCGAAGTAAAACCAGCAAATACAATCGGTTTTGTTGTAGAGTCGGCTATATTCAGAGAGGGAATATAACTTTGGTCTTCAAGAATGATTTTTGTACCAATCATAATCTTTTATTTCCTCCTTAATAGATTTTAAATAATAGTTATAAACGAATCCGATATGGATACTATTTAAACTTTTATTCATATGTTAATTATGGCTATTGCATAAGGATCTTTTCCATAGGAGAATCAACTTTGTTTTTGTTGATCATGGAGTTAATTACTGCATCATCCCAGTTTTCAGATGTCAATGCAGTAAATGCAGAAATATATTTAGGTACCATCTTAATAGATAATGGTTTATACTTATGCATATCAGTTTCCTTAGCTAAGCGGAATGGAATGGATTCATCTTTAACAGATCTACATAGCTCAGATACTAGGATACCAAACATCTGTGCAGAGATGCCAAAAGAAGAACCATTGAATTTAATGGAATCCATTAAGAATGCATGTAACTTATCATATGCAATTACATTAGGGATATTACCAGTGATCATAAAGATTCTAAACATATTCTCTACATTGGTAATATCTTCAGGAGACCCAGTATTTACTATAACTACATCGTCTTTCTTAAACTTCAAGATACGATAATCTACAGGAACTGGAATATTTTTATTCAATACATAGTCTTTAACCTTCTCTATTGAAGAAGGCATTGTAGATATAAGAACTGGATGGTTAAATAGTTTAATGCCATAGATAGATTTTCCTTTAGAGTCAAATACTTCATATGAGAATAATCCTAATGTGTTTACATATTCACCAGCTTCTTCAGCATATTTCATATGCCCATCATTTCTAAAATAATTCTCAGGGATGTAGAAGACTAGTTCTCCATCACCTTTAAATATAAGGGAAGTTCCTTCTTCTTTAAGGAATGCTCCCACATTCTTCATACCCATAGTAACCTCCTATAGAGTAATAATTGTCTTATACTCTAATGTTTAGGGGTAATAAAATTACTGGATTTATTTATTCTCCAATGCAGTTAAACGGTCAGTGATAGCTTTAAGCTTTTCATCCATAGTAACTTTATTATAGATAGCAGAGTTATAGTGAGCTGTAGTCAATACAGTATAGGAGTTAGCACCATTATAATGCTTAAGTTCTTTACCGATTACTGTGGTGATAGATCTCTTATCACCAAGCTCTAGGTTATCGTTCTTATTAATCTTAGCAATTACACGGACATCGTTGGTTGTAGTTTTACCATGATATCCAACTTGGTTACCTAGAGTAATACCATTATTAAGAAAATCATTATTAATGTGATTATAGTAAGACCTTTTAGCAGAATACTTATAAATACGAACGTAATCGTGAGAATTGGCACACATATAAATATCCCCATTAACGTAAGTAAAGTCTTCGATTTCACAATATGGCTCCATTTCAATTTCTCTAATAGCCTTGAATTGATTACCGATTAAACGGCATTCAATCAAACGTCTAGTTACTGCAAAGATGATAGTATCACCATTGAAGAATGCACCATTAGAATCTACGTTAGTTTCATCTACTTTAACGATATATTCAGTCTTAGTGGTCATAGTATTATCAGTATATACTCTAACTTTACGGGATTTACTATCAGCTCCAGGAACTATAGATACATATCTACCAGAACCAGCTATATCTTTACCGATATTAAAACACTTCTCTGGATAGTCATTAAACTCACCTAATACAAGTTCATCTAAATGATTACGGTTAATATTATAAATACGTGTACCATTAGCAGCACCATTAGTAGCTCTAATGATCTCACCATCCATGAATAGTGTATTAACATGACCAAGTTTATCTATACCTTCAAAGTCAGTAAACTTAACTACATTCATATCCATATCTAACTCATAGATACGTTGCTTAGAGTTATCAGCATTGCAACATGCTAAAATGAATCTTTTACTTGTCGGATCATAGGTAAATCCCTGACATTGATTAACTACAGTCTTATCAATGTCAATAGTTTTTACAAAAGTAATGTTTGTTTGATCTGCTAAAGTTGCAGGTCTTTGAGCATTAATATCAGCACCAATATGTCTGAAGGATTTTTTAAGAAGCTCAGTGAAGTCTTTTGTATTTTTCATAATAAATTCTCCTTTCATTATTATATTGTAAAAAGAAACCCAGAAGAGGTTAATCCTCTTCTGGGAATATTATTAGATGGCATTCAATTCATAACCTGGGTTGGTATAAACTTGAGGTTCTTTACCATTATTTCTAGCTTCAGCATATTCTGTAGGATAGATTTCTTCAAGTGTAAGACTATCATCAGTAGTAGAACCTACAGGTTCCCAAGCTTTATTAGAGTAGTTATATTTCTTAGTTTCATCTAAGTTATATAATGGAATTCTATATTTACAGAATTCATAAGTACCTAATCCAGGATGATCTTCTGGGCATAATACATGAACGTATTTGTCATAGTATTTGGCTAATTCATCAGTAGATGCAGGTCCTAATACGAATTCATAGGAGTTAACCGTAGTATTATATAATTTAGATTTAGCATTATGAATAGTAGTTTCATTATCAATGATAAACTTCATTGGTGTAGATGGAACTTCTGGTTTATCATATGCCGGATCTATTACTAAATATATTAAACCATATCCAAGTAATAATTCTAGTTCACCTTTACGGTCAGAATCAGATGTGATTAATACTCTTTTAATATTTTTATTATATACTAATGGAGCTTTAGATGTATAGATATATTCTAAATCTGAACTCATAGTATCTATAAATTTAGTATCATATGGAGATGCAATCAAATTAGCAGCATTAGCTACTGGTTTATATGTAACACCATCTTGATTTCTATCAAATCCACTACCATCTAATTGTAAAGTAATACCATTAAATGTAACAGGGTTACCATATGGATCAGCAGCACAAATACCAAGTAATGGTAGATTATATTTTACTGAATCATCTATAATATCAGTAAATCTAAACTTAACTTCATTTTCACCGATAATTTTATCACTGCCGTCAGGTCTAGAGTTTCTATTGAATTTGATAACATCTTCATCCATATAAATGATTGGGAATCCTTCAAATACTGCAGGCTGATTATAGTCATCAAATTTAAATAGATCGCCTGAAATAGGTACAATATCACCAAAGTATGCATAACCTGGTTTAATAGTTAATTTAGCTAATGCATCTTTTTTGCTTTTCTTGAGCTTATCAGTGTACTCTTTATAATTAATAGGTCTATTATTTAATATCCCCATTACATATGACCCACCGAAGTAAGCATTTCTATCTTTAATTAGTTTCAATGATGCTTCAAAATCAAGATATGTACTTGCATCTACAAATGTTTTTGTTTTAGGGTCATATTTTTTAGTACCATCCATATTATAGATTTCAAATAATCTTAAAATACCACCCAAGTTTGCATCTTCATTCAATTTAAGAATATTTACAGGATCGTCTTCAGTTCTAATTTGAACATTAGCTGCTAGCATAATGTTCTCACCAGGGCTATTAATATATACCAATTCAGCTAACCCTTCATATCTACCAGTTATACCACTGTATGATACATTAAATTCTGGTAATTTAATGATATGAGCATTGCTGTCATCTCTAAAGCTATAATATGTCTCATCTGCACTTTCATAGCCATTATGACCAGCAATTTCTGTAAAATAGAATACTGAGTCTAAATCAATGACTAATTCTCTACAAGTAAGATCTATATTTCTACCTTTATTTGATAAGGAGAAGTGGAATTTATCAGTATTGATTTTTGTAATAAGAGTATCCTGCTCTTCTCCATCTTTTCTATAGTATAATTTTGTATTGAAGTTAGGGAATACAAATTCATTAACTTCTAATGTATCACCAGACATATTAGATTTATCTAAATGAATATCAGTTGTATATACTGTAGTGATTTCTTGGCTGATACATTTTTTACCTACATAGGTCTTATATAGTGGTTTTAAGATAGTATTATAAATATCCGTAACAGGCTCAGCAGTTTTAATTACTAAGTTAGCATTACCTTTAGTTCTATATAAATCATTAGTCACTTCAGCAGAAGGGAAATCGATATCTATAGTTTTACCAGCTGGAATAACATATTCATCTGCAGCTAGTAATACAGAGTTAACGGAATTCAATTCCTCACTATCAGTATTATAGATAAATCCGCCAAATAATGTATTCTTACCGTTATTAAATCCTTCTAGTACTTTAGATTTTTTAATACCAGTAGGAACTTTATTAATTTCAGTAGCTAATGTAGAAGTCGAATTAGACTCTGGAGTTACATTATTAGATTTTAAAGCTTGTTTTGCATCTCTAATATCAGATGCAATGCTTTCAAGGGTGTGAATGACTTGATTAACAGTATCAGACATTGGTTACCTCCTTTAATTTATTTAATTATAAGTGATCATACTCTTCCATAGGATTATCATTACCAGACGGTTCTGTAGGGAATTCGAACCTATTTTGGAATACTTCTAAATAATCACCACGTTCTGAAATAGCATCAGAGTATAAGTCTTCCATAGGAGTACTATCATCTGTTAATGCATTAACAGGTTCCCATGCCTTTTTAGAATAGTTATACTTCTTAGTTTCATCTAAGTTATATAATGGTAAACGGAATTTACAGAAGTCATATTTACCTAGACCTTTATGATCTTCTGGTACTAATACATGAACGTATTTATCTACATATTTTGCCATTTCATCTGTAGTGTATGGTCCTAAAATGACTGTAGCACCATTACGGGTAACTTTAGATTGGTAAGTTTTAGATTTAGATGCTTCAATAGTAGAATCTTTATCTAGGATATACTTCATTGGTGTAGCAGGCTTCTCAGGCACTCTTGATCCATCAAATGTTTGATAGATCATACCATACCCTAATAGAGATTTCAATACACCACGTTTTTTACCATCAGATACAATTTTGATACTTTTAATATTTTCATTATATACTAATGGAGTTGCATTAGTTTTGATGTTTTCAATTAATCCATTGCCATCACCATTCAATACATCATGATCTGCATTATTATATAACTTCACGTCATAATGAGATACCAATGTATTTACTGCATTTTTAAGAACAGTGTATTTTACTCCATTCTCACGTACAGTATCTACGTTTACATATAGTCTAATTCCACCATATCCAATGGTATCAGAACTATAGAATGCGCAGTTTGTAATGAATGGATATACATCAGCTCTTTGTTTTGAATATTCATCAGCGAAATCAAAACTTGTGCTATTATATGCATTAATAGCGTCTCTAGAATTAGAGTATTTAGCTAATCGGAGAGCACCTTCCAATAGCTTAGCCATTGGGAAGTTTTGATAGTATGAGGTATATGCGCTTTCATCATATCTAATCAATTCTGGCTCAATAGAGTTGCCAATCATATAATATACATATCCTTTATTTACATTAAGCCCTTGCACTATAGCTTTAGTATTCTTTTCTAATTTAGCCATGTACTCTTTATAGTTGAGAGCTTTCTTACCATTCTCATCAAGCATCATGACATTATTAGTATTCTTATAATATTCAGTTGCATCGATCATATTATCGTCTATAGTATACCCAGGTGATGTAACATATCCACTTGTTGATGCATCTTCAAATGCCTTCGTTATAGGATTATATATCTTAGTACCATCCATATTATAAACTTTAACTAGACGTAGGATATTTGCAATATGCGCAGGTGATTCTAATAAAGTTTTATTAATATCATTTTCTTCTGTACGGATTTGTACATTATAAGCACGCTCAATGTTAGTATCTAAGCTAAGACCATTATAAGCATAATCTATACCAGCATATTCTACGTTGAATTCTGGTAAGTAGATAATATGATTGTCAGTATCATCACGGTGATTATAGTATTCTAGTACTTCAGCACCAGCATCTGTTATATAATGATAACCATCATGACCAGAAATTTCTTTTTTAATAATTTGAGTAGCGAAGTCTAGATCTACAATCAGTTTGTTACATTTGATATTAATATCTTTACCACGATAATTTAAAGAGAAATGGAATCTATCGATTTCAAAGTTAGTAATCAATGTACCTTCTTTGTCGTCATCATTTTTAGCTGCATAGAAGTTTGTATTGAAAGATGGGAATACGAATTCACTAAATTTATATACACCATTCTCTACAGTAAGATTTCCTTTCTTCAATAAGACTTTAATCATACGGATATCTACTTGCGTATTTGTAGAGTCATTATAGTCATATGTAAGACTATGCTTTAAATAAGTCCTATATAAAGCATTTAAAACTGTATAATATAATTCAGACATTCTACCGTTGTATCTAAATTTGATTATATTATCATATCCAGTACCAGCAATAATACTTGCAGTTGGGAAAGTCAGATTCAAATACTTACCTGTAGGTACTTCATATTCTTCTGCCTTAACCACTGTAGTATTGCTATCATTTAATTCATTAACACTTTCACTGTTTGGGTAGATAAATCCACCTTTAAGGGTGTTTTGTCCACCATTGAATCCTTCTAAAGAATTAGAAGCTTTGATGGAATCTGGAACACTATTAATTTCATCAGCTAAAGAAATAGTCGCATTGGACTTTAGTGTTACATTATTAGCCTTTAGGGCATTTTTTGCTTTGGTGATATCCTTAATGATATTCTCAAGAGTCTCAACGATTTGATGATTATCCATAAGGTTCTCCTTATAAAAATAAAATTACAATTTTCCTCACAATATTTTTTTAGCTAAATCTTAAACTATCAAGTAGTACGTCATCTGGATACAAGTTTCTAGTACGTACTGTATCTAGAGTAGTAGCGCCCACAGGTTCCCAAGTTTTATTAGAGTAGTTATACTTCTTAGTCTCATCTAAATTATATAATGGTAATCTGAATTTATTAAATTCATAAGTACCTAACTTAGTATGATTCTCTGGGCATAGAATGCGAATATATTTTTCAAATCTAGTAAAATCACTATCTGCATCAAATACAGGAGTTTGTCCATTAAACTTCCCAGTACAATATTTTCCTGGGTATGGTGCAATAATAGTATCTTTATCGATAATATATTTCATTGGAGCTGCGGGTTCACCTGGTGTTATTGGTTCATCCTCATCATCATATCCTTTAGGATAAGCATATGGATATGTATAATTTAAACTAATTAATGGATATATAACACCATTCTTCTCTAATGTTTGAGTTCCCATTTCATACTGAGATTGTACTCTAACTGTTTTAATATTTTTATTATACATGATAGGAGCTTTGTATGCAAATATCTTATCAATAAGTGTACCATCTTTAGTATAGAATTCTGTATCAAATGGAGATATAAGAAGTCTAGCACTATCATTCATAATGATATATTTACCATCTGAATAGGTTAGAGTGCCTAAAGGATCGTTGCTATCCCAATTATCGCAGTATAAAGATATACCATTAAATTTAGGAGGGCTATCACCTTTTGTAAATCCGCCTAATGGAGTTGTATAACCTTTATCTAGTAAATTTTCACTAAATTTAAATTTAAGACGTTTACTACAATTCAAATTAGTATCTGAGAATTCACTATAATTTGGAACTAATATATCTGAGCATTGCATTAATGGGAAGTTTTCAAATACATCTGGGATATTCATTCCAAATGAAATATTATCAATAGTATCATCACTGCCTGTACTGTACATATAGTCATCATATCCAGGAGTTTTAACAACTTTAATACTCTTGAAACAAGATTGTCTATCTGTTCTAGATCTAAGTAATATAGCATTATATGATACATATTGTTTGCTAGCAGAATCATATATACCTAGACCATTATTAGAATATCTATCTATATATGCATTTTTATTAGACGGTATATCTGCTCCTTCTATTTTAGCATTTACATCACTACTAAAAGTACTAGTGACTGGATTAAACACTTTGGTTCCATCTGCATTAAATATTTTAAGATATGGGAAAATATTAAATTTAACTATATCAGCTTTTAGCTTCTCAATATTCTCTTGAGTCTCATTAACCCTAATTTGAATATTATCAGCTGGTTGTAAATATGCAGTAGATCCAAGTTTAGTATATTCAATAGGAGCTAATCTTAAAAATGATGGATTCGTAGTTGCATACGCAAATGGGTAATAAGTTATATTAACCTTTGGCATATTAATAATATAACAATCCTTATTATTAAGATTTCTATTAAAATTACCAGGCATAGATGAACGTTGTTTTTTCTTATCAATCATCGATTGCAAGTTAAAAACAGATACATTTAGAGAATCACAAATAATATCAACATTTTTTTGTTGATATGTCAATGTAAAATAAAATATCTTGCACTTAAATTTTGTAATCTTAACTTCAGAACCATCTGGTTGCCTTACATAGAATTCGCTATTATAGCATGGGAATAATAATCTATCAAAAGTATAGTAACCATTCTCATCAGGTTTATAGAATTCACTGTTAAGAACAATCTTTAACCCATAAGGTCTAGCACTTTTCTTATTTTCTAATAAACCATCAATATATTCTGCATTCAGATATAATAGAAATTCTAAGATATCTTGATTATCATTATAGATTTTGAAGATATTAAAGAATGTCATATTATTATCTGGATATTGCTCTCCAACATAAGTTTTAAGATCTGCTAAATACCCTGGGAATTTCATAGCAAATCTCATTCCTCTAGGGATTACATATTCTTTTGCATTTACTGGTACACAGTTTGTACTATCAAGTTTAGTGGTAACATTTGAAGAATAAATAAATCCATTCTTCATAGTTAGAGTACCATTATTAAACCCTTCTAATACAGTTGATGCCTTAATAGCTGCTGGTAACTTGCCAATTTCAGTAGCTAAAGTTTTTGTGGTACTGGATTCCAGTACCACATTATTTTGTGTGAGAGTAGACTTAGCATTACTAATATCATTGGCAATACCTTCAAGGGATTGTATGATTTGATTAGCCGTTTCTGTCATGACTATTCTCCTCTAATTTGTTTTAACTTTTCATTGATTGCATTTAAAGTGGCATTCAATTCTTCTTTAGTTACCAATGTAGAAGTATCTACAGTTGGAGCTGGAATAGCTGCAATTGCTGCTTGCATTTCAGTCTTAGTTGGATAATCACCCAACTTAGTAGTCAATGCAGCAGTTGTTGTATAATCACCTAATTTGGTAGTCAATGCAGTATTTGTAGCATAGTCACCTAACTTAGTAGTTAAATCTGCAGTTGTTGTATAATCACCTAATTTGGTAGTCAATGCAGCAGTTGTAGCATATGCTTCTAAATCAGTTTTCTTAGGGAATAACTTATCAAACTCACCACGGTTGTATAAGTTACCAAGTTTAGCTTGTTGATATTTAGTTACGAAGTAGTGATTATCATCTTGAGTAATATTAGCAGCTGGGATAGCTTTGATTTCTTCTTTAGTAGCTAAGGAAGATGTATCAATTTCTCCAGTGTTAGCTTTAACCCACTCAGAACCAGTCCAGAATACAGGTGCACCTAGGGTAGTGTCAAAATAAGTTTGACCAACAACCAAGTGCTCAGTTGGACGGTTTTCGGTACTCCCAGAATGAATAATTGGCACAGTTGCGTATGTCATGTTTTTCATTCTATTAATTTTTCTAGGTTCAATAGAAAGTGCATGCATGAATACAGAGTTGCTAGGATCAGTATCAGGTGCAAACTTATATGGGTTAGATACACCTTGTTTAGTTTCAGGATTAGCAGATACTGTAAATGTCTTAGCATCTTCATTAACTTCTTTGATTTCAAAATCAACGCCAATATAAGTATCTTTTACAACAGAACCTACATTAGGAACTTTACCTTTTAATGTACCATTAGTCCATGTTGGCAATTCAGTAAATGTAATAGTATAAGTTTTATCTGTTTCATTATAAGTAACGCTACTAATTTTTTCTTTAGTAAAATTACTAGAAGTAGCATGCTCATATGTAGATACGTATGCAAAGTGACCATATTTATTTGGATCTACTTCAGTGAAGATATCACCTTTAACGCCAGCAGTATTTTCAGAGTAATCTGTACCTTTACCTTGGAGTGGAGTACCTTCAGAAGATGCAATATAGATAGCGCCTAATTTACTACCATTAGCTTGGTCAGTACCATTCATATTACGATCTGCACCGATATATGGTCTAGAGATAAATTGTGTATTCTTAGTATTATAACTTTCAAGCATATAGCCAGATTTATCATATACCAAGTTAACACCTTTATCTTTGAAGAATTTTAAGGTTGCAGTTTCTGTAACACCATGAATTGATAATGGAATCATAGTATCAAAGAATGCAAAGTAATCAATTTTACTAAGTACTTCTGCAAAGTTAGTATCAAAATTATCAAATATTATATTAGAGATATTAAGAAGGGATACTTCACTATCTACTGAAGATAAAGAGATAAACGATGGTACAGTTGTGTTTTGTGCTCGTTCAATATTGAAAGGTTTTAAATCTAATCTAATATCAGAAACTGTAGCACCAGCTGTACAATTGATGGTTAAAATATCATTTAGAGTACCTAAATCATAGTAACCTTTATAAGATAAGTTAGATAAATTATAGCATGTTAAGTTAACTGCGTTGCCAACTTCTTTAGCAATTTCTTCATTATCGTATACAATGTCAATATTCTTAATGGAAGCTTTAATAGAAATGGAGATATTGTTTTTACAGTTCTTAGTAAGAATATTCTCAATTTTATTATTATTAGAGTATTGACCACTCATCTCTATAGAATATTCCATATTCTCAATAGAGACATTTCTAATTTCAGAATCAAAGAAACTGCAGCTTGTATAGATTGCATAATAGCCACCATTATACTGCATATTAGTACATTCAAAGTTATAGAACTTGTAATCATAAGCATTGAATCCTTCATCAGAATCTTGAGTGAAGAATATACCAAAGATAGATTGAGATGGTATACCTGAAGCATCAGCTGGTAGCTCAAGGTTGTTTACTGTAAAACCATCAATTTTTACATTATAACCACGAGTTTGAGTAAAGCTTTCAGGACGTAGTTCTAAACCAGTATAATTACCTTCACGGTTACCATGGAATTCAAGAATAGTTTTATATCTATTTTGAGCATGGATATTAAGGTATTTATGACGATCACCTGGAATGAATACAGAAACTTTATTAGAAATTTTATAAGTACCATCTGGGAAGATTACTTCTGTATAGTTCTCATCACGTACTTTTCTAAAAAGTTCATTTAACTTTTCAGTTACGTCTGTAGCACCAGTATTATCAATACCGAAGTCTAATACGTTAATAACTTTGCCAGCAAATACTTTAGATTCAATATTTCTAATATCAGAACCTACTTTGCGGGCAAGAGGTTTAAGAGTTTTCTCAATAGCTTTTTTAAATTCAGCCATGTCAAAATTTCTCCTTTCAAAAATTTAAATAAAGGAGAGATGATCGTAATGATCATCTCTCATTAGTATTACTTTATTGTATATTAAATTGTCAATTATTAGGTTAGACCTATTATTGAGGTTTAGGACCGTCTGCAGGAGTTGGAGTACCAGTTTCTGCACTAGCTTCAGGAGCTACAGCTTCGCCTCGTTTACCAGCTTCATATTCAGCAACCAAGTTAAGATCACCAAAATCTAAAGCTTCTTCTTTAACATAACCAGTCAAATCAGGAGGGTTAGCAACGATTTGATTATTTTCAGTGATAGTAATACCAGGACCAGCAGTTAATTTAGGTTGAACTTCTGCTGTTTTTGCATAGTCTGCTAAAGTAGTAGTCAAAGATGCAGTAGTTGCATAATCACCTAATTTAGTAGTTAATGCTGCAGTAGTAGTATAATCAGCCAATTTAGTATCTACAGCCGTAATTGTAGAGTAATCAGCTAATTTAGTATCTACGGAAGTAGTTGTAGCATAGTCAGCTAATTTAGTATTTAAAGCTTCTTCTTTAACTAAACCAGCAACTTTACCATCGACTAATGTAGTAATTTGCTCTGTAGTGGAATATGCGCTAAGATCAGGGGCTTGGTTAGGAGCCGTAGCGGAGATTACACCTTCTTCAGAGATTTGGATATTAAGACCAGCTTGAAGTTTATCTTGCTTGCCTTCTTTTAATTTTTTAATATCGACACCAACCGCTCTCGCAAATGGTGCTAATACTTTTTTCAATTGGGCTTGTACGGAAAGAGCCATTATTGAATTCTCCTTTCAAAATATTATTCTAACGAGTAAACATATTGCTCGCTACTAGTATGTTTCGAAAAACTAGTAGCGAGAATATTTCTTAAAATTAGTTAGCGCCTTCGTTGTATGCGTCAAGCATCAAGTTAGGATCTAATTCTTCTTCCTCTTCTTCGCTTGCTTTAGGAGGAGCTGCTGGAGTAGGAGCAGGAGTTACAGTTTCACTTGTTGCTGGCGCAGCAGGTTGAGCTACAGGAGTTGTAGTTGCAGAAGTTGCTTCTGTACTAGGAGTTGCAGTTGGTGTAGATGCTACAGGCTGAGTTTCACCAGTGGATGGTTGAACTGCAGGAGTACCTTCAGTACCAGTAGTTACTGCAGGAGCTGGGGACTCAGTATGAGTTTCTGTATTAGCTACAGGTGCAGCTGGTTGTTCAGTAGTAGTGTTAGAAGGAGTTTCAGTATGAGTTTCTTCACTTGCTACAGGAGCTGCAGGTTGAGCAGTTTCAGTACCAGTAGTTACAGTTGGGGACTCAGTATGAGTTTCTTCACTAGTTGTAGGAGCTGCAGTTTCAGTGTGTGTTTCGGAACCAGTAGTCACAGCTGGAGTGCCTTCAGTATGAGTTTCTTCACTTGCTACAGGAGCTGCAGGTTGTTCTGTATGAGTTTCTTCAGTATTGGTAGCTGGGGACTCAGTGTGAGTTTCTTCACTAGTTGCTGGAGCTGCAGGAGTACCTTCAGTGCCAGTAGTAGCCGGAGTTTCAGTATGAGTTTCTTCACTTGCTACAGGTGCAGTTTCAGTACCAGTAGTTACAGCAGGAGACTCAGTGTGAGTTTCTTCACTAGTAGCTGGTTGAGCTGCTGTTTCGGAACCAGTAATCACAGCTGGAGTGCCTTCAGTATGAGTTTCTTCACTTGCTACAGGAGCTGCAGGTTGTTCTGTATGAGTTTCTTCAGTATTAGTAGCTGGAGACTCAGTATGTGTTTCTTCACTAGCTGCAGGTGCAGTTTCAGTGTGTGTTTCAGAACCAGTAGTCACAGCTGGAGTACCTTCAGTACCAGTTGTTACAGCAGGGGACTCAGTATGAGTTTCTTCACTTGCTACAGGAGCTGTTTCGGAACCAGTAGTCACAGCTGGAGTTTCAGTTGCTGCAGCAGGAGTGCCTTCAGTGCCAGTAGTAGCTGGAGATTCAGTATGAGTTTCTTCACTTGCTACAGGAGCTGCAGGTTGAGCTGTTTCAGTACCAGTAGTTACAGCAGGAGTGCCTTCAGTACCAGTAGTAGCTGGAGACTCAGTGTGAGTTTCTTCACCAGTAGCAGGTTGAACTGCAGGAGTACCTTCAGTACCAGTAGTTACAGCTGGAGCTTCTGTGTGAGTTTCTTCAGTAGTACCAACAGCTGGAGCTGGGGACTCAGTATGAGTTTCACCAGTAGTAGGTTGATTTACTACAGGAGCTGCAGGTTGTTCAGTATTACCAGTTGCTGGAGCAGCTGGAGTATTACCTGTTTGATCTGCTGGTTTAGGTGTATTTTCAGCAGCACCATTATATGCATCAACCATGAAGTTAGGATCTAATTCTTCATCTTCATGATGTTCAGTATTACCTGTAGATGGTTGAGGATTTGCAGGTGTTTCAGTATGAGTTTCACCAGTAGTAGGATTAGCTGGTTGAGCTGTTTCGGAACCTGTATTCACAGCTGGAGTACCTGTTTCAGTATTACCAGTAGTAGGGTTAGCTGGAGTTTCTGTATGAGCAGTTTCACCAGTAGATGGTTGTTCAGTTGTACCAGTAGAAGGAGCTTCTGTATGAGTTTCAGAACCTGTATTCACAGCTGGAGTACCTTCATTACCAGTGGAAGGAGCAGCTGGAGTTACGGCGGAACCTTCACCTTCGGTTGTACCAGTGGAAGGAGTTTCAGTATGAGTTTCACCAGTGGATGGTTGCTCAGTGTGAGTTTCTTCACCAGTTGTTGGATTTGCAGGTTGTTCAGTATGAGTTTCTTCAGGTTTATTAGGTTGAGCTTCATCATGTTTAGGCTCCTCTGTTTTACCGTTTTCATATGCATTAACGATATCTTTACCTAATTTGTCATCATGCTTATCTTCTGCAGTTGCAGTATAAGTAAGACCAGAGATTACCCAGCCAGCACGAGCTGCACCATCAGCGATAGCTTTAAGGTTACCAGCAACTGTAGAGCCTCTGAAACGAACTTCTTTATCTTCATCTGGACCATTATCGCTCATAGCAGCCAATACAGATGTAACAGAATCTTCGTCCAATGGGCAGTTAGTCAAATCAAGACCAGTATTCAATTTACCAGATAAACGAAGAGTGCTTAATGCAGTAGCATCTTTAAACATATCTTTTGTTGTAGTCAAAGAGCCTACATTCAATTTCAATGCTTTCAAAGATTGACAGCCTTTAAACATAGCTTCAGCATTTTGTAAACCAGGAGTCTTGATTTCAACTTGTTCCAATTTGGAACAACCTTCAAACATACCTTTTGCGGATGCTAAGTTTTCAGAAGTAGTTAATTGAACTTGAGTTAAGTTTTGGTTATCTCTAAACATGTAGTTTGCAGATTTAACTTTAGCCAAGTTCAATGGAGCTAATTCATTCAATGCTAAAGCACCATCAAACATATAATCTGTGTATTCAGTATCATCAGTATTCAAGTTATTATCCAACTTAGTCAATGTAGCATATTCTTTAGGATATGCAACTTTAAGGAAGTTGTAAGCATTCTTAGATACTTTGATGAAGTTAGCTGCAGAATCTTGACTCAATTCAGAATCTTCGATTACACCAGCTGGTTTTAAACCACGAATGTTACGAACGTCGATGGAAAGAAGTTGGTTTTTGAAGTCAATAGATGCATCAAATTTAACAACGATTTTTTCATCACGTTGAATTACGCCATTAGCGGAGTAAGTAGAAAGACCAATGTGTTTATTAGTCCAGTACTCGAAGTTACGTACTTTACCAGCAGCACGTTTCAATTCACCATCTTTTACATAATCGATTTCCCAGATTTCTTTAGCACCTTCAGAGAGAAGAACTTTATAGTTATCATCTGGATTAGAAAATACGAAAGAGATTAATAAAGAACGGCGAATCTCAGCTTTAATGTCAACCATATTAGCTTTAGGACAAGCACGTTTATTATCACCGCTAGCGGTAGAATAAGGGTTACAATTGGTAGGGTCAATTACATTATCAATTGCCATTTAGTTACCTCCATTTATAAAAATATTATATTAAATTACCATAATGTTGAAAAATATTGAGGAAGGTCATTAAGACCTTCCTCTAGATATTTTATTTACTGTTTGGAGACCATTTTTGAGCCATAAGAGCTTCAATAATACGGTCAGTAGATGTTTTAACACCAAGGGAGTTAGCAGAGTTAAGGGAATGACCTACACGAGCTTGTTTCATAGCACGGTTAGCAGTGTATTTTTCAAGCAAGTTTTTAGGTAAGTTCATAATCTTACGAGCTGCCATTTGACGTTGTTCGGATTCAGTCAATTCTGGATCTTCATGGAAGTAGTCAGTAGCTACATCAAGAAGTTCAGTGTATTTGTAAATCATTTCTGTATATACAGATTGATATTTACGACCGAATGTACGAGTATCAGAGATGATACGACCATCTAATGCAATTACAGTAGAACCATCAGCAAAGTTGAATGTGAATTTATGAGAACCAACTTCTTTAGATTCAGTAATAGCAATCTTATTAGCGTTTTCAACTTCTTTACCATTTTCATCTGTAGTTTTCTTATCAACAGATTCAAGGATTTTAGCTTTCAATACATCAGAGAAGTCTTCATAAGGTTTTTCTGGTTCTGCGGAACGACCATCAGAAACCATTTTACCAGCTTTATCAAATTTAACTACAGCATCATCAGAGTAAACGATTTCGATAAAACCTTCTTTATCGATTTTAGCTTCTTTGATTTGAGTTTTAGTCAAACGTACAACAGCAGCTTGATATTCTTTAACAATTTCAGGATGCTCAGCAATTACATCTTCAGGACGTTGTACTATATAGTAGCCAGAACCTTTAAGAGAATTGTAGTCTTCAGCATCACCATGAAGGTTACCTTCATCATCAACTAATACTTCAATTGCAGTAGCACGACGATCTTCTACTTCAACGTTTTCAGTTGGACCATAAGTGATTTTAATAGCAACTGCAGTTTCTTGAACTTCAGATTCCATTAAACCACCTAATTTACCAGGAACGTAGCAACGTTCATCTAATGTTTTACCTTGAGCTTTAGCTACATCGAATGGGGATACGTATTTGTATTTGTCAGTTTTCAATACTTTTTTAACTGTTTCATCAGTATGATCAAAAGCATTGCGAACAAAGTTTAAAACTGTACCATCTGTATATGTGACAGTACCAGTACCCTTTTTATCAGCATCTTCTCGGAATACACCATCAATCTTATTTACAGGAGCAGAATCTGCTGCAGTAGTAGGCTGAGTAGCAGTATTACCAAGTACTTCATTATCAGGCATAATACTTTCTCCTTTTAGAAAAAATAGAATTATAAAATAATGACCCCAATGGTTTTTCACCATTGGGGTAAACCATTATTCATATGTCTATAATTATTTTCTACGTTTTTTAGTTTTAGGAGCTTTAGGTTCTGCAGCTTTTGCTTTTAGACCATTTTCATAAGCTTTAAACCCAGTGGAGATAGTAGAGCATAAACGTTGATAGTTAAATGCTACTTCTTGGAAGATACCAGATACTTCTTTCTTAGTCTTCATAGAATGAAGAGCACCACTTAAGAGAAGCATCATTGTATATAGACGCATCATTTGAATTTTATCACTGAAGTTAGTTGTAACTACAAGAAGTTCCATTAAGATAGAGAAGATATTAATGGATTCAACTTCGAAAGAAGTGAATTCAGAGATAGAATCCATGAATACACCTACATTAATATTCTTAATATTAAGACGTACCAATGCATTATGAATAGCATCAACGTTACGTTGTTGGTGTTTGAATGCTTTACCTACGTTGAGGTAAGATGGTTTATCATTCAATGCTTTATATAAGAAATCATATTCTTTAGCATCATTATTAGCATTCAATACATTGATGCAATGTTCATGAACTTCTTGATTATCTGTGGAATCCATAATACGATTCATTTCAGTAATACGGTTTTCATAAGTTTCTGCAATGTAGTCTTCTAATAATTTAGATACTTCTTTAGTTTCTTCAAGTTCATTAACTTTCTTAATCGCATCATTAACAAAGTCACGACCTTTATCCATGAATGCATTACCACAGATTTCACGAATGAAACCTTCAATGAAGAATTTATAGATTGTAGTATCATTAGTATTGACACCAAGTTTATTAGCTTGAACTAAAAGCTCTTGTTTAGCTTGAGGTCCTAAAATCATTAAGATATCAGATTGTGGATCATTTTGAAGAGAAGCATATGTATGAATAATATCTTGATATACTTCATCAGACAACTCAATATCTTTAAAGTCTTCAGACTCAGCTTGTTGAGCTTTAACATCTTCTACAGTAATATCAATAGTATCAAATTTGTTTAGGATTTCTTCCAATTCTTTACTATCGATAGGACTTTCGACATCTTCGGAATTTCCATCGGTGCTAACAACTCTACTTGAGATTTTAACTTTAGAAGCGTTTCCTTCATATCCGCTCTCAACTGTTGTTTCGTTGGAGGGAAAGTCGGCTTCAGCCTTATCCTCCTCAGGTAATACTTCTACTTTTTCCATCTTTTCGATTTCTTCTACAGTAGGAATAGTCTCTGGGGCGATTGGTTGAATAGTTTCACCTTCAGGGAATTTAGCCATATCTTCTTCAGATACAGTTTCCAATTCATTGATTTCAGTTTCAGTTAAACCCTCAGCATCTTTAGCTAAGTTCTTTACAAATTTGATGTCTTCTTTAGCCGTTGTTGTCATTAGTATTCTCCTCATCTTCTAAAATTATATCATGATCAAAAGCAGTAGCTTCTGTCATATTTGATTCATCAATCTTTTCACCAGGACGATAGATTGGTCTAGTGAAGTCTCTAGTAATAGTAATTTCTTTCTTTTCCATGATTAACCTAACCCTTGAATACGTAGACGTATCTCAGTAATATACTCAGGTAAGAAGTTTTCATTAGATAGAATAACTCTCATAAAATCATTATAGATATTTACATTCTCTCCAAAGTTACTTACAATCAAATCAACCATAGGTTGTTGATAGCAACTTTGAAGAAGATCAATCATATTGATCTCTAATGTAGCTACATATTGGAGTACTTGTGGTAAATTAGCATTAATAACTGCTAACTTGGTATTCTCCATAGTCTTACGATTATAGATAGTAGAACTATCTTTATTCTTTTTAGATTCTTCTAACTCTAAAGCTGCATAGATAGAATCTTGTTCTCTAACGATTAATCCAATAACGAAATCGACCATATGCTTATTGAAGCTACAGACTAAGAAGTCATATAGTGTAGCTGCAGCAAGATAAATATTATCATCCGTCATAGTATCGAATGACATATTACAAGAATTACAGATAATATCGATGATATTCCGATATGTGTCGCCTTCTACTGCATTAGTATTTTCGACATCCATTGGGAAGTTAGCACGGATATTATCAAAGTTAGATTTAAATGTGTTTACAATATTAGGTTTTGGTATAATAGCAAACTCGTAACGTTTACTGATCTGATCAGAGATCACATCATAAATATAATCACTACTAAAATTTGCTAAGATTTCAGATAACTGATGCTCATTGGCTAATTCATAGCCACTTGCTGTACTATATCCGAACATAGCTCCTCCTTACAAAAATAGATTTGTATAAATTTACTATATTGTAACTAGATAAATAATTTTTAAACTTTATCATAAAATTTTGCAAGGTTACCAGATATATGACTCTTGACATTTGGATCATCTAAACTATAGATAGAAGTAAATGCTGATGGATCTAATTCACCCTCAGTCTCATTACGTATTTGATCTATTGCATCTTTAGTCATATTGTATTTATAAGCATAAGCTTTTAAGAATTCAGGATTTCTAAATGCTTCTTTAAGAGCTGCATCTTCTTTAGCTCTCTCAGCTTTCTCCCATTCTTGATAAGTAATACCATGAGCTTTAATCATGGCTTTATATTTATCCATCGGAGTAATCTCTTCAGGATTATCTTTATTCATTTCCTGTTGAACTTGATGGATTTCATCATAGATCTCAACAGTCTCTGTTCCAACATCGAATACTACATCATCAACATCATTATCGGTCTTGATACCTTGCTTTGTAATACCGAAGTTTTCTTTAAGATTCTTACCTTCATACCATACATATAATGCCATGAGATAAGAGAAAGTTAAATCGTCATGTGTATTAGCAGAGTGCTCAATCTTACCATTACGTTTAACTTCTAAACCAATGAATTCATCATAAAGCTGTCTAGTAACAAACTTATCTTTATGATTATCCATACGCTCTCTTAAGATTTCCATTAAGAGTTCACGTACATTCTTAGTTGAATCAAGACCAAATACTTTAACTAAAGCCTTAGTCTTCTTAATTGCCCCAGGACCTTCAAAACGTTCTTCGAGTATCTTTTCTTTATGCTCGAAGTATAAGTTCTTAGAGATACCTGCCTTCTTAAGTAATGCTATAACCGACGCCCCGAACCCGACTGTATTTAGATATAGACGCTACTCTATACCCGTGCGTTTTTTCGCATCCACTCCCATTACAGGACGTGTCTAGATCATTTGTCATCCTCCAACTTTACTTGCTGAGGCTAGAATTTTTCTTCCGCCAATCGCTTGCGGTTCTACTCTCCCGTCAGGAGATGATCGTTGAACGTGTCTTCTTATTAAGAAGCTTTCGCTGCTAAACGTGGGAGATAACTTTACTCCACACATGTCAAAGCAATTAACCCTATTGATACATAGACATTTCTATCTATGCAGTGCGTTCTTACACCATTTCGTTCGACGTTGATTACTACATTAGGCATATACTTTTGTGTCAATTCAACTATAATCTTAGCCAACTCAATTTGACTAATATAGTTACATTTAAACGTACCAATAACTTTAGTAGTCTTACTATCAATAATAGTGATAGCAGAACTATCTCGTCTATAACCACCAGATACGTCAACCCCCATTATTGGAGGATCTATAGGTTTACCGTTTCTACCATAGTCAATCTTACCATATAAGTTAACTTGGAATTTACCACCTAGTACTTCAATAGTACTATCAGGATCTTTAGTTAAACGAGATACTGTTTCTAATTCATCTAAAGTAAACGGTGAGTTATCAGAACCTTGAGACCATTCAAGAAGTACTTCACGACGGATGTCTTCCCAACGGTTATTCATAGTTCTACAGATTTCTCTGAACCAGTCTTCAGATTTACCAAGTTGAGCATAACTAAACTTGATATATACGAAAGTAGACTTAGTATTAGAATTCATTATATCCATAATCTGTTGATATGATTTATCATACCAGAATTCAGAGAATGGAACTGCATCTTCTTTCATTTGGTATGCAAAGATACCTTCAGTGGATGTTAAGAACCCAGGGGTTGTAGTGAATAGGATACCATATGGTGCACCATTTGCTCTAGCATTATCAGCAGCTCTCTTGAATGCAGGAACTGTATTAAGATAAATGATTTCATTATATGGCGCAAATCCCCATTCGTCACCCCAGAGTAATGGAATAGATTTACCACGAAGAGTATTTTGTGCAGCTGTCTTATTACGAGCAGAAGCTACAGTGATAATCTTATTTCTATTAACAGCATGCTCAAGTCTCAATACTGTATCAGAAACTTTAGCATTCTTACCATCACGAGAGAATGTTTGATCCATACGTAAATATGGAGGCAAGCATTCACGTAAGTTTTTAAGAGTTTGTAAGTTATCTTTAGAACCATCTAATGCTTTATGCATAAATGCAATAGTGGAGTTAGATGTACCAAAGTTAAATAAGTGTAAATATCTAACGTCTGCTGATAATGTTTTACCATGCTGACGAGGGAGCTCTAAGAATATATTCATATTATAAATAGAGCAGAAGAATAATGCCATATTACCACGGTGTAGTTCTAATGGAATACCTTTACCACTACCACCTTGGTCTGGTACACGTACTACTTCACGAGCAAAGTACCAGAAGTTTACCATACACTCGGCTAATACTTTACCTTTGTAGTATGCACTTAAATTTGGATCATGTGGATCTATACCAGCAAGATCTGGATCTAGAAGTGCCAGCATGAATTTATTATTCTTTATCCCAATGGCTTTTAAATACTGATGCATCCTTATGAAGCTAGTATTTCGAGTAGACATTTGATAATAGATCTTCATAAATACCTCTAGAATAATATATTATAAACGTGATATAGTGATATAAGATTTATAGTAAGGAGGTTATATCATGCTATTCACAATTAAAGAAATTAAGAAATTGGAATCACAATTCCGACCAACGTTAGTGATATACTATTTAGTATTATTACTTACGATGGTAATCATTATTGGATCTGTTATAGATCCACACTTTATGGTAAGATGGTCTTACTGGTTAACAATGAATGCTACTCAGAATATCAATACTGCAACTACAGTAATGGTATTAGGTAACCTTGCTAAACTAGTAACCATATTCTTACTTGGAAATTATGCTCAATACCTACATAGATTCATTCATGTAAGAATCTATGGTAAAAAAAGAAAAGTATGATAAATATCTCCCATAGGATTCAAAGATCCTATGGGAGCTATATATGTCTTATTTTTTTTCTTTTGTTGCTTTTTTAGCTTCAGAAACTTTTTCTTCAGCGTTTTCAACGATTTCTTCTTCTTTTGCAGGAGCAACTGCAGCTTTAGCTTCTTCTTTAGCTTTATCTTCAGCAGCTTTCTTAGCAGCTTCTTCTTCAGCTTTACGTAAAGCTTCTTCTTTAGCTTTAGCTTCTGCTTCTTTACGAGCTGCTTTAGCCTTAGCTTCAGCTTCTTTACGTGCAGCTTCTGCTTCTTCTTCAGAAATAGAAGGAAGAACTTCTGTATTGTAGTTAGTGAAGTCTAATACTACTGTATCACCAGTAGGAAGGATTTCACGTACTGTAGCTTGTTGAGAAATGCAATCAGCAATTTCTTCTACAGTTAATAATTCACGATAGATACCACGTACAAATTTGTTACGTAAACGAATTGGACGACGGCATTCAACATTAACAAGTTTAGTCTTCAAAGTGCTCATCATATGCCTCCTGAATAGAAACGATTAATTCATCATCGATAAGATCATAAGCTTCTTTAAGCTCAACGTTATCTTCGATTTCTTCAGCAAGATCTTTGCTATCATTTTCATGAGTGCGATCGATATCAGAAAGCAATTCAATTTCAGCTGCATCATCTTCATCGTCAGCTTCAATATCAATTTCTTCATCTTCTAACTCAGCTACGGAATCGATATCAGTGTTGTCATCGTCATCATCTAATTCGATTTCATCCATAGCATCAACGACATTGTCGATTGTATTATCCATATCGTTATCAGTAGCAGTGGAATCAGCAACAACATCTTCTACAGTAGAAGCTGCATCATCAAGCTCTTGATGGATAGTTTTATCATCTGCCATTATTAAATCCTCCTTAAAAATATTAATCTATAGCAGAATCGATGTAATCATCGTTATCATCTGCTAGATCATCTAAATCATCATCGGATAATGTAGATAATGCAATATCTTCATCATCCATAATTTCATCATCATCGTCACCATTTTCAATGGCATCAATGATATCTCTTTTAGCAATTAAAGAATCTAAGAAAGCGTTTTCATCGACCATTACGTCAAATGCATCTTTCTCGTCAATTTGCTCTTTAAAATATTGATCGAGTTCACTGTTCATTGCAGTACCTCCATTAAGATTACTGATATGTTAACGTGATACATTTTTTAATATTGTTTGAACTTGACGTTCTAGGATATAAATAATCACAGGAACGTAGTAAAATATATCATGTTGAGGGATAGTATAGTTAAAGTCTTCTAGAGTCTTGATTAAGAATTCTTCATATCTATTCATCTTATCTGTATTATCATTAAAGTAATCAATGATAATATTCTTGAAATAGTTTAGATCATCAGTTTCATACCGTTCATTATCTCTAATACGCATAACTGTATCATCATCAAATGAAGGTACTTGCCAATAGTCACCCATTTTATATTCATGGAAGATATAATAGTACTTCTCTAGACTATAGTATAATAGAGATGTCTTATCTTCTACCATCATACCATAGCAAGATGGATTACATATAGTACCAATATCTTTTCTTTCCAATGAATGGAAGAAAGATTTAGAGTAATCTAATGCAAATGTAGCTCTAGGAGTTAGTTGATGTGCTACGTGTAGATAATCTAATTCACCACTATTCATAATATCATGACGTTTAATGAACTCAATCATATAACTGTCATAGAAATTATGCTCATCATAAGAAAAAATAAAAGTCTGAGTTTTATTACTATAGAAGAGACTTCTATAGTAAGCAATCATATCTTGACAGATATTTTCTAGTCTACTGATATAAGCGTAATCATCATCTTTGATTACTAAAGATAGATTTGTACCGATATTAGTTGTATCCATAGTATAGGATTCTACAACCAAAGAATCAATATCAGTATTATCACCATCATGGGAACTTAAACGATAAGATATCTTATACATATTAGCCCCAGTAGGTAATGTATCTAAGGATACACTTGTAACTTTGAAGAGGTATTCTTCATTAGTATGATTAATGATAAAATAGTCTTGAGGATATGGTTTAAATGCATTAGGTACAATATATGCATCACCTTCAATTGTATCAGATTCAAGACCAAAATCACCAGCATCCATTTGAACTTGAATTCTATCAAGACCAAAGATAACTGTATCTTTAATTTTATTATATCTTAATGGAGAATCTCCATCAGTATAACTATAAGCTAAGTTTGTAGACTCATCTAATGTACTCTTACTAGTATTGATATTGTAGTAAGTACAGGTAGTAGGAGCTTTATCTGTAAAAGTATAGAATGTATTATCAAGCCGTTGAACTTGTGACTCTAATATAGAGTTTATCGTGGCTGTATATGTAGTGTCAAGGAATTTACCCATAGTCGACCTCCTTTATTAATGTGATGTTTTAGACAAAAAAATAAAGCGGTATGGACTTTTAAGCCCATACCACTATAGTATTTGTGTACAGAAGTCTTGTATCTTACTTAATGGGACTCCATAATCTTTATCTGCTTGATTTACATGAGCAAAAACTCTAGATCCTCTAAAGAATGCTATATTATTCTTTATGAAATATTCTATTTGTCTTTTAGCTATCTCACCAGCAGAATCATTATCGAAGTATAGATGAATATCCATATACATTATACCCTTAGATAGGATATACTTTAATACAGCTGAGTATTTATTACCAGCTGCTGCAAAATATATTCCTGTAGCTCTATTGGCAATATTATTGTATACAGATATGATATCAAATTGTCCTTCTGTAATATGTACCGTAATTCTATCAGATGTATATGGAATAGAAGATGGTATACAGAAAGCTTTATTATAAATATCTCTATCATCTAGCTTACAGATTAGATATCTGTATTTACTATCGACTTCTCTAATACAACGCATAGATAGTGATGTATTATTAACTGAGAGGAATCCTACATAGTCCCTTTGAATTCTTTCAAAATCAGATTCTGTAGCTCCCAGATACCTCATGATCTGGCGTTTAAAAAAAGAGAAATCGAAGATAATCTTCATATTCATCATCTCAGATACTGATAAGTTAGTACCAAGACGATTATTAATATAGTTTACCTTATCTGGATACAGATTATAGTTTACCTCAAATGCATCATATGCTACTTGAGGTTCTCTAATACGATTAGATGCGTAAGAATTACTCCTACTTAATCTCATCTCTTTATTATGAATATCAATGGCTTGGATAAGTTCTTCATCTCTAATATCTAAGAGATTAAGGAAAGTTCTATTGACTAATCCACCTGCCTCACATTTAAAGCAGTTAAACATGTAAGGCTTATCCGGAGATAAGCCTATGTACATGTGTTTTTTACCAGCCGATGACGTATGCCCACAGTATGGGCATCGTAAGACTAATTCCTTTTTACCAGCAGCAAACTGGCTATTAGGAATTAGTGCTTTTAGTTTGCTGCCGATATCCATTATTTTTCTTCGTCTTTCTTATATTTATTTTTTGCTTCAATAATTTGAGCAACACCAGTACACACTGCTGTTGTTAATACTGCTACACCACCTAAGATAGCGGCTACAGATGTACCAGTTTCTTTACTCATTTCGAACGCAGCTTTAGCTGCAGCGCTTGCGAATTCTTTAACCATGATAATATCCTCCTAATTTCTTCCACATGCTTCTTCAATTTTTGCTCTCAATAGTTCATTGATATCATCTTCTATTTGCACTTTAGGTTGACCTTTAGCTTTTTCTAATAAAGCTTCTGCTGCTAGAACTGTACCATATGCTGCAAGTACCGAAGTAGCAGCTTTACCAGTTGTCTCAATTACATCACAGATGCCATCCCAATCTTCTTTTGTTAATGCATCAATAATATCAAATATCATAGTCGTTATCCTCCTACTTAATACGTTGTTAAAATATTAGTTGAAAAGTACTTCCAAGGTAATCTCTTGGATTCTTTTACGTAATTCCTCTTCAGAAGTTTGTTTATATAACCATTGTAATGCCGGAATTAGTCTAGCAGTATTACCATTAGCCAACTCTAATACTTCTTTAGCAGTAGCTTTCTTAAACCCAATAGCAAATCCAATGGATTCATAATTCAAAGTAGTTGTATCAGGTGATGGAATTATATGTCGTTTTGGTTCACCAATTTCGATTTCCATAGATTTAGGTTCTATAGGGGATAGAGTTCCTACTTTAAGAGCCTTATAATTAGATTTTACTTCAACTACTTCTTTCTCTCCAGTTTCCTCATCTTTATGATATAGGAATGGATTAAGTCTATTACCTACTAAATCTTCTTTAGGAAGCTCATCACTGAGAGTAATTTTATTGATACAGATGTCATAGACATCTTTAGGTGTTAGCTGATCTTTGAACTGTTCATATGTAGTTTCTAAATCAGAGCCACATTTTGCAAATACTTCTTTAACATCGTTTGCTAATTTAACTGTAATCATTATTCATTCTCCTTCACTAATTCCAATTTATGATTTAAAATATAACCAGATGGATTAGAACTGGTTAGTTGTGTTAATACATTCATAAGTGGTAAGTATTTAAACTCTTTAATTGTATGGTATTCTTGAGAACCATAAGTAACCTTACCATTTTTAACATATTCATCTAGATAGTCTTCCATATAATAGTATAGACTTAGGTTATTATCCATTCTAGTATATAGATTTCTAGAAGAGTTAGTCTTTAATCCATATTTCAAGAAGATATCTCTAACCATCTCTGGATTAAAGTTTTCACTTCTTGCAGCCATAAGTAGATCATACGTAAACTCAGCAGATTTAACTGCATTTACTTGTGGATCTGTTAGTACACGATGGCTACTAATAATATCTGCATCCGCTGCATACTTATCAAAGTATGCTTGTTGCATGTATCGTCTAATATTAGTCTTAGCACTATTGACTGTGTAATATTCACACTCATACTCAATAGCTAAATCTAATACTTTGATAGACTCACCTAACTTAAACATATCTTCAATCAGCTTACTATTAAAGTATCTGAAGTAGATATTATTTAAGATAGCAATATATGGACGTGTTGTACATTTTTGAAGAATAGTAGTTAAATCTAAATCTTCAATTGTACTATTGAATCTACGTTCAGCTACATCTTTTGCCAAATCATAGTCATCATAGATCCTTTGTCTTAGCACTGGATTGATTTCCATCATACATTCTAGAACGTCATCTCCTGTACCAATGTCTATATTATTCTCACGAATAAATTTGACATTTCTCAATACTACTTCCGGTATATGTTTAAATCTGTATTCCTTATTCATCCGTTTTTACAACTCCTAACTTCTTATCCCATTTTCTTCCAGGGATTTGTCCTTTAATAGTCAACCAAATATAGTATAAGAAAGGCAATGTTTTATATATCCGACTAATCTGCCAAACTTCACCTTTATACATAATAGCACCTTTCTTAGCTATATTATTTAAGTATCGTCTATAATTTCTATAGAATGTGATATTCTTAGTAAAAATCTTTATACTTCTATTAGAGTTATGAGAGTATTTTACATTATATTTATCACATAGATTTTTATAGGTTTCATATGGATCGTTATTATCCAATAAACTATCTATTACTAATACTGCAAAGTCTACAGATCTTTTTAGAATGTAATCTGGTAATCTACCAACTCTTCCAACATAAATGCTGATTTCTTCAGGTTTAGCTGTATATTTCTTGACATATTCATCAGCATCATATGTTTGAGTAGCTAAATACTCACATTTCTTTCTATTACCTCCATACTTTAATTTGATTTGACTTTTAGATAAAGTTGTAGCATCAAATATCTCTTCAATCAATTTTATATTAAAGTATCTGAAATAGATATTGCTAATAATAGCTTTATATTTAAAATAGGATCCTTTACCTAATGATAAGACATCAGTAAGAGTTATTTCTTCGAATGGCTTTTCAATAGCCTCTTCCATTCTAAATATTTGATCTGTATCAGCTCTAATTGTATTAATAAAGGGATTGATTACATTCAATTCAGTTTCCCTAACATTAATATCATATCTTTGACAGAATAGATAGTTCTTTAAAATCATACCATCTACCCCATCAATAAATTGAGTTAATTTCATTAAAATCTACCTCCTTATTTTTGTAAACCAATTCTACCAGCGGAAGCTGAAATATATTCAATCTTATGATTACCATCACGATCAAATTCTACAAATTCTCCTACTTGTAATGCTAGTATTTTCTCTTCATTTTTCAATACCGCCTCCTTAGCTTCATTAGGCAACTTCCAATCTGGATCGCCAAAGTTAACTACATTCTCTTCACTCATTTCACCTCCACCATTCCAGAATTCAGAACCAGATTTACGCACTGCAGAGAAGATGTTTCCATCTATATCTACTTCGGCTGTCATCCAGTCATAATAATGAACGTCATACTGGAAGTATGAGTCATTGTATCCATAATTGGATTCTAACTTATAGCTATTCTCGTCTAAACGAATAATCTTTGTATCTGCACTAGACAAGTTTAAAGATGCTAAAGTTTCAATAAGTTTATTCATGATATATTTCCTCCTTATTCTAATAACACTAAACACAAATATATCATATCACCCTTATAATATACGAATATAAAAAATTTAGAATACAAATGCCACTAGGAGTTAATCTCCTAGTGGCTATCATATTATTTCTTACCGTAAGTATTATCCCAATTAGCAATCTTCTCATTGAGTTCATCTAGCTTATCAGTCTTATAACCATATGCAAGATTGAATCTTAGATCTCTAATATCTTCAATATCCATATCCCATGAAGCAATCATTTCAGATTTGAAGTCATAAAGATACTCCGTATCCACACTATTATATATTTCAGTATATGCTTCTATGAAATCTTTAATAAACGCTGTAGGAAGCTCTATATCTAGTGCATTTTCAATTTCGCCTATGATGTAATCTACTTCCCAATAGAGATCTTGATTAGTAAATTCAATACCATTGATTTCTGCTTTGAATTCTTGAATAACTTTTGATTTCATTTTAGTTTTCCTCCAAATAAAATAATACCACTAGGAGCATTAAACTCCTAGTGGCTTTTCAGTATAATCTCTTGTATCCATATAACTAAGCATATCATTAAATGCTTCTTTTGCTTTAGGATCTGGATTATTCACATTAATGTATCCCTCTGGGGCAAGTATCATTACATTATCAGTTTCATCTAATGCGTATTTGATATCCCCAGTATCAGCTACATAAAAGTTATCTCTATTTACATAGAATTTATATCCAGTATAATCAGATTTAAATACGGTCTTATCCTTTCTTAGCTTATTGCTAATCAAAGTATAATATCCCTTTAGTAACATAGTAAATCTCCTTACATATTAGAATTAGGTATTATTCTTTTGTTGATCCGTATTTAGAATAGATAATTCCCTCTACTTTAAGGGACTTAGTTAATACAGCATCTAGAATTATCATTAAAGTTTCATGCATATATGTATTAGTATTAGATTCCATCATAAATAATACATCATCATCTAATCCATAGTTATGAATCTCAAATGATAGTCTCTTCAATATCGGTTTACTTCCAGATATATCAAATACCATACCAGACTCATAAGTAATACTATCCTTACATTGCCGGCATTCGATGTATATGTGTTTACCTCTATTTATTATCTCAGCATTAACTCTACCGAATAGATATTGCTTATACGTTTCTAAGATTGATTTAAGTATATTAGTCTCCAATTTCTCTTATCCCCTTAAGTTTAATAAATGAACTATAACCAAAATTAAGACTACAATCTTCAAATGATTCTAATACTTCAGCTATTGCATCATCATTAACTCTACCAAGTTTAGTAACTTCTTTGACTGGATAGATTCTATCACTTTCAACGAAGTCTAGCATATTAATATACGCAAAGCTTATCTTATTATCACTCTTTTCAATTATGAATCTACCTTTAATATGATAATAATCATCTTTATGAATACATTCTACAGAGAACGTATTTTGAGTCTCTCTAATAGTAATATTACCGAATAGTAAATTACTTACAGATTCAGAAACTTCACCTAGTTTAAGCATTAATCTTCTCCTTTATTAATAAATCTACTTGAAACCTTAATAGTTGGATCATAACCATATCTCTTATTATACTCCTCAAACTTATTGCGTACCTTGCTTAAGTTACTACTATTAGCTCTGCTAGATAGAAAGACTGATTGGATTTTTTCACCAGGCTTCCTACTAGTAGTATATGCAATATTAATACGGTTTACATTTTTCTTATCTATCATTAACTTACCGTTTATTATAATATCACTATTATTAATTTTACAATATATCACTACATCTCTAGTATATTCTACTATAGATACTCTACCAAATATTAGTGGTCTAATACTATCGATTACTTTATTAAAGTCAATCATTATCTGTTTCCTCTTTATCTATATCTAAGTTTTTAGCTAAAATATAGTTACTGTAAATATAACTTAGTAAATCATCTAAACTTTCTTCTATAGCCATAAGATTCAATACATATCCAGAGTCTAATCTAGTTACGTTAAAATATACCTTTCTAAGTTTATCATTACGGAAGGATAAGTTTAAAGTATATCTATATTCATCTTTAAATATAGCACAAATAATACATAAAGAGTTATTATTCATACTACCACTTATAGATATATCACCAAATAGAAAATCGGAATATCTAAGCAGCATAGGCTCATAATAATCTCTTGGTAATTCAGTTCTCATAGTAAATCTCATTATATTCAATCCTCCTGAAATAAAATATATGGGTAAGAGAGACTAAACTCTCTTACCCTAAAATATTAACCATTATTAATCAAGCTTGCGTAGATTAAGAATTCCTCATTAAGTAATTCCTGTTGTGGGATGAATGCTTTACCAGTATTCTCCTTATTATCGAAATCAATAATTTGGAACTTAGATGATACTATAGTAGCAAGCATAGAAACGAGTAGATTAGTAATCTTCTCATTTCGATAAATGGATGCAACAGATTCATATGTATTAGAAGAGGTAATCTTCAGTAACTCTTTCTTATTCATATTAACCCGTTTAATTACTTTAACAAACTTACCAGATAATATTGCTTCCATAGTATATAATCCATTAGATGCTAATATACGTTTAGCTGCAATGATAAGTTTGATATAATTAGTTAAATCAATAGACCCTAAAGAAGATGGATCTCCAAACCACTTATAGAATAGATAGCATACTAGCATCTTTTGATGTGGTACAATTGGAGACTTACGTCCTTTAGATAATTCTATCTTATAATAATCAATCTCTTCTTTAGAGAATGGACCAAATCGTTCTTCAATTTGCTTCATAGTATTCTTGAAGTTTACTTGATTATGAATCAATAAGGCTTCATTCTTCTTAGAGAGATGGCTTTCAAATTTATCGAATTCTGAATTGTCATCATCATCCCCTTCATTACGATCAGATGATAATTGATTAAATGCGAATTCATATTTAGCATTAACAACCTTATTCTTGATATTGTTTTTAATGGATACATAGATTAGATTCAATAGTGTACCATTATAAACAGCCTTTGGAATAACTTGAATGATAATACTAATGATTGTATCAAAGCTATGAGAGAATTTGTTACGTGAACGGATAAATTGTCTATCCCATGCACCAATATTCTTATTCATATCTTGTAAGATACGACTAGCTGTTGTTTCAGACAACTTAGTATATAGATCCATATCTGGATGCATATCTACAATAAGGATATCATAGAACTTCATCAAGTATTCGTCTATATTTTGTACCTTCTTAATATAAGCATAATGAATCAATAGTGGAATCAATATCAATTGAAACATGCTTACTTCCATTAATGCTTGAAGATGCTTATTAGCATATTGAAGTACATTACCATTCTTCTTATTACGTTTAATATGAATGATAAAGTTATCTTCATTCAATGCCTTTACTTTTCTAGCAAATGTACTAAACAAGATATCTCGTTTAACATCTGCCATGAATGTATCTAGATCATATACATTAGATTCATCTGTATCAATCAAGAACTTAATTCTTGCATAGATAGCAATCAACTCATGTTCAGGATCATAGAATTTTTCAAAGTAATTTAGATAATGTGTAAAGTGATCTACACGTTCTTCAGAAGAATAGCATTTCTTAATGCTCAATACAAATGAGTTAAAGATAAGACTTTCTTCTTGGTTATTAGTTAGCATTTGAGACAATGGAGCAATAATTTGTTTACCTCTAATTGTCTTTAATACTTTATCCTCTTCTGATGTTGGAAACCAATCATCAATAGGTGGAATTGCGTCCTCTGGTCTAATAGACGTAGAGAACGTTCTTGCTTCTGGAGTACGAATAGAGTACTCTCTGTCATATATTTCCCCTGACTCTTCGATATTACGTCGAACAGTTTTACTTGTCAATGCTTCTGTTAGTTGCATTACTTCCTCCTCATACATAAACGAATATCATTACTATTCATCTTTATAATATATGATTTTATATTCGTTTCGTAGTCTTGGTCCTCCTAATATTCGATTTGATATTTTTACTAAGAGCCTTGCTTTGCATTGATGCGGCAGTTGTATTAGTAGTTCTAACTTTACCAATATGCTTAACTACCTTATTTGCATTACCACCAGACTTAACTCCCTTTTTGAGTAATCTATGTTTAAATAACGGATCTATAGCTCGAGCTTGCTTTTCACCTTCAAGACGAAGTTGTGCTTTGGTGCTACAGTCGGTTACTAATTTAAAGAAATCTTTAGCATTTCTAATTACTAAATTAGATTCTTCATAATAATGCTTCTCTAGATAGCCGTGTTGACGTATATATAGGAACCCGAAATATAGAATTTTAGCGAAATTCACTACCCCATAGGGGTTACGTTCTTTAGGCTTAGATTTAAGCACTTCATCAGGCACTTTATCTAAAAGCTCGTCTACTAGAATGCCATTTGCATTATATACATGAGCAAATGTGAAAACAAAAGCTGGGTCATTAGAAAAGAATTGTACTTTATAATTCTTTAGTGTACTAGAGTGACTATCAGTTCCACTCTTAGGGGAAAATTTAAATACAACTTCATATGTAAACTTAGGTACTATCTCTGATGGTACTCTAAGGAGAATGAAATAATTTTTACCATCATTGAAGAAGTTATGATCGATCTTCCCATTATATCTTAACATAACCTTTTCAAATTTCTTCTTATAAGCTTCAGCTAAATATTGCGAGCCAGTTACATTACCTTTACCCGCAGGAGATTTTCCATATTCATCTAAAGTCATTTCTAACTTAGCCATCCAAACTTCTCCTTAATGAGGTTCTTACCAGGATAGGAATTCAATTCCTACCCTAGTAAGCTTGCTCTGGACAATTAATCTTTATAGATATTGTGTGCTGGAGATTGGCAAAGGAATTGCTTAGTCGTAACAAGCATACCAACCACATTAGCAACAATGTCTAACACAGTGATATCTGATTTAATAGAAGATAATACTAAACCATCGGCTTCACCTGTACGTAAGTTAATAGGTGTTTTAGTTTCGATAGTAGTTTTGATCATATCTTTAACTTCATCAGATGCTTCGGAATATGAGGAAGGTACTTCGCCAAGGGAAGAACCATAAAGTTTTGCAAGTAAATCTAAATAGGAGTTGTATACCACACTAATGATTCCACTGTCAGGATTTTTATGAAGTTCATGGAATACATTGAATGCTTGGATATTAGCACCCCAACCATAACCGTGTTCAGCAGCGGACATGCAGTTCAATACAGCATCTTCTGCAGCATCAAAACGATTATCACGTTCTTCTGGTGTAGATCCACCAATATATAAGTCAACCATATTAGCTTTCATGCTATGAATACGACGACGTAAGTTACCAATATCATTTAGGTTCTTACCATCTTGTTTAGCTTGAGCTAATTGCATTTCTAAGTTATTGATGATAGATTTATAGAAGTCGGAGAATTCTGTAGTACCTTCTTTATACATGAGTTTAGGGTTAATAATTTTAGTTTTATTATAACCTGCAACAACTGCATCTGCAGTACCACACCAATCAACGATTGTATCAACTGTTGGAGCATCACCTTTTTCTTGGTCTTTTTCTTGTTGCTCTAAGTTGATATACTTACGAACTGTACGAGCATCACATAAGTTAGCTAAGTCCATAAGTACTTCTTTTTTATAGATATCAGATACAAGACAGAATGGAATATTAAAGCTACTTACTTTAGCATTCATCATTGTCTTAACCAATGGATCCATTACAGCTGCAATATCACTAGATACTTTAGGACACATGATAACTGTTGGAGTTAATTCACGACGATCTTTTAAAGGTTCCATGATATTATGATAGATGATAGCAGAGAAGAAATTAATCATTTCTGGAGTATCAATAGGATCTTCAAAGAAGTAGATTTTAGGTGCATTGATTTCTGCAGTAGATTCAGCTTCATTAGTAACGAATACTTTATCAGCATAACCTGCATCTAATGTCATACCATCGAAGATTTTAATATAGTCTTGGCTATCCATAGAACGTTTAACGTCAATGTATACATCAGTACCATTTTCCATATAGATACCAGAGATCAACTCAGCCATCTCTTCATTGTTATTTGTAGAGATTAAAGCAATCTTATGAATATCTTCATATGTTTTGATTTCACGTGTTTGAGACATAATTGTTTCAGAAGCACGTTTAACCAATTCATTAAGTTGACGTTCTAATTCTGCTGGTGGTAAATGCCAGTTATAGATTTCAGCATTATCTCTATTTGGTTCACATTTAGTAGCCAAACGTTTATAGATAAGTTGAGATAATAAGATAGCAGATGTAGTACCATCACCAACATTCTTAACTACATGGGAAGTTAAGTCTTCTAATACTTCACGGATACTCATTTCTAAAGTACCATTGAAGTAGATATTTTTCAAGATAGTATGACCGTCTTTTGTAAATTTAGGAAGAATGTCATCTTTCTTGATTTGAGTAGCAGACCCATAAGGTCCAAAGGATGTAACTAGGGAATCGGCAATGATTTGCAACACTGCCATAGTTTGTTCATGTAAAGTTTTTTGCTCTACAATGTTAGAGTAGATATGCATAATTACCTCGCAATTTTAACTAACTTGTCATATGGTTCAACGACATAGAATAAGTTCTTAGGAAACATATCGTAGAACTTAGCTTGAACTATATACTTACCTAATGTATAGTCGTAGTCTGTATTGATAGCATTACGTAAAGCAAAGACGTGTTTGCCTTCAACTTTAGGAGAGTAGTCTTCTAATCTGAATAAGCTATCAGTATAGATAGCATCATATTCATTTAAAGGGATATCCCTCTTCTTATAGATACGTAATTTATTCTTTGGGTTTAAGCTCATAGCACGTAGATTAGTTTCTTGATATTCATTATCTACAGCTATAGCTATATTGAAGCTCTTACCTTCGATGCCAATGATATTATAGAATAATCGATAAAGATCAGTCTCATAAGTATTAAAGTAAAGTAGTTCACCATACTTATTAATAATCTCTTCTAATAGATCATCAGCAGAGTCTTGGTATTCTTCTTTTAATAACGCAGTTAATGGATTTGGCTTAGTACGTTCTTGAAAGATATAGATCATATCCAATTGAGATAGATCTAGTATACCATCAATGAAGTACTTAGAGTTCTTGAATCCATACTTTATTACATCATATATCGATAAGTCTGTATTGAATAAACTTGAGTATTCAAATATAGGGGCGACTGTTTTACCTTCCATATGAGTATCCTTACAAAAAAATAAGGAGATAGAGAATGACTCTATCTCCTATAATATTACATGTCATCTAAAGATGCACGTTTGAATTCACTATTACTAGAGGAACTACCACCAAAGCTGCTATTACCAGCATTAGAGTTAACGCCTAACTTTTCTGCAATTGCTTCAATAGTTGCATTAGTATTGCTACTAGCATATTGAGCTGTTTCATGTACAGAGTAAGCATATGCATTAGTCATAGATTTAGCATATTCTTCCAATACAAGAACGAAGTCTTCTAAGTCCATATTCTTATAGCTATCGAAGTCTTTATCACCATCGAAAGATTCTTTATCAAAGTTATGAACGGAGAAGTGTAAGTCTGTACGACAGATGAATAAGATCTCTTCTTCTAAAGCAGAAAGATCTTTATTCAATTTACGAATACAAATTACAGGTTGTTCTAAACCAAAGTCAGAACCATCTGTAACTGTAAGGAATGTATTAGCACCTGTAGTGATACCAACGGAAGTTAATTCACCAGCTAAGAAACGACGAATTTCTTTAGCCAAGATACGAGCTTTAGTGTGTTTCAAATATGCACTAACTTCACGATCACGATCAGGCATTGGATAGTCTTGACCAGATACCATTTTCAATGGAGCGATACCAATTTTTAAAGTACCTTGCCAGAATGTAAAACCAATAGAAGAACCGCCAAAGGTTTTAATATCTTTGGAGTTTGTCATTCGGTAATTAGAGTAAACATTGATAGATTTCTTTTGACTGGATCCACCAGTACGATTGAATAAGCCTTGTCCAAGAGCCATTTTTGTTACCTCCTATAAAATAAGATAATAATTAATCTATTGTAGGCTACACTGTAATATCCTACAACCAGGGTTATAATATATCTTTGTATTGGAGTATATTATTTTTTACCAATATATTTGATTTTTATTTTACCTTTTACAGGATCATGATTTATTGATTTGAATCTACTAGTTGCTAAAACTGCAGGTAGTTCTGTATCTGATATATCATTACTCAAATATAACTGATATTCTGGAATGCAGTAAATTTGTTTATTCTCATTAGAATGATGTTGGTTATTCGACATAGTTGCCTCCTTATAAGTAATATATATATATATATTATAATCAGAGTTATAATATATCCTTGTAATAGGATATATCTAGAATCATATATTATTAGTGTGATATGATATAGTTATTTAATTTAAGGAGGAATATATCATGCTAATTCAATCTATCTTAAAAACAATCTTGGGAACTTCTACAAATACAATTGAAATTACAAAGGCTCCTAATGGAGGATTTGCAATTCAATCTATTGATACTGTAGAAGGTAGTATGTGTCAATATCAAACTTGGGTAACGTCTCAAATTGATCTATACGTAGATAAAGATGGTAATATTACAGATGGCGATTATGGTGTTGAAACTATTAGTCAACCAACATGTAAAGAATTAGAATCATCTTATCAATATGAGTTTGATTCTGAAGCATTTAATAATCGTCTAGAAAGAAATTATAATGAGTCTAAAGATAAAAAGAATTTGAATCAATTCCTAGAGGGATTACCTACTACTTTAGATTATATGAAAACTCATGATAAGATTAGTTTTGACTACTCATTCTATAAAGATGAAGTATCTAATCTTAACTTAAAAATGGCTGTTAATCAATAAAAAAATCCCCTAGGAGATTCAATCTCCTAGGGGTATTTATTTTTTTTGTTTTTATCTACGTTTAAGTTCCATATCAGGATAGTTGATATAGATACGATTATAGTCTCTTCTTAAAGTTTCACGCTTAGCTAACTCTTCTCTTAGCTTAATATATTTAGCCTGTAAGATAGAATATTTAGATCTAAGTTTTTCATCCAGATCATCTTCGGATAATACACCATCGATGATAGATAGACGAGTATTGATAGAATGCAATAATAGCAATGCATCATTTTCTTCATCAATATTACGTAAACGTATTTGGAATTCAAAGAGATCATTTTCATAATCTTTGATAGCACTATATTTGAAAGAATTCGTTGTGTCCCTATATTGTTTTCTAGCCCAATCGATTGGACCAGCTTCTAATAGAGAATTGTCATCGATTCGGGATAGTGCTGTAATAACACGTTCGATCTCACGCTTAACTAGACGAATAGCAGTGTAAGACATTGCTTTACGTAAGCCTTTGATTGTAATGATACGATTAGATAATACATCATTATATACAGATAGACACCATGCAATAATAGTAGATGTATCTCTAGGACCACTATTTGTATAGTTGATATATCCAGAGTTCTTTAATTTTTTGATAGCTATTTCAAGATCCATGCCAAAACCACAGCCGATCAAGAAGTCATCAGCTAATAGCATATCATGGTCTTTATACATAACAGAGGTAATCTTCCAAAGTAGATCTTTGAAACCGAATGCTAATAATGCAGCATAGTTTACTGTGTTAGCTCTACGGATAACGCTATTAGTTTTATCTAAGTACATATCGATTTCTGCTTTAGCAATATCGATAGGAGAAGATGTGTTAACCAATGCACCGATATCATGTAGAATCAATGCTAAGATCTCTCTATTAGATAAGTCTAAGATAGGATTGAATAATTTGAAGTCAATCTCTACATAGTACTTATTAACTTTAGCTTTGGAATCATCGCTATTGTATTCAAATGCATCATTCAGAAGAATATCATAGATATCATTATCTTTAATCACTGGCATTACACAGACACCAAAGAATGGAGTATCTGTATTCTTAGAAAGCAATACAGTATTACAAGTACTCCCAGTAAAGAAAGAGTTAAGTTCATGATTCAACTGTCTTAGAAGATCTGGGTCTTGATTTGTACGAAGTTGCTCGATAATATCTAAGCAATCGCCGAAATCATAATTGTTCATACTAGAACTCCCTTCTTGAAAGTAAAGGAAAATGCCTAGAGCCTATGAAGGCTCTAGGCTAGAATCCTAATTAGTTAAATTATGGTTTTACATATTCAACTTTTGTTGGAGCAGTGATGTCACCTTTAGCGTCATTTACTTTAGTGTAAGTAGAAGCGTTAGGGTAACCACCAGCTGTACCAGCAGCTGTCATAGTATCAGGAATGAATGTAGTGTAATCATTCATCAAGTTACGTCCGATAGGATCAGTGTTTTCATAACGTGTACGAAGACCTGTTGGGTTGATGATTTTTACACGACCTTGTACTGGTTGGTAACCTACCAATTTGAAACGTTCGAACGCATGAACTGCTGGCAATGCAGGGTTTTGAGCATTACGGATTTCATTGGATAAGTACAATTGGTAATCATAGATGCAATAGATAATGCGATCAGAATTACGAGGGTTTAACAAGATGATCAAGTTTTGGTTGTTGCGTAGTTTATCAGAGCTTACGAAGTTGTAAACACGTTTGTCGGAAGTTACAACTGTACGAGTGAAGTCTAATTCTACAGGACCAATGGAACTTGGAGCTTGGTAAGTGTAAGTAGTTGGTGTGATTTTGCGAATGATCGCAGGGTTACCAATTACAGAAATAGTGATGTTAGGGTCATTCAATACTTGGATCATATATTGAGCGTAGTTGTCCAAAGCATCCATGAATGTTTTGTGACGGTATTCTACTTGATCCAATGCATAACCTTCTGGTGGAGCGAAGTCAAATACTTCAGCTAAACGGTTAGCTTCTGGCATACGTAAGAAGGATTCATCCAATTCAGCATGAATTTTGTCATCTTTGAAGTTACCAAGAGCTGTTTTGAACAAGGAAAGGATATTAGTCAATTGATCTTCGTTATAAAGAGCTTGAATATCTTTTACTTCTTCAGGGCTGATTGTAGTATTGATTGGGTAAGCATCAGGAATTTCAACGATATTTGTTTGGGAATCCCATTTAACGCTTACAGTGTTGTGCATAGCAGAAGTTGTTTCACGACGAACTGCCAATACTACTTTTTGAATTGTAGTGTCAGAGCAGTACAACATGAATTGGTTGTTTTTGAAGAAACCAGCTAAGTGACCGGAGATAGTTTTAGGAGTACCTGCAGTTTGTTCAACAGTTACGGAGAAAGCAGTCATCATTTGACGGTCGATTTCACCATAGCCTGGTTCGAAGCGGCATTCTTGAATAGGTACTGCAACGTCGATAGGAGCAGCAGCAGTAATTTCAGCAGCTGTTACAGGTTCAACAGCATCACCAGCAGCATTAGGTTTCATGTAACCAGCTTTTGGAATAGCATTAACTACGATATGAGTTACTGCGGATTCGATAGAGAAGTTATCGATGTTTTGAATCAAACCTTGAGGACCAAATACTGCTTTACGGATTTTGTCTTGAGCAGCTGTGTCAGTTGGAGCCAAAGGAAGAGTTACCAACAAGTTATGAGTTGGAGCTGTCGCAAGAATAGCACCAAACATTTCATTTTGTTGAGTGAACATATCGATTTCACGACCATCTGGAGTAACCATTTTGCGGATCTTCATAGTCAATGTGAATTTAGGAGTTTTAGCAACAGCTTTGTTGATAGCGCCTTTATCGAATACGTTGTTCATCAAAAGGTTTTTGTGCAATGGGAATACTAAGCCCATAACTGGGTTGTATGCACCAAGAGTTGCACTTTCCAATAATTTGGAACGGTCATTTTCGTATTGAGCTTCCATCATAGCCATATGGTCTTGATAACCACCTGGGTTGCCAAGGGCTTGGAATTCTTCCATATCAGCGGATTCAGATACGAAGAAATCACGCATAGTTTCATTGGATTCAGGAGACATCATTACACGGCTCATTTCTGTATAGAATTCAGCACCTGTCTCTTGACGGATATTTTCTGCCATTTCACGAATAGCAGAAGCATATTGACGAGTACTGGAAGTGTTATAGCCACGACCAAATACTACGTTGTCTTGTTTAGATTCACCTACAACTGGCATAATCTTTCTCCTTTCGAGATTATAAATGTATTTTTTGTATTTTGATTATATCAGGCATCTATAGGGACACCAAAATATTTACTATATTGTTATACTGTACAAGAGTATACAGTTTACTTTTTAATAGGTTCTTTAGGAGCTAAAGTACCCATTAATTCATTCAATCTATCTAAAACCCAAAGACAATAATAGAAGTCAGATTTGTTTTCAATATAAGACTTAGTATTGAATGTCTTTGTAATATAGTAAGAGATCATATCAGATAACTTGTCTAGCGACTTAGATACCTTAGTAATGATCTTCATATTATCAGAGTTCTTCTTAACGTAATCTACTTTCTCTTTGAAAGCTAATGTTACATTATATAACTCAATGAATCTATCTTTCAATTCTTTAGTACGAATGGCTTTCTGTTCATCAGTAAGATCTTCAAAGATTTCATTCTCTAAACCTTTGATATCTCCTTCTGCACCACCATCGGAGCCACCAGTAGAATCACCAGCATCTCCGCCATCAGGTGTATCATCTCCACCTTCACCGCCGTCTCCATCACCTAGATCGTCAGGTTCCATATCACCATCATCGCCACCGGCATCAGGATCATCGGAATCTCCACCATCATCACCTAAGTCATCTGGTTCCATATCACCATCATCGGTATCGTCACCTGCATCAGGTTCATCGGTGGTATCATCACTATCTTCATCAGGAGCTCCATCTTCTAAATCTTCTGGTTCATCATCTCCACCTTCAGAGTCATCAGCTAATGGATCGTCATCACCTGTATCTTCGCCTTCATCATCGGCATCCATATCAGGTTCTTCAGGAGCTTCATCATCATCATCACTTGGTTCATCATCTGCAGGATCATCACCACCACTTAGATCATCAGGTTCTTCATCAGTACCATCACCATCCGCATCAGGATCACCTGCACCTAAATCTTCAGGAGCATCATCTGCATTATCATCTGTATCAGATTGAAGAGGATCTCCACCATCCCCTGCAGGAGGCGGAGTTTCTTCTTTCTTATCCTCTTCTTTTTTATCATCTTTCTTTTTCTTCTTATCATCATCAGCTTCCATATAAATGGCTTGCTCTTTAAGTTGATCTAAGAAATCATTAAGACCCATAATATATCTCCTTATTAATCATCGTCCTTATTTTTACCAGGTAAGGCTTCACCATGTTTAAATGCCATATTATACATGAGTCTAGCTTTTTGACTTTCGAGTTTTTTCTTGATTTTAAGAAGCTCTCTTTGTTTTTCAAGACTACCATCATCTTCAGCTTTCTTTAGATAACGATTAGTCATTTCTAATTCTAATTCAATTTCTTCTAGAACTTTACGACGTTCTTTAGATTGAGCATCTAAAGACATACCTAAGTAGCCTAGAACTACAATTACTGAAATTGCAGGGTTAATAAAGTAACCTACACCAGCAGTAATAGCTAGTTTAACAATACGGCTCGCTTTAGGTAAGATATTACCAGCAATAACAGCCTCTCTATTTTCAGACTCTAAGTCTTTAGTATTAACTACACCTTTAAGTTGATCCAATTGAGCATCAAATTGTCTACTTAGATTAGATACATCTGAAGATACATCACTAAGTTTAGCTTTAACTTTCTCAGAAGCCATAGCAATAGTATTAGCAATATTCATCTCTTTAAGAGTAGTAGGATATTTAGTAAAGTCATATAAAGAATTTACACAAGCTTCTTTTACTTTAGTAGAAATGATAGCTTCATCTAAAGACATATCTTCATCAGAAGAGTCATCAATATCCTTAAGTTTATTTAGATTATCCTTAATACAGTCGATCTTTTCATAGTCTTCAAATGTTTTATACTGTTTACGTCTAGCTGTTTTAAGAGTATCCTTCAATACAGTTTGATATTCAGTTGGTTTAATTACAGATGGATCTAGTTTAGTTAATTGAGTGATACCATCGATATCATCTAAAGAGAATCTATCAAAGGATTCTTTAATAAGACTATTAGCATCTTTTTCAGATAGAGATTCTAAAGTCTCTAAAAGCATATCAATCTTTGTAGGTAAAGTAATAAGACTTTCTTCAATAGACTCATCAATATTATCTACTAAGAGTCTCATTCTAGCTACAACATCTTTATCAATCTTATTAGCATACTTTTCATATGTATTAAGTAAAGACTTAATCAATAAAGGTTTCATCTTCATAGTACAGCAGGAAAGTAATGCTTCATTATACTTAACCAATGTAGTATAATAAGCTGTAGTATCAATATTTAACATATTCAAAGTATCGAAGATCATATCCATATTATTGATATAAGTATCGATACCTATATTATTTGGAATGGTTTCAATAAGAGTTACAAAGTTTTCATGAGTTGGATCGAATTTGAATTTAGCAATATATGCTTCCATCTTACCATCTCTGAAATCGATAACCTCATCAAGATCAGTTTCTTTTGGTTTATTAATCTTATCTACAATCTTAGCAATATCACTAGAACCAAATGGATTATAGTTTGACATATCGTTTAGAGTAGATTCTAATGCTACAGTATATAATTCTTTATTATCACTATTTAATAAGAAGTAATCTGCAACCGCTTCTACAATATCTACTGTATCGTATGGACATGCATTCTTACTTAATACAAAGAGATAGTTCTCTGTAGCTACTTTGAACTTATTAATGCTAGACATATTGTAAGTATCAATTAGCTTACAGATTCTTGCAGCTTCTCTAACTGCATCATTTTTAGTAAATACTTTTTCAATAACGATCTTATCGAAATCAAAACGTCTACCAATCTTTTCATAGTTTTTAATAATACGATCATAAGTTACATTTTCACATGCAGCCTTATACATCATATTTAAAGTTTCATGTGCAGCTTGCTCTCCACCATTACCAGAACTTCCTGGTATAGCTGATGCAATATTGCTAACTGCTGTCTTAGCTCCATTTTTAATATCATTATGGACTTTATCTACTACATTAGATACTTTGTTTTTTACTCTACCCTTATGGAGAGCCATCTTACGTTGAAGATAGTTTTTGAATTGATTAGCATCACGTACTTTAGTAATGGATTCTAATACCTTTTGACGATGCTTGTTGACTACTACTGGATCATTGTATTTGTATAATTCCAATAATAAGTCTACAGATTTCATGATCGCAGTATCAATATTAGAATCTAACTCCAATATGTTTTTGAATACCGTCTCAGCCTGAGTCATATTGTGGTTCTCGGATACGATGTTATAAAGACCAGCATAATTATCTGATGTCTTACGCATCTTAGTCAATTCGAGTTGCCGTTTTCTAATATTCGTAATCATTTACGCATTCTCCTTTTTAAGACTTATATTTATTATTAATAAGTTCAGATATTAAACATTGTATTCAGCTAAAACTGGGGTCAATTAACATAAATATAATACTAAATTATTTAATCTTGGAGGGTAAAATGAATATTCCATTTATTATACATGAAGCTCCAATGACGGTTGGTGAATCTCGACTCGTTGAAAGTATCAACAACAAACCTGTTGCTGAAGGTATCCTTCAGGATGGTGATGTAATTAATCGTAACCGCCGTTGTTATGCAACTGCTGATTTAAAAGCACAAATTATGTGTGAACGTACAAAAGAATTACTACGTACTGGTAATATGAAAGGTGAACAAGGTCACCCTATGAGTGACAAAGTTGAGCGCCAATCTACAATTGATCCAGCTATGGTAGTAGTTAAATATCTTGATATCAAAGTTGAAGGTAACTTAGTTCTTGGTCGTTTCACTGGTACAAATAACCAAGCCGGTCGTGACTTCAATGAAGATCTTTTAGATGGTGAATTACCAAGTTTCAGTCTTCGTGCATTAGGTGCATTAGAAAACGTTGGTGGTAAGAACTATGTAAAAAATTTAAAGATCATTACATGGGACCGTGTAATCTATCCTTCCCATAAACGTGCATATACTACAGGTCTAATTAAAGAATCTGCTGGTATGGAAGATAACAATGAAGTTGTAGTTCAAGAAGGTTATGAAGGTCGTATTATTCCAATCAATAACCCTGCAGTAATTAGCTATATCCAATCTGAATCTGCAAATGTAGATCTAATTTCTGATGTAATGGAATTCAATAAACGTGGTATGACTGTATTGGAAAATGGTGATGTACGTTTATTCGATGAAAGTGGTGCATCTTTGATTATGTCTCCTGAAAAATACATCAAAGATGAAATCATGGAATGGGCTAAAAAGCAATACTAAGAAAAAAAATAAAACAACCCAAGGAGCTTAGACTCCTTGGGTAATTTTTATCACTAATTTAGAATCACCGTATTCTAAATACTCAACGGTATACTGTTTATCATTTAATAGACGTTCACCTAGATCATTAAGATTTGCAGAATTGATATAGATTCTATTCTCGCATACCATAAATACATAATGAGTCTTCAATCTATCAACGTATTCGATCTCAATATTGTTATTACTAAACTCTCTAAACTTTCTACCTAGCATATACTCTAGTTTACCCATAGCAATAGCCATTGGATATTTAGGAGTATATATAATATTAGTTAAGTTAGCTAGTCTAGCTTGATATACTTCAGGGATTACAACTAACCCAAAGGATCTAATGTATTGGATATTGTCTAATATCCATTGACAAGATTGTTTAACGCATTGGAGTTCGATTTCATCTCTATATCCATTATTGAACTTAATATACTTATAGTCAATCAATTGATCTACATGAGTCAATTCATGGATAATAATTTCCAATGCCAAGTTTCTAATTTGATCTGTATCAATAAATTTATGAGCTTCTACTGTATCAGCAAATGCTTCTAAGCTTATATAGATACATCCATATGGTGTAGTTCTAGCAATATTAGTTTTAGTATCTAAGTATCCTGCAACAAAGTTTAATCTCGTGTAAGGATCTAGTGTATTTACCTTTCCGTTAAATGTATTATAAACAAATATAAGAGTTTCTTGAGCTAATTCTATTATGTCAAATCTGTTCATATCTTTCCTCCTCAACATAATAATATATCAATAAAATGTACTTTTTAAAAAGGAGTCTGAAATTATGTTTAATAGAATGACAGACGTTGTAAATAAAATAGAGAGACGTTTAGGTACAGCTCCTTTGAACTTACCTGAAGAACTCCAAAAAGAACACTGGGCTGATAAAGTAATCAAACCAGATACATTAACTACATTTAGCCGATTCTTTCCTCATATGATTAAAGTCCAACTTAAACCAGAGGATAAGAAAGATGGCTATTATCTATTAGATCGTCAAGTACCAGATAATTATGAGATTCTTGGTGTAAAAGATATCTTATGGTCTGATACTAATAATGAGACTGCTGGTTTACAACAGTATTCTGGTTATGGCATCTATAATGTATTAGCAAGATCTATGGATACAGATAGTATCATGCTTGCTCAAAGCTATGCAGATATGAGTTCACTATTCAATAGTGGTATCTATCTAGATTTCATTCCACCTAATATGGTTAAGCTTGAAATGGCTGTTGGTGGTAATACAGACAATCTATTGTCTAATGTGTATATTGGTGTATTTGTTAAGCACCCAGAAAACTTAATGACTATTGAACCAACTAAGATGGAGACATTCGAACAATTAGCACAGGCTGATGTAGCTACATACTTATTTGAATACCTCAAACACTATGATGGTATTGAAACAGTATATGCTAATATTGACTTGAAATTATCTTCATTAGAATCTCAAGCTCAAAGACGAATGGAGATCATTGAATTCTTAAGAGACAACTATGTTAACCCAGCTAATACTAATCAACCAATCATGTATACTGTATAAAAAAAATAAATATGAGAAGGAGTTTCAAACTCCTTCTCTATTTTTACTTCATCATATTCTGTCTATTATTACCAAGCAATGGAGTAATAGCCATATATCTAGCCATAGATCCAGCATGTAATAATGGATTATATGTCATAAGGAATCTTCTAAATCCCTTAAGACGAGATACTGGTACATCGAATATTAGATCATTATTGAATCTAAACTTCATTGCTTCTGTTAATGTACCATTATGATCATCTATTAATACAAATGGCATTAGATCTAATCTATTACCAAATCTATCTTCAATATGTAAATATCTAACTTTAAGACTATCACACTTGATATCTAATAGATCTCCAGCTGTTGAATACATCCGTTTAAATGGTGACGTCTTATTGTTGGGATCACAGATATCTATCGCTTCATCTATAATATTACATAAGTCATCATAATTATCCCAGTCAATGATTATTCCTACAGTTTCACCTCTAGGTGATAATCTCATTCTATATCTATATCTAAGATTAGTTGTAAGCTTATTAGCTCCAACTACATATTCAGTGTGGAAGTTCTCCTTAATCTCAGTATTGATTCTCTTAATTATATTATTAAACGTAACCTCCATTTTTAATGTCAGTTGATAATTTAGTTCAAAGATTTGTTCGACTACTTTAGTATAGTTTTCAAAGTTAGCCAATATATTCACCCCAATCTATTAGTGATTTGTAACGGCTATCTTAAAAAAATAAAACCCCTAGGAGATTGGACTCCTAGGGGAATTATAATTATTTTCTAGCAGAACTGATTAGATGATGATCAACATCAATCTTATTCAAATCAGGATATATATCCGCATAATACTTAGTAGTTCCATTGATCACTGTAGATAAACGTACTACTAGATCCTTTTCACGTCCTTGATGACGAATCAATTCATAACGTAGACGTTTGTTTGGATCTCCATTAGGATTAAATTCAGATACAAATTGACCGAATTTCATAGCTGCATTTTGATCAGCCATTTTGTAGTTCAACAAGCGGACTGCACGAACAACTTTGTCAGTATTAGATTCTTTGATTTTATTGAAAGAATCATAATCCACATAGTTTCCTAAGATGTGTTCAGTCTTAGGGAACACTACATTTACTTTAGCCTCACCATTATCTGGTGTAGACACCAGTTCTGTTTTAACCTCTTCAGGTTTATTAATCATTTGAGAGAAGTTAACTGCAATACTAGAATCAGTATTCGCTAGAGGTTGCTGAATAGCTTCTTCTGCAGAATCAATGATCTCTACATTTTGCATACCGATTTCTTCCACTGGTGGGATATCATAACCTTCAGGTAGTTTACGAGTTAATGCATATGTAATAAAATCATCAAATGCTGTTGTGTCTTCATTAACCATAATGTTTTTGTTTACTGTAGTTTCCATAATATGTGTCTCCTTTGTAATATAAACTATGGAATAAAATAAATAGGTGATAGATCATCAAGATCTATCACCTTAATAATATATGATTATTTAACTATTTGCTTGCATATTTAGCATACTTAAGTATGTAGTATAAAGCTTTATATTGTCTTACTGGTGGTAATACATTACAAAGCAATGAAGCTACTTCTAATACACCAGGTTTCTTAAATTTAAGTATTTTCTTCTCTTCCATGATTATTCATAATCTCCTTCATACTTTTACGAATATACTCTTTTGTCTCGTTAGGTATATTATTAACTATATGTAGAATAAAGAGATCATAATGCCTTCTAAGAAGTCTACATTTTTGTCGAGTTCTAACATTCATTATTATCACCTAGTAAAGATGCCACTTTAGGATCTTCTAATAATTCTTTGGGAAGATTTATACCAATTAATTTAAGTTTTTCTAATGCAGCATCATTTGTTGCTTCTAATCTATCTACAGTACCAACAGTAGTGATTAAATTTGCTTTAGCTTTATTTCTTGGTCTATTATTCATTAGTTTTTTCCTTCTGTAACTACGATTGTAGATTCTTTATTAAGTCGATCAAGAGCATTACACATTTTTGCAATACTATTGTAGTATTTTATGAATGATTTTCTATAGCATTTCATCTTAGGTTTATAACAAACAAATCTTATTAGATCTGCACATGTTGTTTTAGCAATAAGATTATCATTAAGCTCAGTAATTCTATCAGTGAAGGTTTTATTTATAACTATACCTTCATTGGTAATGATGCTACTAGCATATAAGTTGAATGCTTTAAGAAGATTCTTATATCTACCGTTCTTCTTATATAATAAAGTATCTTTTGTAAATAAATCCTTAGTCTCCATCTTTATATCCATCCTTAGAATAATCTATAACTGAATATCCAGCATCATATTGCTTCTTAACAGATTCCCTAATCTTAAATAAGTCATCAGCTTTCTCTTGTAAAGTATTAAGACTAATCTTAATCTCTCTACATTCAGTAGCATACTTACTAAAGATAGGTTTCTTAGCATTATAAAATCTGGATATAGATCTAAACCCATCATCTACTACTTCAATACATTCCGTGTTAGGGTTACGAGTTCGACCTAAAGTTTGTTTAGCCAATATCTCTGACTTAAATGGTTCAGCCAAGATAATAGTAGCTTTTAAATCTCTGATGTCTAATGCAGCACCAGCAGATTTAGTTGTTGAAAGAATAATAGTCTTTTTAAGTTGCTCTTGTTTAATCTCTTTAGGAATAGCTGAAGTATAAACACCGATATCATCTTTGAATTCAGGGTAGTTGTCCTCAATCCAAGCTTTAACGATATCTATAGCTGATATAGTACCAATATAAACAAGTACTTTACCACCAATCTTCATGATCTTATCCATAACTATATACATCATATCATAGAATTGGTTATTACAAACAATATAATTTGTATAAGCATTTCTATTTAGACCGTATACATTATTAGAGCATTCGCTTATCTCCTGTGGAGTTGGTCTACTATTAAATCTTAATGCAAGATAAGATGTGTGAGGATCATTATCTTCATCAAATAGATTTATGCTAGGAATATTCTTAAAGTATAATCTATAGATAAAGTTTTCAGTCTCATCAGATCTACCAGGTGTTGCAGTAAGATATAATGTCTTCTTAGTATTAGTATAAAAGTCAATCATACAAATATTATCAAAGTTTAGATGTGCTTCATCATAAACCTTTAGGAATACTTGTAATTTCTTGAATAATTCACCAATCATATTCCATCCATTATTAGTACCAAAGTTCTGTAATGTAGAATGAGTAACTAGAAATACTTTATACTTAGATACATCAGTGATACCATTCAATATCTTATGTATACCAACTGATCCATTGATTACTAATACTTCTCTAGTAGGATCTAGATCTGTATATTCACCAACACAATTTCTCCATTGATCTAACCAACCTGTAGTGGATGCAATAACTATAGTTCTAGCTTTCCAATACATTAGAGAAGCTATAGTTACATACGTCTTACCTTTACCAGTTGGTAGATTTATAGATAATTGACTATTATTCTGATTAGAGTAATATTGTCCTTTGCCTAGAATGAAATGAAGAGCTTCTTGTTGTACTTCATCTCTAGGAAGGTACTTAATCTTAATAGGTGGAGTTTCAAAATATGGATCGCTATTATATTCTTTAACTGGTTCTTCTCCTTCAAAGAATTTCTTAACGAAGTATAAGTCTAAACCCCTAGGGAGATAGAGAAGTCTATTAGCCTCATCATATGACATCCCTTTATAACTTTTAGTGAAAGTAATTCTATCAAATATAGTAAAATAAGATTCCAGTCTAGGAGCATCTCCTAGACTGTAATCAGTAATTACTATAGATGAATTACGTAAGATTATCTTATTCATCTTCTTCACTCACACTATAATCTTTTACGTATTCAATAATGGATTGAGCCAATAGATGAGCATAATTACGTGCATTCTTTATAGTAGTAAACATATCGACATCATCATCAATGATATTATATTTACCAAAATAGCCTCTATTAATTATACTATTTAAGGTTTTCTCTAGATTACCAATATCAGATATAAAGTTTCCTAAAGTATAATTACTACTAATCTTAATAGGCGTATATCCATTATTAAAGATATCGTTAAACAAATAACACGTAGTATGACTCCAAGATAAATTAGTGTCATCATTTGTAATATGAAGTTTATATGTAAACTCTTTTGGTGCAACAAGAGACTCATCTGTGCGGAATATATGATTCTTCTTAAGTTTTTTCTTTATAAGAATAATCATATCACACATTCGTACATGCATACTTACAATATCCATTACTTGCTCATTCATATTAAATCTCCTCATTTACTAATGCATCAGTAAGCTTACGTTCATTTCGGATATCCTTATTAGTTAAGCTTGGCTGATTCATAAATAATTGTGGCTGTTCTTGGAAGAAGTAATCTATAGTAGACGGAGCTGTCTTATTATAAGAAGATGGATTCTTCAAGATACTAGCCAAGTTTTGGAAGTCTAATGTCTTAGTAATAGAAGGATTTTCATATAATGCTTTAGTAAGTGGAAGTAATACATAAGGTTCATTTACATTATTCCAGTTAGGCTTATCAAAGATATTATATGCACTTCTAATTTGATTAGACAAGATTGTTTCAGTATGGACTGTATGCTTAGACATACCACCATTCAATAATGCTCTCATGAACTCTTGTGCTAAATCATCTTTAGTAAAGGATGTAGTTACAGCAGCTTTATCTAAGATATCTTTAATACGGTTAAGAGTCTTAGAGAACTCATTATTTACTATAGGTGTATAGAATATAGTTTGATCTTCTTCTTTAGCTAATATGCTAATTGGAATATTAATCTCTCCTTCATCAGTTTGATAGCGTTTCATATTAGTCAATCTAACTAATGGTTCAGAGAGATAAAATTTATCAATCTTATCGATTTCGATTGGATATTCTTCTTTTCGATCAATAATAGTGAACTTATTCACATAATCATTATACTCTAATACAGTATTAGTAGTATCATCTACATCATCTTCATTATCTTTAAAGATCTCATCAATATGGAATCTTAAATAGATATCATTATAATTACGATCTTCAATTAATGAGATGGTTTCTGCAGAACGAACAAAGTTCTCTACAAACTTAATTGGTAATTCAATATCAGGAATATCTGTTACCAATACGTGTTTAGCAGACAACTGTAACTGAGTTGTACTAGCAGTGATATCTTCAGATGGATACTTACCTACATCAATATCCTTATTGATAAAGTATAAGTCACCATAGCAATATCTACAGATGCCTTCACCTTCAGAATGAGACTGACAAGTAATAGGACTTCTAGTATAAATAGTCTTACCAATTAAGTGAGTATCGGCTTCGGTAATAGGACCTAAGTCAAAGTCTTTTACTTGATCAAATCTGTAATACTTACCAATCATTAGACTAAGCTCTTTTGCATCTTTAATATCATATCTAATAAAGTTACGAGAAGAGCATTTAAAATGTGGATCTGGATGCAAACGTGTACCTTGGTTGTTTAACCCAATCTTACGTGCCATTGCACCAGAAGAACCTACATTGATTTTAGAAATGATTTGAGCAGTACGACCTGCAGAGGATTCAATAAAGTAATCCATCAAATCTGTTACACCACCATTGATATAACTATTAGCAATAACATGTGGGAATACGCTACCATTACCATCTGGTTTAGTACCAATAGAGATTGCATATTCTTTAAGCTGACGAATATTAATACTTTCATTAGCTCTAAATGCATTTGTATAGATATGATCATATCCTAAGATGTCTTTAGATTTCAAGACATAATCACGTACTTTACTAATACATTCCATACCATAATCATTAGCCTTTTGTAAGTCTACTTTACTCATATCAGGATGTAATAGATTATAGTATTCAGGGATTGCATTCATCATCAATACATCATCTTGTAAGTTAATGCTATTTACAAATAGATCTGCAAACTCATCTACTTTAGCAATATGATATAATGCATCTGCAATCATATTATTCTTAGTTAGGAAGTCGATATCTTCTACATGAACTTCAATAAAGAATTTATCAATATACTTCTTAATATCTTTAGCTGTAACTTCCCGTTTAAGGAAGATATGCTTTGGTTCAATCTCACAGTCACTCTTAATAATAAGAGACCATAAGATTAAGTTTAACCAATAGTCATGAATAGTTAAACCAAATTCATGACCACTAATAATTAAATTGATCTTAGCCTTAAATAGGCTAGGATCGTCTATACCATCTCTTAGTATACAATGAATAGCTTCGAAGTGGTTAGACCAATTCTCTTTCTTAATTTGTTGGTTTACATCAAGTGTCATTTCTCCTTTGTTTTTAATAAACTCGGTATAAATCCAGTAATTCTCATAGTTGATAATTGTATCAAACATTTAGGAACCTCCTTAATGAATTACATCTATATTATTCTACTACTATAATATATATTCATATGTAAAATTCACTGTAAGAAATAAAACCGGTATAGGATCTTTAAGACCCTATACCGAATGGTTTTATTATTTTTTTGGAGTTGGTAAATGTTTAGAAGTTTTAGCAGTTTTGATGTACTCAACTTGAGATTTGCGAGCTACACGAACTGCTTGGTTATTGTATTTTTGAACGATCTTTTTGATCAAAGCACGTTCGATAACACGGTTTTTAACCAATTTAGTCCAGAGTGGATCTTTCTTTTGTTTAGCGATTTGGAATGCAGCCATTTTCACACGGCGAGCCAAGTCGTCATTTTTGCTTAAGCGAACCAAAGTCTTTTTATTCAATACGGATTTTTCTACCAATAATTGAGCTTCTTCGGATTCTGCGAATGCAATACGTTCGTCTTGAGGCAATTTAGAAGCCTCAGCATAAATCATAGCTTCAAGTAAAGCATTAGGGTTGGCAAGATCTTCACCAAGAACATCTTGTCGATCGTTTTCGTTGAAAAACATGTTTTCGTCCTCCTTGGAGATTATTTTATTTAAATATATTTAAAAACGAAAATTACGTTTTATTAACTTAATGTTATTCATATAAGCTGATATTAGCAAATAAAAGTGCCTAGGACATCCAGTTAGGAGGAATTTGAATATGACTAACTATGATGAACTTGATAAAATTATAGCAATCTCTAAGTATAGAGAACAAGCTAAACAAAACTTAATGATTAACTTCCCTACTCTAACTGAGGGTGAAGTAGATACAGCATTAGATATTATTCTATCTAATGCATATAAGAAACGTGAATGTTTATTACATAATAACTATACTGAAGAAACAGCTGAAACAGATGTAGCTGGTATTAGTAATTATATTTATAAAAAGACTCCTATCATGGTAGCCAATGGCTGCTTATTCAAACAATATACAAAAGAGTTAACTCCTATGTATAAATTGATTACTTCCTTTACTGATAACCGTTCTAAGTTTAAGAAAGAAATGTTTAAATATGAGAAAGGTTCAGAGAAGTTCAATAAGTACAATATGCTTCAGATGTTAGCTAAACGTGACAATAATGCATTGTATGGTGTAATTGGTAACTATAGTAGTGCATTGTATAATCTATACGTTGCAACTGGCATTACTAGAACTGGTCGTGCTTTGATTAGTCATGCTATTACTTTCTTTGAAAGCTTCTTTACAAATAATGTAAAGTTCCATTCTATTGATGAAGCAATCACATTCATCAATCGTGTAGATTCTGAGAAATCTATATATCCATCTGCTTTAGTATTAGATGAGAATGTAGCAGTTGAAGATGTATTCTATAAGCTTATGGATACATTCGATAGAGATTACTTTGATGATGAAGCAATCAATAAAGCTATGAATATTATCTGGAGTTTATTGATTAACTTATCTCAAGAGACTTTGAATAAGTTATTCTATAAGAATAACTGCTTACAATTCTGTGATAATAAATATATGAAAGATTATATTGTAATGACTTTATCTAAACTTGATGAAGCATTCGTAGATCCTAACAAGCCACCAGAAATCATTAAGGATAATTTAGACCACATGTTTGAAGTCCTTAAAGAATGGTGTTATATGAGATATATTGTAGTGGATAAGATTGATCGTTCTGCTACAATGAAACGTGATATTAGTATCATCACAGATACAGACTCTACTATGCCATGCTTTAATGGCTGGTATACATTCGTTCTTAGAGACGTTCTAGGTCCAGTAGATAAATCAAATATTAAACTTATGAATCTTCCTGAAGTAGAACCTGTAATGGAAGAGGATAGAGTGTATAATTTCTCAACTGGTGAGATTGAGACTAAGATGATTAATGTGGCTACATCTAGCAATAAAGAACCATTACGTTTTAGTATCATCAATATCTTATCATATATTGCTGGTAGATTATTACGTGAACACTTTGATTTAGTTGCAGAGAATTATAATACTAAGTCTGAATTTAAAGAATGTCTAATTGCAATGAAGAATGAGTTCTTATTTGGTAGAGCTTTATTGACTGGTGGTAAGAAAAACTATGCATCTAAACAAGAACTTCAAGAAGGTAACTTGGTTCCGCCATCTAAGATGCTTGATGTTAAAGGTTTACCTATAAATAAGTCTACATTAAAAGAGAAGACTCGTAATGCTCTAAAAGATATTCTATTTAAGAAGATTCTTAATGTAGAAGAAGTAAATCAAATGGATGTGTTACAATCATTAGCTCGTGTAGAGTATGATATTAGAAACTCCATTGAATCTGGTGAAAAAGAATATTATAAACCAGCTCAAATTAAGTCTTATGCTAACTATGATAACCCAATGCGTATCCAAGGTATTAAAGGTGCATTGGTATATAATGCATTAAGAGATGAAGGTACCGAGGCTATTGACTTAACTATTCGTAATGCAATTGATATCGTTAAGGTTACAATCGATAATACAACTCTATTACCTTTAATGGATTCTGATCCAGAGTTATATGAAAGAATTAAGAAATTCTTAGATGAAAATCAAAATGATTATAAAGGTGAGATTACTAGTATCTCAATTCCAATTGATGCGGAAGTACCTAAATGGGTATTGAAGTTTGTTGACTATAATGATATTATTAATGACAACTTGAAAAACTTCCCATTAGAATCTATCGGTATTACTAAATTTGAAAAAGATAAAGTAAACTATACTAACGTAATTAAATTCTAAGATATATCCCCTATAGAGTTGAACTCTATAGGGGAATTCTTTTGTTAAAATTTCACTGGACTAAGTTTAGTATCAGGTAATGTTAAAGTCATAGCATATAATGCTTGAATGGATTCTTTAGATGTAGATATAACTGGATTGCCACCTAAGTTAATAAAGTGGATATTACTAGCTAATTGCTTTTTAAGCTCAGCATTAGCTTCATCAGTATATACCCCCTTGATAGTTACCATATCGCCATCATAGTCACCACCGATACTATCCAGATACCCATTACAGATATTCATAGTATCAATAAATGAACTAGATGTATCTTTACCAATATCTTCTTTTCTAATTTTTGGATAGTGAGTGTATACTACATTATCAAATACAGCCTCTTCAGTTTCTATAGTAGAGGATAATCTAATCTTAGTAGCAAACTCATTATAGAAAGTATCGATAGGATAACGTGTGATAAGAATCATTCTATCTTTGACTGCTTCTTCACAAGCCATATAGATTACATCACACCATGTTAAAGGTCTTTCATTTTTCAATGCTTTAACATCAGGTTCTTTATAGAAGCCTTTCCATTTCAAATCAAGATATTCTTGTTTACCTTTAACTCTACATAAGACTTTTACTGGTCTAAATCTATCAGAGTAACCATGAATGAATCTATCTAACTCTTTCTTTAGCATTTCATCAGAGAATTGAATTTGATAGTCTTCAATTTCGCCATAGATAATAGAACCGTCTTTATCTATGATAGGATATTTAGTATCACCAATGAATTCATTCTCAAAGAATCGTCTCATATGGAAGATAACAAATGGGAAGAAGTTAGCAGCAGCTGATGTCATAGGTAATACTGAATAATCAAAGTCAGCTCTAATGTCTTCCATATTTTCTACATCTAACTTAGGTGCAGACATAACTAGACGAGTAGCATAGTCAGTAGTCTTAGATAGATTAGCACGTCTAATTACACCAAACTTACCTGGTAACCCACCATTAGGATTGCTATCTGTGCCAGTACCAAACCATTTATAGATTTCAATTAATCCTTCTTGGAGTCTACCTTCAACGGATTTACCAATACTAAAACCATATTCAGTAGAATCACCAATAGCTGATGCAGATACCATTACATTGATATATAATTTATTGATATCGCCAACAGAGATCTTACCACCATCTACTTTAATATCTCTAAAGAATGGAGGGATTACAATAAGTTTATCGGTAAAGAAATTCTTTCTATTATCATTCAAGAACTTAACATATCTCTCACGTTTAATAGAATCAGTTTCTCTAAACTTAATCTTATCTAAGTTCTTTCTTAAGAAATCAATACCATTATCCCCTTTAGGATCTTCTATAATATTACCAGATTTATCTATAGAGTAAGTTCCGATACCATGGATAACAGATTTAATCTTAGAATCTACTTTACTCCAGATTCTATATACTAATGGCTGTAAGAATTTCTTCTTTAGACTAATATATGCAAAAGTACTAGCTCTAGATTCTTTAGTAATACCAAAGATTGTATTAGAAAGTAATCCATCACTTGTAGGATTACTTGATGCATCAAATATAACTGGATTAGTTATTTCGACTAAGTTATTCTTCTTGACAAAATCATCCACATCAAGAAGAGATACTTGGAGATTATCTTGTCTAATTTGGTCTTTTAATATTGCCATATATACCTCCTTATAAATTACTTATATGTGGAACAAAAACCGAGTTAGTGCATTTATTGCACTAACTCGATTGTGTTGTATTATCGCATAGTTACAATAATTTTACATGGATCATTAAAATCTCTATTAAGGTCTACAACTATAGGATGACTCATACCGTTATTACTATTAACTGTAATGGTATGCTTATATTCATCTACTAAGGAGTCAAATAACTTAGCATCAGTTGTATATATAATAAAGTCGATATAATTATCATAGATGATATGATCAATCTTTGAATTTAATAAACCATGACCTTTCAATATACTATATAATAGACTAGATTCGCCAAAGTAGTCTACTATCTGTTTTCTCGTTTGTTCGTAGTCTCCATTGCCGAATTTGCAGAAAAATTCGACGATATCCATTTATATAAATCCCCTTTTAATTAAAGCATTCCTTCAAGAGCATCTTCAAACCGTGCCATATCTTCCCTAGTCATAGCCGGAGTCTCAGCCTTAGTACCTTGGTTAGGTTGAACTAATCCGGCTTGTGGGTGACCTCTATATGCGGCTTGCATATACTTATATTTTTGCTCTTCATCTTTTTTGTGTTTTTCTTTTTCAGCAGCTGCATCGGCAGCTTCTCTACGATCTCTAATAAATTTATATAGAAGCATCAAATCACCTATAGGCATATTCAATGCTTCTATTATACTTAATCTACCTCGATATTCGTAACAAACATTATCAACTAATTGCATTAGTCGAGCATGTGAATCAACCGATGCCGTGTAAAAACAAGTTCTTGAGCATTCATAGGAATAGCTTCAATTTCTGCACCACATTTAGGGCATGTAGCTGCAGGTACTTGGTAAGAAATATTGATATTTTTATTATTGTCTTCTAAGTATTTGCCAATGAAAGATTGAAGTTCTTTAAATTCATAAGCAGATAGTTTAGATAAGATTTTATAGATACCTTGGATACGATATTTATAAGTCTTAACAATATCATTTGGAGCTGTATTGAATTGAATAGGAATCAATTCTTCATTATCTTCATCGATCTCATATACAGTAGAGATACAGTGGGAGATATTAATGATACCTGCATATTTTTCACGGAAGCTTTCATTCAAAAGACGTTCCTCAAACATGGAGTTGTAAATTTTAGGAATTACTACACCGAAAGCATAGTCGCCATTGGCAACATAGATTTCTTCTTCGAATGTTGGAGGCATAGAAGGATCTTTAGCAATGATTTTATTAAAGGTTTCTTTATCAGCTTCTGTTTCGAATTTAACCATATCAATGATAGGGCGTTTTTCAGTATAGAAGTGTTTACATTTAGGACAGCTAAATGGAATGATATTAGAAGTGCTGAAGTTAGCATTATATAATGCAAAGAATAAATGATTCAAGTCTTGATAGTTCAATAACTTCAACCATGCTTCCATATCCATATTACGGCATTCAGGAGCTAAGTGTTTATATAGGGTACTAAATACTGTACGAGCTTTACCAATATCATTTGCAGAATCAGCATATGGATTAATTTCATCCATTTCGATTGCAGATAATGGAGTCATAGAGATGGATACACCAGTAGCGAATAAACCCCATTCGAAGTATTTCTTTTCAACTGGTTTAGAAAGTACTTTAGTAAATGCAACAGGACGTTTACGTACACGGAATTTACTAATATCAGGTTTACGTTCACCTACTTCATCTAATTGCTGACGAAGTACACGAGCAAACTCTTCCATATTACGTTGTTGTTGTTTTTCCAACTTAGCACGTTCAGCTTCTTCTTTATCTTCATCAAGACCAAGGTCTTCTAGGAGCTCATCATCATAAAGCAATTCATCTTCATCATCAGTAGCCTCTACTACTTCTACAGCAGGTACTGCAGCATCAGATACATCAATAGTATTTACACTTACAGCAGGAGTTGTAGTAGCAGATGTAGTTACGTTAGATACAGCATTTTCAGCTGCATTTTCATAAGCTTCGAATTCAGCTTCAATATCATCTTCAGGAAGAAGATTATTAATACTAGTAGAAGCTTTGATTTCATCATCAGATAAAACGTGTTCTTCTTCATCACGACGAATAGCTTCACGATCTTTATCTGTTAATTCAGGATTAAGATCTAGAGATGGATCATATTTAGAAACTACTTGAGGATTTTCTTCACCCATAGCTTTAAGATCTTCATATTCACGACGCATTTCATGAATTTCTTTTAAAGCTGGACGGAAACGACGTTCAATAGCATCAGAGATACCATTGTCTAATTCTTCCATTAATCCATCACGTGCTTCTTGTGTTTTATCTTCTTTGCCAGAAGGAATAATTACACTAAGATCAGCAGATTGTAAAGAATCCGCATCAAATGTAGGTGCAACTGGAGCTGTAGGTTGAGGTTCAGCTTCTGTTTTAGGTTGTTCTTCTACAACAGCAGTTTCAGTTTTTTCTTCTTCTACTGGTGTAACTTCTTTGGAAGCTTTTTCTTCTTCCAATTTCTCTTTCATGAGGTCTGCTAGTTTTACATTTTCAGACATGGTTCCTCCTAAACAATTTCATCATTCATCAACATTTTTAAAGTTAATTTATCTCGATCATAGAAGTATCTAAATTGGAATTGATCTACAGTCATATCGATAATCATTATATTCTCCCCATTGTTAGAGAAGCCTATATTAACTTCAACTGCTATAGTATTATCAAGATAGTCTTTTATTTGATCTTTAATAGCCTGACTTAACTCAATAGCTCTATCAGACTGCATATACCTATATTTACTAATTAACCCTAGACCCATTTCTGGACTATGAGTTATTGTGCCTGGCTCTAATAGCATTAAACGCATGATTAGAGTACCAACAGCATTAAAGTTCTTATATGTAAGTGGAGTTTTGTAACTGTCAGTAGATAAAGAATATTCCTTTAGTAGAGTTGGAACTTCCTTAGTCTTGGCAGTTATGAAAGTAATATCATCAGCCACGATAAATTCTCCTTTCATATTAATATATTACTACTTAGTTCTAGGGTTTAAAATATACACAAATAGCTATTTTTAACATAGCATTAAATTGATATATACTCATTAAGGAGGATACAATGGCAACTGAACGAAGAATAGCTTGTCCGTTATGTCGACGTAAAGATTTTAAAGACAAGTTAATAAGACATATAGAAAAAGATCATGAAGATATTATCGGTGAAATCTCTGCCGAGCAATTCTTATATGATAAAACTCACCCAGGCTCTGGTAAATGTATCGTATGTGGTAATAAAACAGAGTGGAATGAAAAGACTGGTAAATACCATAGACTTTGCTCTAATCCTAGATGTAAAGAGGAAATGAGAGCTAAGTTTAAAAAGAATATGATTAGAGTGCATGGTAAAGTATCTCTATTAGATGATGCTGCACATCAAGCTAAGATGTTAGCTCATCGTAGCATTAGTGGCACTTATGTATATAGTGATGGTACTAAGTTTACTTATACTGGATCTTATGAGCATAAAGCTATAGAGTTTATGGATAAAGTTCTTAACTGTAACTCTAAAGATATTATCATGCCTGGTCCAGTTATTGATTATACTGATCAATATGGTAATTCTAGACAATGGATTACGGATATTTACTACGTTCCTTATAACTTGATTATCGAAGTTAAAGACGGTGGAGATAATCCTAATAATCGTCAAATGGATGAATATCGTGCTAAGCAAGTTAGTAAAGAAGCTGAGCTTATTAAGCTTGGTGAATACAACTATCTAAGATTAGTAGATAATAAGTTTGTTCAACTCATGGAAGTATTAGCTTTACTCAAAGATCAAGAGATTAATGAGCCTAATACGACTAATAAAGTTATTAGAATCAATGAATCTGCAGTATATGATGATGGTGGATTTATTTTATCTAATATGGAAGAATTTGAAGAGGATACAGATAAAGGCAAATATATCTTTGCAGTAGATGCATCTAATATTGCATGTATTAAAAGTGTATTACCTAAATCATATCCAGATAATATTAAGTATATTGATCTAAATAAGATACTTAACTACTTATTCTATAATACATTTGTGGATAATATAGATGCAGATGATATTACAGAGAAGATGGTCGATCAGTATTTCGCTAATGTATACCCTAACGTAGATCGTAAAGATATATTCCCTAATGCCAATACTGAAGATCTAAATCTAAATATGACTATTGATGAAGTATATGCTGAAATAGTTAAAATGATTAGATATTTCTTCTTTGCTCGTAGAGGGGAAAATAAAACTATATTCATTCTTGACCGATCTTTATATTCATATCTAATAGACCAATATCATAATTTAATTGGTTATGCTACTATGTATTTTGGAACTATGGCTATAGCAGTATATAAAACTTATGCAGCTAAGAAGATACCTCAAGAATATGATATCATTAGACGTCTATCTGACTTAAAAGAATATGCCGCAAGAGAGCATATGGGTGTTGGAGCCGTAGGTGGTATTGTTGGTACCATGGATGGTAATATGCTAGTCCAATATACTCCACATAGACATTCATTCAGTGGAGAGAAAGATGGCTTTGGTATAGTTGATAATAAGAAGTCAACTAAACTAAGAGTTAAATCTGATAATGAAGAAACTGAGATTGTAGATAAAGAACCATTCTTACAAGATAAATTCTATAAGTCCTATAGACATAAACGAGATAGAGTTACTTGGGAGAATGCAATTAATCTATATGAAGAGATTACTGGTAAAGTAATGCTATCTAGAGACCAATTAGAGTATGATGATGACTTTATTGAAGCTGATTTAGATAGAGAAAATAAGTTAGCTTTAATGAATATGGTATACTCTATTGAGTCAGATTTATATAATACAGCTATGCCTTTATGCGATATTCTAGAAGTTAATACTGCAAAGTCTAAACTAAAAGAATTCCCTGAAGGCACTATGATCATGGAAGATTATAATGGATACTTTGCTATTGACTTAGAGTCTGGTGTAAGATCTAAATCTTATGATACTATTCTAGAGATTGAGGCTCCAGCTTTTGTTAAAGCTAAAGATGCTCTAACTCAAGATGATGATACTCAAAGTACTAATAATAAGAAAGTTAAAGAAGTTAATGACTCTGGGATGTATAAAGTACTTGATGATAAGTATGAATCAGAAGAGCAATTAATGGATGACTGGAATGATTATAATAGTCTTACTGCTGATATGAAACGTCATAGTGATGATAAGTCTATTGAGATCTATGGTAAATCTAATGTAGAACGATTTAAAGAATTGAGGTCTAAATACCTTAATTCTGAAATTCCTTATGATGATTTAGCATTAAGTGAATCTGGATTACAATTATCCGACTTAGATAGAGCTAGAGATTATGGTATTGAACTTCGTGGTAAGAAACGTGAGATTGAGTATCTTCAAGCTTGGTCTTTGAACTCTGGTATCTTTGTTATCTTACCATGTGATAGTGAAGAAGAGTTAGATGCTCAATGGAATAATCTCCAATCTATGGATATCTCATTAATTCGTATATCTGATATGAGAATGATGGAAGCATTTGGTTGTAATAATGAAACCATGTATAACTTCCTAAAGAGTGTATTTACTAATAAGGGATTTGATGATTTCTATTATTTACCAATGGTAGAGTCTGCTATGGAAGATGTACAGCCTATTAGAAACTTACCAAATACTATACCATTCTATATTCCACATGAAATAGAGGTATTCAAACGTAATAGTACATTTGGTAATATGCCATCTAAATGGAAATCTAAAGCTGATCAATGGTTGAAAGATTATAAGAATATCTATGAAGGTAAATCTTATGATAAGAAAACTATTCTAGATTGGATGTCTAATGTAAGATATCTAAGTCTAGAGTATGCTAGAACTCAATCTGATGAATATAAACAAGCTTTATTAGAGTTTGGTTGGAATCCTTATATGGAATTCAATCCTATTAATGTGAATAGAGCACATAATCGAGCTAATGCTTTATTCCATAGAAGTATGACTGCTAAGTTATTACAAGAAAAAGGTATTGGTTTTGAATTCGATAATAAAGGAAACTTATTCGTTAAGAACTTCTTAAAGAATAAAAACTATCAAGCTACATATATGGAATCTCATAGATTGCTTATGGAGTATGATAGAGCTAAGAATATCGAAGCAATGAAATATGAACTAGCTAAGATGTATTATCTAAATCTTAAGATTACAGAAGATCTTACTAAACAAGATCGTACTAAGAAAGATAAAGAGCTAGTTAAGATTAGAGCTAGAGTATTGAATGACTTCCATAAGTATCTCAAAGTAGTACTTAAGGGAGATAAACAATTCAACTTCTCTAACTACTATCAACGTAGTGAATTCTGTGATGACTCCTTTGTTATTACAGCACCTACACTAAAACATGCTGGTAAATATGCTAAGATAGCTATGCAAGTATTATAATACAATGAGTCCTACTTACTAGATAAGTAGGACTCTTATAATATGATTTGCTCATATATTATAACTATGATTAAGGAGGTGAATATAAATGTATAATGTCGGACAGAAGCTTTGTAAGAAAGATAAATTCGGTCAGATTACTGAACTATATAGAATAGTATCTAGAAAAGACAAAGACTTCTATAAGGTTACTCCTGTGATAGGAGATAAGTTATTGATTGATAAGTTCAATAATGATGAGTATATGCCATTAGAAATACATTGTAAGATGTTTTTCGAAGTATGTACTCTAAAGAATGGGGAAAAGGAATTGTGTATCAATATCTATTGCCCATATGAAGCAAACAACTATCCATACTTTGCTAGTCGGATTAATATTGATAATCCTGATCCTAAGAAGAAGTTTGGTAAGTATGTATGTAAAGGTGAGTTTGATAACGACAGCTCAATGAGGCAATATAAGAGAGCTTATGATCTTATGATGTATGACATTGCAAGTAAAGACTATGCTTTCAGTGTAGACTTATATCTAAATGATCCGCTTAAGAATATTGTATCATTTGTTAAGTTAGACTCACGTGTTTATGACACTCTTATTTCTATCTGTGATAGTCGTGGATTAGAATACGATGATACAGATCAAGCTATTAAGATAGCATTACAAAATATTCTATTCATGTATTGGTTCCATTATAACTTCAGAGTAATCAATGTATTATTTGAAGTAAAGGATGGTGCTCAATTACGACCTGGCGACTTATTTGCTCTTGAAGCTATAGTACAAGATCGTATAGTGGACTATAACATCGTTGAATATTATCATGATATATTACTATATAAAGCTAGAGGTAACTTCTTCTTTATTCAAGATAAGAATGATAGAACCTTTATAGTTAAATATGTAGGCATGGATGATCTTCCTGGATTACATGTCTTCTAAACTTAGATATATTGATATATTATAATGGTGAAGTTAGGTGATTAATATTTACTATGATCCTAACAGTAGAATAATTTCTTTTATATTTTAAAGGAGGACATAGCTATGTCAAATCAATTGATTAATGGAATTCCACAAGTCGACAATGGATTCCAATCTCTAGGTGAAGTACTTCAACGTGCTTCTCGTGAAACTCGTCGAGACAAAGAAGGAAACGATAAGGGTAATGCAAAACGCATTGAACTTAAAGTTACTCCTGAAACATTTGAAAGCGATTACAAAACAAAAACAATCGCTACAAGCGAATTATGTGAACTTCTCACAAATCGTCTTGGTAACATCTTTGCAGACTATGTAGGTTGCCGTGATATGGTATTTACTAATAGCCCACAAATCGGTATTGCATTAGTATTTGCATTCAATGGTTCTGATAACGAACACGATACTCGTTTGAAAGCTATTGAACAAATTGGTTTAGAAAGTATTGGTCAAAATGCAGCTACTAAAGAACTTGAAATGGTTGCTAAATTCAATGGTACTTCTAACATCCGTCAATTAGTTAAAAGCGGTACTGTATCTGAAACAGTTATGGGCTTCCGTCTTACTAATGAAGCAATTGATATCTTGAAAGATACAATCATTGACTTCGGTAAAGACAATGAAAACCATGATAAATTCCGTGCTCAATGTGTAACTTATGCATATGCTTCTGATGGTTCTGGTAACAGCAACTTGGTAGTATATGGTGCTACAATTGAATCTATTCTTGGTTTCATCTATGGTAACCAATATGACTATATAGCAATTCCTGGTGCTCCAGTAAATACTAATAGCTATTCTGGTCGTCTTCTTGAAATCAAACAATTGCATCCAGATGTAACTAAACGCTTGCTTAAGAAATATGTAAGCCGTCAAGTTGTATCCGATGGTTTATTCCGTCCACAAAAATAATCAAGTTATAGTATGACTGGAGATTAACCTCTCCAGTCTATTATTTTTTGGAGGATTTATGGAATTCAAATTTAATATCAATCCAGATGGTATTGATGAAGTCTTTGATGAAAGAGGAAACTCTATTCTAAAGATTTCTGAAATGAGCTGGAATGACAGAGCTTATAAAATTGAACTACGTAAGTGGGTAGTTCAATCCGATGGAACTATGCAACCTAATAAAGGTTTCTCTTTCCTAACGGAGCAAGGTCCACATGATTTAACTCATATCCTATTAGAAAAGGGATATGGTGATAATCAAAAAATTAAGGAAATCATGGAAAAACGTGGTGTCGAACTTGACATCCCAGTTACTGAGAAAGAAGAAAAGGAAGATGCTCAGGATTTCTATGATCCTGAAGATCTTATTTAGGTGATCACAATGTCTTACAATCATAAACAGCTTGATACATTTTATGATATCAAAAGAAAAATGTTAAATGCATCTTATTGGGATGCTAACTATATTAAAGCTTTCCCAGGATTTGCCTTCTGTGAAGAAGGTCGATATGCTTGGCAAAAAGGTAATCTTAGTAATGATGATGTATTCTTATCTAGCATACGCACACAATACACCTCTGATAAGGATACAATCTTAGAAACCTTAACAGCTCAGCAATATAAATTCTTAATGGATAACATTGAACTTTTCCATACTGTTTATCGTATTGGAGACAACACTTTAATAAGTCTAATTTAAGACGCATAAGTTCTTTTAAGTCAATCTAATAATACATCACAATAAATCCCCATAGGATCCGCGAGTCCTATGGGGTATTTATTTTTTTTGTAATTCTAGCATTCTATAACTGTATATTATTAAGGTGAATATATGATATAGTGTTTATATAAGGAGGTAGTATCATATGTCTTATCAAGATCATGTAGATGCATCTGTTGCATGTTTAATACCATTGTTAGATGCTCTTGAAGAAGAGTGGTTGAAAGAACAGGAGTTGAAGGAGCAGCAAGAAGATAAATAATTTAAATTGTCATATAGGAGGTGATTTATATAGATGCAATAGTATTTTCATTAAGATTATTTCCAGGTGCTAAAGCACAAATAGGTATGTTAGTATATTATTTGTTTCCGCAGGTTATGCCTACACCAGAAGCAAAGAAAGCATCAGATTCCCCATGGTGTATGCTAACAGTTTTAGGGGTTAAAGTTTTAGTAGATTTATTTTAATATATATATATGAGGTGAAAATTATGTTATACGAAGAATTAGACTTATCTGTTGACTGTGGTCAGTTGTTTTCCGATGAGGATGTATTTGGTGTTCATTTGGATGCTGGAATAGTTTCTCATCAATAAGAAAGGAGGTATAATATTAGTAGTAAACTAAATGAATAATCCCCATCTGGTTAAACCAGATGGGGAACTATTATTTTTTTTATTTTTTACTTATACATTGCACGAACTTCTTGCTCATTCAATTGGAATCCTAGTGCTTCAGAGAGTACTAGCATAGTCAACATACATTCTGCTGTTTCTACAATCTTATCAGTATTGATAGTTTTAGATTCAGTCAAGAATTCTGTATGGTTTTCAGAGATTACACGTTTAGCTAAATGTTTAACCATAGCTTCTAGAATGCTCTTCTTAGCACTCTTTACGTTATAGATTTTTCGTTTAGCGCCGATAATCATAGACTCCTTGATGTCCTCTGCTACGTCAGCATTTGCAGCTTTAATATTAGCTACTTTTTCTTTTACTTCATCAAGAATCTCTTTGATTTGTTGTTTATCTTCAACGTTAGATGCAATGAAGTCTTCTACATTATTAGCAACGTGAGATTGTACCATAGCACCAACATCTTCGATTTCTTCTTTTTGTTGACCCATTTTATCAATGAAAGAATCTTGATATTCTGGATCTACAGTGATATCATCAACTTTAGTATCAGGATTCTTAAGTTTATCTTCATTAGCTTTAACTACATCATCTGTAGCTTCTTTGATAGTTTTAGCAATATCAGCTAAGAATAAAGATTTAGTATTGAAAGTACGAATAATATTTTCAACACCATTCTCTTTAATGAACCCACGGATTACAGTATCACGAATGATATTAGTAGATTCTTTTTGAAGGTCAGGAATCATACATTCGTTGTAGATATATTTAATAGCTTCTGTTAAGAAGTGTTCTTTAATTGCAGCTTTAGCAGCCATACGGATATTTAAAGAACGTTTAGAACGGGCTAAAGAACTTTCAGTCATAGCACCAATTTCAGGAATGATAGTCTTAGACTCGTTTAGTTGTTTTTCAAGAGTAGCCTTTTCAGCTTGTTTTACCATCTTCAAGGTATTAGACTCTCTAATTTGTTTTCTAGAAAAATGCATCTTTTCTATGCTCCTTTCGTTAGAATAAAGAAGATGCAGCGGAGTCTGGAAGACTTTCAGTTACATCGTCGATTTTATATTTTTCTTTTTCGTCTTGTTTTACATTTGCTTCAGCTTTATTGGAAGCTTCTTTTGCATCAACTGCGAGATAGTCAGCAATCTTACGGAAACGATCTACATATTTACGTTGTTCGTTTGCTGTTTTAGGGTCACCAGCTGTCTCTAATCGTGCAGCATTTAAAGACAACATTGCAATTTGAGTTTCAAAGTACTCAGCTACACTTGCTCTACAATAGTAGAAGTAGTAGATCAATTCACGCATGATCGGAACGATAGTAAAGATAAGACCAATACTTACACCAATAACTGCTAATACAGATGTACCAGCTAAGTTCTTAGCACTTACTTTAATTAAGTCATTCAATACCTTTTTAAGTTTATTACCTTTACAGAGGTTATTAAATTCTGCAAGAGTTTGTAATTGAAGAAGTTCTTTACTTCTAGATACACCAACACGATCTACAGATACTTCGATAGATTTTGTTTTAGGATCTACGATGAAGTCAATAGTGGAAGCGATAAGTAAAGATACACCACTGATTACAGACATAGCAGTTGTATTATATAATACAATACCCAAGCTAGTATTGGATGCATAACAACGTTGGAATTCATTTTTCAATTCAACCAAGTTATTGATTGCATCAGTTAAGATATTGATATAAGTAAGAGGTTGCTTATATTCTTGATAGATTTTCTTCATATCACTAATAGCTTCAGTTACCATATCAATATTATCAATCTTTAAGAAATCACCTCTAGATTGAGGAATTGTACCAAAGTCAACATCAGTTACTTTAGCTTCAATCTTTTCATATAGTTTATTAGTTACACCTAACAAGACTTCACGTTGTTCAGCTTCATTAACTACACCGACAGTGATATAAGTTTCTTTGTCAGTAAGATCCATTAACTTGCTGGCTTCAACGAATTCTTTTAATACATACTTTTGCATTACTATTTACCTCCAGCTAGTAATTGAATCATTTGTTTATAATCCATTTTATCATCACGTTTCAAAGTTTTGAATGTATATGGCTCATACTCATCATCACCAGTATCAAAGATGATTTTAGCAGACTCAGTAGAGTCATCAACGATAACAATACCAACTAAGTTATAGTCATCCATTAACTTACGGGCTACACGAGAATCAGAGATATCAATGTCTTCCATCTTACGAAGCATTTCTACATCATATGCAGATACCATCAATGTAGTGATAGCTGTTGCATCATTACGTGCAGACATGAAACGATTGATTTTAGATGCTAATGCACGACGTTCTAATACTTTCCAAAGTTTGGAAGAAGAACCACGATGTGTATTAGATACAGCATCAATCTTAGCTTTCTTAATAGCAAATACGAAGTCTCTCCAGAATTCGATTTCACCACTTGTAGCTTTGATTAAGTTATATAAGCTAAAGTTATAGCTACGTTTAGATACTATATGATTAGCAATATCAGCAGAATCTACACAGTAGATTTTAGTCTTAATACCAACATAAGCATCTACAGTGATAGGATCATTATTATCATTAGTACTAATGAATTGAATTTGTAATAATGTAGGCTGTAACTCATTAGCTTTCTTATAGTCTTGATCTTTAGCTAATTTAGTTAAGCCAGCTCTAGTATTATTATGAATATCATCTAAACGAGATTGTAGATTATTATTACTTTGACGTAAGTCATTAATACGTCTATTAGATTGAGCCTGAGTTCTTGCGAAATTTCTTCTCATTCTACCTTCATTGCGCTCTATATCTCTAAGCCGTTGATTTAGATCTCTATTCTGGTTAGATAAATCTCTATTTCGAGTGGCTGTGTCAGTATCCAACATTCTTACTGCTCTAAGTTTATCGTCATCACTTAAATTATTAAATGTATTAGAAGCAACAGCCGTATTGAAGTTTGGATCTTGACGCATACGATCCATCATATCATCCATTAACGATTCACGTAGATGATTGATAGGTTTAGCATGTAAACGTTCTTGTCTAAATGCCTCATATACAGCTTTAATTTCAGCTGCATCAAAAATATGATTAGCTGTAGCTTCTTGGCTGACTGCAAGATAATCATCAACATCAAATAAACTAGATAAATCTAGATTAGAGTGAACGTTTTTAAGATGATCAATAGCATCTTTAGAAGATGTAATGGAAATAGCAGATAATAGCATTTGAGTTAATGTAACAAACTTACGCTCTAATGCTCTAGAAACTAATTGTGCAGATGCTGGATCTACAGTATTAGAAGCCATGACAGGAAATGTCATAGTTAAATCTTTATTTGCTCGAGTAATAGACTTGATGGATGGATTCTTCTTGGAAATAAATTTACCAATTTCAGTACCATCGGCAGCGTCTAAAACGTCTGTAATTAAATCCTTAAGGATCATTTAAAGTACCTCCTTATAGTATCATATATGACTTTAATCTTATGTTAAAATGGGTAAATAAGAAAAAAAAATAAAGCATATAGATTTTTCTCATTAGAATTTGAAAAATCTTTTATTCATACATTTGATGGTATGAGAATAGTTGTTAGTTTGACCTCTTTCGATAAGGTCATTGATTAGTGAGTTATAAAGATCTACTACTTCATTATAATCATCTACTTTAACAAGTTCAAGGTTGATTGATTCATCATCAGACTCTATTGCTATAGTATAAACGTTACATGAATATTTAGCTTCTTCTAATTTAGGTAACTCACCATCTAAAATGTCTTCGATATAATCTCTCATAATCATCAGCCTCGCTTTAAAAAGTATAGTAAAACAAATAACTGAAAGCTGTGATATAAGAGCATATATCTATATGCTTTATCCTATTTCACTATAATAATATACAATTACGATAGAAGTTAGCCATTTTAACATAAGATTAAATTAAATAAGAAAGGGGGAATATATGCAATGGCAGATAATAAACCAACTGGTACTCATAGACATAATGTGTCTAATAATATAATAAATGAAACTGGTAGAGCTGTTGGTACTGCAGTCGGAGCTGCCGCTCCCGGTGTCGGTACGGCTATCGGTAATGCTGCTCCTGGTGTAGGTACCGCAATTGGTAATGCTGCTCCTGGAGTCGGAACAGGTATTGGAAACGTTGTATCTGGCGTTGGTTCTGGTATTGGTAATGTCGCCGGTGGTATAGTATCTGGTGCAGTATCAGGATTAGGTGAAGGTATAGGTAAAGTAGCCGATGGCGTTGGTTCTGGTATTGGTAAAGCTGCCGAAGGCATCGGGACTGGTATTGGTAAAGCGACATCTGGAGGATCTGGATATAATAATATACAGAGTGGTAAGAATGTAGATAATAATTATGCTACTACGGCAACTGCTCCTGGAAGATCTGATAACTATACATATGGTAGTACTAATTCAAATTATGATAGTAGTTTCTCTAACCGTGTAGGTAATGCTATAGGTGGAGTTGTAGATAAAGGTAAAAATGCCGTATATAAAAAGGTTACTGATACTAAAAATAGTATTTATAACTCTACTATAGGTGCAGTAGACACTAAGGTTACTGGATTTGGTAATGATGTCATTAATAAGATTAATGGTATTGGTGATACTATTGAGGGTATTAATGGCAATCCAAGCGTACTTGATCAGACTACTAGACCAGAGTTTGATGAATCAACTGCTGGTCTATTAAAATATGTAAAAGCAAATGGTCTTGGTATTGGTCCTGGAAGGGTAAGTCAAACCGAGAAATATCAAAAGTTTGCTAGATATGAAAGATTAGATCCTAATAACTGGATGGGCGCTACTAGAGAATTTATATTCTTTACTACACCAGATTTACAGTTATTCAAAGGACCTACATTGAATCCATCTATTGCTAATAATGCCTTAATGGTTGAAGCATTTAAAAGATATAACGATGTATTACAAAGTCTAAGCTATTCTGCTTGTGGTAGACCATTCGTTAATCTCTTATCTAACTATAAGAGATCTAATGTAGATCTGCCTGATATTAATACAGCTAGTGATTATGAGACATCTAAAAATATTCTTGGATCTTCTTTATTCTATCGTGGCACTTCATATGAATCAGATGAAAATCATGAATTCTCCGTTGAGTTCGAAGATACAAAGTATCTAGAAGTATATATGTGGTTCAGATTATTCGATGAATATGAACGTATGAAACACTATGGTTTAGTTGACTTTGTTGATGATAACTATCTTAATGGTAAAATCATTCATGATCAAATGGCTATGTATAAATTCATAGTTGGTGAAGATGGTGAATCTATTATACATTACTCTAAGTTTATTGGAGTATATCCTAAGAATGTACCAAGGAGTACATTCTCTGATCTTCCTGCAGATGGTAACGTAAAGTTTACTATTAACTTTAAAGCATCATATGTAGAAGATATGGATCCTAATATTATATTAGACTTTAATGAAGTTGCTAAAAAGATTCCAGCTGGTGATCCAAAGCTAGGTGGATTCATGGATGAATTCAATGGTTGGAGTGGTGAATTTATGCAAAGACCTTATATTGCTTTACCTCCAACTATGTTATATCAAGGTGGTACTGCAGGTAATGCTGTAAATAGCGCTGCAGGAACTAGCGGCGATGCCCAAAATCGTATGGTAGGTGGTATTGGTGGACAGGCTCCAAAGAATATAATCGGTCGTGCTAAAGGTGCAATTAATAGTGCTTATGATACAGTATCCACTGTTAGTAATAATCTTGAGACTGCATATAATGAAACTCAAAAAGCTAAGGCTGCTGAGCCGACTAGTAAGTTCACTTACTTCCAAGACCCTAAATATGAATTAAATTATGGTTATAATGAAACGTTACCTAACAAAGGTTTCTATAAACTAAAATGGGAGGGATAATTAAATGGCATCTGATGCGGTATCAGTAAACAAGACTCTCCGATCTTATCAGGAGACAGTCCTAAATACAGTTCAAAATGATACTTTACTTAATGCCAATATATATGATATACATCAATATATTGAAAATATTAAGAAAAGATATGTAGATGAAGATGAAATAACCCTCTCTATGGGTATCTTTGGCTATCTTGGGGATGTAAATTCTAATGCATTACAAAATGCTGTTACTATGGCAGCTGAGTATTCTAATGAAGCTATCCCTATTAAAGCTAAGTTTGAGAAGAATGTAATTTCTCATGCTTTAATGCTCGGTATTAATAAGATTTTTGCTGAGCCTGCAACTATGCAAGCAATGTTTGTTTTCTATGAAGATGAACTTGTATTGAATACGATCTCTGATACATTCAGATTTGATCGTGATATAAAAATCATGGTAGGTGATTATGAATTCCACTTACCATATGACTTAATTATCAAACGTATTGAGTTGCCTACTGGGGAATATATCTATACGGGTATGTATGATACCACTCAAAGTAACCCTATTATAACTAGAAACTCTAATGATGTTGATCCATACTTAAAACCTACAGTTAGATCTAAGATAGATGGTCGTAATGTAGTTATGCTATTAGTAGATTTACGTCAATATGAATATATGACATATCATAAAACTATCATCACTAATAATCCATTAGAATCTAAAATGCTACAATTTGAATTCGATAATCAACTAGCTGGATTTGATGTAGATGTGAAAGAATATGATCAACCAACTAGAAAACTCAAACCAGTATATAATGGATTAAATACAGATGGTGTAACTAACTTCTGTAACTATACATATATTGACTCTTCTACTATTCGGGTCATGTTTGATAACACATCATACTTACCTACAGCTAATACTGAAGTTACAGTAAATCTATATACTTCTCAGGGTGCTAATGGTAATATCTCCTATAAAGATAGTATTTACTTTAGAGTCAAATCTGATAAGATGAATTATGATAGACTTAACTTATTAGTTATTCCGACTTCGGATTCTCAATATGGTATTGATAAAAAGTCTATTGCTGACTTAAAGAGATTGATTCCTAAAGAAGCTTTAGCTCGTGGTAGTGTTACCAATAGTACTGATATTAATAACTACTTCAATACTATTGATGACGATGATAATAAGTTATTCTTCTTTAAGAAGATGGATAATCCATTAGCCCGTCTATATTATGCATTCGTATTGATGGATTCCCCAACAAATATCATTCCGACTAATACTATTCCAATTGAAGCTATTAGACGTGACTTTGATAATATCTCAGATTCAAACTATATCTTGACTGCTGGTAATATTATTAAATATGATGGTACTACTAATGCATCTATTGCATATCAAGCTTCTGAAGATGAGCTTAATGCTGCAAGAAAGAATGAGTTCTTATATATGAATCCATTTATGTGTATCGTTAATAAGAAACCTTTATATGTATCTTATTATATGAATATCATGGACGTAAATAAGTTACTTGAATTCACTTATGTAAACCAAGATTCTAAAGTACAGTTCATTGCTACTAAGATGAATTGGTATAGACATTACTTATCTGATCGTGATACATATTTTGGTGATATCTCTATTATGCAAAATATCCAATCTGATATTGGTCTAGTTCATAAAGATGATCCACATGATCCAGAGAAGATTACCGGTGTAGATATCAAAGTCTTAGCAGTATTCTATACTGATGAGAAGTATCAAGTTCCTTACAGATGGGCTGAAGCTGAATTTGTAAACTACGACCAAGGTACTTATGTAATGGACTACAAGTTCAAGCTTAATACTGATAATAAGATTGATAAGAATATCAAGCTTAAGATCAATAATGTCTATGAAGTTGGTAATGCAACTAGATTGAGTCCTGGGTATATGGCTAATAATATGCATATGAAAATATTCGTATTTGCTAAAGATGTATTTGGCTATAATGCAGGTCTTCATAAGTCTGATCAAATCTTTACAGCTGATTTCTTAGAAGGCTATAGCTTAACTAATGAATATACAGTTAAGTATGGTATTGACTTCTTGTATAACTACTCTGACTTAATTGAGTCTCATATTAAAGTCAAAAAGCAAGATAATGGTCAAATCTCTTATATTGTAGATCGTGTACCAGTTATCTCATATGACTATGTGAATACGGAAGAACGAATTCAAGACTTCATTAATAATCTTGAAAAGAAACGTATTCATATCCTTGATTGTCTAGACGTTCTAGAAGATAGTTTCGGTATAGACATCAAGTTCTTTAACACTTATGGTCCATCTAAACTATTCTATGTGAATGATGGTGTACCATTAAATAGAGTTAACCTATCTATGACCTTCAAGGTTAAGTTCTTAACAACTACTGATAAATACTTAAGTGAATATATTAAGAATGATATTAGAAAGTATATTGAAGATAAATCTAGAATCTCTGATATTCATATTCCTAACATCGTTACTTATATAACTCAAAAGTATGCAGAGAATGTAACTTACTTTGAATTCTTAGACTTTAATGGATATGGTCCAGGGTATCAACACATTTATCGTAAAGATGAATCTATCGTTGGTAGAATTCCTGAGTTCTTAAATATTAATACCATTGGTACAGAGAATAATGCTTTAGATATTAATATCATAATAGCCTAATTTCTATTAGTCTTTAACTCTATACGTGTAACAATTTAATAAATCTAACCTATTTTGGTTGAAAAATTAATTAAACCTTTTATACTATTAAGTATAACTTTTTAAGGAGGATACTAATTATGGCATTTTTCGGTGGTCATGATACTGAAGATATCAACGTAACCCTTGAAAACTCCGCTATTTATGAAAGCGAAGTAGGTCTTGGTGTTATTACTTTAGAATGCACTCAATTTGAAGCTGAAATTTTCGCTGATTGCGTTCGTTCCGATATGAAAGAATCCGCACTTGTTCAAGAAGGTGCTGACGTAACTGCTTTCCAAGAAAGTGCTTGGGAAACTGTTAAAACTAAAGTTGTAAACTTTGTTAAAAAAGTTTGGGCTAAAGTTAAAGCCTTCTTCAATGGCTGGTATGCTAAAGTTGCTGCTCGTGTAATGAGCGACAATAAAGCTTTCTATAACAAATTCAAAAAATCTTTGGATTCCAAAGATCTTTCTAAATTGGAAGTTAAATATGAAGCTCCAAAATCTTTAACTGTATCTATCGCAGATATTTCTACATTAACTGGTGGTAAATATAGCGATGCAGATGCTTCTGATATTATTGAAGCATGCTATCTTGGCATTAAAGCTTCTTCTCATGCTGAAGCTAAAAAACAAATTCTTGAAGAATCTTTTGCTGATGAAGATGAAGTTAAATACACTTCTATCGCTTCTGAAATTGAGACTGAATTAAGCAGCTCCAAAGCAGTTAAAGATGCTCAAAAAGAATACACTAAAGCTGATAAAGGTTTATCCAAAGCTGTTAGTGAGCTTATGAAAAAAGATGAAAATAAAAAAGTAGAAAATATTTCTATGATTGCTAATGCACATGCTAAAGCAAATGTAGTTTTATTGGAAGCTAAATTAGCGGTTGCTAAGAAAACAGCAGCTCAAGCTCGTCGTATCTTTGCTAAAGCTGTAGCATACAGCCCTAAATCTGAAGGCGCTATCGATACTGATCTTCTTATGGTAGAATCAGACGCTTTGATGGCTTAATTACTGTATAATATACGGAGGTAAAATAAATGGCATTTTTCGCTGAATCTACATACGAAGAATCTTATCAAGATCTTGGTATTAAAGTAAATGATTATACTGATTTTGACATGCTTGCATTAGAAGCATGCAATACAGTTCAAGAAATGGATAATGCTATCATGCAAGGTATTGGTCGTTACGAATTAACACAAGTTCGTGAAGGCGCCGAAGTAGTATATACTGAAGGCATGATGGATACTATTAAATCCAAAATTGAAAAAATCTGGAACTTCATTAAGAACTGGGTTAAAAATGTTTGGAATAAATTTATCGGATGGTTAGAAAGCTATGTTCGTGGCGATAAAGCATTCTTAACTAAATATAAAAAGAAACTTGATGAAAATCTAGCATACTTAGACAAAGATTATGAAAAAACTTTCAAATATGCTAAAATTATTAAAGATGGTATCGAATCTAGCTTTAAAGAATTAGAACAAGCTGGCTCCGCTATTAGTTCTAAAGCTACTACTGGTAGAAATTCTGTTAAATCTGCTGGCGATAAAACTTCTGAAGAAGCTTCTAAAGTTTTAGAAGAAATCGATGACGAAATCGATAATGCAAAAGAAAAATTCAAAGATACTGAATTTGAAGAAGAAGTTAATGCTGGTTGGATTAAAAGCAACTTCGCTAAAATTATCGACATGATTGGTACTGATGTAAGTAAAGTTAAACGTCAATATGATAAAAACTTTAAAGCTCTTGAAAAAGAAGCTAATGATAATATCAAAGCCATCTCTGATGCTGGTAAAGATATGGATCAACCTGGTAAATCTAATCATAATGCATATGTTAACTTCATGAAATCCGTTGCATCTAAATCTTCTAAATACTATACTTGGGTTTCTTCTTTTGAAATCAAAGCTATTAAAGGTGCTAAATCTGATGCTCGTGCAATGGCTCGTGCTATTTTGACAGCAAAACCAAATCCTAAATATAATGAATCCGCTTTCGATCACAATGATTTCGAAGCATACTTCAATATCTAAGATTTAAAACCTTTGAGGAGAGAGATTCAATATCTCTCTCCTCTTTATTTTTATTAACTTTACCTTGGAGGTAATATAATGGAAGGTAATATGAAAGCTTTCTCTTTTGATAGCGTTCTACTAGATAAAATTAAAACTCCAAGCCTTGTTGCTAAAACTTCCTTTGCAACTTTACCTCAAGTTGTCAAGTTAGTTGATACATTTAAAACTAAGGCTTTGAAAGAAAACCAAACTTTCTATCGTAATATCTTAGAAAGTGATTCTGAAGTTACTGCAAGAAAAGCATATGATCAATTCTTCGGTACTTTAACTCGTCTTAATGCATTCTATACTGCAAAGTATGTAGATGTATTAGATGACAATCTTAAACGTCTTAATAACGAAGGTGATTCTAGACTAATCAATGTAGTCAATGAATACCTAAAAGACTTCAATGGTAATGATATTCTTATGGAGCGTGAGATGACTCAATTCGTATTGGATGATGAGATCCCATGCTCTAAGAATATCTTGACTAGTATTTTACACTTCTTCGGTGATAACTTCTATGAGTTATCTGAAGAAGATGCTCGTAAGTTATTAGAGATTACTACTAATAACCAAAGCAAAATCATTAAACGTGCTAAAGCTGAAATCATTGATGCTGATCCAGATGATATCGAAGTTAAAGACTTATCTAGAACTCCAGATATCTTTGTTGGTGAGACTACTACTAGATCTTTCCATAAAGAATGTGTTGGTAAATGCATCGAAATTGTTAAGTCTGTACGTGATGATTTAGAAGCTAATCTAGATAATGCTAGATTGATCAATAAAGAATATAAGAAACTTTTAAACAAAGTTATTCAATATAGAAACTCTACTAAGATTCGTGTAAATAGCGATGATTATATCCGTAAGATTGAACGTATCATCATTAGTATGATCTCTGAAATCTGGACTTATCATTTGACTGTATATGCAATCAAAGCTCAATATATTTGTAATAACTACTACCAAGCTAAAGGTGTCTTAGCTCGTATCTCTATGATGGCAAATGAAGAATTTGTTGATGATACAGTTGAAGCTGTAGCAGTTGAGTCTACTAAGTTCTTAAAAGAAGAAGCATTTAAGTTCACTAAACTTACTGATGCTGAAATCTTGATGAATCATATCACTGATATGAAACACAATGATCTTATTATGGATTGCTGTATCAAAGAAGCAATGATTCTCGCTGAAGGCGTAGACGTTGAAGCTAGATTGACTGCAGTTCACGAAGGTGCTTGGGATAAAGTAAAAGAATTCTTTAATAAAATCAAGACATTCGTAATGGCTTTATTCGATAAAGTATCTAACTGGTTTGATAAATTCTTCAAATCTAATAAAGACTATATTGAAAAATATAAAGATCAAATCGATAAACCTACTGCAGGGTTCACTACAGTTAATATGCCTAACTACAAGGAAGGTTTGAATCGTATTCAAGCTGCTCCTAATATTAACTTCAATGGTGTAATTAGTACAGCTAATGGTATGCCTGAAAATGCTGATGTGGATAAAGTTATTAACGATTTCCGTAAAACTATCATCAATGAATATAAAGATGATGATGACTGGAAAGAAACTTGTAATAACTATTTCAAAGGCGGTAAAGATTCTGATAAAGATTATTCTGCTAATGAAATCAGTATTAGAGAATTAGCTAACCAAGTTTTAAATATTCCTAAGATTGTAGATAATATCAAGAAAGATAAATCTACAAGCGATCAAATGTTTAAATCTTTAGAGTCTGCTATTAATAAAGCTGCTAGCCAACAACCTGCATCTACTACTAATACGGATTCTAATAGCACATCTAATACAGGATCTAATAATTCTGCTACACCTGCTGCAGCTCCAGCACAAGGAGCTCAACATAACTCTACATATTTATATGGTGATGTATTTAGTGAAATTGAAATCAATAAAACTAATGCCCCAGCTGCAGGTGCTACTGGTAGCAATAGTGCATCTATTACTGCATCTGGTAATCAAACTATTGATAACGTTAAAAATGGTGGTGTTGATTCTAAAACAGCAGTTAACGCTCAAAAGATCGTTAATAGAATTGCATCTACTTATAGCACATATATGCAATGCAAATATCAAATGGCTGAAAAGATCATGTCTGATTACATGAAAATTATTAAAGCTCATGTATCTGCATATGTTAATGCTAATAATGATTCTGAAAAAGCTCAACAAGCTAACTAAAAAATATTCCCCTATGGAGTTCAACTCCATAGGGGTTTTCTTTTATATTTTTTTACTATTATCTGCAGTACTCTTAGGGAGTTTAGCAAATGTCATATTAGTAGAAGCCATAAATCTTTCGCCTTGATTAGTATATACTTCTATCTTAGATAACATCAAGTAATCAGTTGTATCTTCTTTATGCTCTTTAGTATTATTATTGATTAGATATCTAACGTTCATATTGAATATAGAGTTATCTAATTGCTGTTTACTTAAAGAGATATAAGTAGACTTCAATTCTAATGCATGTTTAAAGTTCTTGATTAATCCCATATTGTCATTAGGAATACGGATTAACTTACGTTTACCTAAGTCTTCTACCACATCAGTTAAGTCTAATGCTATATCTATCATAGACTCACCATTAGAACCAACCTTAGATATATCGCTTATTCCGCTTATAGCAGTACTACCACTCTGGTATAGTGAAGATAAGTTACTTTTTAGTGCACCCACTGACTTAGATACATTGATTGCGCTACTCTTAGCATTAGCAATCATGTTAGTTTTAGCAACTTGCAAAGATTTAACATAAGTATTTGCACCCTCAAGAATTTGTTTAGAGAAATCTTTTGGAATATCTCTTGTAGCAGCAATTTGTTTCTTTAATCCATCACCTACATTAGAGTTTAGTTTAAGACTATTCTTCATTTGCTCAGTGAAACCTTTCATATCCCCAAGCTTCATTTTAGTAAAGTCCATATTTTTAACCAATTCAGGTAAGTTAGATTTAAGAGCTCTCAAATCTAAATCAAATGTAGTTACAGGTGCACCCTTTTCATCACGTTCTAATACATACGTTACAGTATCAGGACTATTCTGTAGTTTATCTACAATGAAAGTATTACTATGAAGATAATCAGAATATTCACTATTGAAGTCGACCATACCTTTCTTGAAGCTAGCTTTAGATTGCTCTTTCTTTTCAGGTAATTTACTAACTTCTTTTTGTAGATGGGATACGTTATCTGTAAAATTAGTTGGAGAGATTGCACCAACTAGAGACTTAAAGTTTTCTATATGATAAATCTGACCAGTATATGCTGATTTAAATTTAACAAATGTATCTTCAGACTTCTCTATAGTATCAGTAGATTTAGTCTGCATAGTTACAGTATGCTTAATAATATTAAGAAGCATCTCTCTAACATCCGCATCAGGATTTTTAATACTACCATCTACACCAAGTACTCCTGCAGTACCATTTACTACTTGCTCAGGTAACTGTCTAAGTAATGCTTCAGCTTGAGTTGCTACTGTATCAACTGTAGACTTAGCTTCTTTAGCTTGCTCTACTATTTGATTAAAGCTACCTTTAATTGTATCAGTAGTCTGATGAATATTCTTTACTACTTGACGTACACTGCTGGATACTTTCTTAATATTATCCATAGTATTCATAATATTTTGATATGTACCAAAGATACCACCAAATGCTCTAGAGTTTTTAAGATAACTTTGCTGAATAGTTTTAGATGCATCTATTACTGCAGTGAAACCATTTAACTCTTTATCAGTTATATTATCTTTACCATACTTAATATCAGTAGTTGGAACGTCAATGATATAACTCTTAGTTTTATCATCATCACGGAAACCTTCAAGTACAGCATCTTCTTTAGCACCGATGTCGGATAAGTTAAACTTAACGGTTTCATACTTATCTAGATTACGTAGTGTAGCTTTACCAGATTTAGATACTAGATAGATATTATCTAAGTCCATAAAGAATCTATATCCAGTATTATAGAATACACGTACTGTATTCAAGTAATCTAGAGTCTTAGATAAAGATTCCTTTGGGGGAATAATCAATTGATCTACTGGTTCAGTCTCAGTAAATGGTTCAATCAATAGAGGTTCCCCTACATTAAGTAAATCGACTATGATATTTTGCATAGAAGAATTATATATTGTAGCATTATTAGGACTTAGATTTGAGTCTACTAACTTCTTAGAGATTAAACCGAGTTTAAGAATTCTATATACATCTTCACGATCTTCTTCTTTAGAGTTTGTTTTAGCATAATCAATATCTTCAGTTTTATTTGTATCATCATCTGTAAGATATGAGAACTCATGTTGAAAGTATAGTTGTTTGATGGCAGCATTATTATCTAATTGATATTTATATACCATCATAGTCATGGTTGTAGTCTTAGAGTTCTTGATAATATGGTCTGCAAATTTCTTATCTATGTGTAAATTCATAGTAGCAATAGGCATATTATATTTATCATACTCTTTATAGATAGTTAAACTTTTTATATTCTTTTGATCTATCTTATTCTTATCCTTATAATCTGGATGGTTATAGTATAGATCAATATAATATTCGTATTTAAGTTGCGGCATTTCATACACCTCCAGTTATCAAGATGTTCAAAATAGCCCATTTTAACAAAAAAATAATCCCATAGGAGTCAATCTCCTATGGGACTAATTCTAGATTCTATCCAAGTCTATTGGATTTCCTTTAAAGTATTTTTCATTCAATAACTTAACCATATCTGGATCTTGTAAGTTTACATCCCAAGATCTATCTAGATAGTTATTAGACATTCGATATAATTCTGTTTGATATACTAAATCTACAGCTTTATATCTATTAGCTAATTCTGTAGCTCTATCTTTATCTAATAAAGATATCATCTCCATATACTCTGGTGAGATGTATGAATTTGGTATCATATGTCTATCTATAGCACTATTCAATAAGTTAAGAGTAGTACTTACATTATTCATAGAATATAGATCTCTATGCTCATTACGAGTCATAGCCATGAATAGACCAAATAGTTGTGGATTGATAGATAAACATTTCTTGATTGTATTATCGGATAGCTTGTATTTAGATAGCAATTCAATCAATGCATTACCTTTATCTACAACTCTATATCTAATACCACCCTCAACCCATGTATGATCAATCACTACAGTTTGAGCTTCAGCAAATACTGGAACTGCATACTGTAGAGTACTACTAGAAATAATAATATTAGGACTATTATCTTTTCTATCTAAGATAGTTGAATATATCATTACTGAAGTCTCATAAGGTCCTTCAATGTAATAGATATCTGGGAGATATTTACAGAGCTCTTTCAATATAGCACAGTTTTGTACCATGAATGTAGTAATCATATTAGCCAGAACCATCTTCTCTACGTTAGTATGGTTATAGTCTGGATAGAATTTCTCATTCATTAACATCGGACCAGATGTTTGCATTAGATAAATACGTGTATGAACTCCATAGTATTTCTTATAGAATGCTCTATAATGGATACACATATTTACAACTGCTGCAGCAACAGATGATCTATTGCCTACAGCTACATCAGATCTATACATCTTTCTAAATAGCTGGTATAGATCGATATAAATATTTAATACATTTGCATTACTGCCAGCAAATACAGTATTAGTTATTTCAGCTAATGTCTCATATCTAATATAGTTAGCTACAACTATACTTTCAGCACTAGCTGTTCTATATCTTCCTCTAAAGTTATTTTCCATTATGAATTACCACAATTCTTACAATGAATACTTCTTTTTAATTTAGCAAAACACTCATCGCAAATACCACTAAACATGATTTTCGATGGATGTCCTTGAGACTTACCACAGAATACACAGTGGAATGGTAATTCCTCTGCTTTTCTAATACGAGCTAAGCAACTGTCACAAAACATGATCTTCATATCACGTACATCACGCTGTTCAATCTTATGACATGATTGGCATTCAAAATCCCAATGATCTACAAACTGAGGTTTCTCATTTGCAAATACACATGTCTCATAAATGCATCTACCATTAGCATTACGGTAAACACATGTAGTTCTTTGACATTCTTCAAATTGCTCAAAAGGCGGTTGCGTCTTATTCTTAATTTCTTCCTGATTGGAAGGTGTTAATTGAGATGGCATAATTCAATCCTCCTAATTAATAACTATATTATACATCAAGATTATAATATATCACTTCAGTTTATTAAAGTCAAAGTAAGTTACATTAGATGAATCTAAGTCTTGCTTATTCAACTTATTAACTGTAGACGTATATTGAGTTCTATTATAAAGCATATTCATATACTTAAGATGAACTTCCACTCTAGGTTTAATAGAATAATACTTTCTTACAGTACCATCTATAACTAGAGTGTCATCTAACCATATATTAGAGTTAAACATATCGGAATACTTCTTACCAATATTATCCCAGTCAGGTTTATTAGTTGGTCTAATTAATCCAATCTCTGCTAGGAAAGTATCTACTGTATTGAATGAAGATGGAGTCTTAACAAATGCATTGAATTCTACATCACATGGTGTATAAAGCATTTGCTGTACTTGATTAAGTTCACCACTATCTAATAGTCTTTTCATGAATACATTATCTTCTTTACCGGTAATAGAGTATACATGAACAAATTGAGAGTTAGCCATAGCCATATTAGCTAAGTTATATCTATTAACTATTCTAAACCGAGGACGTGGGGATCCTTCAGGTTCTTCAAATAGTACTACTTTAATATCTACAAAGTCTAATGTATTTAACATTAGATCACGTTTAGCTAGAATCTCCTGCTGTTTAGCTGGAGTTAATTTATATTTTTCATACATCCATTCTAATCGTTCTTGAAAACCTTCTGGTATATTACCATACTTCTCTTCGTATTCATAGAATTTCTGTTTACGATTCTTCATAAAATCACCTCAAAAATAAAGACTTAAGGTACTTTAAGTACCTTAAGTCAATGTTTTTATTAGTATATAAATTTAGCCTTTACCGAATACACGGTTAGTGATAATATTAGCAATACTATTACTAATCTTAGTTTGAATGGAGTTAGGGAAGTTAACAATAGTTTGCTCTTTCAATGCTAAGAATAAACGAGCAGTACGAATAATGTCAGGTTCATTAGTATTTACACCAGCCATATTAGCTAGATATGTAATTAATCCGACATTACCAAATGTTTGACTTGCACCTTTACCAAGAATACGTTCAGATGAGATAGAAAGTTTACTATACAAGTCTTTAATTTCTATACTTACATCTACAGTTGTAGGTAAACCATCAACTGTCCAACCACCTTCAGATCCTTTTTGGACTGACATAGACATTAGACCCATATCAATATTAAAGAATCCACGATAGAATGCTCTAACTAAGAACGGAGATACATAACCATTTGGTGATACTTGACGTGGTGCACACATAGCAATCAAATGCATCAATGGTACACCGATATTAATATACCAAGAACGTCTATCATAATCAGGAGATACTAGTTTAAGACTAATAGAGTAGCTACTGGAGTATGAAGAATCTGCCCATAATTCTGGGAACTCTAATTTACCACCAGCAAATACTGTCTTAGCGCCATTCATGATCATTCCCATGAATCCTTTCATAGTACCAAGACCACCAGTTTTAGTCATAGATTCAGTATTAGCTGCATTCTTATTAAGTTCTTTACCAGCAAATAAGTCTACATCAAAGCCACTAATACCAGTCAAGAATTGTACTTCACGACCAATATCAGACATACTGTTGATTTTATCTGCTAAGATACTTCTTGCAGTGTCATTACCGAAGTTCTCTGAGATTTGTGTTTCAGAGTTTAGATATAAACCTACACCGCCATAGTATGAATAGTTATGGGCAATTTGGTTTTTAGATCTATCAAACCAGTTAATATTCCCTATAGGTTCACCATTGTATAATTCATTATTAATATTCAAGAATACTGATAATGCTGTACACATGGAGTTTACGTATCTATAATAGTCTTCAGCTTCAAATTGTAGAGTGTAGTATCTCATTTCATTATCAGTACTATTAACCATACTATCAATAGATTGACCGCTAACTGCACCAAGTAATGAATTCAATACACTCTTACGTTTCTCATCTGCATAACCAGCCATAAAATCTGGTATACCAGGAGTAAGAACTAATAATGGCATTTTAGAAAGAATCTTTTCATGGAACTTTCTACCAAATCCACCTAGATTAGGGATACGGTTATCTACGTTTTCCATCCATTGATATGGCATGCCCATAACTGTGGATAATTCACGTTCAGTAAATCTAAGACCATTACCAGTTTTAGATCCATATACATATGAAGCATTAGTACCGGCTACAATTTCAGCATATAAGTTATCAGCTCTACGTCTAGATTCCTCTTGAGCTTTCTTATACTTAGCTGGATCTACACCAACCATTTTTAAGAATGAATCTTTAATACCAGATAATGCACTGTCAGGATCATTTGGCTTACTAGCTTTAGGATCTTGCTTTGCTTTATCTTTAGCGTCTTTAGTATTCTTATCAGTTTCACTTTTACCCTTACCATCATCTCCACTAGGTTGTGGTTGAGGATCTGGCTGTGGAGCTGGTTGAGTCTGATCATATACATAAGAATCAGTAAATATTGCAGGATTATCAAAAGGATTTGCCACTTTAAAATATTTTGTAAGGGGCAGTGCAGCTTCCCCTTCTATTTTCCCAAGTCTGGATTCAAAGTTCCTTCAGAGAAGAAGAATCCATCAGATTTTTGGACCATTTTCAAATCTTTACGCCATACCCAAGTTTGAATGCCTTTTGGGTAACCAAGTAAAGCTAATTGTTTGGAAGAATCAAGTAATGCTACAATATGAGTTGCAGGTTCATAATCTTTATTATCTAATGGACGACCATAAGCATCTAAAGCACCTTTTTTAAGCATTACAACATCGCCGTATTTTGTGTTTTCATCAGCTGCTGGATAATCTTCAAAGCCTTTATATTCTTCGAAGTAATTAGTGGAGCCTAGCATGGATACACGACGTACATATCCACGTTCAAATTTAATCCAGATATTATCAGTTAGTGTTGGTTTACTGCCATCACGATGATAAATAAATCCAGGAGATACATAGTCAGCATGTACTACTTGACCTTTACGACATACACCAACTACTTGAGAGTAGTCATCTGGATATCTACGGATATATGTAGGTACGTTGCTAACGTGTTGATAGTTTTTATTAGTAATCATAGTAGACTGAGGGTTATTCTCTTTAGCCATATGATATATCCTCCTTTAAATAAATAGAATTTGTATTTAATAAAGTGTTAAGGGATCCTATGGATTAGGATCCCATTTAACACCCATAATATCCTTAACATGTCTATCTAGTTCAATCAATACTTTATTTATAGATCCAAGAGTTAATACCGAGGATACCATACGAGCATTGATAGAACCTACTGGAAGGAAACTATGTACTTTTTCTTCTGGTCGATATTCAGAGTATGGTTCTTTACCTTCAGGGAAGATTTCTTTTACTACACCTTTAAGAGCAGAGAAGTATACTAGTTTATCACCAACAGACATTTTATCATGATATTTGATGTAGAATTCAACTAAGACTTTACCTTCACAGTGTTTTAATTTACCTACTGGAGGTAATACACCAGAAGTACCATATTGAGATCCATCAATACCAAGTTTACTCAACTTAGATTTCATCTTATCTACTGGACCATTGTATTTATTAACAAATGATGCCAATGATTTAGACATTTCAGAAGTTGGAATAGTAGAGTATACTTTAATATCTTGAAGTTTGCCAGTTACTTTGGATTTAACTTTAATCTTACCGATTTCATCCATTAATTCTTTAGAGTCACTACCAGCATTCTTCTGTACCATCTTATTAATGATATCGGTAGCATCTTGATCTTCTAATGCTGCACGATAAGACATAATAACTTCACCTTCATGAAGTTCCTTACCAACTTCTACACATTGGATATCAATATCTTTAGCATCCATTAATACATCAACTTGTAATACGATTTCAGATGCCATCTTTTTAGATAAGTCTTGAGAAATAATAGCGCTATCTTCAAAGCCTTTATCTGTATGCATAATAGCAATCTTAGTTAAAGTACCAATATTATAAGCTAAGTTACCAATACCAACTGTATTAGAGTAGCTAGATTTATCATAAGCTACAATATCTCCAGCTTTAATGGAATCACCTTTCTTATAATTCTTGAATGTATCTAATTTGATTGTAATAAAGAAACCACCATCGGAGTTCTTTTCTACTTTCTCCCGTAAATCAACAAATTCTTTTTCTTTCGGGTTAGATTTATTAGCAATGATCATATAATCATTAGTAATTTCTTCAACTACAGCATTCCATTTAGCTTTATGAGCAAATGTATCAGAAGTCAAGTATGGTAATGCTTGGTCTGCACCATTAGATACCAATAAAGGATCTTGCTCTGTAGTTCTCATACCATGCTTAGATGTTTGAATAAACGTCATAGCTGTACGGAATGGATCATCTCTTGTAGTACCGAATGGAGTCAATGCTTCAGTAATAGATAATGTATTAGCATCAGACATTCTATCTAGTTCACCACCAGATTTAATATAACCTTTAGTGGATTCGATACCCATATTGATAGTAGACTGACGGTTAATACCTACAGTGGCAGAGAAGCCTGTAGACATAGATAACTTATTGATCATTGTCTTATCATAAGTACGTTTATCTAATGAATAACTTCTATCAGAGTTCATACCAGATAAGCCTTTAAAGGTAACTGTATTAGCAGATTCTAATTCCAATAATGGAGATAACTTAGATAAGTCACTTGTAGTTACATCAGCTAATGCCATATCAATAACTGCAGATTGCTTCATAGTCATCTTAGCATCTTTACGATTATTTTTGATTTCACGTAAATACATACCATAGCTAGTTGCTAGAGATTTGTATAAGAAGTGAACTAAACGTTCATTAGTACGGAAACGGTTACCAGTAATATCAGTATGACGATTGAATTTATTAGTAGTTAATAAGCTACTAGCATATGCTAATACTTCAATATAGTCTGTAGGAAGTTTATAAGTCTTACATACTTCTACAGTTATAGGGTCCATCATTAAGTTAGCAAATGAATCTAAACCATCTGCTCTATTACGACCACCAAAGTCATCTAATACATCTAACCACATAGCCTTTGTATCAATATCAGTTAGAGAGTATTCTTGAGTATTGATTACTGATAAGCCATTTACTAGCAATGCCGCATCAGGTGCATAGTTATCATTAAAGGATAAGAAACCATCATTGAATTTAAAGTAATTCTTGGTATTCGTAGGACGTTTCTCGCTTAGATTGTATTCAACTCCAGCGGCATTTAATGCTCCAGTTAATCCAGCAGTATATGCCATGACTACAATGAGAGGAATCTTACTATTCAAGATACTAGCTTGAGAGTAAGTCATTCTAGCACCTGGCTTCATAAATGTATAAGCATATTCATGTATACCTAAATGGTTTATTAAAGCTGAGGATACACCAGTCTCTGGTACAGTAATAGCTTGATTATCTTTGGTGATACCAACAACCATAAATCCTTGATCGGATTCTACTTTAACTTTCTTTTCTTCAAGTTTATGGATAAGTTCATCTCTATTAAAGTAATATACTCTACCATCACTAGTAGTTACTTTATTAAAGATCTTAGATAGCTCTACATATTCTGCAGGTAATTCATATTTAGCAGAGATCTTAGCATTATTACCTAAGTCAATCTTAGATGGTGTAGCTACTGCATCACCATCTTTTACTTCAAGCTTATAGTTGTTTTCTTTAAGCTTAATTAATGCTCTAATTAAAGCATTAGTAGATTGATTGATCTTGCCAACTTGACCATATCTAGTGATAAAGATCTTGTTGTAGTTAGATACTACTTGAACTGTATCTTCATCAGTCTTAATGATAGGTAGATTAATCAACTGACCAGGAATAATCTTATCATTACCACGTAAACGTAAGAAACGTTTATTAATAATCTTAGGCATATCAAAACGTAATGTATGACGTTTACCAAGAGAATCTTCTAAATGAACAGTATAAGTCAAGATAGAGTCTTCAGATGTAGATCTATCTTCTACTGTTACATCGATTACACTCATTGGGATATCTTTATTTTGAGATAAAGAATGTAAGCATTTCATAATATCAGCATCGATATTATAGTCTGCTTCAAAGTTAGGTTTCTTTAAGTTAGCCCATTCATCATCAATAGTCTCAACTTTACTAGATAAGTCTGTAGATTGTAATGGAGTATCTTCGATTGCAACTAATTCTGCAATAGTAGAGTTAGCAATCTTCTCTTTTAAGAATTTATCATTAAGATCATCCATACGAGCTTTACGAGTAGCAGAGATTTTAAATGTATCATCTTGATCATTCTTGGCTTGTAAGATTAACTCTTTTAAGTCTACGGAGTTATCCATTTCTTTCTCTGCTTCTTCAGCATTCTTAGTATAGTCTACAATAGCTTCAACTGATTGATTAATCTTTTCTTCTGTAGGTTTCTCAATCTTAGTTGGATCTACAACCTGAGTATCACCTGTAGCACTTTTAGCAATAACCAATTGAGGTTGGTCTTTTACTGCAGCTACTACTGGAGATATTGGATCTACTTTATGAACACGACTGATATTATTAACTTCAATACCAGTTAAGTCTTCAATCTTACCAATAAGTCTAGTCTTAATATCTTCTTTATCTTCAGGAACGTTATCTTCTACGATATCATTATTTCTAATCTTTAAGATATTAGTCTTGAAGAGATTTAGATTCTTCATATCTAAATCTTCCATCTTCATTTTAAACCAGCTATTATTACCAATAAAGATAAAGTCAATACCAGCTAGTTTATTTAAGTTCTCTTTAGGTTTCTTAAAGAGTCTAACTATCATAGAGAATGGATTGATAGACTTACTAAATTCAAATAAAGATGTAGTTGGGATATCACTAGCCCATTCATTTACTGGAATTAGTACAGTCTTTCTTGTATAGCTTTTATAATTAGCATTATTAATGAATCGATCAAATAAAGCATATAGTAAGTCAATAGCCTTATCTCTATTATAAGTCTCACTCATAGTGAAGATCTTATTATAGATATGATTATCGACATAGATATTCTTATTCTTATACTTGTCGATAGTTGGATAAGTATACTTGATATACTTACATTCATTTTTAATTTGATTTACTCTAAGTTTAACTTCCTTAAAGTTACGTAATCTTTCACGATATAAGATTCTTCTTAATCGTACATCTAATACTCCCTCAGGAGTAGCTTCAGAGAAGAAGAATAGATTTTCAGAATCTTCAAAATGAGATTCTGTCATTATAGGATTATTACCATATGCTTTAGAGTTATATACATCATCAACTTCTAAGTCATCATTTATAATTCTATTAGGTTTAAGTAAATACATAGCATTCCATTCAAGGAAGTATGAATTAAACATATTTAGATTACTAATAAGCTTATGCTCTATCAATTGTTTAGATTGCTCTAAGCTTTTAGTCATTAAGAAAATAGCACTACCATGTCGTTTATCTTTCACATTGAAAGGAGTAAAGAATGGAGTCTTAAGTAGTCTGAAAGGTTTAACCTTATCTATATTAATAGGCATTGTAGTACCTCCTTCACTTATTCTATTGTTAAAATCATATCGTTTAACTTCATTTTTCATTTAATTCTCATATAACAATTAAGTAGTAAGGTTAACCTATTATAAAAACACGCCAAAAAGTAAAAACGTAATTCAAGATAACTATTGATGTCTTTGTTATGTATAGACTCCAAATTATTTTAACACAGAGTTTTGTTACTCCTGAATAATTAATGTTAAGACAATGACTATAATGAAATATTAATTTCTAACTGCAAAACTATAAATCTTTTACACTTTTAGGTCTATACTTAAATTGATATTGATATATACTTGATCCATGATAAGGGCGATTAATATTATAAGAAGATTCAATCTTACCGTTCTTTTATAGAGTTATTCATATTAATAACTTGGTATTGTAATATATACAAACCGTCAAATTCGTACTAACCCCAAACTACGAATCATGCTTTAAAGAGAGCAAGCAATTTTGTATTCTTCTCGAAAGAATAATCCCTAAAAAACAGACAAATGCAATCATAATACCCGTAGGCTACCCCCTAGCCTACGGGTGTTTCGTCTGTCGAAATATACCCTATCCTGTACATTTAAGTACGGAGGATTAATATAAATGGATAAAAAAGACTTTATAGTTGAGTTATCTAAGATGACTCATAAAGAACTTAATGATTTTATTAAATCTAAAGGTAAGATTAAACTAGTAGAAGCTATTATCGAGAACGCTAAATCGTTCGATTAATTCATTATTAATACCCTAGCGTATTAAAATATAACACATGTAACACAAATGTAATCGAAGTTCCATAATTTTATTTTAGGAGGATTGAATCATGGAAAAAGAAAAAACAGTTCTTGCGTTGATTAAAGACGTACAAGACAACTTAACAAACGCATCTGCATCTCATAAAGATGAAGTTCGTATTATGCAAGCATTCTTAAACGATACTTCTTATGAAGTAGGTGTTTATGACAAAACTGGTAAAGTTGGTACAGTTGCACCAGCTAAAGAATTCCGTAGTGTTATCTCTAATGCTATCGTGGCTACAACTAAAATTAGCAAAGAAGAAGCTGATTCCTTGGTTGCTGGCTATGAAGCTAAAAAATCTGATGCGGAAAGTATGTTGACAGTATCCAAAGAGTTCTTAAATACATACTTACAGACCAACCGCAAAATTGGTCTTGGTGGACGAGAAAAATCTAACGTATCTTTGATCAAAAAAGAAATCAAAGAATCTACACGTTCTTACCCTAAACAAGTTGGTGTAGATGCTGCTGGCAAACCTATCTATGAAAAAGCTGAAGTTAAGGTTAGTCCATACGATTCTATTAAGGTTTCTAGTCCTTGCCCAGCATGGATTAAGAAATAAATTTCTATATATCTCACTATATAGGTCATATTTCAATCTCACAAGTAAGATATTCCCTAAGGTGGTTCAACTACCTTAGGGGTATTTTACTATAATCAATACATTATAATGAGATGCTTTAGACATATTAGCTTTCTAATATGTGGGTTACATATAATTGTAGGATGAATGAATATTCTAGCTTTCTAACTACATGCATCCTATCTTTATATTCAATCCAAACTGATACAATATTCCCTAAGAGCTTTCATAGTTCTTAGGGGTATTGTATTGTCAAACATATAGGTAGTGTACGTGTTGCTAAAGTACACAGTGTGTTTCATTACAATTTTCCTCACAATCCAATACATATATTTGCCCAAGGGTCTTAAATGATCCTTGGGCGGTATATGTTGTCATTTTGAACATTAGGATAATCTTAAAAGAAAGGAGGACCTTATATTGGGACTCAAGATCACAAACTATCTTAAGAACCTTGGTAAGTCAGTACAATATGCTGCTGCTGAGGGATTTAAGACAAATTATGATACTACATATAAAACGTTCGATCAAGCTAGTACCGCTACTAAAGAAACTGTAAGTGCTATCGTTAACTATAGACAGACTTTCAAGAAAGCTCAAGAATATTTAATGAAAAGTACTGCATATGAAGCGTCTAACCTAGCTCTCAAAAGTGCCAAAGAAGATTTAAAATCTGGTAAACTCTGGAATCAAGATAGAGCAGATAAAATCATGTTTGGTGGTGATAGTGATGATGATTTTGATTGGAACTTTGATGAAGATGTAAGTAGCGATGATAGTGATAGTAGTCTAGATATTACCACTGGTGATAAGGCTATAGCTAAAACTGTCCATGATGCATCTCGTGCTAGTGCAGATCAGATCTCTGGATCTATCATGACTGCAGCTAAATATAATGCCGATGTAACTAAACAAACTGCATCGTTTATGTTTGCTCAGCAAGAACGTTTATTTGGTAATTTAAATAACTCCATCATGGGTCTTGGTACTACAATGGGCAATATGCAAAACTTCATGACTACAAACATGCAGACGCATATTGAAAACTCAACCAAGTTCTTTGAAGAGTCAACTAAATATCAACGTGAAAACAATGCTATCTTGAAAGAGCTCCTTGATATGGAACGTGAACGTTTCAAAGATTGGAATACTGTAAGAGAAGCAGAGAAGAAACGTCAAGATAAAGGTCTTAAACAAGATATCACTGATATTCTCTCTGGCGGTATAATGGACTGGGGTGCTTATGGTAAGCATATCAAGAAAGGGTTCGTTGACCAAGCTGAGAATTTAGGTCTTGGTATGATTAGTAAAGAAATGCTTATGGGTATGGCTGCTAATCCAATGCAGTTTATTCCGGCATATCTTGTTCAACAGGCTATGGGTAAACCATTAGAAAAAGCTATTGGTGGATTTAATAAAACTTTAACTGGTTTATTTAACCAAATCAATGCCGATCTGTTACGCTCTAAAGATAAAGAGGGTGTTGGTGGTATTTTAGCTAATATCTTTAGCGTAAGAGTTGCTAATAAAGATAAGATCGATACTAGTAAATACATCAAAGGTCAAGTACCTTTCGATGGTATGACTCGTAAGTCTATCGTAGAAGTTATCCCAGCTTACTTAGCACGTATCGAATCACTCTTAGGTGGTGAAGAACGTGTATATGATTTCAATAAAGGTAAATTCTCTTCTATGAAAATTCTCGAAAGAGAAAAGAAGAGAAAAGACCAAAGTTATAAAGATAGAGCTGGTTCTGGTATTAGAAATGCTTTACAATCAGACTTAAAACAATTAGCAAAAGTTAAAGGTCTTTCTGCTAATGAGTTAAAACGTCTAACTGAAAAGATCCCTGATATTGAGGATATTTTATGGGAAAGCCGTGGATCATGGGATGCTGTAATGGAACGTTATGGTGATGATCAATTTGGTAAAATCTTAAAATATCTCCGTACTACTCAAGGATCTAGAACTCGTAAAGAAAGTAAAACTCTAGCAGCTGAATATGCTGATAGTCATAGGGCTAAAGCTAATGATTATGACCGTGAAGAGAAAGCTGGTTGGTCTTCTGAGGCTATGCTTTCTAACCGTAGCAAAAATAAAGGTGCTACTAGAAATCTTATTGCTGAAAATAATGACTTAATGTCTAAGAAGATGGATGAACAACAATCTATCTTCAAAGCTATGCTTTCTGAACTTTACTTAATTCGTACTAGTGGATTACGTAAAGGTAAAAACTTAGGTGTTAAGAATAGACTTAATAGTATGGCTATTCCTGACTATATTGATAATGATTATATCAAATATAGTGTATTAAAGGAAAACCGTGCTGTTACCACAGAGCAAGCTTTAGCTCACTCTGATCGTAATAAGTATAAAGCTACTCCTGTTAATCCAGATGATCAAGGTAAGACTATTGATGACTTAGACGTAAATAAACTTGGCAATGTCTTCTCTAAAGATAAAGGTAAGTTTGATGACGTTACTGGTGCTAAAGGTATCAAAGGTAAAGGTAAAGCTGCATTAAGCAACTGGTCTACTATTCTTAGAAATCCTAGACTATTTGCTGCTGAAGTTATCACTAAAGTAGATGATAGCTTATATGAATTCTTCTTTGATCATGAAACTGGTGAAAAGGATGCAGAGGGTAATCAAATCCGTGGCTTCTATGATAAGATGGCTTTTGAATTAAAGACAACTTTCACTAAAGTCAGAGATTGGTTGGATAAGAAGTTATGGGAACCTATCGTAAAGAAAGGCTGGGGTAAAGTAAAAGACTTTGCTAAAAGCTTTGGTTTAGATTGGTTCAATGATGCTAAAGGTGCTGCTAAGGATAGTATTCTTGGTGCAACTAATAAAGTATCCGAAATGATTAGTGGTCCTAAACCTATAGTGGCTGCACCATCTTCTTTCAATACTGGTTTAGAAGCTGCTGCTAAGCAAATCATGTATGGGTTTAAACCTAAGAAAGTTAACTTAAAGAAAATATCTGCAGCTCCAAGCTCTACTGGTAGCCAAGCCGAAATGATGGCTAAACGTGTATTCTCTAATGGATATGCTTTTGGTTCTTTATCTGTACCAGAGACTGCTTTAACTACTGTATCTAAAGGCGAATTAATTATTCCATCTGAATTGAATCCATTCAATCCAGACTTAGATAAAGCTAATAGTAGAAAAGATAAACAAGATGAGTTAAGATTAAAGAATAAGATCTTCTCTCATGCTGAAGGTGGTAACCAACTTCAAGGTAAAAACTTCTTCCAAACTGTTAAAGATAAACTTCCTGATGGTATTCAAGGTAATACTATACGTGAAGTTGTAGGTAGTGCTTTAGAATTTGCTGTTGGTAGAATGGCTGGTAAAGTTGAATCTACTGATGGTAGTGCTTTAGGTCAAGCTGCTAATGCTTTTGTATCATCTGCTTGGAATACAGGCTTAGATAAAGTAGAAGATTATTCTAAGACTATTGATCCAGAGGTAGGTAAAGCTCTCTCTAGTGATATCGCTAAACTTAGAGGTAATACTGCTAAGTTTGCTGGTCGTACAGGTGTAATGGCAGGTGCTGGTGCTTTAGGTGCAACAGCAATATTCGGTCCTGGTGGATTATTAGCTGGTGCCGCAGTTGGTGCTGCTGCTAATATTATCCGTGAAAGTGATACTGCTAAGAACTTCTTATTTGGTAAAGAAATGTCTGATGGATCCCGTGAAGGTGGTCTTATTAGTCGTAAACAACAAGCTTTATTTAAGAAGTATATGCCTGACCTTGGTAAAGGTGCAGCTGCTGGTATTATTCCTAGTTTAATGCTTGGATTTGGTCCAGTTGGGGCTATTGCTATCGGTGGTGCTTATTCTCTTGCTAAGAATAATAAGAAAGTTAACGAAAGAATCTTCGGTAAAACTTATTATGATAAAGATGGTAAAGAGATAGGTCGTAAAGATGGTATCATTCCTAAGAAAGTACAAGATTACGTTAAGAAAAATATGCCTAAGATTGCTGGTTTTGGTGGAGCTGCTGCTTTACTAGATCCTACAGGAATGGGTTTATTAATGAACTTTGGTCTTGGTGCTGGTTTAGGTCTTATTGGTACTTCTAGTAAATTCCATGATATGGTTCTTGGTAAGAAGAATGAAAAAGGTGAACGTGAAGGTGGTCTAGTAGGTGCTTTAAAAGACCATGTAGTAAATCCATTACGTCGCTTTGGTACAACTTTATATCAAGACTTCTATAAGTTTATGGATTATAACTTATTCAGTCCTCTAAAAGGTACTGGTAAGATGATTGCCCAATCTTTCAAGAATATGGGACGTAGCCTTAAATATGGTATGTTTAATATTCTAGAAAAAGCTTTTGGTGGTCCATTCAGTATGCTTATTGGTAAGCAATTATCCGATATGGTATTGCGTCCTGTAGGTAGAGTATTGGGTCGTAGCTTTAGCGGTATTGGAGATTTAACTAAATTTGTAGTCGGTGCTCCTATAAGAGGTATTGGCTCTGGTTTACGTAAATTCAATAACTGGGGTAATGCTAAAATGATCCGTAAGGGTCAAGCAGATCATCTTAGTGCTCAAGAACGTCTTAACATCATGGGCTCTGAAGATTATAGTAATAAAACTAGAGACCAATATTTAGCTGGAGCTTCTGCAGAAGACTTAACTAAACTTGAAAGTAGCTTAAGCGTTATGAAGAGTCAATTTAAAATTGGCGGTGGTGAAGAGCGTAAAGCTGTTAAACGTTTAGAAGATGGTCTTAAGAAGTATTTACCTGCTAGTGTTATTAAACAACTTGCAAGATATGCTTATGATGGTGATGAACGTGGGGCTATGAGTCTAATCAATGGACTAGATATCCCTGAGTCTGATCGTACTAAAGTAATTAATATCTTTGCTAAAGAAATGCCTAGAATCCAAGTTGCTATTGGTAAGAAGAAGTATTCTAATAAAGAGATTGAAAATGCTAGAGCTCATCTTAAATCTCTTAATATTGATCCGACTGATAGAAAATCTCTTGGTATTGCATTAGATCAAGTTTCCGCTGAACGTGATCGTGCTGAGACTGCAGAACGTTTGATTGGTAAAAATGGTGAAAAGTTTACATCCGAAGAAGCTAAGAATGTAGCTGAAGGTATGCAATCTACTAACTCCATTCTTGAAGAAATTCGAGATAACTTAATCAAGAATGATCATGGTGGTAATGATGATCAACACTTTGATGGTACTAGACAAGCTGATCTTACTAAAGCTAAAAACAATGCTCTTAAGAAAAGCTATCTTAATAACCAAAAAATTATTGATAATAACTTTAGCCATCTTAAAGTATCTGGTAGCGTAATGAGTGCTTCCTCCTTTACTGGTAAGGGTAATAAGAGTAGACTTGCTGCTCTTAAAGCTTTACCTCAAGATATGGAAATTAATCTCGATCAATTAGCTAAACTTGATACTAAGACTATTGAACGTTATTCCCAATTAGCATTAGTAATGGGTCCTATGGCTATTAAATCTATTGGTGATCCATCCGCTTTAGCTCGTGAGAAACTTACTGATTCTGCATTTATGAGCCTTATCAAAATCGCTACATACATGAGTCGTGGTGATAAGAAATTTGAATTTACTGATTCTATTTCTAAATATATTAAAATGCCAGAAGATAAACTTGAGTTCTTAGCAACTCTTGTTGGCTATGGTATGGATCCATCTATTTCTGTTAATGATGCAGAATGGGCATGGAATAATCGATATATGTTTGATAATGGTAGTGCTAATACTAAAGTAGCATTTGCTAAGAGTCTTAATAAAGGTAAATCCTCTGCAGCTACTGCTATGGCTGGTGTTGCTATTCCTAAAACAGCATCTGCTAGTCAAGCCACAGCTATTGTTAATACAGGTTCTACTGGTCAACGTTCTGTAGATGAAAATGGTAATGAAACATATGTATCCACAGACGGCTCTAGAAATAAAGCTGATACTGAATCTGCTCATGATAAGAAAAAAGAAGAAGATGCTAAAGATGAAAAGAATGCTGAACGTCAAGGTTCTATCTTCTCTAAAGCTCTTGGTAAACTTAAAGGATTTGGTGATTCTGCTAAAGAAGGTGCCAAAAATGTTAAGGAAAAATCTCAAGGTTTCTTACATGATATCGTAGATAGTGTAATGGGTAAAGGTGGTTTATTTGGTGGATTAGGAACTATCCTTGGCGGTGGTTTATTATTATCCTTCATTGGACCAATGCTTCCTGAATTAGGTAAAATCTTAACTCATACAATTCTACCAGCAGTTGGTGGTTTCTTAAAAGATGCAGTACTTCCAATGATTTTGGATGGTATGAAAGCTGGGGCTGGTATGCTCTGGAATATGTTTACTAGCGGTGATCCTACATCTATGGCAGTTGCTACAGGTGCAGCTGGGTATGTTGGATATAAGACTTATAAAGCTGGTAAAGCTATTGCCGGTGTAGGTAAAGCTGCAGCACTTGGTGGTGGTAAAGCTTATAAATTTGCACGAGGAATTGGCGGTTTCACTACAGCCTTACGTCGTGGTAAAGGTATAGGTACTGCACTTAAATTAGGTGCTGGTATTTATAAATCTACTAAATTCGGTAAGGATCTTGGTAAGATTGCTAAGACTTCTGAAGATGCTGTTAAAGCTAGTAGATTAGGTAAACTATCTTCTTCTATGATGGATAAAGCTTTTGGTGCTACTAAGAATGGTTTATCCAGAATAGGTTGGGCTATCAGAGATAGAGCTGGTGTAGTTGGTTCTTCTTTATTAGATGGAACTGCTAAAGCATCTATTGCCAATAGCGGTGTAATCTCCAAAATGACTGATCTAGTTAAATCTGGTATCAGTAAAGTTGGTGAAGTTGCATCTAAAGCTACAGATAAAGTTATAGACTTCTTAAAAGATATCTTAACTAAAGGTTTAGAGAAAGTTTCTACGTATATTCCTAAATTAGCTGAGAAGGGTGCACAATTTGCTCCTAAATTAGCTGAAATGATTTTGGATGGTATTAAAGCTTCTGCTAAATTCGGTAAGTTAGTAGCTAAAGCTGGTACTTACTTAGGTGCTACAGTAATGACTGCTGGTATCGGTGGTATCGTAATTGCTATTATTACTGCATTAGACTTAGCTGCATCTGTTACAACTGGTATTAGCCGTTGGTATAACGTTGCAGATTGTCTTGCTGATGAACAACCTCCAAATGAGGATATCAAATGGGTAGCTGGTTTAGCATCTGCTGTCGATTCATTATTATTCGGTGTAATCGGACCTCAATTATTCTTTAAAGTATTAGCTTATATTTGGGATTTAACTGATACAGTTGCTCCTATGCAACAACGTGCATTGGCTGCATTAAACCAATATAATCAAACTGCTGAAAAGAAAATCGATACTATTGAAGAATATAATGATCAAGTATATGATAAAGATAAAGGCTTCATAGATGATATCAAGACTGCATTTAGTGGAGATAGTAATAATAAACAACCTACATATAAACCAAATGCTCAACAGGTAGCTTCACAAACTGGTCCTACGGCTAATGCTCAAGGTACTGGTAAGAATGGTCCTGTAGACATTGGTAGAGGTATTGCTAATGGTGGTGGCTTATTAAGTGGTATGCAAAATAACATGAATAAGCTTTCCCAAGGAACTAGTGGTTTAATAGGTGGACTTGCATCTCAAGCTGGTGACTTACAAGCTCAAGTTTTAGGTACAGGTAAATACTTTAAACAAACTGATCCTAGATATGCAAGTATTAACTTTAATACTTCTGGAGATAGTATAAATCAAACTATTGGAGATTCTGGTTGTGGTCCAGTTGCTGGCGCTAACGCTCTCAAAGCCCTTGGTGCAGGCACGATTAATCCAGCCGAAGCTTCTAATTTCGCTATTTCTGGGGGATATAAGGGTACTGATACTGGGGTAGCTCCATCCTTCTTTGAAGGCTATGCTGCAAGCCATGGTGCTACATCTTATTCTACTGATGCTAGTGGTACAATCAATGCTTTGAAATCTGGTAATCCGGTTGTACTTCAAGGTGAATCTAAATCTGGTACATCTAGTGCTCATCCATTTGGGTCTTATCCTCACTATGTAACTGCAACTGGTTATGATGCTCGTACTGGTAAAGTTACAATCCAAGACCCTGAATCTAATCGTGATAATATGCAATATAATATCCGAGATGTATTACGTAATACTACTACAGCTAATGCTTTCGGTAGAGGAAGATTTGGTCGTGGTAAATTTGCTCAAGGTATTAGATTTGGTCGTGGTATTGAAGGCAATGTACCTATCATTTGGAATAAACTCCAAGGGTTAGGATTCGGTGATATTCATACTGCAGCGATCATGGGTAATATGGCTATTGAATCTGGATTTGATCCAGCTATTAGTGAAATCGGTGGCGGTGGTGGCTTCGGTCTCTGTCAATGGGATGACCGTAAAGGTAGCCTCGCTGAATATGCTCAAAGAGCTGGTAAAGATCCTTCTGATTTAGATATCCAATTACAATTCATCAAATATGAATTACAAGGTTCTGAATCTGCAGCTGCTGCTGAATTCTTTGCTGAAACTAGTGATATAGATAAAGCTACAGAAATCTTCTGTACAAAATATGAACGTCCTTATATGCCAGATGCTAATTTGGCTGGACGTAAACAGGCTGCAAGAGAAATCTTACAATCTAAAGGTACTGGCAAAGTTACTAGTATTGCTGGTGGTAAAGCTGGTGCTTCTGGTCCTACTAAGAGACCTGGTTTATTATCTCCACTCTTCGATATGTATAATTCCATGAAATCTAACTTAGGAGCAATGCTAGGTATAGATTTAGGTGGCAATATCGGAGGATCTAGTGCATCTGGTGGTGTTGGTGGTGCTATTGGTGGCGGTAACACTAAAGCTGCATCTAATTGGGCTGACTCTATGGTTGGTCAACAAGGTTATGGTAATAATGGATGTACTACATTCGTTAATAAATACCTTGATCAAGCTGGCGTTAAACAAATTGATATGTATGTACCTAATGCTGAGACTAATGCTCAACAACAAGGTTTACCATATGCATTCAAAACTGCATCTCAAGGTGGTACTGAAGGCGACGTAGTTCTTCTTAATACACTTAAAGGTGATGCTGAAGCCGATCATGTAGTTATTGCCGATGGTAAAGGTGGATATTGGGGTAACTCCTCTAGTAAAAACCAAATCGTTAAAGGTGATATTGCTAATGACTTCGGTGCTGAAAATATCAATGGTTATATTGCTACAGGTGGTGATGGCAAAGCTAGTGTACCAACTGGACAAGCTACACGATCTGAAGCAGAAATTAAAAATGATTCTACATTAGATAATTTAGGTACTGGTAAATTCTTTGGTAGAGCTAAAGGTGTTCCTAAACAAACACAATTAGCTATCGAAAAAATGGAAGCATCTAACAATAGATCTAATCAAACACAACAAGCAAAATTTGGTAGAGGTGCTATTGATGCAGCTATCCAATCTGCTGGTGGTGGAGAATCTGAAGATATTATTTTATTAAGAGCAATCTATACTGAATTGACTAAGATTACTGGTAATACTGCAGGTATTGGTACTTTACAAGCTAATCAAGCTCAAACTGCACAACAAGTAACAACCGTTCAAAACGGTTTACAAGGTGCAATGGCTACATTAGGTAACAAACTTAATGAAAAGATTAACATGGTATCTCAAAATATCCAAGGTCAAGTTAATAAAGTAACTAAGAACGTTTCCGGTAATACAATCAATCAATTACAATATTTAGCTTCTAAATAAACAAATTCCCCTTAGGATCATAGTAATCCTAAGGGGATTTCTTGTGTTTTGTAAAAAAATACACAACAAACAACGAAGTAATAAAAAATGTAAGAGATGGAGTAGGTATGACAAACCCTACATGATCGAAAACCCGTGGCTAATTGGCGAAACTCCCGCCATAAACTTGCAGGTACGGATGCATGGAAAACGACTCCATGCAGTGGTACACCCTAACAGGTGTGCTTAACGTAAGCCCCTGCGGTTCCTCACAGTTGACTAGAACAGACGAGAAGGCAGGAATGCCGCTCTTTTTTTCGTCTGTTTTGGCTCCTTGTGGGGGGGGGGGGGGGGCAGGATAAACGAAGTTTATAAGACACCCCTGAAGA